AAAAAAAAAAAAAAAAAAAAAAAAATAGAAGGAACTAAAAAAAAAAAAGTAAAAGGAAAAAGAACTAAAATAAAAACAAAAAGAAAAAAAAATTTTAATATAAATAGAAAGTAAAATTGAATATTTTTATATAAAGTATATAATAAATGCCACTTAAAATACAAAAAATTAAAATAACTGAGAACTTGAATGAGGAAGAAATAAAAAAAGCAAAACAACCAGTCCAAAAATTAATATTAAAAAGTATGTTGGAATTAGGAAAAGACAAAAAAATATTCACATACGGAGAACTAGTAAAATTTATGATAGATAATAAAGATAATACAGAATATTATAATGGTTCTGGTATAAAAAGTATTAATAATATTTGGAAATATTGGGGATACTCTCAAAGTGAAGCTCATAAGTCTACAATAAATAATTTCTCAACATACTATATTTTAGTAAAAAATTGAATAAATTATATACAAAAAATATAAAAAAAATGGAAATTTATGGAATGCATGATGCGCCCGGTGGCGTTCAAAATATGAAATCATTTGAATATTTAGAAAAATATGGTAGAATTAATATGCCTAAAAAATTCTTAGAACCCGAATTGGAAATCAAATTAAGAAATGAAAGAGAATTTTATAATAAAAAAACAGAAACTTTTAAAAATAATTGTAATATTTCCAATTTAATCCAATTTATAAAAGAAAATTGCGAAATGACTGATTATATGACAAGGAGATTAGAAAATATAAAAGGATTTAAAATAGCGTGGGAATTTATTTGTCTAAAAAATGGAACTTATATTTATTTACGAGGTAAAAAGAAGTTTTTGGAAGAAGGGTGGATAGCACAGGTTATAAATTCAGGTAAAATAGATTATATTCCAGAAGATATTTATTTTGGAGATAATACTTTGGAAGGATACGTTCATAGTATGAAAGTTAAAGTAATTGGTCAAGTATCAAATGATACTTATTTGAAAATAAAAAGTAATCCTAAAAGTTTATGGAGAATTGCTAAAACCGAATTTATAGATATTCTGGGTGAAGAAATATTAAGAATGGAATAGATTTAAAATATATTATATAATTATATGAGTGTTTTTAATTTATCAAATAAGGAAGTAATTAAAGAATCTTTTAATCATGAAGAACGAAAAACAATTTTAAAATATATGTCTAAAACACAAGCAGAATATATATTTAAATTACAAGAGATTTCCGATAATATAACAAAATTATCTATCAAATATAAAGAATTTAAACGTTTAGATAGAAATATTATAAAAATTACTAATATAAAAGAAAATGGGATAAAAATTAATTTACAATTTAAACATTTTTTTTTATCTTCGGGAAGTTCAAGAGTACAAGCTGACACATTAAAGGGATTCTGGTTACCCACTAGTGAAAAAATAGTTAGACAAGAAGGACTTGTTGGGCCAAAAGTTTTATCTAAAGCAGAAGATACATACTTAAATTCTTTTGAGGTGGATACACCAAATGATTATTATAAAGATAATGGTATTATATTATCAAGGGAAGATTTAAATAAGAATATAGATATTTATGGAAGATTTATTCTTCCAATTTATGCCAAAATAAGTTTATGGTTACATATAAATTATAATAAAAGTAATAGAACTTCACAAAGATATGTAAATTCATATGGTAATTATTCTACATCTCCTTCTTATATTTCTCCCAGAGGTGAAGAAAACGCAATTATGAGAGAAGAAAAAAGAAGAACTAATAAAAAATATTATAAAGAACAAACTAATCATATTATTGAGAAAAAAAAAAGTAAAAAGAAAAATAAAAAAAAGAATACTAAAAGACGAAAAAAAAAATAATTTAAAATTATTAATCGTTTAATTAAAATATTTTTTTTATTTCTATTTTATATAAATGAGCACATTATATTATATAAATGGATGTCCCGGAGCAAGAGCAGTTAGATTATATTGTAGAAAAATTGGTTGTGATATTAAAGAAGTTTTAGTAGATTTTAAAAAGGGGGATCATATGACAGAAAAATTCCTTAAATTAAATCCTATGCATACAGTCCCTACTTTAGAACTTAAAAATGGAGAAGGTATATATGAATCAAGATTAATTCTTAAACATTTAGCAGGACTTTATAAAAGTAAAACAAAAAGTACTGGTAAAATGGAAATTGATCATTGGTTATTTTGGGATTTAGGTTTTTTGAATACTAATGTTGGAAAAGTTATTTATCCACGACTTTTTATGAATTCTGAACCGGTTCAAAAAGATATAGATAGATTAGTTGAAAAGTTAGAACATCTTAATAAACATTTAGAAAATAATACTTTCCTTGTTGATAATTCATTTAGTATTGCTGATTTATCTTCTGCTATGTTAGTCCATAACTCACAAATTAGAAAAGATTTAGTAGATATTACAAGTTATCCAAATATTACTAAATGGTTGGATAATGTAGAAAAAGAATTTACACCAGAACAATGGAATGAAGTTATGGATCCATTTAAAAAATGGGTTAATGAATTATAATACTGCTTTATACATTTTAACACTTGCTTCTCTACCTTCTTTATAATCTCTTACTGGTTGTAAATATATATCATATTTATGACTATATTTTTCCCATTCGTGAATTTCTTTATTAGGAATATCTTTTAATTCTGGAACCCATTTTTTAATATATTCGCAATCTTTATCAAATTTTTTACTTTGTAACCAAGGATTAAATAGTCTTTGGAAATACGGTTTAGGGTCAACTCCAGTAGAAGCAATCCATTGCCAATTTCCATTATTAACACTTGGATCATAATCTGTTAATCTCGCCGCATAATATTTTTCACCTATTCTCCAATCACAACCTAATATACGATTTAAAAAATTAGCTGTTATAAGTCTAGCTCTATTATGCATATAACCAGTTTTATTTAATTCTCTCATTCCTGCATCTACTACTGGATAACCAGTTTTTCCTTCACACCAAGCTTGAAAATATTTTTTATTATTATTCCATTTTACTTTATCATATTTTTTATTATAATTTTTACCTTCTAATACTTGAGGGAAATAATTAGCAATATAATAATAAAACTCCCTCCAAAATAATTGAGGTATTAATTCATTACTTACACCTAAACTATTTCTTATTTTCCAATAAGTTTCCCTAATTGATATATTTCCGAATTTAATATATGCCGATAATTGCGAAGTATTTATACTAAGTTCATTTCTATTTTTATTATAACTTTTTTGTTTTCCTAATTTACTTAGTTGTTTTAAACCATTTTTCCTTCCTCCATTTACTAATATATCTTCATTGATTTTATATTTAATATATCCGTCCCCTTTATAATCAATATTAACTAAGTTCTTAAACTTCGTTTTTTTGGGTTTATCTATAACCTTTTTTAAACCATTATTTTTAAAAGGTGTAAATATAGTATATGGATTACCGTCTGCTTTAAGAAAAGTTCCTATATCAGATAATAAATAATCTTCAATCTGGTGACAATTTATTTTATTTTTATCACAGAATTTTTCTATTTCTAAATCTCTTTTTTTAGCATAAGGTGTATAATCTTGATTGAAAATAATATCAGTAATACCTAAATTTTTCCTAAGTTTATTCAAAACTTTAATATTATCACCTTGTAATATAAGTAATTTTGATTTATTGTTTTTTAATTCGGTATCTAACTCTTTTAATGATTCAATCATAAATTGAATCGCATTATCTGATTTAAACTCGTTTACTTTTATCTGTTCGGGGGTAAATATAAATATTGGTATGATATTTTTACAATTTTTAATTGCGAATTGTAATCCCAAATTATCTTCTAAACGTAAATCTCTCCTAAAAATATAAATTGAATACATTATTATATATTAATATTTATATTAAAAATATCAATTTTTTAATACCAAATAAAAAATATTTAAAAACTTAATTAGATATTTGATTTAATATAAAATGGATAATTTATTAGAAAAAAAAGATTATAAATTAATAAATATTAAAAAAAAAATAGATATTAAAAAAAAAAAATTTAATTTCATTGATACTATGCCTTATAATGAAAAAGGAGAACCATATTGTTAATAAACATTTTATTAGTTTTAATAAATAAATACAAATTATATTTAAAAAATTGATTATTATTAATGTAAAGTTATACATTAATAATTATGACTCTTATGAATATTATTAATTTAAAAAATATTATGCGCTTTTATTCTATACCAACATTTCATAGAAATTTTAAATATAAAAGTATAAAAAAAAATATAATCAATAAAAATTTTGAAAATTATAATAAAGATAATACTGAAAAAAAAATAAAATATAATACTTATTCTTCATATAATTCTTATAAAAATATGTATACAGGATTACCTATAAAAACTAATAATAATTAATTTATTTAACAAGTAATAATTTATTTAAATAATCTCTGGAAGAAATTTTCTTTTTTATTTTTTAATGATTTTTTAGGTTTTAATGATTTTTTAGGTTTTAATGATTTTTTAGGTTTTAATGAATTTTTAGGTTTTAATAAATTTTTAGGTTTTAATAAATTTTTAGGTTTTAATAATTTTTTAGGTTTTAATGAATTTTTATTTTTTTCTTTTAATAATTTATATTTTTTCTTTGTTTTTTCCATATCAATATTATAATTTTTAGTTGCGGTTTTCATATCTGGTCCGCAACCAATACAATAAATTTCATTTCCAGGTTGTCCACTTCTCATTTCTTTTTCCATTTTTTTGTAATCATCGGTTTCTTTAATAATTTTACCTATACCTCTATGTGAAAAATAATGAATACAATATCCTTTTTTATTATTCATATAATATAAAAATATATTTTTATACTAATGGATAGAAAAACAAAAAAAAGTAATAAAAGTAAAAGTAAAAATAAAAAAAGTAAAAATAACAAGAGTAAAAATAACAAAAGTAAAATTATTAAAGAAATACAATTAAATTTATCAAGTTATTTAAAAGAAAATTATAAATCAAGAATATCAAGGGATATTTTTATATATACTAAAATTAATAATACATATCAGTTTTTAGTTAAACCGTGGGGTAATGAGAAACACCGCTCCAAAGGATTATACGGTAATGCGTTTGGAACTTTTTTATGTAGACCTCCTAAAGATATGGAAGATTTAGGACATCAATTAAAACATCCTGTTAATGCTCAACCTATATTAATCCCGCAATATAATAAATTTTTACTAACTTATAATTTAAATAATAAAGTATTAGGTTTTAAAACAGATAGTTTGAAAAAAGTTTTAGGAAAGACTTTTAAAAATATAAAATCAGAAAAAATGGAATGTTATAAAATAGGTTCAAGTAAAGAAAATAAATATTCAATGCTAATTGCCGGAATGACTATTTTGGCAACTTTTGTAAAAATAGAAAAAAAAGATTATGATAATCTTATATGGATTGATTCAAAAGAAGCATATAATCCTAAAATTAATATACATTCTGGTATAGTCGCGCATTTTTTAAACGATATGAATGAAAAAACTAATACTAAAATTCTTAAATATTTCCCTAAATTAAAAGTAGATAATCAAAAAATACTCAAATCTAATAATATTATAAATATTTATAATTTAATAAATAAATGATAATAAAATTGATTTCATTTATTGAATATATTTAATCAAAAATGAATATATGTAGTATATGTTTAGAAAATATTAACGATAGTATAAAAATAAAACCTTTTAAATGTACACACGAATTTCATTCTGAATGTGTTAATAAATGGATTAATGATTATTCAAAATATTCTTGCCCTTATTGTAGAGCAGTAAAAGAGGTAGTATTTGAAACACCACTTTTAAAAAAATGGTCTAATGGGCATAATAAGTTAGTTATAAATGAAACTAGTTTTACTCGGTATTGGTCAAATGGGAATATAAAAATACAAATAAATATTGAAGATAATACAGGGGATTATTATTATTCTGATAATTCTAAAAAAATAAAAATAAATGAAATAGAAAATAGTGTTTTAGAAGAAATAAAGGTAAATGATTATTATATATATATGCATTAACAAAACAATATACTTTGATTAATTTTTTTCTTATATTTTTTTTCTAAAATATTAACTAAGTTTCTTTCTATCTCTAATAATTCAGGATTTGTTTTATTACTTTTATAACAAATACTATTATTTGGTCTTCTATAACATTTTCCATTAAGATGACCTATCATTTTATCTAAATTTCTTCTATAAGTTTTACATTTAAAGGGACATTCCGGTCTTGTTATTTTACTATCGTTTATGGTATTACTATCGTTTATGGTATTACTATCGTTTATGGTATTACTATCGTTTATGGTATTACTATCGTTTATGGTATTACTATCGTTTATGGTATATTCTTCACCATCTAATAAATCAAAGAATAATTTAAGTTCTTCAATAGAAATTTCAAAAAACTCTCTTTTATTATTGATTCTTTTATTATATTTTTGTAATAGTTTATGTAATATAGATTCTTTTAATCTAGGATTATTTACCTTTTTTGCTAATTCTAATTTAAATGGTGTAGGTGTCCAAGTAGAAGAATTTGCTTCCAATAATCTATCTCGAGGAGTTCTTTCTGTCATACCTATTTTAAGAATATTAGATAATGACGGATTAGAAAAACAGTAAATATAACCTTTATTCATTTAATTAAAAAAAATTATTACAGTTAAATAAGTTTTAAAAACACTATATATTTATATTTGATAAGGAAATAGATATACGATTTTATATATTAATAATATGTTATTTTAAAATTAAAAATACTCTAATACATAAATATATTTTACCGCTATCAAAATAAAAAAATATTAAATTATTCGATAAAAGTTTATTTAATATATATATATATATATGAAAATATTTGTTATAGGGGGTCATAAATGTGGGACATTATCTTTACATAAATGGTTTAAAGAAAGAAAACTTAAATCAATACATGGAAATTTTTGGTGTAATAATCAAGAATTAATAGAAAATAATGATTGTTTTTCAGATCATTTCGCAGAATTTTATTATGTTAATAAAATTCAAGAATTATTAAAATATAAAAATTGTTTATTCATTTTAAATTATCGTCCTTTAGAAGAATATATGAATAGTTTGTTAAAACATTTATTAAATGGAAATTATATTAATAAAAAAAATAATTGGAAGTGGCCTTCTAATTTTTCAGATAGAATATTAAATACACATAAAACAAATAATTTTATTATAAACTATTTTAAAAAAAATAAATTACTTGATAAATTATTAGTAATTAATATATGTAATGGTAATAATAAAGAAAATACAAGAAAATTAGAAAAATTTATTAAATTACCATTAAAAAAAAATATTTTAATTAAAAAAAATGACCATAATTTATTACCATTGAATAATATAAATATTAAAAAATATTTAAATAAATTTGATATTGAAATTAAATCAGAATATGAAAAAATTTATAAAGAAATATCAAATGATGAATATCTAAATTTTTTAGATTTATTAAATAATAAAGATATTACATAATAAATAAAAGTTTTTAAAAATTAAAAATAATACATTTGAATATCTATATTTTTTTTTATTATTCCATTATCTCTTATTTTTTTCATATTTAATCCTTTATGCTTAATAATTTTAACATTTTCAAAACTATCTAAATTTATACATTGTGATATATGATGATTATTATTTATATCTTGAACTTGTAGATCACCATGTAAAATGTATACAGTTTTATTATTAATAATATTTTTTAAATCAGAGTATTTTTTATCTATTGGATTATTTAATTTTGTTCTCGGAATAAATGCTATTACACTATTTATATTACATAATGAACCAAATAATATACTAGCATACCCACCGGCAGATACTCCCATAAATAATATTTTTTTATAATTAGATTTTTTTATTATATTATTAATGTATTTTACAGTCTCTTCTATATTTTTTGTAATACCCTCAATTCCTTTATGATACCAACACTTTTTTTTATCAATATAAAAATATAAATCTGTATTTTTTTTATATATTTTTGACAAGTAATTTAAGAATTCAAATGGTAATATTCTTCCCATTGCTAATGCCATGCCACCGAAACATATGATTAAATTTTCAGAATTATTATTAATTATTTTATGTTCACTCATTTATATATTAAATTTTTATATTTTTTTTTAGTATTTTTCCTATTATATCTATTGAAAAAAATATTATATATATGGATTAAAAAATTGATATAAAGTTATTACTGTGATGATTTGGCATAAACGCATTTTTCTTTTTATTTTCAACAGTAGGTTGTATTGTCTTCCTTTTTTGTGTTATATGTTTTGAATTTATTTGTTCTGGAATTGTAATAGTATGACTAAGTTCGTGTAAGAAAGTATGAATAATTGCTGCTAAAGGTAAATATTCATTATTTTTATTCTTAAAACATAATAACATTCTGGAAATGGATATAGTGTCTAATTCTGCTACTTTAATTCCAGGGTATAAAGAATACCAATTTTTAATATCTATATAAGTTCCTCCGTGAATACTACATTTCCCAATTTCAATATTGGGTTCTAATTCTAAAATGGGGAAGTTAGTATCTATTTTCATTTCAATATTTTTAAATCCATTTATAGAATATTTTTAAAAATTGAATAAATTATAAAGTCAATTTTAATAAAAAAATGGTAGATTATATTGTTGAAAAATCAAGAAGACCTATTAAAGTATCCCAAATACAAATAGGTGATATTATAAGTTTAACAGTAGGATAAAGAACACATACTGCTGATACAATAGAGGTGTATTGTTATGTAATAAATTTAAAAATAAATAATAGAGGGGAGCAATACGGTGTAGGAGTAGTTCACTTAATAAAACAAAATGAAGATTCGAATAGTATACATTTTATTATAGATCCTTCGCAACCTAGTAGAAATAATGACCCTAAAATAACAGGAGACGCGAGAAAATATAATTATAATAGGAAAAATTTTGATAAGATAGGAAAAATTTTGATAAGATAGGATAAATTAAATCTATAAATATGTTTCAATGTTCTTCTAACATATGTTTTTCAAGTTCTATAATATTACTAAAATAATCTAGTTCACATAAACAATCTATATGAAGACACCAAATATATTTATTAATAACTTCTTCTTTTATAATTTCATTTTTTTCTTTTTTTATATCTTCTTCTATAACTTCTGTAATTTCTTTAACTTCTATAACTTCCGTAATTTCTTTAACTTCTATAACTTCCGTAATTTCTTTTACTACTGGATTTTCTTCTATAATTTCTTTAATTACTGGTTTTTCTTCTATAACTTCTGCGATTTCTTTAACTACTGGTTTTACTTCTATAACTTCTGCGATTTCTTTAACTACTGGTTTTACTTCTATAACTTCCGTAATTTCTTTAACTACTGGTTTTACTTCTATAACTTCCGTAATTTCTTTAACTACTGGTTTTACTTCTATAACTTCTGCGATTTCTTTAACTACTGGTTTTACTTCTATAACTTCCGTAATTTCTTTAACTACTGGTTTTACTTCTATAACTTCTGCGATTTCTTTAACTACTGGTTTTTCTTCTATAACTTCCGTAATTTCTTTAACTACTGGTTTTACTTCTATAACTTCTGCGATTTCTTTAACTTCCGTAATTTCTATAACTTCCGCAATTTCTTTAACTTCCGTAATTTCTATAACTTCATTTTCTATTTCTGGTTTTTCTATCTCAATAATACCAACAAAAGAATTATTTTCAATAATATTTGTTTTATGTGTAATATTTCCTTCCATAATAATTATTATGTAAATAAATAATGTAAATAATAATCAATTTTTTAAATAAAAACTTCTAATTCTCTTCATAATATTCTTCATTATCTACATAATATTCTTGATTATATTCACCCCAATCTCTTATTTGTATTTTTTCTTTACCATTCCATATTTCACCAATCCATATACCACAATCTCCGTCTTCTGTAACATATTCATTTTTAAACCAACAGTCTTTGTATTTATTTAATAATAATTTTAAATAATCATCAATAGGTTCATTTCTATAATAGAAAGAAATTTTTAAGGAATTTGAAGTTTTTTTACCATTTTTTTTAAGGCGGGGTTCTTCTCTTATAAATTTACTTTTATCATTAAAATAATTTTCCTTTAAACAAATTAAATCAGAATTATTATCAACTTCTTCATCTGTAAGAATAATTCCACCATTTTCAATTATATCCAAAGTTTTACTTGGACCCAAAATAACAAGAATATTATTACCGTCTATACCCATTTTATATTTAATTCTAAATTAAATTTTATAAATAGTTTAATTAAAAATTGATTATAATTGAAAATAATATATTATTCTAATTTAGGTAATCTAAAATAAAAAGCATATAAATATGTGTTTATTAATTAATTAAATGTTCATAAAGATTCATATTTTTAATAAATAAATTAATGATTATTTTAGTTTCGTCTGAATCATAATCTAAAGCTTGAAATGTTTTATATTTTAAAGTATTATCATCACCATAAGCAGTAAATCCATTTGATTCAATTTCCATAGAAGATAATGGTTCTGATTCTATTTCTTCTAAATAATTACAACAATCGCAACATTCTATTTCTATTTTTTGTTCTTCATAATCAATAGTGCTTAGTATTTGTTTTTTTTCTCTTTTATATTTATTCATATATTCTGAATTAAATTCATAATCTTCTAATCGATAAACTTGTTTATTAAAAGGATAACTAACGTCTTCTTCGTCACTGTCGAATTTATTACCACTCCTATAAATAATTTCAATTTCTCCTAATTTTCTATTTGTATTTTTAAATAAACCTTGTTGTGAAAATTCTTGTGTTTTTTCTAGAAAACATAAGTCTTTTTTCCTTCGAATAGGTCTAGTAATTGTAATAGTTTCTTGTGGTATAATTCTATAAGAACCCATTTTTTTCCCGTCAATTTTTAGATAAGCGTCAACTGGTAAAGAATTAGTATTACTTAATTCTAATGAATATTTAGAACCTTTTAGAATACTGGTTTGAAAACAATTACCATTTTCGACAATTATGGTTGGTTGATTATTAGTTAGTATTTTTAATGAATATCCGTTTTTATTAGCCATTATTAATATGATTAAAAATAAAAACTTTTTTTTATATCAATTTTAATAAAATTGATTAATGCTAACTATTTCTACTTTATAAAAATGGAAATTATACGATATAATAGCGATTCCGGAAGTAGAGATTTGTCAACAGAGAAATCTTTTAGTTCCAAACTAACATTTATGGAAATATTAAAAAAAGCAAATGAAATAAAAGCACACTTAATTTCAAAAACCAATTATATAAATGATAAAAAACCAGGTGCTTGGTATTTGAAAGGTTTTAATGGAAAATTTAGCTATGAAGAAATTAAAACAAAAATAGAAAATAATTTAAGTGAAAAGAAACATTCAAAAAGAGTATGTTATTTGATAAAGTATTATTAATTTTATATAAAATCTTTCCAAAAATCTCTTCTAAAATTTGTAAATAATCTCCAATCAATCATAAAATTACTCCACATACAAGAATTAAGTATATCTTGAAAATTTTTACTTTCAATTGCTTTTTTAATATTTACACCCTCTTCATAACTTTCTATTTTTATAGCCATTGCATGTTGCGTCATTCCATATAAACCATCATAATCAATAATCGCATTATTAATACCACTATCGCCAAATATAACTTTTGAAACACCAAAATGTCCCTTATCATTACAAGTTGAATACATATATCTTATTCCATTTTTGTTTGTAGCATGAATTAATGAGAATCTAAATTCATCTGTTTTATTATGAGATGTATATACTTTTCTACTTTCATAATTACTGGAACTATATATAATAGGACAAGAATTATCATTCGAGTAATTACTATTTTGTAAAATTAAATTTTGAATTTTATCAATATTATAGTTTGGCAACCACTCTAACCGTGTAAGTAAAATATTAATTAATTTACCATTTTCATCTTTAATAATAGTTTTATCTCTACATTTTTTTTTTTGAATTACATACCAATCGTAACGTGTTCCACAGTTGAAAGTTTTCATACCATCTACTGTATTATGAATCTCAAGATAAATTATTTGATTATCATTAGTCATTAAATTATATAAACCTTTAAATTTAGATTTCTTACTATCTGGTTTTCTCCATCCAGACGGATGAACAAATGATAAATATCCATTTTTTTTAACTAATTTATGTAAAGAATATTCCACAAATTTATTCCATAATAAATCACCCCCTCCACGCTTTCCAATATTATTTTGACTATTATTATAAGGGGGGTTTCCTATAACACAATCAAAACCATTAATACTCCAATATTCTTGAATATTTAATTCTAATGTATTACCTAAATAATCGTTAAAACCATAGTCCAGAATATCATAACTAGTATAACTTTGAATATGACACCTTAATAATGCTTTAGTTATAAATATATCTAATGGATTAATATCCGCAAAATATAAACATTCTGTAATAATTGTTTTACATCTTTCATAATCATCCGGTATTTTGTCTTTTAAACCCTCGTAATATTTATCGAATATTGCTAGAACAAAATTGCCCTTTCCGCAACAAGGTTCAAATATTTTATTTTTAGATTTCCAGAATTCTACCGGTATAGTATTTATCATATCATTACATAAAAATACTGGTGTGGGAAATTCCGCATTTTCTTGTTGTTCTCTTACACTGGATACGAAATGATTTGCTATAACTACTCTTAAATTGGTAGGAGTTGTAGTGCTATAAATTTCTATAATCTGATTAACAATTTCCTCGTGAGACGATATAATATCATTCATAGTTAATTTATATATATCATACACATATTTTAAATCTATTTTAATAATAAATGGTCGTAAAATTTCTTTAATAATATCACTATATTCATTTATTAATACTTTTAAATCTCTCATATTTTTTTCTTTAGATAATAATCCAAGAAATGGAAGACCCCTTTTACTTTTCATTAATTCTTCTGTTTTATTTATTGTATCTTCTATAACAACAGTAACCTCATCTTTTTCCTTTTCATTTTTTGAATTTTCTTTTATAATTTTTTCTATTGCCTTCTTAATTTTTTCTCCTTTAGGAACTTCTTGTTGTGATCCTTCAATATCTTCGTTTAATTTTACATATGGAGTATGTTTAATATTTTCCATATGTTGTGATAAACTATCATTACAGTTTATTTCTTCGCATAATTCATTCATAATTGTAATATAATCAATATCATTAATAATTGTATTACTTAATCTTTCAAAATAGTTTTCTATTTCAATTGGTAACATTTCTCCATTATTAAAATCTTCATCATCCCATAAAAATAATTGATGTCGATAAAGATATAATAATATTTCTTTATAACTCCATTCTTTTTTTGTTCCAACCTGATATTGTTTTATAGTTTCGCTCAATGTTCTATAAGATCTTTGTATATTCATATCTACATTAATAAATATTGTTTTACCTTCACCAGATGTTCCGGGTCTTGCTCTCTTCTGAATCTGTGTTTCAACTAAGTGACCATCATCAAAATGTATACTAACATCGCAATTATGATATGTTATTCCAGTATTACCTTTATCTCCTAGTAATAATATACAACCTTTTTTATTTTGTTTCTTGGTTTCATCTAAAGCATTAAGAATTTCTTTATTATATTCTTCTTTGTAATCACCCATATTTTCTTTAGAATTTGCGGCAACAATATTATAATTACTCCATAATTTATTTTTTTCTAAAAAATTAATTAGAGCTTTTTGTATCATATCAATTGTTCCATTCCTCGTATGTGTAGGTAGATAAATAATAAACATCTTAGGGTCATCCTTACTTGATTTGCGCGATTTATATTGGTTTTGACTAAGTTCAATTCTTTTCATTACAGTATTTTTCATTTTATTATTAGATATAATATTATCTAAATAATCAATCATAATACTAACACCATCTTCCGTTTTACAAATTTCAAATTCAGGTAAATATTTAATATATGCTTTTCCATCATCTGTTTTACAAAGTTCTTGTTTATTTGCAAACAATGAAGAACAATTAAAACCAAATTTAGTATTATTTTGAGAATTAAATTTATTAATTTTATCAACAACTAAATCAGGGATTTTTGCTTTCATTAAAACTTGACTAGGCATATTAGTATAATCTCTATTTAATGATATATCACATATCATATGTCTAAAATGATCACTATGTCTTAATACCATATCATTTATAATATTTTCATCTTTAAAATCACTTTGATATAATTTTTTCATTTGCCCCTCATCATATAATTCCCATTTATAAATACAACTTTGTTTTATTTTATAGAATTTCTGTGTTTTCTGAGAAGTTCCAGACGCAAATATTGATATTTTAATATTTTTCCTTAACTCTTCCACATCAACATTTAGAATTTTATCTTTTGTTTTTTTTGTTGAAGAAGCATAATGACATTCATCAATAATTATAGCGTCATATTTATGTGCTTTTAAAAAATTCGTTTTTTTACCAGTTTTATCATTTTTTAAGTATTGAACACTACATAGAGTTAATCCTCTAAAAGATTTATCTATACTTTTTGTATTATCTCCTTCTAATTTTATATAATTTTCTAAACTCTTAAATTCTATAAAATTATCTATATCTTCTATAAAACTATTAATGGTAGCAGGAACAGAAGTCATAAATAATACTTTATAACCTTGTTCTATTAAGTATTTCATAATTAAAATCTGTGTTATACTTTTTCCACTACGTGTTTTATGTGATATTAAATGTTGTAATTCACCTACTTTAAAATTTTTAATAAAAGATTTTAATGTTATTTGTTGGTGTAATTTACAAATTAATTTTTGTCTAGAAGTTTTTAAATATTTTAAATTTATCTCTTCGCAAAAATTATCATAAGCTTCTAATTTTTTAAATGTATTCATAAAAATTTTAAGACCAACCTTAATATCATTCTCGTCTAATAATAAACTATTTAAGTTAATATTATCAAAATATTGTTTGACTTTTTTATGTTCATGACCGTGTTTTAATACAAGTTCTTTATCCTTGCAAATAAAACCTAATGAATAATCAGGGAATAAATCTCTACATTCATCATTCAATTTTTCAATATCAGAATCACCTGGTATAAATTTTTTTTTATATTTGATACTAAAACATATTGTTTTAGAACCATTTTTAATAGTTAAATCTGATTTTCCACCAGACCGGTCAGATATACTTTTGTTTAAAAATGATTTAATATTTGTTAAATTATTTAAACACGATAGTTGACCATCCTTGAAATCAGTCCATTCTATTTTAAGACATTTTGTTATTGTTAATATTTGACATAATGTCTCAAATCTATAACCCCTTATAGAGTCTGTTATAGATTTATTATTAATAATTTTATTAAATAAGTCTTCTTCATTCAGTTTAGTATTATTTAATAATAACTTTATTATATCATACTTTAATTTAAGTTTATCTTTATTTATTTTAATTTTTTTATTATAAACCATAATTATTTTTATTTTTTTTTTTATTTTTAAATCAATTTTTTTTTGTTTTTAATTTTTTTACATAAAAACCGCTATTTCCTCCTTACTACAATTTTTTTTTATCATTTCTATTCTCTCATTTGGTTTCATTAAACCCCATAAAAAATTTAATTCAATATCTGCGGATTTTTTAGTATATCTCAAAAAGGAATATGCCACCTTTATTTTATCTTTATCTCTCAAGTTATAAAGTCTCCAATAAGTATTATAAAACTTATCAACCAAACCATTCATTATTGCCTGGTCTTCATTCAAATACCCCCCTATATCATTAGTAAACCAATTCTTATATTCTTCATCATTTTCTTCTTCTTTAAACTTATTTTTATATAATTTTAAACCCAAATCCTTATAGAAATGATAATTTCTAATATCTTCCGTAAGTTCTTTGGGTTGTGGTTTTAAGATGTAATACATAATTTTATAAACGAGTTCCAAAGGTAATTCATTTATTAATTCTCGAAGGTTCATATCTTTAATAAAATAGAAAAAATATTGTAATTGAACTAAAATTTTATAATAAAAATAAAAATAGAAAAGAATAATATTACTTATCAATCTCTTAAAAACTACGGGCTTACGGACTTATCTTGCAGCGGTCACGGCCATAGGGAAACTACACCCGTTTTGGTTATTATCAGTGGTTTTCATTACTTTTATATATTAGATTTCTCAATTTCAATTTTTTTTTATAATAAAGTAAATATAACAATTTTATAATAAAAATAAAAATAGAAAAGAATAATATTACTTATCAATCTCTTAAAAACTACGGGCTTACGGACTTATCTTGTAGCGGTCACAACCATAGGGAAACTACACCCGTTTTGGTTATTATCAGTGGTTTTCATTACTTATATAAATAAAAATTGAATATTGAATAATTATAATTCAATTATTAAAAATGGATAACTATTTCAAAGATATGGTTGCTGAAAAACGCAATCGAACTAAAAAAAGAATTCCAAAAGGGAGACGCGTTCGTATCAACAAAGATGTTGGATATGTTCATTCCTCGCAAAAGACTACAACTACCGTAATAGTCCAAAAAAAAAACACGGAGGGTTTATTTGTAGATACTAAGATTATTGTATCCGATAGACCACGTGTTATTAAAGACAGATATGGAGACATTAAGAGTCCTTCTAACTTCCACAGCAAAAAGAGAAAGATAGTTAAGGATCAGACACATGATTTGCACAAGATTTTATGCAAAGAATTTATTATTGTTCCTATAGCAAATCGCAAGACTTTAAACTGGTGGGATTGCGGGAGATACGATTACAAGTTGTGAAAAAATATAATAACTATATTCATTTTAAATATCAAAGAATTATTAGTATATTATATTTTTTTTTATTACTTTCGTTAATACTACGTTAATTACTTCGTTAATACTACGTTAATTACTTCGTTAATACTACGTTAATTACTTCGTTAATACTACGTTAATTACTTCGTTAATACTACGTTAATTACTTCGTTAATACTACGTTAATTAATTCGTTTATACTTATAATAAAATTGATTTTTACCATAAATAAAGCAATAAAAGAAGTATACACAAAGTATAAATAAATAAAAATGGAACAATTTAATAGAAAGCAAAAACCATATGTTAAATGTATTACCAAAGAAGAATATAATACTAATAAAGATAAATTAAAAGATAAGGAAATTATTAATATTGATAATAAACAAAATAACCCAGTAACTAAAACAGGAGGTTTATATTGTTTAGCCAAAAATAATAGTTTCGTTCATATTTGTAAAGTTAATACTATTCATTCTGATAATACTACAATTGAATTACAACCGCTTATGGAAATCAATTGGGAACAATGGATTAATTTTGGAGGTCAAAGAAAAGTAACTAAACAAGGAAACCTACAAAATTATAAAGAATTTGTAGAAGAAATATATAGACTATTACCACAAACGAATAGAATTGAAAGAGTAACAGAAGTTACGGATAACGAAGTTCCAGAAGTTACCACAACAGAAGAACAAGAAGTTATATCTACAGAAGATAACAAACATGTATTTGAAGAAATGAAAGAAGAATTAGTTAAAGCAAATAAAAATATTGCGACTTTAACTAATAAAATTGTTGTATTGACTTCTACAATTGAAGAAACAAATAAAAAAGAAACAAATAAAAAAGAAACAAATAAAAAAGAAAAAAAATATGAATACCAAAATGATTTTCATATTTCAAATGTAATTATATTTTTTATGCCGCTAATAATAACTGGTATTCATAAGTATAATATAACTCTATAATTAAAAATTATTCAAAAGTAAAAAATTTTTTTTATTATACAAACGATTAAATTTATACAATATCTTATGGCGCCCATTCCTCTCCTTATAATCAGATATCACACACCTGGTGTGTAATATCTGGGGACCCTCTAATAATCCCAACCCTCTATAACGGTGCCACTTCACCCCGTCTAATCAGCTATCACACACCTGGTGTGTAATATCTGGGGACCCTCTAATAATCCCAACCTCTATAACGGTGCCTCTTCTTCCCCGTTAATCAGCTATCACACACCTGGTGCGTAATATCTGGGGACCCTCTAATAATCCCAACCCTAATTACTTTCTATTTTTATTTTTCTCAAATTCAATTTTTTTTATTAATTAGTAAGTATAACAAAAATCCATATTCTTGGATTTATTCGCAATTAAGTATAATTATAAAAATTGAATATAACTTTTCTATTTTATTAAAAAATCAAAATGTCACAAGAAGAACAAATAATGACTACAATAGAAGACCTTGTTAAAAAATCAACAGACGCTCACGTAGCAGTTGAAAACAGAGATATTCAAACATTAATGAGTTATACAGAAGAAGAATTACTTAAACAGGATATAGACGGAGAAACTGTTCTCCATTATGCCGTTTCAAACGAAGATTTGGAAATTTGTGAATTACTTGTTTCAAGGAACCCGCAAATTGTTCATATTAAAGATATAGATGGAAAAACTGCTTTTGGTTACGCGGTTGAATATAAAAACAAGTTGGAAACTCATAAAGAAATTTGTGATTTTTTACACAAATTAAACTAATTAATTAAATTATACAGTTGTATAAAATTAGGATTATTATTAGAAATTTTGGATAATTTACTATTAATATTTATACTACTTAATTTATTTCTTTTTATTGTAAAATTTTTTATTTTTTTCACATTCCATAAAATATCATATCTTCCTTCATTTAACATACTTTTAACTTTATTTATACATTCTTTGGGTTTTCCTATTATATTATCATAGTAATTATTTTCATTAATAAAAGTTTCCCCCCATTTTTCTATTGTATTTATTTTTATTGGTTCACCAATAATTTCATAAATATTTTCAAAAATAAATCCATCAGAACCAAATATTTTTTTTGATTTATAAGGAATAAAATATTTACATTTTTTTATAGTATTATAATCTTTATCATTACCACCGATAATCATTTGATTATTATTAACTAGAATATCGTATCTTCTTACAATACCCCAATCTTTATATATAGAACCTAGAGAATATACACAAAAAGACATTATTAATTAAAAAAATTACTATTTTATAATCAATTTTATAATTTTTTTAAATAAATTATTTTAATTCCTATCACACCAATTCTCTTCACTTACAACATCACACATATTTAATGCCTCTCTATGTCTAACCATACAACTTAGGCAATCTTCTTTACCTTTATTATTATGAGGACAATACATTTCCAACGCGGTTCCACATAGAGGTCTTTCATAAGGCATTTGAATTCTAATTTTAGTCCAATTTACCGAAGCAATGTCATTATATAAACATTCCTGAGAAACAGGTGTCGGATTTGTAGGTGTAGTATAATTACAATAAGATTGATATGAATTTACTACCATAGAATTTACATAAACTGAACCATTATACCCAATATCATATACAAATTTAGAACTTGGTTCTTGTACCATAGAAATAGGTAAATCCAATTTCCTATTTCCATTTAATTGTAATCTATTAAGAACATTGCCATCAGTTATATTCAAATAATAAATGTAATTCTCAGTAGTCATTTTTAAAATATATTCAGCCCAACTATTAGGACTACAAACCGCGCAACCAGAAGTAATTCCATATTGTGAAGTAGCATATGTATTCTGTAAAGAAACCATTTCAAATTTTTGGAAAGGTTCGGTAACACTAACAGACCATAATTGAGTATAATTTAATACAGAATTAGAAATCACTTTTACTTTGAAAGCTAAAAGTAAATCATAATAAGTATAAATATTGATATTACTATAAGGGTCTTGATAGACAAAATTATCAATATCTAAAACATCGCATACACCTAAATCTTGACATATTTCAGTAGAATTTTTCATAATGTATTTATCAACTTTTTTGGTCCAATTTCGACAATTCGTAATATTAAAATGATTGCAAAAATCATTCATATTCTCTACAAATTGGACTATACTCTCATTATGAGAATGTAAATAATTAAACTTCTCTATACAAGAAGTACAATTGGAACTGTTAAATGGTGTAATAGTTCCTGTAATATAAGGTAATAAAGATAACACAATAGTTGTAAAGAATTTCATTTTTAAAGAAATATGGTCTTAATTTCTTAAATTAATTTAAATTTTTATTAATTATTAAGGTGTCTTAATAAAATAAATTTAAATAAATAAAGAAATAAAGTATTTATGAATAGAATTCTAAAACCAAATAAGAGTATTTTATTACCATATAATTATTACAAAAATAAAAATGTTTTAATAACTGGTGGTGGAAGTGGTATAGGTAAAAAAATAGCAGAAACATATTCTATTTTAGGAGCAAATGTATTAATAGTAGGAAGAAATGAAAATAAATTATTAAATACTAGTTATGATATTTATAAAAAAAGTAATAATATTGTAAATTTGAAAAGTTTAGACGTAAGAGATAATGAAGCAGTTTTAGATTTAGCAAATGAATTAGAAAAAAATAATAAATTACCAGAAATTGTAATAAATAACGCAGCCGGTAATTTCATTAGTAGAACAGAAGATTTATCATATAATGCGTGGAATTCAATATTAGATATAGTATTAAAAGGAACTATGAATTTTACTCTTGAATTTGGTAAAAAAAATATAAAAAACAATATACCTTCCACATTTATCAATATATCAACCACATACGCTAATACAGGTAGTGCTTTTGTGGTTCCTTCCGCAATAGCCAAAGCGGGTTGCGATAATTTAACTAAATCGTTATCTTCTGAATGGGGAAAATATGGTATTCGTTTATTATCTATTGCTCCTGGACCTATTTATACAGAAGGGGCTTTTGATAGATTAGATCCAAATGGCAATTTTTCTAAACAAGTTGTTAAAACATTACCTATGGGGAGATTAGGGGAAAGAGAAGAACTCGCTAACTTAGTAACCTATTTAACAAGTGAACAAAATAATTGGATGACGGGACAAATAATTAATTTAGACGGTGGAGAAGTAATAGGAAATTCTGGAGAATTTAATATATTACATAAATTAAAAAAAGAGGATTGGGAAAAAATAAAAAAATAGTTATAATATATTATTTAAATTCTTCATAATATAAATTCTTTAATAAACTCATACGCTAATATCTTTAAGTTTATAATTTTATTTAATTATTTATTACTTAATAAATATGTTAGTATTATAAATTTTAATTATTATAATATAATTATAGTAAGTATTTTATAATTTATTAATACTTTTTAATAGTTTTAATACTTTTAATATTTTTTCTCATACTTTTTCTCATACTTTTAATATTTTTTTTCATACTTTTTCTCATACTTTTAATATTTTTTTTCATACTTTTTCTCATACTTTTTTTTGTAATTGATAATATATGTTTTTCAAGTTTATTTAAAATTTTATTAAAATCTTTATTTTTTAATAATTCTTCTGTTTTAATATTAATAATATACCAATGTAATATATCCGCGTCAGTTATAATATTTTCTATATTTTTTTTTTTAATTGTTTTTGTTGTTTTTGTATCTATGGGTTTATATTCGTCATTTAATCCTAATAATTTGCTAAAATCATTTTCTTCTTTTAAAATATCTGAAATTATTTTATTATTTTTTTTTAAAATTTTATTTAATAAATTAATAAATTCGCCATTTATTTTTTTTGATTTTAATTTTTTATTATTATTTTTACCTCTTCCATATTGTGTAATACTTACAAAATTCATAATAATTTGCCAAATTTCCTCGGGCAATGAAGGTATGATAACATTTCTACGATTTAATATTAAATTATTTCTACGAGGAATTACTATGTCACTTTCTAAATTATCTTCTAAAAATCTATCGTATGATTTTTCTATTTTTATACTAACTAATAGAACTGCCATAATGGCGGTTCTTTGTTTAGAGAAAATTTTTACTGGATTTGAATTATCTACAACTAGCATTTGACTATGTATATCTATATTCCAAAATATTTGTTTATGTATTAAAGTTTCTTTCATTTTTGCTTCATTCATTTCCCATATAGAACAATATATTTTTATAAAATCTTGGACGGGAGGTATAAATGTGTCATAATTTTCGCAAATATTTTTTATAATTGCTCCACCTTCTATTAATATTTTAATTTTTTGTATTAAAAACGGGGTTTCGGATTTTTGGCTACATAAAGTTTCTAATATATTTTTGTTATTCCATTCTACTTTTATTTCTAAATCACAACCTATATTAATAAGGTATTTTAATATATATATACTTTCTTCTCTTTTATAAATACACTCATGTAACGAAGTGTGTTTTTTATATTTTAAATTAATATCACAACCCTTATCAATTAAATAATTTATTACTACAATACTTTCTTTATTTTTTTGTTTTACTCCCCAATGCCAATGACTCTGATGCTTGTCCGGATAATATCCGATTTTGTTAACTGCTGTAAAAAAAAAGGGGGGATATTCATCACTTATATGATTAAAATCAATTTCTATATTTACTTTCTTTGCCATAGCAATAATTCTTTCAATATTATATATTGCACCTCTAGTTGCGTATGTGGTTAATATTTTATTTATTTCTTTATAAAAAAATTCAGGGTCTCCATCGTAAACAGAACCGTGTTTCATTCCTTTTTTATACAAAGAACTCATTTTATAATATAATAATATAAAATAAATTATGAAAAAAAAAAATATAATAAATTATTCAAATTCTTTTACATACACGTCTTCAAAAGAAGGACTTAGACATTTTTTTTTAATTAAATTATTAGAAAAAAGAAAAACACTAATTGGTACGGATTTAGAATTCATACCAGTCTATACATCTACTGGCGCAAATACAGGGAAAATTTGTGAGAAAATATTATGTATTATACCATTTAACGGTATAGCAAATCAGATAAATTACCCATTAGGAACCAAGGACCCTATAATAGCACCTTTATTAAAAATGGATTATGTTCAAGTTATAACAAAACACCAATATTTTTATAATCCAGAAGAAATTACAGACGAACATTTACGATCATTAAGTTCAGAAACACTAGACACAGAAAAACTTAAAGAATTTAAAGAATATAAAAAAAAGTAGGTAATTTATTTTATTTTATAAATATTATTACATATTTACCTTTAATTTATCAAAAAATAAAGTATTTAAATAAACAAAATCAAATACCTTTAGAAGATTTAACTTCATTAAATGCAAAAATAGGAACTAATAATATATTTGGATTAGATTTATCAAAATTACCTAAAATAGATGATTATGTAGAGGGTACCATTTTTTCTAATTTTTTTTCCCAAAATAAATCGTATTTAATTAAGTTAAAAAAGAGTGAAAACGATAAATATAATAATATAATAAAATCTCCATTTTTTGAATATTTATGTAATATTATACATAGCCACGTAGAATATAGATCTAGATACCCCCACTTACTTTGGACTTCCATTAGTGGAAAAAATTATAAGGATGAAAAAAAAATCTGCTAGACGTAATAAATCTGCTAGAAAAAAATAGAATATATAAATAATTTAATTTATGACCCACAAGTTAAACAATCGGGGTCATCTCTTCTACACGCTTTAATTGCGGTTTCCTCTAACTTTTTTTCATATTCTTCTTTTTTCATATTTGGATCAATTGTAAATTGCTGTGCTTTCGCAACTGGTCTAGTTCTTAAGTAATAAATACCTGTCTTTAATCCCTTCCTCCATGAATAGAAGTGCATAGAAGTTAATTTACCAAAATCTGGTTTAGCAATGAATAAATTCATTGATTGACTTTGACAAACAAACGCACCTCTATCAGCTGCCATATTAATAATAGTCTTTTGGGATATTTCCCATACAATCTTATATACTTTGCGTATATGTTCTGGGATTTCCTCTATATTTTGAATACTTCCTTCATTTAATAGGATTTTGTCTTTCATTTCGTCGGACCATAATCCTAACTTAATTAAATCTCTTACCAAATGTTCGTTTATAACAATGAACTCCCCTGCTAAAGTCCTCCTAACATATAAGTTGGAAGTATATGGTTCAAAACATTCATTATTACCTAAAATCTGTGATGTGCTCGCAGTAGGCATAGGAGCTACTAAAAGACTATTTCTAATACCATATTTCTTTATATCTTTCTTTAATTTGTCCCATTTAGGTTTCATATCTTCACCTGGTTCAACACCCCATAAATCGAATTGTAGTTTTCCTTCTGAAGCAGGAGACCCAATAAATGAAGAATAACTACCTAAATATTTATCTCTATTTACCTCTTCTTTTATAGGATTAAGTTCTTCCTCTAGTTTTTCTTTATCTTCCTTGACTTTCACTAAATCTTCTTCTGATAATTCAGGACTTAATCCTTTTTTTAACAAATCTTTATATTTTTTCATTTGTTTTTCTCGTTTCCTTGATAAGTCCATACTTGCCTCGAGAGCATAATAATAGATTTGTTCAAATATTTTTTTATTTACCAATGACGCTTCTTCACTATCAAATGGCATTTTTAACATCGCAAATACATCTGCCAAACCTTGAACTCCTATACCAATAGGTCTATGTTTCATATTAGAATTTCTAGTTTCGGGAATAGGATAATAATTGACATCAATAACTTTATTAAGATTTCTAACTATCATTTTAGTCATTTCACCTAACTTCTCATAATCAAATTCCAATTTTTTAGTTGATATATCTCCATCGGTTATTTCAACTTCTTCTATATATCTTGGTAAACCAATTGAAGCCAAATTACAAACTGCGGATTCATTCTTATCACTATATTCTAAAATCTCACAACATAAATTAGAAGACTTAATTGTTCCTAAATTCTGCTGGTTCGATTTTCTATTACAAGAATCCTTATATAAAATATATGGTGTTCCTGTTTCTATTTGTGATTCTAATACTTTAGACCATAATTCTTGTGCTTTAATGGTTTTCTTTCCTCTTCCTTCCTTTTCATATCTTTCATATAATTCTTTGAATTCTTCACCATAACAATCGGATAATCCCGGGCATTCGTCAGGACACATTAAAGTCCAATCACCGTTTGAACCTACACGTTCCATAAATAAATCAGGAACCCATAGAGCATAGAATAAATCTCTTGCTCGTTCTTCCTCATTTCCGTGGTTCTTTCTCATATTTAAGAGTTCCATAACATCACTATGCCATGGTTCATAATAAATAGCAATAGATCCTTTTCTTTTCCCCCCTCCTTGATCAACATACCTCGCAGTATTATTAAATACTCTTAACATAGGAACAACGCCATTAGAAATACCATTAGTTCCTCTAATAATACTTCCAGCACCTCTAATATTATGTATCCAAATACCTATACCACCAGCAGATTTAGAAATTAAGGCACAATCCTTAAGACTACTAAAAATCCCCTCTATTGAATCGTCCTTCATAGGAAGGAGGAAACAACTACTGAGTTGCGGTCGTTTAGTTCCAGCGTTAAATAATGTAGGTGTCGCGTGAATGAAATATTTTTCAGACATAGCGTCATATGTTTTAATAGCGTCTTTAATATTATTTCCGTGAATACCTAATGCTACTCGCATAAATAGATATTGTGGTCTCTCTATAATTTTACCTTCTACTTTAAGGAGATAACTCCGTTCTAATGTTTTAAGACCGAAATATCCTATATTAGAGTCGCGTTTATGTTTAATGACACTATTTAATTTAGTTTTATGTTTTTGGACTATTTGGTAAAGTTCTTCACTAATAAGAGAACATTTTACTTCATTTTTATCTTTATTATCGTATAGTATTTGTACTGTTTCTGAAAAAGAAGGAGAAGTATTTTTCTCTAAATTAGACATTGAAATTCTCCCTGCTATAATTTGATAATCGGGATGAACCGTAATCATAGTAGCACATATCTCTGCTCCTAAAATATCTAATTCACTAGTTTGAACTCCATTATAAATCCTACTACATAACTTTTGGGCTATTAAGTGGGGATTTATATTTAATCCTACTGATAAGTTTTTCATTCTTTTTAAAACTTTATCGAAGGATACTTCTTGTTTTTCGCCATCTCTTTTAATTACGAAAATAGCGTTTGACATATTTGATTCTGAATCTGATAACATTTTACAATATATTTGAATTATATTTTTTTTTTCAATTTTAAATCAATTTTTTAATTAATTCTATTTAATTAAAAAATCAATATTATAAAAAATTGAATTATAATATTACGCTAAATAAAAATATAAAAATGAAAAAAATTTCTCTTAAAATGATAGGCGATAATACAGATTGTTATATTCACTTTACCGATAAAGAAAAACTTAACGTTTTCATTAATAAATATAAATATAAAGCAAAACTTATTATAGGTCATATATGTTGTTCTGGTAAGGGTTGTCATATTAAAAGTTTCGAAGGAAAGGAAATAACAGATTATGACCAAATAAACGATATACACAAAAAACATATACTTAGAAGTTTATAATATTTAATTCCTATTCTTTTTGAATTCTTTTACTTTCATTCATAACGGTTTTATAAATATCTTTAAGGAATAATCCATTTCTACCGTGATATTGTGAATCTATTCTACTATATATATTATTTTCTCTTTCTTTATCTAAAATTTCTAAATTATTATTTTTCTTTACTTCTCCTATGCTATATACTAAACCCAATCTTTGAATGAGTAAAGAAAAAATTTGATTATCAATTTCATTAATTCCAGTTCTTAAATTATCTAAATCTTCCATTTCTGAATAAAATGTTAATATATCTAATTCTATATTCATATTTCTTTATATTATAATTTAGATTTAAATTGTTTTTTCTTAGTATGTCTTTCTAACATATTTACATATAAACCTATTTTATCTCTATCTTTATAATCCCTTGGACCTAAAGTAAATTTGTTTATACCAATATCTTCTTCTTTATAGAAATGTAGTTGTTTATGAGATAATTGAAATGAATATTTTCTTAGCAAGTGTAGTAAAATAATACGCATTTTCCATATTTTTGTTGATATTTAGCAATTAGTAGATGTTGTTTTCCTTTTTTAGTTTCCTTATAAATATTATTTATAGTATTTACTAAACCTAATTTTTAGATGGATATATTATATATTTTTCAAAATATTTATTAAGTTTATCAATATATTCAAACATAAATATATTAGGTTATAAAATTTTAAATATATATTTTTATACAAATAGTAAAATTTAAAATAAATGAAATATGTAATTCTTGTATTAAAAAAAACTTAATAATTCCTAAATAAAATATAAATTGATTATGGTAATTTAATTTCTTTCCAATTTTTATCATCTTTATCTAAAATAGTATGCCACATATAAAATGCTTCACTCCAATTTTCATTTTTATGGTAACTTAATTCTTCTTCGTATATATCTTCATCTTTAATTGCTTCAATACTGGGTTTAAAATCAAATTTATCTTCAAACCAAATATCTTCAATTTTTTTATAGTTTTCTCTACCTTTATTGTATTTATACAAATAAGATTCACCTTCTTCAAAACCATATTCTTCTATTTCTACATTATATTTATCTTCTATATTTTTCCATAAATAACAAGGAGAATTCCAAGCACTCATAAAAGTAAATTTAAATATTTGGTCTTCTTCTTCTAAACCTGAAACTTCGCTAATTTTAAAATCCCATTTGACACCCCATTCATTACATGCTGTTCCAAAATCCCATTTTCCAGAAGATAAAGGACAAAAACTTTGAGCAAAATTATCCAATTCTTCATTTTTTAATAGTTTATTTATTACCCACTTTTGAAATGGGTTAATATTACCTTTTATCTTTACGGTTCCGCAATACCAATTGGGCATAATTATAAATATTTATAAAGTAAATTTACAAAAAATCAATTTTATTTAGGGATAACTATTATAGATTTAATTTATTTTAATAGGATTTAAAAAAATTACTTCATAAAGAAAACAATGACTTATAATATTTTTTATATACCAAAAGTTTTGTTAGTAGTTAGTTACTTTCAAAATGCATGTGAAAATGTTTTAATGACTAATGAAATTATTGCTCCATGTACTCCAAAAATGACATATTTACAATGTTGTGAAGATAAAGCAATAGATTTTATGAAAAAAAATATAACATTGGATAAATGTTATAATGAAAGTTATGGTAATTATACTCATATGTCATTTGATTGTAAGGAAGAAGAAATTGTAATGAAAGTTAATGGGTGGCATGTGTTTGGTGCTTTGGTTCTTATAGCATTTTCTATTATTATATTGGTAGTAATTTATGATAATTATTGTAAAACAAAAACTGTTTTATATAATAATTTATAGACATTTTTTTTTAATTAAATATTTATTATAGAAAACTTTTTTTTTAATTAAATATTTATTATAGAAAACTTTTTTTTTAATTAAATATTTATTATAGAAAACTTTTTTGATAGAAACTTTTTTTTTAAAAAAGTTTAATTTCTCCAAAAATAAAATATTTGTTATAATTATATAAAAAATGGGATTATTAGATGTTGGAAATATTGTTAATTGCGCTTTGGGAAAAGGAAAATGTAAAAATACAGATCCTTTTTCAGGACATATGGGGGGAGCAGGTGGGGCAGCAGGTGGGGCAGCAGCAGGAATTGGAGCAATATTATTATTTTCAGTAATAATGATTATTTTAGTATTACTTTTTGCAAAGTATTTATGGAATGTTTGTTTGTTTCCGTTAGTTCCAGTTAAGAAGTGTGATAGTGTATGGCACATAGTTGGAGCATCTATTTTATTTGGATTATTATTTCCAAGTGCACCAACCGCAAATACACAATAGTCATTAAATTAATTAAAAAGGTTTACTAGGAAAACTAGGAAAACTAGGGAAGTTGGGATGAAATGGTGGTTGTATAGGTGGCAAATCTGGACAGAATGGTGTTGAAGGTTTTTTATTTAGAGAATCTATTTTATTTTCTAATATAAGAATTTTATTTTCAAGTTTTACGATATGTAATTCAAGTGATTTTAGTAAAGAAATAATTTCTTTCTCGGAATCCATTTTATATAATAATTTATTTTTTATTTATAATAAATAACGTAAATTTTTATTTATTATTTCAGGTAAATATTTTCAAATATTTTTTTATTAAATTTTCAAAATAAAATATTAATATAGGATTATCTAACATTATAATTTTATTATAAGCAGAATTAGTTATTCTTTTATAAGTTTCTGGTTTTATTTTTTTAACTCTATTTTGTATTTCCTTATAACATTCTTCTGTATTTTTTACTTTATCGCTAATACTAGGAGAATTATCAAATTTAATTTGTATATAGTCTTTATTTGGTTTAAATATATCTGAATAAAAATTTATCCAATAATCTTTTACATCTATTTTAATAATTAATGATTTAGTTAATAATAACTCTTTTAATCTAACCGACCAGGGGTGTGCTCCTGGTAAATCTAATAAATATTTATATTTACACCAGTCTGTAACACTACTTTTGGGTTCATTATCAATTAATATATCTGTTGGTATTTTATCTTCTAAAGTATCTTTTAAACTAACATTTTTTAAGTTACGACGTATAAATGTTTTTTCTTTTATTCTCATAGGGTTATCTGTATAACTAGTATCACTACCTTGAAAAAATATAATATTTTTTTTGGTATTAATTTTATTACATATTTTACTAATTTGTTTCATTTGTTTTACCCATGTAGATTTTATTTTACTTTTATATGGATTATGAAATGTCCAATCTGGAATTAATATACCGTTACTTTTATAAGATTTAGCAAAACCTAAAATAGGTAACTCTTGAGATACTATTTCATCTCCCAATGATACATATAAAACTAAATAAGGTATTTTAATATTTATTTTAGATAAGATAAATTTAAACATATCGTATATTATTTTACCTCTCAAATGAAATAAATTATATTTTTTTAAATATTCCATATCCGCTGTAACTTTATTATTTTTTATTTCTATTTTTAAAATTTTATGTCTATTTCTATTTTCAATATAAAATTTTTCTATTATTTCTTGAAAATTACTTTTATCTATATTCTTCCAAGCACTAAAATCTTTTTCTAGTCTTTTATTTAAAATTTTTTTAATTTCATAATTATTAAATACTTTTTTAATTTTACCTTTTGTAATTTTACCTTTTATATTCTTACCTTTTGTATTCTTACCTTTTGTATTCTTACCTTTTGTATTCTTACCTTTTGTAATTTTACCTTTTGTAAAACTTTTTTTATTTGTTTTCATATATATTATGATATTAAAAAAAAATATGATTGATTAATATTATTTATAATTTAAAAAATGTTGTTTTAAAAAATTTATAATTTTAGATAGGTACAGTTAAATTCATATATTTTCCATTTATAGGTAGAGAATCTATACCTAGTTTACACGTTCCATCGCATTCGAAATAATTTACTTCATCTTTTTCGAAATATTCTTTCAACGTTTCCCTTACTAATTCTATACCACTATCTATATTTTCTTTTGTTACTTTAAACATTTCTGTCATTGAGTTATAAGGTTCTGCCATAGTTTTATTTTTATAATTAGTATCATATTTATATGATAATTCGAATTTTTCTCCGTCATAATATTCATAACGTGTAGACCCTTCATAATTACCACAACTACTGCCTATATATTTATAATGTTTAACAGGACCTCCTATTTTTTTTACACCGAATATTACTGGAACTTGTAATGTAAATTTTGCTCCATCTTTTTTCCTATTAAATTCAGTATAAAAACTGACTACTTTATAGTAATATTTGAAGGGTTCATAGTATTCTCCTTCTACATATGTTTTACCCATATCCCAATCATTATATTTGATTGGAATATATCTATTATGGTGAATTAAATAATCATTAAAATAGGAATATCCTAGGTCTTCTTTCCTAAGTTCAACCCATTCTGGCAAACTTCCATATTCATCTGGATAATCAGATAATGTATGAATTTTGTCGTCATAATAAATATATACACCTTCGTTTCTATATCCAGATTCATTTTTATTTACAATAACATCATAGTTTTGAAAATCTTCAAATCCTAAATCATATTCTCCTTCCCATCTTAAATAATGGCCAATTGGCTTTCTCATAAAATTCATCTTTCAATTTACATATTTATTTATATGTAAATCAATTTTTTTAAAATTGAATAGAAATAATATATAATTTAAATATAAATGTCTTATAAACTTTTAGGTCAAGGTTCCTTCGGGATTGTAATAACACCTCCATTAAATATACATAAAACTAAAAAATTAAATTATGTTAGCAAAATTATTAAAAAAAAAATAAATAAAAAAAGTAAAAAAAAGAGTAAAACAAATAATGAGTCTAAAAAAAATAATGAGTCTAAAACAAATAATGAATTTAATATATCAAAAAAACTAAGTAAAATTAAAAATGCCGAACAACATTTTTGTATCATTGAAGAAATGAATGTTATAAAATATAATGATATTCCTTCTTCTATTAAAAAGAAATTACCTAATGTTAGTAAGTTTTTCGCATATAAAGATAAAAAGGAATATATATCATTTTTAATGCCTAATTGTGGAGTATCTATAAAAGAAAAAGAAACATTAAAATTTTTAAAAGTGAAAAATAATTTCCAAGATTTTATTAATCATTTATTACTAAGTCTAAAATACCTAAAACAAAAAAAAATAGTTCTAGGAGATATTAAATTAGATAATATTCTCATTAAAAATAACAAACCTATTCTAATCGATTACGGTAAAAGTCAAATTATCAATAAAATATATAAAAATATTCATTCGTTAATTTGTAGTACAGGATATTGTAGTCCAGAAATGTATTTGTTAGATATTCTTGTTTATGATGAAGATAATGAAAAAGTAAGGTCTAAAATTATACATAAAAAAATTATAGATACAATTGAAAATGAAATAGTAAATGACTCTTATATAAATGAAGCAGCATATGATATATGTCATAAAGAAGACACTAAAACACTTGAGAGATTGAAAAAATATTATACATTATATAAAAATAAAAGTTTTGGAAATAATTTATTGAAAAATTTAAAAAAAGAAATGATATATAAATGTGATATTTATAGTTTAGGTAGAACATTGGAAGATTTATACGGATTACTAAAAATAAAAAATGAAAAAATATTAGCACTAATTCAAAATATGACGGAATTTAATCACGAAAAAAGATTTAATATTGAACAATGTATGGAATTTATTAATTAATTTTATTATGATTTTTATTTTTTAAAAGTTTGTTTTTTTTGTCTAAACTTTTTTAAAAGTTTGTTTTTTTTGTCTAAACTTTTTTTGTTTTTTGTCTAAGTTTATTATATATGAAAAAACTAACTCTCAAAAAATTAAGGACTCTTGCTTTATCTAAAAAATGTGCTAAATCAAATTGTTATAATGAATTAGCTTTAATTATAGTTCCAGATAAAGAAGATATTAAATCATATGAAAAAATTAAATTTTTATATACAGGAGCAGCAACAATTTATAAAAAAAAGAAATCTAAAAAAAACCCACGAACAATGAAAGATTATAATAAAGGTAAAATTGTTTATGGTTGGTTAAATGATAAAAAAAATAAAAAAAATGATGGAGAATTAGTTTATATAAATGGTTTGCTAAAATATGAAAATGACGATTATTGGAGTGATTCGTCCTTACAAATATGTAAAAATAATAAAATTGCGTATAATTGTATAGATAATGAAATTTATATATAAATAACTAAATTTATTCCATATAAATAGTTGCCTCACCCCATTGCGGATTTGTATTTATATTATTAATATTAGTATTTTTATTAGTATTATTATTAGGTTTTTCTTCCTCGACTATTCGAATATCTATTTCTTCTGATTCCGCAACTTCATATGGTTTTACAGGTTTATTTGAAACAATAACAGTTCGACTACTATAAAAATTATAATTTAATTTAACATTTTTAAAAATTTTTGTTCTAAACATTTATTCTTAAATAAATAATTACCTTTAAATTTTTAAAATTAACAATTCACATTTAATTTATTACTACATAATATTCTACCTTTTTTTAATAAATAATTACCTTAAGTTTAAAATAAAAAATATTAAGATAACTACACTAATTCAATTATGGTTATTTTCTATATTTATTAACCATAATATTCCTTCTTAAAATCGTGTAAATTTCTAGTTCCCATACTTCTATTACATTTATTACAAATAGGAAGAAGATTATTTATATGTACTTTTCCACCCATTGCTTCTGCTATAATATGACCACAGTGAAAATTCATTTGTGTTATATTAGTTGTATCGCAACATAAACACTTACTTTTTCCAACTTCGTCTCCAATATGTTTATCCCAAACAGATATCTTTAAACTTTTCGGAATTGGTGTTTTTCTTTTTTTAGGTGGTGTTGGTTTATTATTCAGTTTTTTTTCAAATGTTGTTTCGTGTTGTTTTAATTTTTTTTCTAAAAGTTCCATTTTTTTATTTAATTTAATTTTTTCTTTTAACATTTTTTTTTCATCTTCCAATTGTTTTCTTTTTAATTCTTCTGTTTCTTTTTGGAGTCGTTCTAATTTTTTTCTTCTTTCTTCTTCCTCTAATCTTTCTTTTTCTTCCTTGTCTTTTTGGAGTCTTTCTAATGTTCTTTGTATTTCCTCTTCTTCCAATCTTTCATTTTCTTCTTTTTCTTCTTTTTCTTCCATTGCTAACTTTTCTAACTCTAAAAATAAATCTTTTTTTTGTTGTGCATTTTTCATTACAGGTTCATAAGAATAAGAATTATCAAAATGACCGGAATATTTTTTTTTAAGTTCCCTATATTCTTTTGCTAATTCTTGTTCTTCTAGAAAATTATATCTTTCTAAATTAGTCATTTCTTTCCATTGTTTAACATATTCTTTAAATTCATCTTTAGGTTCATCGTAATTTTTTTCACTCCTATAACGGGAGGTATTATAATTATGTCCAAAACCCCCGTGACCATTAAATGTATTTTCTTCACACCTAAAATTATTATTATAATTCATATAACTTGCAATACTTACAATGCTCCACCATTCGGTAGGTGTTAATTCATAAAAATTGTTTTCTTTACCATATTTTTTATCAGTTTTTACAGAATTGTTTAAACTTTGAAATTGTTTTCGTTGAAACATAGTTAATAATATTATTATACTTTACAATAAAATCAATTTTTTTTATCATTAAATCTGATTAATCAAATAATCCAAAATTACTATCTTCCGTATCATCTGTATCATTTGATTCATCTTCACTATCTATTATTTCTTCATTTTTATAATATTTATACCTCGTTGGATCTATATCTAAAAATGGATATATCATATTTTCATTAATATAAAATGGATACTATTAAAATTGGAAGAAATGAATACAAAATAGAATATCCTCTTTTACATAAATACTACAATCCATTATATTTTATAACTTATAAGAAAATATATTATGGTAGTCCAAGAGATTGTAAATTATGTCAAGAATGGAAAAAAAAGCCAAATTTGGAAAACTTTTGAATTCTTTCCCGTTCACTATCATTTATGTATGGAACCAGGAAATACAGAAGATTTTGAAAGAGTTAATATTTTTTTGATTTGTTTAAAGTGTAATGATTTATTAAAAAAAGAAAAAAAAGTCTACTTGGAAAACAACATTTCTAATAAAGCCATTCTAACATACAATCCATATTTCATAAAATAAAATTTTAGGACAAGGTAATTTTGGAATTGTAATTTCACCTCCATTAAATATACATAAAACTAAAAAATTACATTATGTAAGAAAAATTATTAAAAAAAATTTATTATAAATATTAAAATTTATTCCATATAAATAGTTGCTTCTCCTCGGCGTGTATTAGTATTAGTATTTGTTTTTTCTTCTTCATTTATTCGAATATCTATTTCTTCTGATTCTGCTACTTCATATGGTTTTACAGGTTTATTTAAAATAATAATTTGACTATACAATTTACAATTTAATTTCGCAGTTTTTAAAATTTTTGATCTAAACATTTATTATTAAATAAATAATTACCTTTAAATTTATTTTTTTATTTATAAAATATGACAAAAATAGACTGGAATAAAATTAAACTTACTAAATATTTATATCAAGAAAATAACATTTCTAAAAGAGCAATTCTTACATATAATCCATATTTCATTTGTCTAAAATATACACTTCGCGGATCACTATCCAATTCTATTTCTATTTCGTCATTTCGCGGTAAAGGATGTAATATTATACATTTTTCCTTTGCTTTCGAAAAATTATGAACTGTTAACTTATTTTTATGTAATAAATTATCATTATTAGGCATATGTCTTTCTTTTTGACTCCTAGTCATATAAATTACATCTACTATTGGTATAACTTTATCTAAATCATATTCATAATGGTATTCTATTATATGATTTGTATTATATGATTTTTCCTTTATTTCGATTAAATATTGTTGTAAATATATAGGTAAATCCATTTTATTTTCTTCTTCAAAGACAAAATATAAAGAAACATTATAATTCAATAACATTTTTACTAATGATATAATAGTTCTACTGTTATATAAATCTCCTACTATTGCTATTTTTAAATTATTTACTGTTCCTAATTCCTGTCTTATTGTAAATAAATCTAATAATGCCTGTGTAGGGTGTTCAAATTTATCACCACCATTTATCATTTTTATATCAATATTATTCTGATAATCTGATAATATCTCATTATTAGGAGAACGAATAATAAGACCGTCACAATATGCCTCCATTGTTTTCAAAGTATCATTAAAAGTTTCTCCCTTTTGAACACTCGATTCTTGACTATTTACATTTATAACTTTCCCCCCTAAATGTAAAATAGCACTTTCAAAAGAACACCTTGTTCTTGTACTAGGAGTATGGAAATATAAACCGAATATTTTATCTTCCAATAATTTATTATTAAATAAAGTTTTGTTGGATTTCAATGATTTATTAAAAATATTCATAATTTCTTGACTTCGTAAAAATATTTGTCTTAACAAATTCCTATTAAATTGAATACTATTTATTATATGTTTATCTGTAAATAATATCTCCGTTTTAGATAAATTTATATCAACTTTCTCATTATAAGAAATACATTGTAGAGAATTTTCAATAATTGAAGGTAATATTGATTTATTCCCTTTTTTATTATCATTTTTATAAGTATTAATTACATCAAAATAAGTATCTAAATCTATTCCCTTATGATAATAATAATATATACTTTCTATTAATAATTTACTACATTTAATATCCACTAATAAAGATATATTAAAATCCAAAGACATTCTTCTTATAGTAAAACCAAAACTTTTATTATCATTATTTGATATTGTATTATTCGGTATATTTATAATCAAATTGAACTTTTTATTTTTAATATAATCTATTATTTCACTTTTCGATAACATAATTATATTCTCTGTTTTATCTTCTATTTTCTCTTTATAATAATTATATGTCCCTTCTGTTGTATATATTTTCCACCCCATATTTAATATAAATAAAACCATCGGCATAAATTCATTCTTATGTTTTTCCTTTCCAATAGATAATAGTAAATTAGTACACGTTAATGAAGGTATTTTAAAACCTGTTGCTGATAAACCCTTCAAATAGGCGATATTTCGATTACAACCAAAACCCGCAACTTCTCCAGTAGAAGACATTTCCACTCCTAAATCAACGTCCGCATTTTCAAGTCTATGAAAACTAAATTGTGGTACTTTAACTCCAATCCTATCAAAGTGAATTTCATCTGGTAATTTTATATATTTTTCAATTAAAGAATCTGTTGATAAAGGATCGCATATAATAGTAGTTGCTATTCTAATCATATTTATATCTAAAGTCTTACTCGCAAAGGGGAAACTTCTTGAAACTCGTAAATTACATTCAATAACTTTTAGGTTATTATCTTTGGCTATCAATTGTAAATTTAATGGTCCCGAAACATTTAAATTTGCCGCAATCCTAAATACAATATCTCTAATTCTACCAATAGTATCCTTATTTAAATCCTGCGCCGGTAATACTAAAGTCGCATCTCCACTATGAACACCCGCGTTTTCAATATGCTCACTTATAGCCAATATTACTACTTTACCATTATGCGCGACTGCGTCTACTTCTATTTCCTTTGCTTCTTCTATGAATTTACTTATTACAACTGGATATTCTTGTGATACATTTCTAGCGTTATTTAAATATAATTCCAAATCAATATCATTATACGCAACATTCATAGCCGCTCCGCTTAAAACATATGAAGGTCTTATTAAACACGGATAGGAAACCTTATTACAGAATTTTATTGCTTCTTGTATAGAAGTCAGTTCTTTCCAAGTCGGTTGGTCTATATTAACAGTATCAAGCATACGAGAGAATTTATATCTGTTTTCTGCCATATCTATCATTTCCGGATTAGTGCCTAATATATTTAATTTTAAACGATATAAATCCATAGCTATATTATTGGAATTCTGCCCTCCCATTGATAGAATTAATCCTTCCAGTTTATTATCTATATGATTCTCTATATTATAAATACTATAGACAGTTTCCACACTCAATTCCTCAAAATATAATTTATCTGCCTCATCATAATCGGTACTTACTGTTTCCGGATTATTATTTATCATAATAGTTCCAAACCCCATTTTCCTAAGTTGTTGAATACATGTAACACAACACCAATCAAATTCCACTGAAGAACCAATCCTATACACTCCACCACCTAAAACAATTATATTTTTTTTATCTACTACGCAATTATCGCTCTCCGAAGCATTATAAGTTAAATATAAATAATTTGTATAACAAGGAAATTCTCCTGCAACAGTATCAATTTGTTTGACAAAAGGAACTATATTATTTTGATACCTAAATCTTCTTATTTCAGTTTCCGTTATTTTGGAAATATTTGCTATTTGTTTATCTGAAAGGCCATTCTTTTTACAATACATGATAATTTCTTTATCTTTATTATTCTTTTTCTGGAAAATATTGTTATTTTCTAAAGAATAAAAACAATTAACTATTTTCTGTATTTGATAAATAAACCACTTATCAATTCCACTTAATTTACTTATTTCAACTGTATTCAATAATTTAAAATATAATATATTAAAAATATCACTTATTCTCTTATTATGCGCGTTTAATTTATTCCCTAAATTTAAGTTTCCAGATTTCCATTCACTTTGATTATATATATCAGGCATAAATCCGTCTCCGTATTCACCCACCATTCTAATAGCCTTCTGTAATGCCTCCGTAAAATTTCTACCAATAGCCATTACTTCTCCTACACTTTTCATATGCGAACCTAATGTTTTAGGTGTTGAAGGAAATTTATCTAAATCCCACCGAGGTATCTTAACAACTAAATAATCTAATGAAGGTTCAAAACACGCACTTGTTTTCATTGTTATCTTATTTTTTAATTCCGACAAACTATACCCTAGAGATAATTTAGCAGCAATATAAGCAAGTGGATATCCGGTTGCCTTAGAAGCCAAGGCAGAAGACCTACTTAATCTAGCGTTCATCTCAATAACATAAAACTTACTGGAATTCGTATCTAAAGCAAATTGAACGTTACATTCCCCCACTATCCCCATTTTTCTAACTATTTTAAAACATACTGACCTAAGTTTTTGATACTCTAAATCATTCAAAGTTTGACTAGGAGCAACCACAATAGATTCACCTGTATGGACTCCCAATGGATCGAAATTTTCCATATTACATACTGAAATACAATTATTATATTCATCCCTAATAATTTCATATTCTAACTCTTTCCAACCTTTTAAACTTTTATCTATAATAACAGTATGTGAAATTTGAAGTGCCTTTTCCACTAAGACTTCTAATTCTCTGTTATTATTCGCAAATCCGCTACCTTGACCACCTAAACAAAAACCGGCTCTAACTAATACTGGATATCCTATTTTATTTGCGATAGAAATTGAATCTTCTAAATTATTAGAACAATCAGAAAGAGGAACTTCTATATCAATTTCCTTTAAAACCTGTTTGAATTTATCTCTGTCTTCAGATATCATAACCGAATTAAGGTTAGTACCTAAAACTTGAACATTTAAATCTTCCAATATTCCGTCATCCTTTAATTGAATACCACAATTAAGAGCAGTTTGACCTCCAAATGATACTGATAAATAATTTGGTTTTTCTTCCCTTATAATCTTTTTCACAAAATCTAAAGTAATAGGAGTATAATAAATTTTATCTGCCAAACCTTTACTTGTCTGTATTGTCGCAATATTTGGATTTATTAATATAACTTCTAAACCACATTCCTTATATGCCTTAATTGCCTGACTTCCCGAATAATCAAATTCTCCTGCTTGTCCTATACTTAATCCCCCAGAACCTAAAATTAATACTTTCCCTTCGGTTTTAAGTTCTTGGTTTAATTTAGGATAATCTAAGGAATCCCTAATTAAAGATTTCACATTCTCATTAACATTTCCATTTGAAACTAAATCCCTAAAAATGTCAAAAATAAAATTTGCGTCTTCTGGACCACCTCTTGCTTCTGGATGAAATTGGACACTAAAATATGGTTTAGTTTTATGACATATACCCTCATTACTATTATCATTTATATTCCTAAATAACTCTTCCCAATTTGTAAGATTAATATTTTTAACGGCATATCCGTGATTCTGAGAAGTAATAATGGTTCTATGTGTTAATTCATTATCTACAAATCCACAAGGAATATTTTGCCCTCTATTACCATATTTCATTTTAGTAACTTTAAAACCTGCTGCTAAACCCATAATTTGATGACCTAAACAAATACCAAAAATAGGAATATTAATATCATTTTCCATAACACTTTTAATAAATGAAATTAATTTAGGTAATTGCTCTGGATTTCCTGGTCCATTACTAATAAAAATACCGGCATAATTTTTAATTCTACCTAAATCTATTTCATAATCATATGGAACTCTATCTAAACATAAATTTCTATTTAATAATGAAGTTAATTGACTATTTTTAGCTCCACAATCAAAAAATAATATTTTAGGATTTGAAATATTCCCATATGTTTTTAAAGTTTTAGATACAATATCTTCTATTAAATTCATTTTCCCAATATCAATAAATTCTGGTTTACTTAATCCTTCTTGATAAATTCGGGCTTTACAACTTCCTTTTTCTCTAATAATTTTCGTTAATTGTCTGGTATCAATTCCATCTAAAGCAACTACTTCATTTTTAATTAACCAATCTTCAAATGATTTTTGTGCGTTATAGTGACTACTATTTTTAGTATATTCTTGAACTATGATTGCTTTACAACTAGGTTTATCAGATTCAATTGCTTCATTAATACCGTAATTATTTATTATATCTTTTGGGAATCCGTAATTATTTATTAAAGGTGTAGTAAATACAATTAATTGTCCCGAATATGAAGGATCTGTAATAGTTTCAGGATAACCGGTAATTCCAGTTTGGAAGACTAATTCCCCTGTAGTAGAAGAATTAAAACCGAAATTAAAACCTTCGAATTTTTCCCCAGTTTCTAATTCCAAGATTGTTTTCATTGATATTATTAACTAATTATTTATTTAAATTGAAATAATTAGAAAATCAAATATATACGTAAAAAGATTGAATAAAGATAATAATTTTATTTATTCTTTATTTTTTAAAAATAATTAAGGTGTTAACTATAATTAAATTAAATGACATATATTATTACTGATATGAAATATGAATATAAATATGATACAATAACCAAGCAAGTTACTCAGGAATTTTACAGAGATTATATATCAAATCAAACATTTAAAAGTAAATTTAAAGAAAGATATTTGTATATTAAACGAAATATGTATAGTAAACTGGAATATAAATTAAAATTACCTGTAGAAGAAATAATAAAAAAGTATTTTGTGGAAATATTTTCACAGACAGTAATACCTTATGATATTTTACTAATAATAGCAGATTATTTAAAAACTTTTAATATAAAATATATAATTGATCCGTGTTGTGGTAATGCGTTTCATACTTTTTTATTTAATGAATTTACGGGTTTTATTACTACTTCAATTGATAATCAAAAAGAACCTAATTCTTGGTTGGACGTAATAGAACAAGATGGTGTAGAATATATTAAAAATATGAACGAATTAGAACACCAAAGAGGAGCTTTAATATTATCTTATATAAAAGAAGATAAATTAGCGTGTGAATTATTAAATTCATATGAAGGGGGAATAATAATTAGTATAGGGAATTATGATAATTTAACACACAGTTGTCCGAATTATTTATCAGGATTAAATAGAGATTATGATTTACAAAAAAGGATTATATTGAAAATGCCTTGGGGTTTAGAAGAAAAAATAGAAATTTATCTGAAAAAGAGTATATAAAAAATATATATAAAATTTTCCTAAAAATTAAATATGTTATATTATTAAATATGAATAATGATATAATTTTAATACCTAAAAAAGACTGTTTAAAAGAGTATGTTGTTTATAAAAATATTAATTATAAAAATATTGTAAACAAAAAAAAATATGTAACTAAAAAAAATAATAATTCTGTATCTAATTCCTTGTCTAAATCAAGTAGTATATACTCTCCGTCATTAACTAATACTAAAAAAGAAAAAAAATATGGAGGTCCAAAATATATTGAAGGTATTATAAGAAATGGGTTTTTATATAAATGTTTGGATAATTGTTATTTTAGTAAACATTTAAAATTAACTGAAAATGTAAAAAAGAATTTAGAAAAAAATTATAAAAAACTTTCCAAAAAAGAATTAATTAATGATGAACTTATTATAAATTTTTCTTGTAAAAAAGAAAAAAAAATAGAAATATTAGAGAAAAATGGATTTCCTTATAATATATGGTTATCTAAATGTAAAAAATTTTATTTAAAAATAGAAGATATAATTAAATTTAAAAAAGGTGATAAAATTAAAGTATTAATTTTAGATTCTGATATTTATAATTTTATTATTAAAAAAAATAAAATAAATAAAAACTATAAACCAAAAAATTTTTTTAAAGAAAATTGGGCAGAAATTACAATAGATAATAATTTACAAGGTTTAATAAAATTTCAATTTCAACAAGAAAAAGAAAAACCTTATAAATTTAATTTTCATGTACATTATATAAAAGAAAGGTGGCATATTGTATCAAATGGAAATATATATATTCAAGACTTTAATAAAAGAAAAATAATAAATTGGGAAAAATTAGATAAAAAAATAAATGTTGGTTTTGGGGGACATATAATATTATGGGATAATCTTGATAAATTACCTAATATTTTTTTGACATAAAGAAAATAGAAAATAGAAAATAGAAAATAGAAAATAGAAAATAGAAAATAGAAATAGAAAATAAAAAATAGAAATAGAAAATAAAAAATAGAAAATAAAAAATAAAAATATATAAATAATATAATTATGAATAATAAAAATGATATAATCACAATACCAAGAGATAAATGTTTAAAGGATTTTGAAGTCTATAAAAATATAAATTATAAAAAAGATAAATCGGACGATGATACTTTGTCTAAAAATTTAAAACAAGAAGAAATTGATTTAATTAATGAAATAAAAGAATTAAAATATGAAAATAATAATTTATATAGATATTCTTTTTTCCGGGGTATAAAAGAAAGAGAAAATAAATTAAAATTAAAATACGGAGGTCCAAGATATACCTGTGGAATAGTAATTAATAATAATTTTTATTCATTTGCAGAATATGATACTTTTTGTTATCTCGTTAAAAAAAAAAATAAGATTCACTTAAATAAAAATTATAAAAAATTAGATAAAAAAGATATTCCTAAAATAATAAAAGAAGAAATTAATAAATATTATTGTAAAATTAATAAAAAAATAGAAATGTTAGTTAAGAAAGGGGTTCCCTATTCGTTATATAAAAATATAATAAAAAAATGGTTAACAATAGGTGATATTAATAAATTAAAAAAGGGGGAAGAATTAATGATGTTAAATTTTGATAGAAATATAGGTGATACCATAGGTAATGATAAAACAATACAAACATTAAAATTATATGATCCAAAGTATTTTTTTAAAAATGCGTGGGTTAAATATTATCATAATAAAGATTTAATGGGTAAAATATTTTATGCTTGGCAAACTATGGATGATTACAAAAATAATAGCGAAGAAAATAAACCCTTTAAATTTACATTTGATATTGAATATAAAAGTAATCATTGGTATCCGTTAGATAAAAATGGATATTTACCTGCTAAAAGTGCGGATTTTGGTAATATATTATTAGATGGTAAAAAAAAACATTGGTCCAATTTTCCATCTAATACGCGTATTGGGCGGAGAGGTCCTATGGTTATATGGAATAAATTAGATAATTTACCAAAAGTATTTTATGATTGGGATTAAATAAAATAAAAATAATTTTATCTAAAGAAAAATATATCAATAGAAATTTATCTGAAATAAAATATAAAATATTAAAAAAAATTGATTATATCATATTTTTATTATAATAATTATTAAAAATGGAAGAACAAAACCCCGTACATATTAATATTTACAAGGAAAACAAAGAATCAGTTGATTCTTCTAGTAACAAAGCAGAAGCATATATTATTCTTATGAACGAAGAACTAAATAACAAAAATAGAGAATTGATTCAACAATTATCAGATTTAACTTATGAAAAGGAACAATTAGAAGAAGATAATGAAAAAATGGAGAAAAGTACTACTTATCAAAGAGGTCTTCTCCATAATTTGAGTGAATTAAATAAATTAGAGGTTGAGGTATCTAAAAATGAAAAGGAATTGAATAAGAATTTAATAGAAGAGAATAAATATCTTAAACAGAAAATTAAGGATAAGGAATATAACGCTAAATTATTTGTGGGTTTAGTATTTATAGTATTACTGATACAAAGTTCTATTCAGTTAATTAGTTTTGTATCATTGATTTATATAATTCTAAGTAGTATTGGAGTATTTATTCTAGGAAAGTTTAATAATTCACTTATATTTAGTGTTAATTCATTAGAAAAATTTGAAAAGAAAAGAGACGTAATTACAGATTATATTAAAGCAAAGAGTGGTGAAATTAAGAAGATTACAAGTAGTAGTGATTTTATAGGGGATTTTATTGATTCAATGTAAAATTAAAATTAAAATATTATAAAATTAATTTTTATTTATAAATTTTAGAATAATCATAAATATATTTCCAATCCCAATCCTTATTTGGATATTGTATTAACCATTCTAAAGATAAATTTTTATTTATAGAAATTCCACAATCCCCCCAAATCCACCCTTTATCTGGAAATTGTTTAAGCCATTCTAAACTTAAATTTTCATTTATAGAAATCTCTTCCCAATCCCATGGCCAATCTGGATATTTTATAAGAAAATCTAATTGTAATCTTTTATTCATTGAAATAATCGACCAATTCCAATTCCAATCCGGATATTTTTCTAACCAAGAGAAACAGAAATTTTTATGCTTAGAAATTTCATACCAATTTAAATCTTTTATAAAAAACTTTTTTATCCATTCTAAAGATAAATTTGGGTGATTTGAAATATCATAATTTATTCCTTGATATATAAAATTACCCCAATTTATCAATCCCACATTTTCTAATATTTCTATTATTTTATCATTATCATAAAAATATTCAAATTTTTCATATAATATTTTTTTTATTTTATCTCTATCTTCGACATATTTATTATAAATTTCTACTAAATATATAACATATTCCTCTTGAATATCTTCTCTAAATTTCTTAGTTCTTTTATTACGAGACATACATATATATATTAAAAAAAAATGTTTAATCAATTTTATTAAATTATTCAAAACAATCGTCATATTTCTTATTAATAAACTTCCTACCTATCTTATATTCTGGTGACATAGTTATATAGAACCACCATTGTTGTATTTTATATGCAGCGAGATATTCTCTTGCTTTTTCTTCAAAGAATTCTTCATAAGATTTTGGCATAATTAATAAAAGAAAAAATATTTAATATAAAATCAATTTTTATTTACAATACTTTTTAATATCGTTTAGACATCATAATAGAAATTTTTAATTGTTTACTAAGTTTTGTATTGTATAATTTTAAAATATTTTTCCAACTGTTTCTTTTTTTCTTTAATATTATTTCTGTTTCTGGATTTTGAATATAATAAAAACTTTTAAAATTATTTTTAAATTTATCCGCCTGACATTCATGCCACACGCGTAAACGAAGAGGGAGAGGGAAATTAAGGGATGGGTGGGAGTACTTGATATAGTCATTAAGTTTATGATTACAAGTACACGTATCACAACAACAATCAATATTCTCATTAAAAGAGTTTAAAATATTCGAGTATAAAATTATATTCTCAAATATTTTAGATATAAGATTTGCTTTTAAAAATTTAAACTCGGGATTACACTTACAGAAATACCAAGGTTTATTTGGAAACCTTTCTATCCATTCCAACTGTAAATTTAGATGCTTTGAAATATTTTCCCAATTCCAATTCTTTTTAGGAAACCTTTCTATCCATTTCAACTGTAAATTTGGATGCTTTGAAATATTTTCCCAATCCCATTTCTTTTCAGGAAACCTTTCTATCCAAGATAATTCTAAATTAGGGTTTCTAGAAATTTCAAACCAATCCCATTTCTTTTCAGGAAACCTTTCTATCCATTTCAACTGTAAATTTAGATGCTTTGAAATATTTTCCCAATTCCAATTCTTTTTAGGAAACCTTTCTATCCATTCCAACTGTAAATTTAGATGCTTTGAAATATTTTCCCAATTCCAATTCTTTTTAGGAAACCTTTCTATCCAAGATAATTCTAAATTAGGGTTTCTAGAAATTTCAAACCAATCCCATTTCTTTTCAGGAAACCTTTCTATCCAAGATAATTCTAAATTAGGGTTTCTAGAAATTTCAAACCAATCCCATTTCTTTTCAGGAAACCTTTCTATCCAAGATAATTCTAAATTAGGGTTTCTAGAAATTTCAAACCAATCCCATTTCTTTTCAGGAAACCTTTCTATCCAAGATAATTCTAAATTAGGGTTTCTAGAAATTTCAAACCAATCCCATTTCTTTTCAGGAAACCTTTCTATCCATTTCAACTGTAAATTTGGATGCTTTGAAATATCGTCTTGAAATAACAATCCAAATGGAATAAAAATAACCAGGATCTCATCCGGAGACCAAACTATTATTTCCAATTCAATTGCTTTTTCCACTATAACTTTATTATCATAGATATGTTCAAAATTGTCATAAAATATTTTTTTTTGAAAAAAATTATTTGAATTATTTTCACATTCTTCAATTAAATTATTAAAATATTCTTCTTGAATTTCTTTACGAAATTGCTTTGTTCGTGCATTACGTGTCATAGTCATTATATTAAAATAAAATAAAAATAGTTTTAATCAATTTTTTGTTAGAAATTAAAGATTTTTTCATAAACTTTTTGATCTGATTACTTCGTTATATTAGAAATCAAAGATTTCGTCAAAGTTCGCAATGTTTCGGATACCTTGGAAATGGAATCACATCCTTAATATTATAAATTCCCGAAACTAACATAATCAGTCTCTCGAATCCCAAACCAAATCCACCGTGTGGAACTGACCCATATTTTCTTATATCCAAATACCAAGGAATATTAATTCCCTTTGCTTCCATTTTACCCTTTAGTTCTTCATAATCGTCAATTCTCATAGACCCCCCTACTAATTCTCCAATATTTGGAACTAGAATATCCATTGCCTGTACCGTCTTTCCGTCTCCATTCTCTTTCATATAGAAAGACTTAATTTCCTTTGGATAGTCATATACAATTAAGGGACCACCAATAACTTTATCGGTCATATATTTTTCGTGTTCTGACCCTAAGTCGCATCCCCAAAATACAGGTTCTTCAAAAATATGTTTCCCTTTACTAAGTTTCTTGAATTTCTTATGTTCCATTTCTTTTACTCGAATAATTGCTTTTCCTTCCGTAATTTCTTGTTCTAACTTTTCAATTACTTCAGTATAAGACATTCTCGCGAAAGGTTTATCTACTAATTTTGTAAGTTGGTCGAGTAATTCTGGTTGATATTGTTTTGCAAGAAATATAATTTCTTCTTTACAGTTATTTAAACAAACTTTAATACAGAATTTAATATAATCTTCAGTAATATCCATTAAATCCTTAAGGTCAATAAAACACATTTCCGGTTCAATCATCCAGAATTCCGCCAAATGTCTTGTTGTGTTAGAGTTCTCTGCGCGAAACGTTGGTCCAAATGTATAAATATCACCCAGAGCTGTTGCCTGAGTTTCACCGTGTAATTGTCCGGATACAGTCAAGTTAACAGGAACATTGAAAAACTTTTCTCCGTCACTTAAAGTGTTAGATATATCAAAAGTTTCTCCACCACCTTCGCAATCATTCGCCGTTAAAATTGGCGTATGAACGTATTTAAATTGGTGCATTTGAAAGAAAGTATGTGTTGCTATAGAACACATATTTCTTAAACAAGCAATCGCTACCATAGTCTTAGTTCTAATTCTAAGATGTGGGAATTTCCTAATATGATCTAGAGTTAATTTCTTTTTCGCAATAGGATACTCTGAAGCATTGACTTTCCCCAAAATTTTAATTTTTTCGCCTTTCAATTCTATTTCTTGTCCTTTTGCCGGACTTTCGATCACTTCCCCAAAAACTTCCAGAGAAACACCTTTTGTTCCATCTTCATAAATGGTATCCAGTTTTCCCCTTTCTTCGTCATTTTCAGGATTAATAATAATTTGTAATGAAGTTATACAACTTCCGTCATTAAGTGATATAAATGCGATTCCATTGTTCTGTTGAACACGGAAACTATCAATCCACCCATTTACAGTAATATCTTTTCCAAGATATTTTTTAGTGTCTTGAAATAAGGACTTTAAAAGTGTTCTTTTTCGCGTAAACATTTTGCAAATTAAAAATATTTAAAAATAATCAATTTTTTTGGGATACTAAATTTTTGAAAACTAAATTTTGTAACCCCCTATTATTTTTTCATAATCTTCTATAGGGTGTGAATAAATACCACTTCCTACTATTATAATATCATTTCCTTCTTCAAATGCTATATCGGGTGTTCTATAATTCTGGTCTAAACTTTTAGTATTATTTAATCTTACTCCTGGTGTTATAAAAAGAAAATTATCGTCATTTACAAATTTATTTTGAGTTATAAAACCTAAAACTATATCTCTATATTTATCCGCAATATTATAACAATCCCAAGTATAACTAGATGTAATAATATTACAGGAACTAGACATTTGTGCTACTATTAATACTTTTATATTTGTAAGACCTAAATAATCAATTGATTGAAGAATTCCCGCACAACAAACACCGTGAACAGTAATAATATCTGCCCAAGTCCCTATTTTATATATTCCTCCCATAAGTTGTTTTAGGAATGTTTTGCCAATATCACCAAATTTCCTATCTTCTAATATATAAAAATTATGTTTCTTTTTTATTTTTATTAATTCCTCTATTACGCTTTCATCGAAATCTTCCAAAATGTCTATATGAGTTTTGAGAATACATATATCTGGACCTACTAAGTTAGCCCAGAATAATAAATCTTTTTTAAAAGTAAAATCTGCTGAAAAACATAATCTTGTTTGTTTCTTATCCATAATTTCATCTATTTTATTTATATTTATTTCAGATTGATTCATAGACATTTATATATTTTTAGTTAGTTAGTTAGTTAGTTAGTTAGTTAATAATAATAAATATAATATTTAAATAATTTATATGAAAATTGGTATTATTGGAAATGGGTTTGTTGGAAATGCGACTTGTCAACTAGAATGTAATGATATTGAAATAGTAGTTTATGATAAAAATCCGGAATTATGTATTCCGAAAGATACTAAATTAAAAGATTTAGTAAAATGTGAAATAATATTTATTTCGGTTCCAACGCCTATGAATAAAGATGGTTCTTGTTACCTAAATATAATTAAGAGTGTATTATATAAATTAAATGAATTAAATTATGATAATTTTATAGTATTGAGATCAACTGTTCCAGTGGGAACTTGTGATAGTTTGAAATGTTATTTTATGCCTGAATTTTTAACTGAAAAGAATTATATAAAGGATTTCTATAATAATAAAGATTGGATTTTCGGTTTATCAAATAATGAAAAGGATATTGAATTTAAAAATATAATTACTAAATTAATTAATCTTGCTTATTTACACCCTTGAAGATTTAAAATGAACATATTTTTAAGTCAATTTAAATTCAACAAGGTTTGCCCATTTCAGAGCGTGTAAATTTTGATTTTGGTGTATCGTCTAATACACCTGATAAATTGCCTCTACATAAATAACTAGGTCTTATATTTTTATTTATATGACTTTCTGCTATTTTGTAGATATTAGTTGCACCATTACAATCTCTATTCCATACATTAGAACACTTCTTACAAGCGATCAACCCATGGATAAGTCCAAGATTATTTTTATAAGGTTTAGGATTTTCACGAATCATAAATTTATTACAATCACCTCCTTCACATTTGGAACATTTACAACTGGTTCTAAATTCATCAACTAAATATGTTTTGAACCCATTTTTCTTAAATAAAGTTCGTATTCCCCTACCTTTTATTGGTTCTTTATATTTCATATGTTTTCTTTGTTCATAATCACCAAAACATATTATAGTATCTTCTGGATTTCCAAATTGACTTTGAAATCTATTAACCATTTTTTGTTCAGTTCTTTTTCTATTAAGATATCCATTAAGTTTTAATTTTCTAAATATGAAACTATTATAGAAATCAATAATTAATTTATTTATCTCATTTTTCTTTGTAATATATTCAATAAATTTGTTAAAATTTAATGTTTTTCTATTATATTTTGATAATTCTGTTTCATATACTATAATTGTATTATTGTTTATTTTTTGCTGTTTTAATTCTAAAATTATTTTAGCATATTTTTTAGCTTTTGTTTCTTTTCTTCTTTGGTCTTGACTATATCTAAATTTTTGTGCTTCTTTAGTATCACCATCAACACAATAGATAATATCACATTACAAATATTTCCATTTATAACCATATAATGTTTTCCTTCCTTTTTCATTTTTACAAATTTTTGATATTACTGAACTTCGTGGTTTATTAAGATAAGAATATGCATCGTTAATACATAAAAAAGTTTTCAATATTTCATTAGATTTTTTATCTAACATAGCTATTTTTTTCCCACAAGAATGTATTGTATTATCTCTATATTTTACCCACTCTAAATTATTAATATTATTATTTAATTTATTTTCATCTTTATGATTTATTACATATGATTTATTAATATAAAATGTGTTACCTTCTTCTAAGAAACATTTACCTAGTAATCTATGTATTAAAAGAGTAGTTTTAGTTTTACATTCACTATATAAATATACAACCATATAGTTAGAATTATTTAAAAAAGATTTAACTTTTCTATTATTAGAATTAATAATTATACCTTCTTTATTTATATAATATTTGGAATAATTTTTATTATTAATCATACCTATTGGTACAAAGCCATCATTATTAACAATTTTATTATGTATAGGTTTATTTTTGTATTTTAATAAATAACCTCTACAAGTTTTATTATTACCATTAAGACATTGAAATATACTAGATTTATTTTGTAATTTTAGAAAAATAACCAATTCGTTAGTTCCTGTAAATTCTTTCACAAATTCATTATTTTTATTATATACTAAAATAGGTTTTTGTTGATACATTAATTTATTGTTTTTGTACGAATTTAATACATTTTCGGATTGCGATACACATCTTAAATTACTAACATGATTATTTAATTTATTTCCATCAATATGATCAATAACCTTATTTTTATCATAGTCATTATTGAACGATATATAAACTAAATGATGTATCATATAACTATTTTTATTAAAATTACTATCCCATAAACCAATATCATAATAACCTGATTTTATTTTATATGATAATTCTTTACCAGTTTTTTTACTAAAACAACGTCCTAAATTACTTGTGAAATATTTGTTTCTATATTTATCTATATTTATGTCTTTCAATATCTCATTTTGTTTCAATACTATTCTTTTTAATTTATCATTTTCTCTACATTTATTACAACCACCATAAATTTGTCTTAAATGATTAGATGGTAATATATCAAATAAATTTTGATGAATTGTGCATTTTAGTTTTATTTTAGATTTATAATTAACATATCCAATATTATCATAATTGAATATATCGCCAAACTTTATTTTACTTTTTTTAATAATCTGTTCCATATTATATCATATACTATACAATCAATTTATCTTTAAATGAAAAATAATATCATAATGTTTAACTACATGTTTTAATGGAACTTTTACACATTTATAGTAATCTTGATATTTTCTGGAGGTTATTTCATTATTTATTTATTATACTATCTATAGATATGTTTATTTTAAGTATTTTAATGCAAATTAAATTATAAAATTGATTTTAAAATATATTGATAATTTATAAATATAAAATGTCTGAAAATAGCACACAAGTTCAAACTATACCTAAGAAATTTAAGATTAAGAAAAAAGTTAAAAAAGTTAAAAAAGTTAAAGAAGAAGTTGGAAATGTTATAAATAAAAATAAAATTTATAATCTAGATTGTATTGAATACTTAAAACAAATGAAAAAAGAAACTATTGACACAATTATATTAGATCCACCATATTTTAATGTTGTAAATGAAAAATGGGATAAACAATGGAAATCAATGCAAGAATACACATTATGGATAGAAAATATTATAAAAGAACTAGACAGAGTATCCAAATATTCTTGTAGTTTTTGGATATTTGGTTATGCTTATCAACTGAGTTATATTATTCCTATCATTGAAAAATACAATTTTACTTATCGGCAACATATTGTTATAGATAAGGGAATGAAAAGTGTAGCTGGAAGAACTAGTAACAAACTAAAAATGTTTCCGACAGCTACAGAATATATTGTATATTTTCATAAAGAAGCTAGACCTATATTAAAGCGATTTTTTCAAGATAAACAAGAAGAAAAGAAAATAAAATCAGGAGATATTAATAAACATCTTGGTAAGGCTATAAATGGCGGAGGCACTTGGTCAACAATTGCAGGGAAAAAGCAAAAAAATATACAATATCCAACAAGAGAAGACTGGGATAAATTACAAGAATTATTCGGCACATTCGATATAAAATATGAGGATTATGTGTATAAATTTAATATTGAACCCAAACTTACTGATGTATGGAATGATATAAACTTCTATGATAGGAAATACAAAAAATATCATCCAACACAAAAACCATACAAATTAATTGAAAGATTAGTTAAAGCTTCTTCTAATGAAAATGATAATGTGTTAGATATATTTATGGGTAGTGGTATGACAGCAAAGGTTTGTGTTGATTTAAATAGAAATTATTGGGGATGTGAATTGGAACAAAAATACTTTGAAAATAATTTGCTTTCAATTTAGATTAAAATAAAAGTATAAACAAAAGATATACTAAAAATTTTATTAATTAGTTTTTATTACTTTCTGGTAATTGTGCCTCGTTTTTTCCCCAATGATTTTTTCTTAATTGTGCAAAATTCAATGATATTTGAATATTCCAACCCTTCTTCTGGTATAGATCCTTCATATGTACAAGTTTGTTCATTTTTTTCAATAATAGATTTAGGAACATTCATTATATTTTCATTTTTCAAGTCAAAGAAATTTTCACTAATCTCTCCATTTTCATCAATATTTATGTCAAATAACATAATAGGTCCTGACAGATAAAAATCCCAGCTATATGGTATAAAATTACAATTATTCCCTGCTCCATTTGTAAATTGATTTTCTATATAGTTACTGAAATATTGGTTATTTGATAAGATTTTGTAGCATTTTAGATTTATACATTTTTTTTGTTCATCAAATTCTGATAGAAACAAGATATATTCATTTAATTTATATGTATCGTTACAATAATCTTTATGTGCCTTTGCCGAAATACCCCATCGACTATCTTTAGGTATATTAAAGTTTGATTCTTTACAAAACAAACATATAGGTTGAAAACGCGGAACTTTCGTTTCTCCTTTTGTACCATTCTTCTTATGTTGTGAATGACATGTTTTGCAAATTTTACTACCATCAAGACTTAGAAATTTCACTTCGCGCGTAATCTTAAATGAACCGTCATCGTTATATTCTTTATTATCAAATGCACAACCTCCTTTACTTGCTGAACCAATACTATTTGGATACATTATAATTGTAAATACTTCACCTTGGTTTCCAAGACCTGAAAAGGCAAACCCAATATTTTTATTAAATTTTTTTTCTTTGTTAATATTTTTAAATTCCAATAAGCTCCAATCGTTTATTTCTTCACATAATTTTTCCTTTATAATTTGTTCTTCTCTATATTTTAATGCAATATCATCATATTCTTTATCTAGTTTTACTTTAAATTTTGGTTTCGGTTTTTCAATTGTAGTAGTTATCGTACCAGACATAGTAAAGTTGTGATTTTTGTTATACTCCTTAAGTCCTTTTCAAAATCAATTTTATATTTTATCACTTAAAGTAATTATACTATAGAGTATAGTCCTCACTACTTTATCACCAACTTTAATTCTATGGTCTTTTGCTGTAATAGTATATTTTAGTTTAGTAATTTGTTTAATAATAGACAACCATGGACGCTTAATTCTATGTGGTTCTCCAACAGCCTTAATACTATTAAAACTAAAATATTTACGAATATCTGGTATTAATTCTATTATTTTTTCTTGCTTTTCTTTATCATTATCTAATTCGTATAAAGTAATAGTATTAGTTTCTGATAAATCTAATATTTCTATAATTTTATCACAAATTTCTTCTTGTTCTTTTTTGTATAGTTCTCTTTTTAGACGCATAATTCTATTAGATATTCTAGTTAAATTTTTAAGTTATTTATCAAGTTTATAATTTTTAGGTTTCTTTCTTAATGTAGATTTACTTCTATCATATTTAGGATATGTTTCATTTTGATAGGCATATTGAAAATAATTTTTATAATTCATAGGTTTTATTTTACTTATCGCTTTTCCTACTTCTCTTTTTAATTCTGGATATTTCAATACTTTTTTATTTAATTTTAGATAGTGTTTTATTTGATTAAATACCATCTCGATTACATTTGTTTTTGGAGTATATGGTACGCTAAATAAATATTTATTACCACTTTCTAATATTGCTTGTTTTACATATTCATTTCTATGTGATCCAGCATTATCTAAAACTATTAAATTATCTTTGTATTTACCAAATACATTTTCTTTAAGAAACTCAACTAATCTTTCTTTGGTCATTCCTCCTTTTTCATATAATTTCCAACCTACACATTTTGAATTATTAACTGCACATAATAGAGTAAATTTTCTATAAAAATAACTATCATCTGTTTTTACTATACATCTTCTCCCAAGAGGACACCTTGAATATTCTGGTATCATAGCTGGTTGTATAGAACTTTCATCCAAACTAATTATTTTATCAATATGATATTTTTTAATTTCTTTATAGAATTTACTTAATTCATTCTTTTTATTTATTGATTTACGATATCTTGTTTGGGGAAAGTGTTCATGTCGTGTTCGTTTTCGTGTTCTATTTTTATCTCTTATAACTTGTCCTAAATGTTGAGGTGTGATATTAAAATTTTTATATTTTTTTTTTACTAACTTTGCTAATTCAAACATAGTAATTTGTTCATTTTGTTTCAATAGTGTTAATGCGTATTTAACTTGTTCATTAGTAATTTTATATGATACTGGTTTTCTACTATATCTTTTTATTGATTTATCCTTTTTATATCTATTAACCCACCTTTTCAAACTAATTCTAGAGCATTCAAATATTTTACAAGTTTTTGATAAATTTTTAGATTTATTAACATAATGTTTTACAGCAGTAATTTTATAATCTTCACTATGATGTTTAGGCATATTATATAATTAGATTAAATAATATGTTCATTTTAAATCTTCAAGGGTGTAAATAAAAAAATTAAATATAATTCCATACATTTTGTATTAAACAAAGAAGCGGAAATGATTAAAATGTTTAGGAATTGTTTTCTCTCTACTAAAGTTTCCTTTTGTAATGAAATTAGTCAATTCTGTAATATTAAAGGTATTAATTACGAGAATGTTAGAAAAATCGCTACCAAAGATGATAGAATTTTAGAAAGTCATACTAATGTTCCTGGACCAGACGGTAAGAAAGGTTTTGGGGGTACATGTTTTCCGAAAGATACTAATAGTTTAAGATATGAGATGGAAAATTCGGGAATGGAACCTCATATTTTAAATTCTATTATACATAGAAATGAAAAAGTAGATAGACCAGAACAAGATTGGAATGAAAATAAGGGGAGGGCAGTTTTATAATTTAAATATACTTATAAATAATAATAAACATATATTTATTTTTTTATTTTTATTTTTATTTTGTTTTACACATTTAAACATTTAAAACTCTGAATTATAATATAAGCATGTTTTTTATAATATTATTTGAAAATTATTATTTAATAATTTAGTATCTAAAGAAAAATCTTCAGCTTTTAAAACAGCATTACCAAAATCTATTAATTTTAATTTAGATTCAACAATTATTAAATTATCTATTGTAATATCATTATGAGTAATTTTTTTTGAATGTAAATTTTCTATTATATTTTTTAATTGGGATAAATGGTCGAGAGTGAGTGGATTTGGCAGTTTATCACCATATTCCATAATTAAATGGTATTGATTTTCCTGTTTGGTTGTTTCTTTTTTAATGGTACCATAATATTCTACTATTCCATCTATTTTATGGTTCATTAATTCCTCCATTATTTTATATTCACTTTCTGTAATATAATCCATAATTTTAACAACATATTTTTTTCCCTTATATTCTAATTTTAAAATTAAATTAGTAGTCCCACCACATTTACTTTCACATAATATGTTAATTGTTAAGTCTTTATATCTTAAATTACAAGGGTCACTAGATGGGGGGGGGGGACACTCAACCTTCTCATCATAATAAAACATACTTTTTCTGTAAAGTGTATCATTTTTATTTATAAATTCACTATATAAAGATAGAAGTTCATTGTTAAATTTATTGTTACTATTTGGTCTTGAAATAATTTGTGTTTTAAAACCTCCATTTTGTTTATTCTTTAAATTAGATTTATTCTTATTTTTTTTTCTAAGTTTTTTACTAGTTTTTTTAGGGTTTTTACTAATTTTTCTAGGGTTTTTACTAATTTTTCTAGGGTTTTTACTAGTTTTTCTTCCAACTTTTAACAAACGCATAAAACTTAATCTTTTTGATTTACCCATTTATATAATAATATAATAATATATTTTTTTTTTATAATATAATAATATTTTCTAAAATATTATCTAAATAGATATCATTTAATATTAAGATATACCTGACCATAGGGGTGAATATTATAAATTAAGTGCTGTAAAGTATTATTAAAAAACATCTAATAGTCAAACTAATACAATTCAATATTTAAATGGTAGTTGGTACAACTCGGCGTTTTAAATGTTCAAAGGTGTAAAAAAAAATTTTTTTTTTTTTAAGAATTTTTATTTTATTCCCCCCCCCCCTCAGAAAAGAACACAAAAAACCTTAAAAAAAAAGTATATTTTTATTTTTCTTATAAAAATATTTTATAAAATAAATATTATGGTTTATAATTATTATATAAATGATACATAAAAAAACATACTAAAAAAAGTATAAAAAAAAAAGTATATAAAAAGTATAAAAGTATAAAAAAAGTATAAAAAAAGTATATTTTTTATTTAAAAAATTATTTTATTGTTATATATTATAGAAAATGGTATCTTATGATTGTGAATTATGTGATTATACCACAAATATTAAACCACACCATATTAGACACCGAGAAACGAATAAACATATAGATAATATGATAAAGTATGGTAACGAAGAAGAAAAACTACTTGGATTGAAAAAAAAGAACACAAAAGAACACAAAAAGAACACAAAATCCAAATTGAAAGAACACAAAAAGAACACAAAAGAACACAAAAAGAACACAAAAGAACACAAAAAGAACACAAAAGACCACAAAAAGAACACAAAAGAACACAAAAAGAACACAAAAAATATTTTTAATTTAGAAGAATCAAATACCAATGAACGTATTTCTTGTGATTATTGTGATAAGGATTTTAAGACCAGACATATTATGTTAAGACACGCTAGGCAATACTGTAAAATAAAAAAGGACATAGAAAAGGAAGAGCAATTGTATAAGGATTTAATTGAAACGCAATCGCAGCAGATAAGTAAATTAATAGAAAAGGTTGGAAATAAGACTACGATTAATGCGAATATCCAGAATATCCAGAATAATACTAATAATAATAATAATATTGAATTAAATTATTATGGTAAGGAAGATTTATCAATGTTAACTGATAAAGTAAAAAATAAAATGATTAAAGGTCCATTTACTATGATACCACGAGCAATGAAAATGATTTATTTTAGTAAAAAATATCCAGAAAATAGAACTTTGAAATTAATAAATAGAAAAGAAAATATACTCCAAATTCATAAGAAAAATGGATGGGAATATGTTAATAAAGATGAAATAATTAATGAAATCATTGATAACACTAATTATGAAATAGATATTCATTATGATAATACACCAGAACAATTCTCAAATTTTGTTAATAAAACATATAAAAGGTTTAGAGAATTATATGATTCACAAGATACTAAATTATGGATGAAAATTAAAAAGGACGTCGACCTAATATTATGGAATAATATGTAAAAGTTTTTTATAAAATCTTAACCAAAGCGTAGAATCTTTTATAAAATCTTAACCAAAGCGTAGAATCTTTTATAAAAGCTTATTCAAATTGTTTCCATAAAACCATAAACAACCCACTATTAAAAGCATTTAATCCCATTCTCAAACCATACCCGCGAAAATACGATTTTATAAAATTCTTATCTGATAGAGTAATTTTTTTAATAATTTCTTTGTAGCTTATATAATCACTATTACTTTGTTTATAAGTTTTCAAAATCCTAATAGGATTTACTACTATATCCGACATAATAGACGCTGACACTCCAATTAAGGCATTATTGATATTTTTATTTTTATGTAATTCTATATCATTTAAATACGAATATGTATATAACCACATACTTGAACCTATTCCCGATAAAATCATATAAGCCATTGTTCCTCTATAAAAGAAATAATTTTCATTTTTATATTGTTTTTTAATAATATCTTTTGCTTTTTTACCTTGAACTTGATATAAATTACTTATTGTATCTAATGGTATAAAACTTACTTTAACTATACTACTTGATAACCCACTAATTAAAGCATTATGTTCTTTATTTAAATTAAATTTATCAGAATAAAACTTATGAAATAAAATATCTGAATTTCTTCCTATTATTGCTTTTGTAATAGTAGGTATGACACCTCTATAAAATCTTATAGGATCACTATTATTATATAAATTTTTGAATGTTTTATAAATAGGTTTTCCGTGAACGTATTGATTTTTAATAACTGTTTTTAATCCATATGTGCTACTTTGTTGTATTAAAGTAGCGTATGATAAAGATATACTTGTTTCCTTGTATGAAGACATAACAACATTTATTTTAATTTTTTTTATTTTAATCAATTTTTATTAATTAATTTCTTTATGTCATAAATAAATTAATAATATAATCAATATTTAAAATTAAATACAAATAATATTTTATTATGGAAATAATAAAACTTAAAAATTTTAAAAAACCAATTATACCTATTAAACAAAAACATTCTCCTACAGGACATACATATAATAGGATTTGTAGTAGAAGTTGTTATTTAATAAATAATTTAAATCAATGGACGTATTGCGAATGTATTAAAAAAGCAAGACACCAACAAAAAATGAAAAATAAAAAGATAAAATTAATCGAAACACCTATTAAATAATTTAAACAAAATTAATATTATTTAAATTTATTTTTATATAAATATTTATGAATGATAATTTGGAGTCAGTACAAGTAATAAAAAAAATGTATAGTAGATTTGGATATAAAAATGTAAATAATCTAAATTTTTTTATTTACATTATGTTTTTTTATTTATTTTTGAATTATATTCAACTAACTACTATTAAACATTACACAAATCAAACAAGTATAAATAGAAATACTATTAATTTATATGATATAAATTTATATAATATTTTATATTCTTTTATAATAGGAACAATAATTATACCATTTTTTATTTACCAATTAAGTAAATTTTATAATACACAAAAAATATGGGATATAAATTTTAAAGATTATACTATTAAATTAATGTCTTCTTCTGAAAAAAGAATGAGCAATGAATTAATCAAATATCCAATTAATACATATTCTAGTTCATTCCTTTTAAATATAGGTTGTTATATAATTTTAAAAAGTAATACCACATATAATAAAATAAGTTCAATATGGTTAGGAAATATAATGAATATATTGGGTTTATTTAGTATTTTATGGTGGTCTACTGGTAAAAAAATAATTAGGAAATTTGATAATCTATTTATGGAAATTCATCTCTTATATTTATCATTATTTTATATTTCATTAGTTTATAAAGAATATACAAATTACTTAAATATTTTTATAGTGTTATATGGTGTATTTAGATATTATTTTATAAATAATGCCAGATTTGTAATATTATTTATTTTAGAAAATATAATGTGTGTATTGTTATGTTTAAAATATAAAAATACGGGTAATGAATATTTATATTATTTAGGTAATATATCAATTCTTTTTGGATTTTATTTTAAAATTAAAGATTATTTAATGAATTATAAATATGGAACCGGATTATTCCATATATTCGCGCCATTATCCATATTATTACATTATGAGTGGGCTCAAACGGTTATATGTTAATATTATAACTTTGTTAGGAATAATATATTATATTTATTCTAACATTGCTTTAGTAAATTCTTGAACATCTTTTTTACATTTACTTTTTATACAAGAAGACATTTTAGGTTTATCTAAAAAATATTGTTTACAATGTTTCATAGAACATTTTTTTGTTTTTTCTCTAAGTTTTTGTATTTTATCTCTTTTATTTTTCATATTATTTAATGATGTATTTTTTATTAATTTGAAACAATGTTTTTTCATACAAGATTTAGTATTTTTAACCTTGGAACATTTCTTTTTACCACACTCTAATATTTTTATAATACCAGATTTATTATTTTTATTTACTTTACTATTATTTTTAGATTTATTATTTTTAGATTTATTATTTTTAATTACTTTTTTACTATTTTTTTTAGGCATATATTAATACAATATATTTTAATTCAATATATTTTAATTTAAAAATTTTTATATATAAAAGTATAAATGAAAATAATTAACGGTAAAGAAGTTTCTGATAAAATATATCAGGAATTAAGTAAAGAAATATTATATTTAAAAAGAAAAAATATTATACCTTGTTTAGTAGTTATTATAGTAGGAGAGAAAAAAGATTCAATGACTTATGTTAATATGAAACATAAAAAATGTTTAGAACTAGGTATTGAAAGTAAATTAATTAAATTAAGTTTATTAATAACACAAACCGAACTTTTAAGGAAAATAGAAGAACTAAATTATAACTCATTTGTTCATGGTATTCTCATTCAATTACCCCTTCCAAATCATATCGATAAAATTAAAGTTTTAGAAAAAGTTGATATTAATAAAGATGTAGACGGTTTCCATTATTCTAATATGGGTAAACTTTCTCTTAATACTAATCCTCTATTTATACCCTGTACTCCTCTAGGTGTTATTGAACTTTTCAAATATTATAATATTGAATTAGAGGGGAAAAATGTTGTTATGATAGGGAAAAGTAATATTGTTGGTCTTCCTATGTCGCTATTATTACTAAATCATGAAGCAACTGTTACCGTGTGTCATATCAAAACCAAAAATATAAAAGACATTACCAGAAGAGCAGATATTTTAATTACAGCGTGTGGACAACCTCAAATGATTAAAAAAGATTGGATAAAAGAAAATGTTGACGTTATTGATATAGGAATTAGTCCTATACAGGATAATACTAAAAAAAGAGGTTATAGATTAGTTGGTGATATAGATTTTGAAGATATAAAAGAAAAAGTAAATTATATCACTCCAGTTCCAGGAGGCGTAGGTCCTATGACTATTGCTATGTTAATGAAACAAACGGTAAAAGCTGCTATAAATTTAAATGAAAGTATAAATTTAAATGAAAGTATAAATTTAAATGATAATGCTTATAATATTAAAAATAATATAGTTGAAAATCCTACTTATGTTTAGTATTTTATTTTAGACTATTTAAATTATTATTTTATTACCTTGACATTTTAGACTATTATTAACATTAATAATTGCCCATTCTTCCTTAGTAGAAAAATTCATTGAAACTAATACTCTCTTTTTTCTTTCCCCTAAACAATATGGTTGTGTTCTATGTTCTAATTTACAAGCATCCCACACAAATACCTTATCTTTTTTATATTTATATACTTTTGTTTCTTTTAAAATATCTTTATATTCTAAATTTCCCATATCTTCTTCAATATATAAAGGAAATATAAGTGTTAATGTATTTATTATTTCTTTTTTATCATAATGACTAGTTATATCAAAATGAAAGTCTGAATTAGAAACTTCTTTTTCAAAAAGAGTAATAAAACTACAACCTCTTAATATAAAGTCATTATGAAAATAGTCATTTATATTAGGTATTATATCTTCTATTACGTCTTCAAATAAACGAAATGAATTTTTATCTATTGCCCAAGTCCATTTTATCCCCTTAGTAATATCACCTAGATAATTATTAAACAAATAATTATCTACATGTATTATACCTTGATTTGTAATGATTTGAGAACTAATATTATCATAAATACTTTTCAATTTAAAATATTTATCTGAAAAACTAAATGGTATTTCTATATGAGTCATTTAATTTATAGAATATAAAAATATATATTCAATTTTATAATATATATTCAATTTTATAATATATATTTATAATTAAAAAAATAATTTACTATTTTAAATCTTCAAGAAAAATAACAAATATAAAAAGAAAAATTATTCATATTTCCCTCGTCCTTGACGGGTTTCCCAATTACAATTGCTATGTCATAGCAATCGGACTTACGTTCTACAAATCATCAATGAATGAATCTTCGAGAGTGTCTTCGGGCGTTTTTTTCTGAACCGGTGATTTCACGGTTTCTATATGTTCGGAAGAGAATACTAATGTGTCGTCTTCTTCTTCTTCTTCTGAGTCTTCCTCATCTTCTTCTAACCATTCAATGAACGACGAAGTGTTCTTTCGAATCTGTACTCCGACAGAACCTTCCGGTTTTGTCGAATACCATTTCAAAATAACCTCTTTATCTATGAGATGATTGCCGGAAAGTGTTACTACAATACGGAGAAATTTCGCAATGAGGGATTCTTTCGTGTTGCATAACTTCTCCAAACGGCTAAGAAGATTTTGTTGTATTTCTTGATTTCCTTTCAGAAAACACAACAATAACTCTGTCTGTCCTTCCAGTACTAAAGTTGGATTTGTGTAGAATTCTGTATTGCTTATACAGAAAATATCCATCAGTACTAAAACTGCCTTACTCCCGCAATTTAATCTTGTTGCCTCTGCAACAATCTTTTTTACGTGAGAACTTGATTTGTTTTTAGTTACGAACTTGTAAAACAATTCAAGTCTATCAGACTGTGGAAGTTCTTGCTCTGCGCAAGCAACTATCCCAGCAACCAATCCTATTCCTTCTGCGGCTGCTCTCTTAGCAACTGCTTCAGGACTGGTATCTGTCGAAAACTCTTCGTCCGAAGATGACCCGTCGTTGGGAAATTCTTCAGGAGATCCTTTCATAGGAAGAGAACCTTTCGCAGTCTTTGACTTTTGCGATTTCTCTTTTTTCGGCAAATTTTTCTTGATATAAGAACACATGCGCGTGTCTGCTCTGTTCGTTGGAACTATGGAACTGATTGTTCCACAAGCAGTACACCGCATTACAACATTTTCTCTTTTTCCTTTGCCGGAAATTCTTAATGTTGTTCCAACATCTTCGCATGTTGGATGCATACAAATGACGAATTTTTTTACGAACTTGTCTAAAGTACATTGAAGTTGTTCCGTATCGTGGATACCTCGCAATGTCTTGACTGGTTTTTCGCAATCTACCTCACACCCAATATCGTATTGGAAATAATGTAGAATAAAATTCAATTCAATTTTCATTGACTTTGCTACATCAGCAATGTTAGGCAATGAAGTGAATGAACCATTCGACGAACGCGTACACTCAATCGGAGGCATAGAATACCTGTTATGAGCGTCGTTTGCATGTTGTATGTTTATGTTAACTCGACCGTCTGGTCTAATTCTTTTTTGTGTTGTTTTAGGAATGTGATTATGCTTTCGCGCCCTACCTTGTTACAGATAGGGTCAGGTTAGGTCCATTAGCCACCTGGTTTTGGTAGAACCGCTACCACTGGGATTTCTTCGATCTATACCTTTTGAGTATGCCGATTGAACGAGGGTGTGCCTGTTCCGATGGGGGGAAATCCAAATGTTTGATATGGTCTCAATTGACCCACCCTCCCCAAACTATCCTACAACGATCAACACCAATAAGTACATGCCGCCCCTGAAGGGTGCATACATACTCATGGCTGCAATGCATGAATAGCCGCACGTGCCTTGGGATCCTTAGATCTTACGGTCGCCGTACTTGTACACCCAAACCTTAATCTGGAGTACCGATTATCTATTTTCGATTTTTAAAATTCAATTTTTTTTTATATATGATTTTTTATAAACCACTCTTCCTTTGTTTTCTCTTATTAACTCCTTTTTTAATTCCAAGAGATATTAAAAAATAAAATAATATTATAAATATAATTAAAAATAACATTCCTAATAATAAATAATTTTTATATGGTGTAAAATAATTTCCTTTGGCCATTATAATATTATAAAATATTATTATTTATGTAAATAAATTTCGGAAAAACTCCATAATTCTTGAAATAAATGATTCGTCTGTAATAAGATTAAGTAAATAAAACTCTAATACTAACAAATTTTCAATTGATTCATTAAATTATAAAGATATAGTTTATCAAGAATTAGGTTTTTGAATTAAATTATTTTCAATAATATAATAAATTTTTATAATTATATAAATGACATAAAATACAATTACTTGATTATAAAAATAAAAATAAAATTAAAATTAAAATTAATGAAATAAAAAAATAATTTACAAATTATAAATATAATTATATAATATATAATGAAAAAAACAGCAAAAGAAACATTATCTTTTCGAAATAGATTAAACGATATTAGAAAAGGAAAAGGAAAAGGAATAGAAGGAGAATTAAAAAAAATACTTCCCGAAGCAAAAAATTATGAACCTGAAGACTGGACAGTTGGTGACAATACGATATATAATTTTTTAAGAGAAAAAGAAGAAGAACAATTAGATGGCGGGTATGATTTAGTTATAGGACAACTATATATTGGAGATATAAACGAAAAAAAAGAAAATTCCCGTTTATGTGTTTATATTAAAGATGCCCCTGAAAATATGACTTGTTGGTTTTTTTTATCAACAGGAACATCCAATCCCGGAAAAAATTTTAAAAATTTTTTATTACCATTAGATGATATGTTTATATTATATGGTATTACTTTAGCGGGGACTTTTCCTAAAAAATCAGTCTTCGCTTCAAACAATCTTCTCGAATGGTCTCTAAAAATATATAACAGTTTGAGTTTGAATTTGATAAAACAAGCAGACAGAATAAATATAAAAAATTTATTTTTACGTTTTATAGATATTGAAGATTTCGTTTTTTCAGTAAAATGTGGATTAGGTTGGAAAGAAAAAGAATATAGTAATATTCATAAAAAGATAAAAACATATTTAAGCATACGCTATAAAACATTATTTAATAGTATAACTTTTAAATATTATCCAATTTTAGAAAAAGATTTAAAAGAACAAGCATTAAAATTAGAAAAACAATTTATAAATAATAGAAATACTTTAAGAAACTATATGGCGGCTAATCGTATTAAGTTAAGACAATCTATGGCGGCTAATACTTTAAAACAAGCTCCGCTAGGTTTAGGTAAAACAAAAAAAAAAAAAAAAAAAAAAAAAAAAAAAAAAAAAAAAAAAAAAAAAAAAAAAAAAAAAAAAAAAAAAAACAAAAAAAAAAACAAAAACAAAAATATAAAAGAAAAGAAAAAAAATTATAACATCCATAAAGGTTTTGCCCCATATTTCAATACATTATGGTGAAAATCTTTTATATTTTTACCTTTTTTAATTGCTTCTTCATTCATTTTTTTAAATTTTAATTCACCTATTTTATATGCTAGTGCTTGACCCGGATTTAAACTATATCTATAAATTTCATTTTCCATTTCCTTCTCACCTAATTCGCTATATTTTTTCATATAATTAAATGATTTTTTAAAATCCCACCCATAATAATGTATTCCTGTATCAATAACTAACCTTATTGCTCTTAACATTTCCATATTATAAGAACCAAATAAATTATATACTTGATCTTCATTTAATTCTTTTTCTTTTTCTTCTTCTAATAAATATTGTCTACCTAAATATTCCGCATATAATCCCCAACCTTCTACATATGCTGTTTCATCTTCATAAAAACTAATAAATAATGGATTTTTCATATCATTCGAATAACTTGTTTGGAAATGGTGCCCTGGATTACCTTCGTGAATAGATAGAGAATAACTATTACATTTATAGATTTGGTCTATTTTACCTATATTAATATAAAATGTACCTAATCTTTTTATATTATAACTACTTCTTTGGTAATAGGCACCTCCTTTATTTTTTTCTTTGAATTTGGGTATTCTTTTTATTTGGTATTTAGTATTAATTTTATCATTTATACTAAAATATTTAGGTAATACATATTTATCTATTTGTATTTGAAGTTTCCTAAAACTTTTTAAAATGTCATTTTCATCTTTATAAAATATTTTTTCTCTAACTTTAATATCTTTTATATCTTTCATATTTTTAGGATTTATTAAATTTGGATATATCTTTTTATATTTTATAAATAATTGATTAATATTTTCTTTTATTCTTCCTACTTCTTTTATACCTAAGTTATGAATTTCCGGTATATTAGGTTTTTTGAGAGTTGTATGGTATCTTACTAAGTAATTATACATTTCCTTACCATTTTTAAAAGCTAATAATCCGAAACCATTATGACAATTTTTCAAATAAGTATTTTGAATAAAGTTGCTAAGTTTTTTAATTTGTAAAGGAAATAATTTTTTTATTATTAAGTTATATTCCACGAAAACGGATTTAGGTATTTTGTCTTGTTTTATACTGTTATAATCATTAAGTAAATAATCTTTATTTTTTAGAACATTTTCTAAATCTACTAAAACTTTTTTCATTACCTTTTTAGGTTGTGTTATTTTATTTTTAATTCCGTCTTTCATCCTATTTATCATACTATCTATTGATTCTAAATAAACTCTCATTCTACTAAAAAAATTTTTAAAATCCTTCATACTTTTAAGAGGAATATAACTCTTTCCAGAACAATGTTCTACCCAATTTAAAATTGTATTGTGCAATGAGTCAATAGGTAAGTAATGAAAATTATATTTATATCTTTCTAAATCCATTTTTAATCGATATTGTAAAACTTTTAGGTAATGTTTATTTTTTTCAGTGTTACTAAGTTTTAATTTTTGATTGACTAAACTAATATATTTTTTAAGGAAATTTTGATATTTTATTCTTTCAGGTTCTTCATAATAATTTATTAGTTTATCATTATAATCATTTATACCTATATAAGTCGCAGATAATGGTGCTAAACTAAAATATTCATTCATAAAATCTTCATATAGTTTCATTAATATTATTATATATAAAAAATATAAAATGAATATAATGGATACACTGAATACAAAAATATTACCAAAAACTTATTTATTAATTAGTATAATAGAATCATTTTACGTTATTTATATGCTAAATTATTTCAAAACTAATATTGCTTTAGATCACGGATTTATATTAAATATATTAAAAAATATAGGTATAGAAAGTGATTTTATTAAGCATTATACATATAAAATAGAAGGAGAACCAATAAATATGGTGTGTCCTCTTGGAAACTTAGTTTCTTGGTTACTTGCTATATTTTTTATTTTAAGAAATTATATTCCTGCTCTTAAAAAATGGAATAAACCCATAATAATATTATTATTTATAGGTTCTTGGATGAATATTAATGTTTTAGTATACCTATTACCTATATTTATTTGTGAAATTTATATTAATTTATAATAATACTTCATTACCTATATTGTTATTATCTTCACTACTTGTACTATTATTTTCTTCATTTTCTTCAACTTCCACTTCATTTTCTTCAACTTCCACTTCATTTTCTTCAACTTCCACTTCATTTTCTTCAACTTCCACTTCATTTTCTTCAACTTCCACTTCATTTTCTTCAACTTCCACTTCATTTTCTTCTTCATTTTCTTTTTCTTCTTCATTTTCTTCAACTTCCACTTCATTTTCTTCAACTTCCACTTCATTTTCTTCTTCTTCTTCGTTGTCTTCATTACTGTCTTCGTTTACTAAATCGCTTGATATTTCAGATTCTTCTTCTGTATATCCTATTTCCAAATTAATATTTTCGTTTTTTAGTCCTTTTTCTAAATCATAACTATCTACACTATTAATGTCTGAGTGAGAGCTATAATTATCGTCATTAATATATTTCATATTTTTCATTATTTCTTCTTTAGTAGGAAATCTACTATTAAGACTAAAAAAACTATTTTTAAATTTTTCAATTTGATTATCTTTTTTCTCTTCTTTTTTCAAAATTGATTTATTTTTATTAATAATATTATCATTTAATTCGTCAATCATTCTCTGTCTTGCTTTCGTATTCATAGTATATATATCAGTAGAATTAATAACATTACCTATTTCCGGTTTAGTTAAATCATTATTTCCTTTAAATTTCTTATTAAATTCATTCATAACCCCCTTGGAAATAAATGGCGATATTTCCACTAATCTATTATATTCTTCTTTGGATATTTTTATCAATTCAGACGCACTTGTTCTATCTAATGGATGACGAGTTAATTCAGATTCCAGATTTCTATGAAATTTTCCCCACGATAATAAAGCTGCTCTATGTCCCTCATTTATTTCAGAAATTTTTAAAAACTGATATATAGTGGTAAGTATACCGGCAAAAATAGACATTGAACCAATAATCATTACCACATACTCTTTTGCTTTATCCGAAAATCTTTCTTGAGCAAAATTCGCAGTTCCCGTTATAGTTGAAATTATAATTACAGGAATTGTATATAATGCATTCTTGCGTTGATATATATCTCTGCTTCTATTATGCATCCATTGATAACATTGTGCTTTATCTGCCCACTGTTTTAATAAAACTTCTTCCTCTTTCTTCCAATAATTTCTTTTTATACTTTTTACTTTTCTTTTTTGAGGTTTTCCCATTTTATACTAAATTAATAGTTCTAAATTTTTAAATCTATTTTTTCACGTCCATAAAATAATTGAACAATTCTTGTTTTTTAATTTGCTTATTTATACAATCCGCAAAATCTGAAAAATAATTAACTAATTCTTTCAATTGGTCTAAGTTTTTATTATATTCAATTTCTATATGATTTTTTTTATTCATTAAATTAACTTTGAAATTTTTAATATGGATATTTTTTCTTATATTTTCATTTTCATTATCTAAAATATATTTTTCAAATAATTCTAAAAATATTTTAGTTAGCCTAAAATTATTCAATATTATATTAACTAATTCTGCTATTTTCCCATTATTTAAATATTTTTGTCTTTTTACTTTTAATATTTTCTTCATTATATTTTTTTTTTCTTCAACATATCCTATATCTAAATCATCTAGAGAAATCAGAATTAAGATAATAAATTCGGAAATAGAATATAATTCTTTTATAAATTTTTTAATAAATATCGTTTTAATTTTATCATAGTATTTTCTTTCATTTTTCAATATTTCCACTTGGAATATAAGATATGAAGTTGTTAAATTTAAACGCAAATTCCTATTAAACTCATATTTCATATAAATTTCATTAATCGATATTATTTTATTATTTATTTTCTCTATTTTTTCCTCCAATGTTTCTAATGTCGCATAAATTTTATTAGTTTTATTGTTTATATCGTCATTTATATTATTATTTTCATTTATATTATTATTTTCATTTATATTATTATTTATATCTGGCATATTATATATTGCGATATTTATTATACACCTAAAATAAAAATAATTTTAAATATTAATTACCTAAAATGGTGTGGATATAAATTTTTTTTTAAAAGATATTGTTTTTGTAATTATCATAAATATACGCATATACTATATTTATGATAATGATTATCACTAGAATTTATTATGAATAATATTTTTATTTCTCTTTATTTATCTAATACCTTTTAGATTTTCGGACTTTACGTCTACGAGTTGATTTTCTTTTCTGTGATTTTTTTTTATTTGATTTTTTTTTATTGCTTCGCTTATTGCTTCGCTTATTGCTTCGCTTATTGGTTCTCTTATTGGTTCTTGAACCTCCTTTAAAATGAGTACCGTTAACCATCATTATTTCGCGACCATTGTAATAAAACCTTATTTCAATCTTTTTTTTATCTTCATCAGATATATAATAATTGGCTTCTTCTAATTTACCTAGCACAAGGTCTAGATTTATTTTTTTATTATCAACACCTCCTTTTAATGCTTTAACTAAATCACCGCGATTTATTAGTACGGTAATCTCCAAAATATTTCCACGACGTAAAATATTGACATTTTCCCCCTGGGGATTTTTTTTGATTTCTAGTAGTTTAACATTTACACCTTTTCCATTATTTTTACCATTTCCACCTTTTCCATTATTTCCACCATTTTTACCATCTACGGCGGTGACCATATTCTCAGGCATAGAGGCGATAACATAGGCAAGAGCTCCATTAGTATAATTAAATTTGACGTCCCTTTGGTTTGTTTTTCCTATTATGACCTTTCCATTTTTTTTTTGTTCCCCAATTTTACATAATAAGTAATTTTGTCTAAAAATATAACGCATTCTAGCTTGTCTATGTGCCAGTTTTCCTACTTGTTTGTTAAATAGTGTTTCATAAAGATCAATAGCCTTATTATGATCTAATTCATTTGGACTTAAAACAAATGCAAAATTATCACCAAATTGAATATTAATTTCACTATCTAGTAATAAATTTATTATTTTTATAAATTTTTTTTCCCCATCTGAAAAATCTCCTTGAATAAGTGATAATTTTGAATTTATTTCTGCCGTCACATTTGCCTCAGTTGTTTCTTTATCTTCTATACCGTTCATAAATTCTGATAGAAAGAAGGGATTAACATGTATACCTTCCATATCTATCAACTTCGACATACTACCACCGGCATCCTCAATTGATTTTCCTTTTAATATAATCTGAATACTTTCACCTCCCATCATAACTAATGCGTATTTTTCCCAATCCCCATTACCACCATCATTTTCATATGATTTTAATTGAATTTTCCCTTCTATTTCACAAATTTTTTCTGCGTCGTCAGTTAATATTCTATTATCTCCATCAAGAAATATAATATTTTTACTATTATCAGGATCTAATTCATTTGGATGTATATATTTTTGTTTATCATTTACAAAGGCATATATTTCATTTAATGTCTTGTACAATGCCACCTGACTCTTTATAAATCCACTAGAGTATATAACTGTAAAATAATTTGTATTCATTACTTCTTTTAATAATTCATAATCTTTATCTTTACTTATATCTCTAATTTTAAACTTCTCTTTATTAACACTATCGAAACACGATAATTTTATACCACTACTACCACCTTCTATAATAAAAACATCACCTACCGCGATCTTATTTTGGTCAATTACTTCTTTTGTTTTATAATCGGGCATTTTTTATAATATATATATAGAAAAAAATTTCCTTTAATAATTAATTAATAAATAAAATTGATTTATAATTATTAATCTATATAAATACAAAAATGCTTATTTTTTACGATCTAGAAACAACGGGACTAAATCAGTTCCACGATAAAATTACGGAAGTATGTTTAATTAAACAAACTCCTATGGAGGTTAATGAGGAAAAATTCTCTACATTAGTAAATCCAGAAATGCCTATTTCAGATTTTATTACAAGACTTACAGGAATAGATAATAGTATGGTAGCAGATAAACTCACCTTTAATCAAATTTCAAATCAATTAACCCAATTTATTAATAAAGGTGTAGAAGAAAATAAACCAATTTATCTTATAGCACATAATAATATTGGTTTTGATAAATTGGTTTTGAATAGTCACTTTAAAAGAGCAGGAATAAATATGGAACAATTTAATTGGCGTTTTCTTGATACACTACTTATCGCAAAAAGATTATACCCAAATTTTAGAAAATATAATTTGAAATCACTCTGTGAAAACTTAGGTGTTCCACTTTTAAACGCACACAGAGCAGAAGCAGATACTATTATGCTTAAAAATCTATTTCATAAAATGATGTTAGACTTAAAGGAAGAATTACAAGTTAGTTATGAAGTATTAATGGAAAATCCACAATTGATTTACGATTATACAAATTGAAAATTCTTATTATAAGAATTTGAAATGTATTAAACAAATTGAAAAGATTCTATACAAATTGAAAAGAATTGAAAAGATTCTATATAAATTGAAAATTCTTATAATAAGAATTTGAAATGTATTAAAATCTATACGAATTGAAAATTCTTATTATAAGAATTTGAAATGTATTAAAACAAATTGAAAGACTTTGAAATGTATTAAAACAAATTGAAAAGAATTATATATAGTAATTATTCAGAATCGCTATCGCTTAGAAATAATAAATTAGTTGTTTCGGCAGTTTGCTTTTTTTCACTTTCAATATAATTAGTTATTAAATTCTTATCTTCCAACTTAACAACTTCATTTAAACCATTTGGTTTCTTTTCTTTTTCTTTTTTTATAATTTTTTTTCTTCCCCCACACAAAGCCTTTACTTCTTCCATAGGTCTTTGTCGGTAATATAATACTTTTTCCCAAAACTCATTAATAATAGGAAGCCATTGATTATGGAATCGATCCTTATCTCTTTTAATCAAAAGTTCATTATATTCTGTTACTTTCCAATATGAAGTTTTAAGGTATTCCAAGTTATCATTCATACATACTTTATCTAGTATATTGTCTTCGAATTTATCTATTTCTTCTTTAGTTAAACCAATATCTAAATAATAAAACACTTCTTTGCCTAATTTTTTATCATATGTATCAATAACAACACCTTTTTCAAATCCATTTGCTTGATAACATAAATCACCATCGGTGAAATATTCTTCTTTTGATTCGTATTCAGAAATTTTACATTCTACGAAATCACAATATTCCAAATCACATACTTCTAATTGACCTTGAACTTGGGCGTGATAATATTCTGGAATAAACCCGGTTATATCTCTACTAGAAGGACACTTAATCTCCAACATTCTCCCAATATAATTCACATTTTCACTCCCCACATCCACAATTCCATCAGGCGAAGCACCAAAATGATTTACCACAGGGTGTGGAAGACAACCATATTCATATACTTTAACTCTATTACGAAGTTCATATATTTTAGTAATTACTTCTTCATACTTAACACCCCACATAATTGCCCGATTGGTTTTAAACGGTTTCTCTAAACCAGCTTTCTTTTGAACTACACCATTATATTTTTCATATGGATTAACTCCCAAAATAGTCCCCAAATCACTCGCAGTTAATCTATCCTGTCTAAATATATACCATTCTGGAGTTCTTTGCTCAGGTTGCGGTATTTTTTTCAATTCTCTAATAATACCTTTTAATTCATTTATTTGGTCTTCTGTATATATAGGTGATATTTCCTTAATAGAAAGTATTAGGTGTCTATCAATTTCTTCTCCATATTCTTTAAGAATTTGAAAATCACTTTTTTTTACAATAAGTCCTCTTAACATTTCTAAAACTACTTCTTTAATTTCGTTTCTTGATTCGGGAATTTGTAATTCCGAATTTGTAATATCGCCATTTACAATTATATCTTGTATAATGAGTTGAATTTTTAAAATAATTTTTTTATCCATTTTTTTAATTCGATTTATTTTACCTTTGGTATTATAGAATTTCTTCTCTACATTAAAATCAATTTTTTGTTCCATTGAATCAATTATATATAAAATATCTTAAATAATATTTTTTTAATATTATTAATATATATATGAATAGTATTAAACCTTTAGAAGAGAACTTTTATAATATTGATGTAAAATACCCACACGAATATGAGAAAGACCAAATAAGAAAAATATATAATGTTAAAAAAGAATATCATTTTTATGATTACTTAGTTTTATTAATGTTAGGGGGGTTAGGTTTTGTTATTGTTTATAATATGATTGATTCAATGGAAGAAAAGGGTTATATGTTAGTTATTGTATTTTTTATATTATTCTGTGCTTTATTGGGTTAAATTTGATTTTTTGATTTTTGATTTTTTTTTTTATTTTTTTTTTTTTTTTTTTTTTTTTTTTTTTTTTTTTTTTTTTATTTTTTTTTTTCATTTGCTCTCTCTCCCTGAGTTTTTTTTTAATAGAAAAAAAAGTATATTTTTCCTAAAAAATCCTTATTAAAAAGATATTTAATTAAATAATTATGGTTTATATTTCTTATTATTAAAAATCATAAAAAAAAGTATAAAAAAAAGTATATAAAAAGTATAAAAAAAGTATAAAAAAGTATAAAAAAGTATAAAAAAAGTATATTTTTCAATATTTAAAATTAATTTATTTTATATATTATATAAAGAAATGGTTATTCATAAATGTGAAATCTGTAATTTTTCTTCTAAAATAAAAACTCATTTGTATAGACACCTAAATACAAAAAAACATTTAACAAATGAAAATAATAAAAAGAAATATGAAGAAGATAATGATAAAAACTACATTATGGATACACAAAAGATACATAAAGATACACAAATTGAAAAAAAAGATACACAAAAGATACATAAAGATACACAAAAGATACATAAAGATACACAAATCTGGGAAAAAAATACACAAAAGCTAAAAAAAAATACAATTTTAGAAAAAAAAGAAAAAAGTGAAATTTGTGATTTTTGTGCTAAAACATTTAATACTAGAAAAAGTATGTTACGACATATTAGATTATATTGTAAAGAAAAGAAAGAATTGGATAAAATGGAAAATGAAAATTCCAAAATTATTGAAAAACAGAATAAATTTATTGAATTTCAAACAAAACAAATTAATAAATTATTAGAAACAAATGGGAAACAAATAAATAATACACAGAATAATACCAATTCAAATAATACTATTAATAATACTATTCATATCAATAACTATGGAGAAGAAAACCTAGAAATGTTAACAGACGAATTTAAAGAACGTTGTATAACACGACCATTTTATGCGATTATTGATATTATAAGAAAAATTCACTTCAATGATGACTATCCAGAAAATAAAAATATGAGAATTGTAAATAAAAGAGATAATAAGATTCAGGTATTAACAGATGGGAAGTGGCAATATAGGTATAAAGATGAAGCAGTTAAATATGCATTCGATGATAGTAATGAAAGATTAGAGCAATTTTATGTGGAGAAATCACATAAATTTAGGAAATTTATAAAGTTATGTTGCGAAGATATTATTAAGAATATACACGAGTGTGAACCAGAGTTAATGAAGGAGTTATATAAAGAAATGGATTTGATATTATTAAATGGTTGTTAGAAATTTATTATCCACTACCCCCACTAAACATATTAGTTCCAGTTCCTCTCGATTTTCCCCATAACCAATTATATTGGTCTTTTTGTTCTATATTTTTGAATGTAGGATTAAAATTAGGTATTTGAATATCATTTTTATTAACTTCGTTATAAGAACTATCAATACCAGTACAATTGCCAGTTTTATTAGTAGTTTCATTTACACTATTGCTATTCCAGTTTTCTCCTTGTAATCGACAAGGCCATTCCCTCTTTTTAGTATCTTTTACAATCCATTTAGTGAAATTTCTATCTGTTCCTATATAATTTATTGGTTTATTACTAATAATATTATATTCTAAACCTTCTTCTTCGTTACCAATAACAGTATTAGTATTTTTCAAATTGGAGTCGCAAATAATTTTAGGTGAAAATTTATGAGTAGATTTATTATCGCTTGTTTTTTCTATATTACCATTTCCTATACTCATATTATTTACAAAAACAGTTTTATTTTTAATAATAACATCGACAATAATGCGTTTATCATAGTATTTATTGGTTTCGTGAATAAAACAGTCTATAATATAACGTTTAGTCCCGTCATTAAAAAATTGTGTAGTGACATGCTCAAAATCAAGAAACTGAAATTCTAAATTCATATCCTTATTCACCTTTTTAAGAATTGGTTTCATAATTTTCTTAAGTTCTCTTTTATCTTTTGCGGTTATATTAAAATTGTATTTACTACTAATATGATAATCCTTATTACCCTTCTTATAAATATTATCGTGTTTACCTATAAATCCATTTTTAATATCAGTTTCTTTATGAAAATCATATAATGTTTTAGTAAAATAACTATTAAAATTCTCTTGCTTTGGTTCAAGTAATTTAGCAATAGCAAATAATATGACTAAGTAAATTATATATATTACTGTTTCCATTTAAAGTATAAATAGAAAACTTTTTATTATAAATATTAGTAAAATAAATAAAATTAGTAAAATAAAATTGATATAAAAATAATTATATATAAAATAATAAATGGAAATTGTAACAGAAGAAATTTTTAAAATTAGAATTAAACCTAATATAGATAAAAAATATATACTAAATAAAACTCCAGAAAAAAATATAATTGGCGTAATACCGTTTTTTTGGAATAAACCTAATATAAATCGTTATGATAAAAAATATTACCTAAATCATAACTATTTCCTATTAGATAATAATCAAATAATGAAAATTAAGGTTAGAGATAAAAAAGAAACTGAAACTTCGGAAACCTATAAAAAAATTATCAAAAAACAAATTGTTAAATTTTTTGAAGAGAAATATGATATAGAAGGACTTAAATTGAAAAATATAATTGATATTTTAGATATATTAGAAGGTAAAATAAGAATATTTCTTATTAATATTAATACAAATAAGAAAATTCATAAAGTATTTAGTAAAGATACAAAAAACCTAGAACAGAAAAATATTTGTAGATATTTGATTTATTTTAATGACCCAGAATTAGAAAATACAGAATTATTAAATAATATGTATCAAATGGAAGAAAATGAATACATATTAAATAAAACACTAAGTTTAGTAGAAGAAGAAAATATTTTAGACCTAAAACTTAGGACTATTTATAAAAAAATGGTTTTTTAATCAAAATAATTTTTTTCAAAAGAATCTAAATCTATATCAGAACCACCATCAGAAGCTTCAGATTGAATATCTGCCAAAGCTAAACTAATTTCTTCTTCTGTGCTATGTGTATTATTTTCAGGTTTATTTTTAATTATTTCTGAAATAGGTGTGCTTTTTCTTTTTTTCTTATCTTTTTTTGATTTTTTATTTGTTTGAGGAATTATATTATTTTCAACCCCCGAATTTTGATCTAAACTTTTTCCAACAATCTCCAAATCTGATTCTGTTATTTCTATAATTTCTCCCATATCTGTATTTTTATCCTTATTATCCTCTTCAAAATGAACTTTTTTATTTATATTACCCTTTGGATTTTTTTTCTTTAAAATAGATTTAACTTCTTCTTGATTTTCATCTATACTTATATCACTTGTTTCGATACTTATATCATTTGTTTTTATATTTTGTTCTCCTTCTTCTATATTTTTACTGTTACCTTTTATATTCTTATTAAATATTAATTCAGAAGTAATATTTGTATTTATTGCGACTGTAATTATATCCATAACAAATATAACCCAAAAATATTTTATAAGATTTTTATTCTTTAAGTTTGATAAGATAAAATGAAAAACTATATAAATTATAGTTCCGTATATCAATATTGAAGTATTTTTTTTATTTGTGTCCAGTTTTTTTAAAAATGACGATTTATCAAGTAAATAGTAAAACATATATGTAATTAATAAAATTATAACAAAAAATATTAAAAATATAAACACACTAAAGTAATAATTATAGATTCTTTTACATAGTTAGAATTATAGATTCTTTACATAGTTAGAATTATAGATTCTTTTACATAGTTAGAATTATAGATTCTTTTACATAGTTAGAATTATAGATTCTTTTACATAGTTAGAATTATAGATTCTTTACATAGTTAGAATTATAGATTCATAATTCCTTAATAACCAAAGTTTTCTTTTGGTGAACAAAAAAATAAAAGTATAACAGTAATAATCCCGCGATAATATAATAAGTTAGTAGTATAATATAAATAATAGGCATTTATATAAGTTTATTTCCATATATTTAAATATTTTATAATAAATAATGAATCATATTGGAGAGAAAGAGTTAGGTTTAGAGGAATTAGTAGATACTTTATTTAATAATCCTCCGAAAGACCCTAAATCATTTGGTATTTCATTTGTAAATAAAGATTGTATTACTGATTTAAAAGAGGTATTTGAAAATTTATTAATATTATTCACTGAAGGGATGAAAATTCTATATGGGAATAATGGAACCGTTAATTTAGATACCTTAACAGAAAATGATATAAGTAATTTCAATAAATATATGAATAGTATAGGATTGAAATTATTAGTAGATATTAGAATATTAGAGGAAGGAATAAATCAAGATTATAGTAAGTTTAAATATTCAAATATTAACATTACTAGCCGAACTAAATTAAATGAATTAAAATTACCATTCTTAACAAAAAGTAAAGTTTACATTATTTCATTTGATTTTATATAAGTATATCTTAGAACCTTGGAAACATAATTACTTTCGTAAATTTATTTTATAGTATTATAATATATGACAAAGAAAAATCCATTAAATAGGCAACCTATTCATTATGCTTGTATAAAAGGAGATATAAAAAAAGTAAATGAATTAATGAAAGAAAAAGGTTTCAAATTAAATATAAAAGACATAGACGGTTTTACACCTATTATGTTTGCTTGTCACCACGGGCATTTAAATATTTTCAATAAATTATTAAAAGTAAAAGGTATAAATATAAATATGAAGACTTATAATGGTAAAACTTGTTTAATGTTGGCAGCACAAAAAGGACATACTAAAATTGTTAATAAATTATTATCTTTGGGTGCGAAAATAAATTTTAAAGAAAATAAAAGGACAAAAAGGTCGTGTAGGACGAGAACCGCTTATAATATGGCGAGAATGTGTGGACATAATAATATTGTTAAAAAATTAAGTAAAAAAAAAATGGTAAAAAGGAAATTAAGTTTAAAAAAATCAAATAATAAGCCAAAAGTGCTAGGAATGCCAAAAATTGGTGTATTTGAAGGTATAAGAAGAATATTCAGAGGTAAAATAAACCATGGTCCTTCTACGAATAAGCTGTTAACTAATAATGAAAAGAAATATGTAGATAATATAAATTTCTCTTCGAACGAAAAAGAAGAAGAAGAAGAAGAAGAAGAAGTAGTAGAAGAAGAAGTAGAAGAAGTAGTAGAAGAAGAAGAAGTCGATGAAAAAATAGGTCATCCTTGGCTTGCCGGGCTCAGTAATCTTGGCCATATAGCAGTTTACAAAAAAAATTTCGAAGAGTTTTCAATGATGAGGGATAAGATTCGTCCTCCGGCGGAATATTATATAGAGAGAGAATACACATATTTTTATGAACCATACAATTTTTGGGAAAAAAGAATGCAATTTCTTGTTGATCGTTATGGAAAAACTAAAGTTTTTCCTAGAATTTTAAATCTTTTAGACGTTAACGAAGAAGATATGGAAAATCTACAAGAATTATTATCTTCTGCGAAAAGTGGAGATAAAATTGTTTCTTTATTATCGGAATTGAGTAGAGACTATGGACATATGTTGTGTATTGTATGGCACAAGGGTGTAGACAAAGCTAGCTCAAATATTGTGTTACACGACGTTAACGAAACTACTCTTGATTTAATTACATTTTTAACAAACAGATTTCCATCTTATACAATTATATTCAAAAAGAATAGCTTCACCTTCGAACACTGTAAGGAAAAAAAATGCGATAGAGGTGTATACGTCAATAAGGATTCTTGTGTGTTTATGTCACACCTGGCAGCTGAGCTTGAATTAAGAAATATTGTACCGCACAAAAATATAATTACTGTAGATATGCAGAAAGGTTATGCGGCATTTATTATGAAAAATTACTTTAATGTAAAATACAAAAAATTAATAATACCAGTAGATGAAGCTAAAGAACAGATATATTCAGAACGGATAAAATTATCAGTAGATGAAGCTATAAAACAAATAGAAATTCATATGAAAGAAGAAGCTAGAAAGAACTCTAATCCTCGAATGAAACAAAATGTTCAATTTTCGATATGTGGACACTCGTATCAAATAGACAAAGTTGGAAATTATAATACTAGTGAAAGACGTGAAGGTTATATAGATCCCTCTATAGTTCTCGATTATATGAAGAATGACAATACACATTTCTTCACAGGGTTACTATCTAAAGACAAAGAAGCAATAAAAAGACTGGTAGATTCCATCAAAATAAAAAGAAGTTGGGTTATTCCCTATTCGAAAGGATATTTACGCTAAATACAATAGATAAAATAATTACTTCAAGGGTTGTTTATAAAGTAAATAAATAATGAAAGAAAATGTCTTATATGTGTAAACTGCCAATATGTATAGAATGTGTTAATATAATTATAAAAAAAAAATTTTTTTTTTCTAACTATATAATATAAAATGCCTAATACTAAAAAAAGGTCTAAATCTTGTTCTGCTTGCCAGGATATTGTAGCTTGTTCTAATTGTCACGGGTGTAAAGTATGTGCTAAATGTGTAGATTGTACCAATTGTCATTGTTGTGTTAAATGTGTAGATTGTGAAAAATGCGATAGTTGTCAAAATTGTAAAAAAAGTAAAGGATGTAAATCTTGTACGGATTGTTCCAATTGTGACGGATGTAAAAAATGCTCTTGCTGTAAAGATTGTGTCAAATGTGATACTTGTTGCGATTGCTCAAATAGTGCGAATTGTAAGAGTTGTTCAAAATGTAAAGACTGCGTAGACTGTGGAATTTGTGTTAACTGTAAAGAATGTGGTAAGTGTAAAGATTGCCTCAATTGTAAAACTTGCGATAACTGCTCTAACTGTAAAAAATGCGATAATTGTGTCGATTGTAAAAAATGTAAAGATTGCGTTAATTGTGTAAACTGTGTAGACTGTGTCGACTGCGTTGATTGCGAAGGTTGCGTAGGTTTAAAAGGAGAAAAAGGGCAAAAAAATAAAAAATCAAACTAAAATATATAAAAAATGAAAAATAAAATATATAAAAAATAAAATATATAAAAAATAAAACATATAAAAAATAAAACAATATTGTTAGTTTATAATATAAAAAGTTTATTATAATTATATTATATGGTAAATTGGATATTTGATTTAGATAATACATTATATCAACAACCGTATAATAAATTTAATTACAATAAACTTTTTCATTCCAGAATACTTAATACAAAATTAAAAGCATTACAAGGTAAGAAAATTATGTTTACCAATGGTAATTTATTTCATACTTTAAGGTGTATAAAGTTATTAAAAATGGAAAGATTATTTCATAAGATATTATGTAGAGAGTTAACTGGTTTTAAACCCGAGGTTAACTCATATATAAAATTATATCATTACGCGAATATAGGTATAGAAGAACCGTGTATTTTCTTTGAGGATACAGTGGAAAACTTAGTAGAGGCAAAAAGATTTAAATGGAAAACAGTTTTAATAGGTGATTTTAATAAAGATATATTGGATAGATATCCGCAAATAGATTTTTTATTTCCAAATATTAATACTGCGTTAGATTTTTTTTTAGATACCTAAAATTATTCTTTTTCAAATATCTAATTTGATTCCATTCTTATAAATTATATTTAAAATATTTAAATTCTTTTATACCGCTGAGCGAGGTTGTTCTTTTATTTACGGGAAATTTAGCAATGTTAGAATTTCTCATAGGTGTTCTTAAATGTATAGATCTAGTATATGGCGAACCTGTATAACAGTTATAATCTAAAATTGCTGCACTATTTGGTATGATATCCGTTTTTTTCTTTTTAATTAATTCACCATAAATAGTACTAAAAACGCAACATTCTCTAGTTTTACCTGCTATGAATAAATTATTTATGTTTAATGTTTTTAGATAATCTTTAATAACACAATATACAGAAAAACGACACTCATTACCCTTTTTGTTAAATCCTTTATAATTCTCGTAATCTTGTAAAATTTCAGGTATATGTAATTCATAATCTTCAATTTCTACCTGAATAATAGGAGTTTTCTTTATTATGGCAGTATTTAATAAACCCACTACATGTGCTCTACTGCCATTCATAACATTATCTCGTGTTCCATTAAATCCAGAAGCAATATCAACTAGAATAACTACTGAATCGGCAAAGTTCTCTAAGAATTTTTTTAATAATCCACCTTTTTCATAATATGGATCTACACCATCTAAATGACTTCCATATATAGTTTTAGTTTTAGTTCTACTTTGATTAAAAGAAGGAGGTTTAGGAAGAGTTTTAGGTTTTTTTTTTTTTTTAGTTTCACTTCTACTAAAAGAAGGAGGTTTAGGAAGAGTTTTAGGTTTTTTTTTTTTAGTTTCACTTCTACTAAAATGGAAATTGCCTTTTGTTTGAGATATATTCATATATAAATATATTATATTTTTTTTGAATACCTAAATTAAATTCTATGTATATAGTAAGTATGTCTAAGAAAAAATCAAATAATGTAAAATGTGTATTTAAGAAGGACGATTTTAATAGTGCGGACGGAATGTTAACTTATGTATGGGGGCCAAGTTTATGGCATTTTCTTCATACTATGAGTTTTAATTATCCCATTAAACCTACCAAAGCAGATAAGAAAAACTATATGAATTATATAAAATCATTAGAGCATATATTACCTTGTAGATATTGTAGGGAAAATTTAAAAAAAAATCTTAAAAAAACTAATTTTTCTATGAAAAAAATGAAAGATAGAGAAACATTTTCCAAATATATTTATGACCTACATAATCATATTAATACTATGTTACTTAAGAAAAATACTATTTCTTATGAAGAAGTTAGAATCAGATATGAAAATTTTAGATCTAGGTGTAGTTCAAAAAAAGCAGAAAATAATAATAATAAAAATAATAAAAATATAAAAGGTGTAAACAATATTAAATTTAGTTGTAAGAGAACTAAAAAGTGTATGAAAATGTGTAAATGTATGAATAAAAAAAAAGAGAAGGGATGTACAACTCCTCTGAATGGGGTTAAATCAAAATGTTTAATTCGTATTGTTCCTTTACATAGTAAGAAAAAAACATTTAATATGGACCCTAAATGTATGACAACTGTTAATAATAAATAATAATAATAAATAATAATAATAAATAATAATAAAAATTGATAATATTTTATATATGAATATGACTATTATTATGAATAATTTAACACCTATAACATTTGAAATAGACGATTTTACAAATTGGCAAAAATACCTAGTTGAAGAAGGTTATGTTGTCATAAAAGATATTTTATCATTAGAAGAACACGATACTGTATTTAATTTATTTGAGAATGATATAAATTCAGTATCTTCTGCGTTTGATATTTCGGATTCTTCGACATGGAAAATAGAGAATACTCCTTTAATGTATGGAAAGGGAATGGGTGTTTTCAATGGTTTCGGGCAATCTAATTTTATGTGGGAATTGAGAACCAATCCCAAAATTCAAAATATATTTAAAAAAGTTCATAATTGCGAAGAAATAGTTACTAGTTTAGACGGTTTTTCTTTATTTGTTAATAAAAATCAAAAATCTAAATCTTGGTTACATATCGACCAAAATCCAGTAAATACTATTTATTCAGTTCAAGGTTCCTATAATTTATTTGAAGTAGGAGAACAAGATGCGGGATTTATTGTAAATCCTAAGTCTCACTTAACTTATAAACCGGAAGTGAAACATAAAAAGGATTGGATTATGGTTGACCAAGAAGAGTTTATTGGTTCTGCTACAAAATTAGTAATTCCTGGTAATTGCTTTACATTATGGAATTCTAAACTTATTCACGCTAATGTAGGAATTCCTAAAACCAACCAAACAACACAAGAAAGTATTAATAGATTAACTGCTTATATTACATATCTACCAAAAGAAAAAAGGTCTCAAGAAATATTAGAGAAGAGAATAGAAGCCTATAAGAATGGAAAAACGACTTCACATTGGGCAAATAAATGCGAACTTAAAACATATCCATTTGGATTTAAAACGAGATATGAATCAAGGGGATTTTTAAATATAATTCCTAAATTAAATGAAAACGGTGAAATACCTATTGAAAGATTAAATTTATTATAAATTATTTAGTTGATTTCTTAGTTTTAATTGATTTTATATTTTTATTTTACTAATTTAAAAGTTATTTAGCAAATTCTTATAATAATGACAACTATTTTAAAAAAGTGTTCTGCAACTATTTTAAAAAAATATATATTTAAAAAAAATAATAATTTTTTGCGTAAATTATCTACTAGTAGTAATTTTATTAGTAGTATTTATAATATAGAAAAAATAGAATTAAATAATCAAAATGAAAATATAATTCGGGGTGGAAAAGATAAATATGAACTTTTGCATAAAGGTTTAGAAGGTATAAATAAAATCGGTATTATTGGTTGGGGGTCCCAGGCACCTTCTCAATATCAAAATATAAATGATACTTTAAGGTCAATCGGTTCTAATATAGATTTAAAAATAGGATTGAGGGAAAATAGCACTTCGTATAATAAAGCATTACAGACAAAAGGAGTAAATGAATGTAATATTGGAGAAATGTATGAAGTATTAGAGGAATCAGATATGAATATTTTATTAATATCGGACGCAGCACAATGTGATAATTATGAAAATATATTTGAGAGGTTAAAACCAGGTTCTACTTTAGGATTATCTCACGGTTTCCTATTAGGACATTTAAAAAATGAAAATAGATATTTCCCAGAAGATATAAATGTGGTAATGATGGCACCCAAAGGAATGGGTCCTTCTCTTAGGAAATTATATTTACAAGATAAGGGTATTAATTCCAGTATCGCCATAGAACAAGATATAGACGGTAAAGCAATAGATAGGGCAATTTCTTGGGGTATTGCTTCTGGTTCCCCATATATTTTTGAAACAAGTATGGAAAGGGAATATATAAGTGATTTATTTGGGGAAAGGGCAATTTTATTAGGGGGTATTCACGGAATAGTAGAATATTTATATAAGAAATTAAGTAAGTTTAATGCGAAAGATAAGGCATTTATAATGGCTAGTAAGAATTTAACTACTTTAATAAGTGATAGGATTTCACAAAAAGGATTATTAGGTTTATATAATTCGCTAAGTTATGGGGATAAGTTAATTTTCAGAGATAATTATGAAAAAAGTTATGTTATTTGTAAGGAATTATTTAATGAAATTTATGAAGAGGTAGAAAGTGGGAATGAAATAAGGAGTGTAATATTAAATGGAGATAAACCAATGAGTAAAGTAGATAATGGTGAAATGTGGCAAATATGTAAAAAGTTAGAGGAAAATAATTATAAAGATTATTATGATAAAAAGACAATAGATTTTAGTTTTGACGTTTATTTACAAGACGATTATTATTTTATGTATCATATTTGTCCTAAAACTGCTGGGGTTTATATAGGTGGTATGATGGCACAAATAGATATTCTATTGGAAAAAGGGCATTCTTATTCTGAAATAATAAACGAGACAATTATAGAAGCAACGGATTCATTAAATCCATATATGAATGAGAAGGGAATCGCATATATGATAGATAATTGTTCTACTACGGCAAAATTAGGTGCGAGAAAATGGGCTCCTATACTGGAGAGTTTATTGGAACAGAATATGTTTAATGATAAAGGAAAATTGGGAGATATAAATAAATTTATAGAGCATAAAATACATAATGTTGTAGAAGAATTATATAAATATAAATGAATTTATTGTCAAAGACTTATATCGTCAATTGACTTATATAAATTTATAGTATTAATATAAATGTCAATATTATCAGATGTATTTTATAATTATTTATTTGGTATGAAAAAAATGAAGGAGATAAAAAAAAATGATACTGATAAATTTTATTATTTATCATTAATCAAAGAAACAGAAGGTTGGTCTATACACGGTTTATGGCCACAATATAATAAAAACCAATATCCTTCATTTTGTAGAGAAGTCAATTTTGATATAAATAAATTGGAACCAATATTAAAAGATTTAAATGAGAAATGGTATAGTGAAGATAATAAAAATGAAAATTTTTGGAAACACGAATGGGAGAAACATGGAAGTTGTATGTTTATAGAATTAAACGAATTGGAATATTTTGAAAAAACATTAGAATTATTTGATACTGCTTTACAAATAGATTTACCTGGTGATTTTTATAATGAAGAAACTAAGAAATGTTTAATACCCATTACATTAGATTTTAAATTTGATATATGATTTTTATTATCGTTTCCCCTTTTTTGATTTTGTAGATTTTGTAGGTGTTAGAGGTGGAAATTCATTATTTGAACTTCTACTAAGAGAAGATTTTTTAACACTTTTCTTCTTTCTTCTTTTTTTTTTATTAACTGTTTTACTAGTTTTTTTTGTGTTCATAACTTCTTTAAACCTATTAAGCGCACCTGTTTTTTTAACATTAATATATGAACGCATCATAGCAGTTCGTCTTAATCTATTACTTTCTGGCATTACTTTTACTTTGGTTGACATTTATAATATATTAAAATAAATTAAAATAAAATAATATTTAATTTAAAATCCATTTTTTAATATCTTGTAGTTTTATATTCTTATAAATTTTCATTTATCCTTCTCTTCATATAGTAATATTTAATATAAACGAGGGTCTAAAAGAATTTTTCTAGGATGTGGCATTTATATAATATATTTAAACTAAATAAGAATAAATTAAATCATTTTCATCAATTTTCTTAAAATTAAAATTATTTTCTCTAAGTTTTTCTTCTAATTCTAAATTATATTTAGTTTCTAATCCTACTAATACATTTCCATAATTTTTATTAGTTTTTTTAATATATTCAAATCTGGTAATATCGTCTTTTGTACCTAAAACATTTATAATAAATTTCTTAAGTTCTTTAGGTTTCTGTGAAAATTCTATAATATAATAATGTTTTATACCTAAATAAATCAAGTTTTTCTCTAATATTTCAGGATATCTCATAATATCATTATTTCCTCCAGATAAAATACATACAATATTTTTATCTTTTATTTCCTCTTTATCTAAATAATTTAACGCACTAACACTTAAACATCCTGCCGGTTCTAATATAATACCTTCTTCTTGGTATAAATTTATCATTTCGTGGCATAATAAACCATTATCTATTACTTTTATATCGTCCAATGATAAAATATTTTTAGTAATATCAAAAGTTATATCTCCTACCTTACCTACACTTGCCCCGTCAACAAAAGTATCCAGGTTTTTTATTTGAAAAGGTTTACCTATATTAATTGCTTGATACATAGAATCGGCACCTTTTGGTTCAACACCTATAATTTTTTTATTTTTATAGAAACTTCCTAAACCGGAAATTAAACCTCCTCCTCCAATTGAAGATATAATAATATCTGGGTCTATATCTTGTGAAATCTCATATCCAAGAGTTCCTTGTCCTTCAATAATATCCAAATCATTATAAGGATGGATAAATAATGAATTATTGGAATCTGAAAATTCTATTGCTTTTTTTAAACAGTCGTCAAAATCATTACCATATCTAATAAGTTCCATATCAGAATTTCCAAAACTCCTTATTCTACCTATCTTTTGCGGTGGAGTTATATTGGGAACGTAAATAGTACTCTTTAAATTTAATAAATTACACGCGTAAGCAACTCCTTGAGCGTGATTCCCGGCACTGGCACATACAATATGATTTCTTACAGTTTCTTTATTATGAATCAAAGATTCAAACTGGTTAGAAATCAAAGATTCCGTCGATTCCTTCAAGTTTTTTGCTTGTGATTTTTGATCTAAACTTTTTCCTTTATTAGAAATCATAGATTCCTTCAAGTTTTTTGCTTGTGATTTTTGATCTAAACTTTTTTCTAAAAAGTTTTTAATAATTTTATTTAATGAACCACGGATTTTAAATGACCTTGTTTTTTGTAAATCTTCTCTTTTTAGATAAATATTTGCACCGTATTTGATTGATAAACGCTCATTAAATTCTAGTGGTGTTTTATTAATGAAGGGTTTTATTTTATAGTATGATTTTATAATATTATCAATTTTATGCATATATTATTTTAGTATAAAAATGTTAAATTATGAATTTAAAAATTAAATTTATTTTAAATTATATAATGAAAAAAAACTGCCCCCTGTTTTTAATAAATAGAAGACAACGCCCAGAAAGATTAGTAAATACAATAAATGAATTAAATAAAGTAGGATTAACAGATTATATTATAAGAAAAGAAGCATGTGATGTAGAAAGAGCAAAGGAACTAAGATATGAATATATAACAGAGGAAGTAGTTGACAATATTGAAAGAGAGTTAAAAAGTTGTAATGTTATACCAAAATGGGAAGGTGTTGCTTGTGCCATATCACATATGGAATTATGGAAAAAAATAGTAGAAGAAAATATGAAATACGCTATTATATTGGAAGACGATAATGAAATATATGATATAGATAAATTTAACTGGGTTTATAATGACGCGTTAAAAAAAATAAAAAAGGGTGAACATTCTTCATTATTTATATCATTATGTTCTAATACAAGACCAGAATTTAAATATTTTATAGATGAAAATATATATAAACCTACCGGTTTCTTTTCGGGTTTATCATTTTATTTTATAAATTTTGTAGCAGCAAGGGATTTTATAAAGAAATTAGGAACAATATATTTACAAATAGATTTGGAAATATCGAATATATTTTTATATAATAATCATTTATCTAAATTAAAATTACAAATTTATGATAATACTGGTATAAGACAAAGTGAAAAATTTTATTCAGACGTCCAATTTCATTTTTTATCAATAGACGATATTTTAAATTTATTTAGTATAAAATATAATATTCCATATGAAATGGCTGAAAAAATACATTTTTTCTTACCAAATAAAAAAGATTTAAATGACTTAGGTACATATCCTAGTGGATATGGTTATTTGAATTAGTTATATAATTACTATTTACTTTAGATTAATCTATTTTTTAATTGCGTTGAAATAAAAAAAATATATTGTTCTTAAAAAATATAAAATGGACGATAATATTACGGTTTTAGTCGATGCCAAAATGGAATATACAAAACAATTAACTAATATATTAGTTCCTTATATATTCGAAGGTATAAAATCAATTTATGAAACTTCTAAGGGAGTATGTAATATGAATAATGATGGAAATATTTTGATGAGATTTCAAGAACAATTATCCCAAATACCTAAATGGAATCAAGAAATTATAGATGAGGAATATAGCAGAATAGTTGAAAATTCAGGGTGTGATTGGTTAGACGAATTAGTGACAGCTGTTTTTCTTAGTCATACTAAAATATTAACTTCCATTAAAAGTAATAAGAAACAAAATAAAATAAATTTGAAAATACCTAAAATAGATCACTTTATTCATAAATGTTATATAGAATCCGCAAGAGAAGTATGGAAAAATCCATATTTATTTAGTGATAGATATAAACAATGCGATTATCAAAGAAATGTTAGAGATTGTAACACTATTATTTGCGAGTCTATCGAAGAAACTATTAGGAAATTACTCCCTGTTAAAAGTATTCTTAAAGAATACTTAGGTGATAATAGTGAAGATAATGATAATTTTGTTCCCGAACAATATAGAGATAATTTACGACAATTAGTAAAAAAAGAATTAGAATTAGTAAAAAATACTAAAGAAGAAACATTATTGAATTTACCGGAAGTTATTAAAGAAGATATTGAATTTGAATCAAATAAAGAAACAAATATTTTAGAAGAATTTAGTAATCCAGAAGAAAATAATACAACTAAAAAAAGGGGTGACCTTATAATAGAAGAAATAACACCGGAGGAAAATAAATTAATAGTTCCACAAGAAGAAGAATTAATATTCGCAGAAACTATACCCGAAAGCAAAGAATTAACTAAACCAGTAGATTTAACTAAACTAGAAGGAATAAAAGAATTAGATTTAACTAAACCAGAAGGAATAAAAGAATTAGATTTAACTAAACCAGAAGGAATAAAAGAATTAGATTTAACTAAACCAGAAGGAATAAAAGAATTAGATTTAACTAAACCAGAAGGAATAAAAGAATTAGATTTAACTAAACCAGAAGGAATAAAAGAATTAGATTTAACTAAACCAGAAGGAATAAAAGAATTAGATTTAACTAAAACATTAGAAGTAGAAGAAATACAGGCTTTAGAAGAAGAAAATATGAGTTGTGAAATTACTACACCTATTAATATTCAAGAATCTAAAGAAATAAATTTAGATTTAACTTTAGGCGATGAAGTGAATTTATCTAAAAAAAATCCAGATGATATTAAAGATATAAATTTAATAAGTAATATAATAACTAACGATTTATATAATAAAAATTTAGAAAATAATATTGATTTACCTTTAAATGAAATCAAATTAGATAATATGAATTTTAAAAAAATGAATATTGGAGAAATAAAAGTAGACGAATTAAATTTAGATAATTTAGATGATGTTTTTAGTGATACTTTTGAAAATAACAATTTAGAAATCATAACACCCAAAACTAAAGAATTAACAGAAGGAAAAGTTGAAAATAATAATATAAAGAGAATTGTAATAGACGATGATAGAAATAATTTAAAGAAATATACAAAGGACAAGAATAAATCTTTTAGATTTTTTGACTAGAAACAAGAATACATACTATTAAATAAAGTTAGTTGTATAAAAACAAGAATACTAATACTTTTTATTTAATTTAGTGTGTTTAAAAATATTTTTTTATTTCTGAAAAAAATGTAAAATGAATATTGATTTAAAGAATAACAACTATTTATTATCTTTAATTGGAGGTATTGTAGGAACTTTAATTTATTTAGTAATTGATAAAGTTACTTCGAATGAGGAAAATAAAAAAGTTGATTATGTTAATTATATAAAGGTATTTATTATAATTACGGTAACTGTATTATGTATATTAATGTATGTAAAAAGCGATACAAAAGTAAGTGGTGAAAGTGTTAGTGTTAAAACTGACGCAAGTAATCCTATGGCAGAAATAAGAGGCGGTGGCGGGGGATTACAAGAGGTTAATATAAATGAAGTAATCCATACTGGAAACCCAAAATTTTAAATAAAATATATGGAACCCAAAATTTTAAATATAAAAAGTTTATATATATAAATTTTATTTATTATAAATATAGTATATTATAATAAATGAAAGGTAAAAAGGATATTTTAAGTATAATAAGGAAAATACTTAAGAATGAATATTTAACTTATTTTGTAGGATTTTTTACAATTTTGTTTGTAATGGAAATATTAAATTCTCCTTCTAATAATTTAATTAAATTACTGAGATATACTTTAAACTATAGAATAGTTTTAGTTTTAGTAGTATTCTGTATAGTTTTTATAGGATATTTTAATATCCCATTATCATTATTGTTATTAACTAATTTATTATTTTTAATGAATATAAAATTTAAGGTTGAAACTTTTGCTAATAGAATTCCGGATTTAGTAGATAAAAATACATTAATTTCCTATCAAAAAAATTTCGGAGATATGAAAAAAATAGCAAAAAAAGATGAAACTGAAAAAAATATAAAAAATAAAATTAATTCCGAAAAAAATAAAAGAAAAAAAGAATTAGAAGAAAAAAATAAAGCAGACAAAATAATAAAAAATAAAAAAGAAGAAATAGAAAATAAAAAGGTTATAGGGTATTATGATAAGGAATTAAATGTTAAAAATACTGAAAGATTAAATTTAGATAGTGAAGATAAAAGTGATAAAAATAATAAAAATGATAAAAGACATAAAAAAAGTAATAAATATAAAAGTAATTATGATATTAAAAACGAACTTAAAAAAGTAAAAAAAGAACAAGATGAAGAAAAAAATGATAATACTTTAGAAGAAGAATTAGTTAAGAAAAATTATGAAATAAAAAGAGATTTAGAAGTATTAGAAGAAGATGAAAGTTCAGAATCTAGTGAATCAAGTGATTCTAGTGATTCCAGTGAATCTAGTGATTCGAGTGATTCGGAAGGTATGAATGACGTATCTATGGACGAAGCTAGAGAACATGTTATGAAAAAAATTAGAAATAAAATTAAGAAAAAATATGTTAGTAAGAAAAAATATGATTAAGTATTGAATATAAAAAGTAATTAACATAAAAGTAATTAACATAAAAGTAATTAACATAAAAGTAATTAACATAAAAGTAATTAACATAAAAGTAATTAACATAAAAAGTAATTTAATACATATAGACGTGGGCATTTTCTGGTATATTTTTTTTATTGAAAAGATATTCTTGAAATAATTCTCTATTAATTTGATTTTTAGGGAGACAATTTGTAGCATATCGTGAAATATCCATATATACCGAGAAGTCGTCATCCATGCTTATAAAATCTCTTCCGTCTGTTCCAATAGTCCAACTATTTACAAAATTTCTTAATTCATAATCATCTAAATAATTTATTATAGTAGTTCCTAATCTTGCCAAATCAAAATTAAAATTATATTTTCTCTTTTTTTTTAAGCAACAACCTTCATTCATATAATTATATTGCCCTCCTGCGTCCCCGTCATTTTTAAATACATCACTAAAATATTTTTTATCTCCAACTTTTAAAATACCTCTAGCAAAGTCTATTATTTTTATTTCTTTATTAAAAGTTGGAACTCTATAATATTTATTTTGATACATAAAGTATTTATAGTCTTCTTTTATGTTTATATACATTACATTATCAGTATGTAAATCATTATGTATAAAATCTAAATGTTTTTGGGCCACTGCCAAACCAAAACAAATATTAAATAATATAGATTTCCATTCTTCTTTTTTTAAATCATTCTTAATTAAATTTGATAATGTATCTTCCATTAATTCTAATGCTAGAATTTGAACTGGTACACTTTTTAATTTACTAAATATTTCTGATAAAATACAACTTTGATTAGACATTATAGAACTTAAACTGCTACTTAAATCACTATAACTCGAAGAACTTTCACTTTTATTATCTTCTTGCTCTTTATTATCTTCTTCCTCTTTATTATCTTCTTGCTCTTTATTATCTTCTTCCTCTTTATTATCTTCTTGCTCTTTATTATCTTCTTGCTCTTTATTATCTTCTTGCTCTTTATTATCTTCTTGCTCTTTATTATCTTCTTGCTCTTTATTATCTTCCTCGCAATTATCATCATTAATGTGTAGTAATTCCATATTTAAGTCATATTCTTCTAATGATAGATTATCGATTTCTATAACTTCATTATTTTCTAATTCATTATCCATATCTTTATTCATTTCTTCTAAATAATCCAATTTCTTCATATTTTCAAAAGTTAAATTTTCGAATTCGGATAAATTATCATGTTTTATAATTTCAAATAAATTATTATTATTTTTAATAAACCAGTCTTTATCTTTTATATATTCATAATCTTCACTTATATCATGAACAAATTTTTTACTAATACCGTTAAATGTTCCATAAAACTCGGGAAATATAGAAGTTAATTTTTTTTCATTGAGTAAATTTAGATAATAACAACAAATTCCTTCTATATAAGCATTATTATTAATATTATTAATCTTATTATTTGTTTTATAGGAAAATAATGAAGGAGTTTCAATATCTGTTTTATAATTACCTTCCATATATTTTATAACATCTAATATAGGATTACTCTTTATAAATATATCTTTGGTAACAATATAATTTTTATAAGCGTCATAGTGATTTGCCTGAGAATATATTTGCTTATTAATAATATTCGCATTTATTTTCCCCTGTAATAATTCACTTATTTTAAAATTATTTTCTTCTTTTTCTTCTATAGAATTAATACTCAAAAGAATATTTTTCGAATTAAAGGCAAAAAGTCTTTTAGAAAAATCGTTGTTTTTAATTTCAACCGAAGAAGTAAAAACTGGCATATAAGATTGTGAATTATTAAGTTCTAATTCCTTTTCTATAGAGTTAAACAATGTTTCTTGGCATTGTTTTTTCAATTTAATAAGTGAAAGTTTATTTAATGACATTTTTATAGAATAAATATATAAGTATTTCTTAAATTAGTATTTTTATTATATATTTGCGTAATTGGTCGTAAAAAAAACTATAAATATATCTTAATGAATTTAGAAATAAAGAAATTCGATATAACAAGTATAAAAAAAGATAAAGTGTGTGTTTTTATAGGTAAGCGTGAAACTGGAAAGAGTTTTTTAGTAAGAGATTTATTATATTACCACCAAGACGTTCCCATAGGTACAGTTATATCCGGTACAGAAGCCGCTAATTGTTTTTATGGTAATATAGTTCCTGGTTTATTTATTCACGATAAGTATACACCGGAAATAATACATAATACTTTAAAGAGGCAAAAAATGGTTGTCAAAAAAATGAAACAAGAACAAGAAAACTATGGTAGCAGTGCCATAAATCCGGATGCGTTCTTAATATTGGATGATTGTTTATATGATTCCAGTTGGACGAAAGACCAAAATGTTAGGTCTATTTTTATGAATGGGCGACATTATAAAATGATGTTTATTATTACTATGCAATACGCTTTAGGTATTCCACCTAATCTAAGAACAAATATTGATTATGTATTTATTCTTAGGGAAAATTATGTGTCAAATAGAAAAAGATTATACGAACATTATGCTGGTATGTTCCCTTCATTTGAAGTATTTTGTCAAGTTATGGACCAATGTACAGAAAATTTTGAATGTTTAGTGGTACATAATAATGCGAAAAGTAATAAATTAGAGGACCAGGTATATTGGTATAAGGCAGATCCTCATGACGAATTTAGAATTGGAGCACCTGAATTTTGGGAACACCATAGTAATAATTTTAGAGATGATGACGATGACGAAGAGGAATTTTCTTATACTAAAAGAAAGGGACCGACAGTTAATGTTAAGAAGACTTTTAATTAATAACTTATTCATTATTGCTTTATACTTCTTCAATAGAGATATTAAAATCTATTAAAATTAGCGTAACTTTCTTTGCCGGGGTCACTATCCGCAAACATTTTAGAAAATTTATCTAAAACATCAGAAGGTTCTATTTGCTCATCATAAATAGATTTCGGCACTAATCTATATTCAATTTGTTTAGTTTCTTTTTTTTCTTCTATTTTATTATTCATATACCCAACTGTAATAAATATTATACCGATTATTAATATAAAAAGTGAAATTTCTTTCATTATAAATTATATATTTATAATAAAACTAGTAAAAAATAATATTTAATTAAATATTTAAATATATAATACTCCAATCAAACATTTAAATTACTTGAATATATAATACTCCAATCAAATAATAGAGAGTTTTTCTCCTCCGAATCTGGAATTTTACTTAATGAATTAAAAACAAGAGTATCAAATATAAAATTACTAATTAAAATATTTTTTTTTTTATTAATACAAAATGTATTCATTTGAAAATCCCAATATGTTTTAATTATTTTTATTAATTCTTTAATAATATCATTATCTATATTATTTTCATTTATTTTCATTAAATCTTGTAATAAAACAAATTTACTTTCAAATCTTTGTTTTATTTTAATTTTTTTATTAGTTTCCTTTTTAATTCTAAAACTAGTATCATATTTATATATTATGTCTATTAGAATATTATCTAATTTTAAATTATTACTTTTTCTTAAATTTATTCTTGTATTTTTTAAATTTAATTTTTTATTTCTTAAATTTATTCTTGTATTAAATTTTGTCTGATTATTAGGTAAATTACCCATAGGTTTAGGTAAATTACCCATAGGTTTAGGTAAATTACCCATAGGTTTAGGTAAATTACCCATAGGTTTAGGTAAATTACCCATAGTTTTATTACTTATATTTCTCCCCCCCTGATTTGATCCACCTATTTGTGTTTTTTTGTGAATGGCGTATATTTTTAATAATAAGATAATCGTCGAAAAGAAATCTTGTGCTATAGAATCTGGGAATTTTATAGTATTATTATATTTATGTGCCGAATATTTTTTATTCATATCGGGATGAATATAATTTCCGGTTCCTTCATACTTATTGCTACAATTTTTATTATTTAATTTACATATAAATCCATAATCAATACATTTCATTATACCGGTTTCCGGAACATAAATAATATTCCTACCTTTAATATCTCTATGACTATAGTTTAACATATTATGAAATACCTTTATGCTTAATAAAGTCTTTATAAAAAATATATTTAATTCGTTATCACTTAAATTTGTTTTTTTTATATACTCGTCTAATGTATTACCTTCTATATATTCGAGAAATATTAAATCATTATCCATATCAACATTATAAATATTCATAACGTATTTATCAATAATATATTTATTTTTAGAAGAATTAATTACTTCTTGAATTTTTTTTGTTTTATCTAGTTCATATAAACGTTTTCTCTTCATTATTTTTACTACTAAACTATGACCTTTAGGAATAATAGAAGTTTCATTAGTATTATTAGTTACTTGAAATACATTACCAAATGTACCACTTCCTTTAAATATAAAATTTAAAACTTCATTTGGTTTTTTATATACTAATTTAAACTCTTCTAAATTATTTATTTCAAATTCTTTATTTATAATATCTTTATTATTTTTAATAAACTTTATAATCGTCATATATATTATTTAAAGAAATAATTTATATATTAAAATATAATTAAAATGTCATTACCAACACATGAATCTGATAACGCTGAAATTGAAGATTATTTAGACGAGGATAGAGAAATTCCGGGGCAAAAATACGTTTGTTTATCATTTGTTTCTCCCGAAAATGTATTAGAAGACAAGAAATTATATACTTTATATAAATTTATGAAATCACAAAATCCAGATATGGATATGGAATATGAAAAATTTAAAGATGAATATAAAAATTACGGTGAAGATAATGAAGATGAAATTCAAAGTGAATTTGATTTATTAAGTGATTTCCAAACAAATATTAGGGGTGTCAAAGTTAGAGGAGTATATGATAGCGAAAGAGCAGCAAATATAAGAGCACAGGTATTACAAAAAATGGACAGTTCATTCCACGTTTATGTAGGTCAAGTTGGTTTTTGGTTACCCTGGGAACCAAGCGCAGATAAAATTCAAGAACAAGAATATATGGAAGATAATCTTAATAAATTGGTTAAAGAATATAACAAAAATCAAGTTAAAAAAGATATGTTTTATGAAGAAAAGAAAACAGAACAAAAGAAGGCGGCATTAGAACATTCTATTAGACAACAGAAGAAAAACGAAGAAGAAAGAAAGAAATTATTAGAAGAACAAAAAGAAAGCTTTTTAGAAAAAAGCTTAGACCAAAAAACTACAGCAGAAACTACAGCAGAAACTACAGAAGAAACTACAGCAGAAACTACAGCAGAAACTACAGAAGAAACTATAGCAGAAACTACAGAAGAAACTACAGCAGAAACTACAGCAGAAACTACAGAAGAAACTATAGCAGAAACTACAGAAGAAACTATAGCAGAAACTACAGAAGAAACTACAGAAGAAACTACAGCAGAAACTACAGCAGAAAATGAAGATAATGAATTAAAGGAAAACTTAGAAAAAATGGATCCTTGGATGGAACGTAAAATGAACAACAAAAATACAGAAACAACACCATAAGTACTACCAGAAGAAAAATCAGAAGAAACAACGGAAAATGCTAAAAAATAATTAAAATTTAATTATTTTTTAAAATTTTTTTATTGTATTAATATATAAATGAAATATTCCAAATTATCCGCACAAGCAATGGAAGTATTAAAGAGATTTTTTAAGTATTTGGTGGAGGGTTTAATGGTAGCAATTGCTGCTTATGTTTTCCCAAGAAAAAAGATGAATCCAGATGAAGTATTAATGATTGCGGTAGTTGCTTCTGCTACTTTCGCAATTTTAGATATGTATGCTCCAACTATAGGTCATACTGCTAGACAAGGTGCCGGTTTCGGTATTGGTGCTGGATTAGTTGGTTTCCCCGGTAAACCATTCTTTTAAATTAATTAGGTTATAACCTTTGGTTAATTATCATTAATAATTTTACCATAAAGGGTTAATTATCATTAATAATTTTACCATAAAGGGTTAATTATCATTAATAATTTTACCATAAAGGGTTAATTATCATTAATAATTTTACCATAAAGGGTTAATTATCATTAATAATTTTACCATTCTTAAGTTCTATAATTCTTTTTGTATATTTTAATAATTCTTTATCGTGAGTTATTAAAATTATAGTTTTGTTTTTTTCTAATTCTTGTATAAGTTTAATAACTTTTTCTTTATTTTTGTTATCTAATGAGGAGGTTGGTTCGTCTAATATAATTGCTTTATGTTTATTGAATAAGAATCTTAATAACCATACAATTTGTCTTTGTCCTCCTGATAAAAGTGAACCATTCTTACCAACTTTTTTATTCATTAATCTTTTAAAATCCGGGATAATATCATTTATTTCATTTTTTTTAAGTATATTAAATATTTGTTTTTCGCTTATTTTTTCATCAATACCATATGTGATATTTTCATATAAAGTTCTATTAAATAATTTAGGGTGTTGTGGAATATATCCTATAACTCTCCGAAGTTTATCTATAGGAACTTTATTAATTTCAATATCATTTAGTAATATTTTACCTTTTTTATAATCTTTAAGTCTAATAATAAGTTTTGCGATACTAGATTTTCCAGAACCTATGGTACCTATAATTGCGGTAGTAATATTCGGTTCTAAAGTAAGATTGAAATTGTCAAATATAGTTTTATTTGTATATCCAAAAGTTAAATTTTTAATTTTAATAGTTGTTTCTTTAATATTACTAAGTTTTTCAATATCCTTAAAATCATATTTTTCTTTGCTCTTTTCAGGTAATCTATTTAAAAATGCCTTTAAAATATCAACTCTTCCTTTAGTATCTATAAAAAACTGAGTATCATAATAAATAGACATTAGGGTTGTTAATATAGAATAATTAATTATAACTACTGAAATTAAGGTATCTATTTTATATGTATTATTGAGGTATAATTTGAAGGATACTAAATTAAGAACTATAAATATTATTATGAATGTAATTGAATAAATTATTTTAAAATTATTATTACATTTATTTAATAGTCTTTCTGCCTTACTTGTTTTTTGACTATAACCCCATAATCTATCTTTTTCATCTTTCGTTTTTTCAGATGTATAGATAGATAAAAGATTAGATAAAGTATCTTCTATTTCTTCGTGTGTAAAATCGTATATAGTTTCTGAATCGATTACTTTACTTTCACAGGTTTGTGTATATTTATAACATATTCCTACTACTACACTAATACACCCTAAATATACCAATCCTAATATTTTATTATGATAAAATAAATATAGAAAGGTAGAAATTACAAAAAATAAGTTAGTAAATAAGAAATTTCTAATAGTTTGAAATACATCGTATAGAATATAAGGGGAATTAATTATTTTAGTAAGTATTTCACCTAATTTTAAATCTTCATAATTAGATTTATGTCTTTCTATAACTTCTTCTATAATATATTTTCTAATATAACTAATAAATTTAGGTTGTAAATTGGAACTAATTCTACCAGATACTAAATTTAAAAACTGATATATAGACCAAATAAATATTAACATTATAAATATATTTTTTATTTCACCCATATTCTTCTTCTTTATAATAGAAATTAATTTACCATAATAATGAGGTAAAGCTACTTTATTTAATGGTATATATAAGAAAGTTAATATATATAAAATATATGTATAAAGATTGTCTTTAATGAAATTAATATAAAGTTTGTATATCATTATATTAATTAGAGGTAAAAAATATTTTTTTTTTAATTAAATTATAATATTTATATTATTTTACTTATACACTGGGAATGAAATTCCTATACACTAGGAATGAAATTCCTATACACTGGGAATAAATTCCCATTTTAAATGTTCGCATATTTTCTCCCAAATTAGATCTTGTTGGTGTAATTTTTCCCTACTTTTTAATAATATAAAACAATCAATAAATTCGTCTAAGTCTAATAATTGAACAAATTTATGTAGAACATAAGAATATGATAAGAAATTCTTTCTTTCCTTCGGGCAATGTTTCGCAAATGGTATTTGTATTTCCTTAAACATTCTCCGTAATATTTCTTCTGTTTCTCTTGACATAATAGGAGGTGGTAATCCATTTAATTTATTCATAATATGAGGTACGTGCTCATAATATTTATTTTTTTTTAGTTTTTTGAGAATTTCTCTAATCTTTCCTTGTGTTAAGTTAGACATATTATCAATTCTTTCTTTCTTTATTTCTAATAATATTTGGTCATATAAATCTTTAGGTATATCAGTTGTTTCTTTAGCTTGAAATTGTGCCAACCATTCATTAAAATGATTAATTCTTTTATAGGCAAAATAACATACTTCTTTTGGTGGATCCTTATAAGAAGGTTTGTCAGAATCGATAATAATATAGGAAATATCTCCACATTTATTACATATCATACATCCATGTGAAAGATGTATAATTTTTTCACCTTGACACTTTGTACATATATCATTTGGTTCTTCATATACTTTTACAAAATCATTATCTGTTATAGATAAATATTGCTCGCAGATATTTTTCCTAGAGTTTTTAATTACAGAGTCTTTATTTAACCAATCCATAACACTTTTAGAAGAATTTGTAGATTTCTTAGTTTCCGTTGGTTTTTTGCTATTTTCATAATAATTAAACAATAAATTTGAAGTTTTTAATAAATATTCATTCTCTTCAACATTATTTTCTAAACTTTTTATTTCATTTTCTATATTGTCAATTCTTTCCTCTAAATTATGTTTTACTTCAAAATCATCATCATTTAAAGTTTTTAAATCTATGTCTTCAAACTTTAAATATTCCTGTTGTAACACTTTTAATTCTCTCATTTTTAAAGGTAATTTACTTTTATTTTCTTTAAATCCTTTAATCGTTTTATTATGCTTGGCGTCAATAGTTGTTCTTGTATCCACATACTTCTTTTTCCTATTTTTAACCTTAAATGACATAACTATAATATTATATTTATATATTTAAGAAAAATCCTTTAAATTAAAAATAAATATGTATTTATTAGTATTTAATTTTTACGATAGAATACAAAAAAAATATTTCTTATATAAAAAAAAAAATTTTATTAAATTTAAGGTATATTATTATTATATAAAAAAATATAAATAAAACTTATTTTTTTATTAATTAGCGTAAAAAAAATATATTTATATAGATTATAAAATGGGAGGAGGATTAATGCAATTAGTTGCCTATGGCGCTCAAGATATTTATCTTACTGGTAATCCACAAATTACTTTTTTTAAAGTTGTCTATAGAAGACACACTAACTTCTCAATGGAATCCATCGAACAAACTTTCAACGGAACTGCTGATTTTGGAAGAAAGGTTGTATGTACCGTCTCCAGAAATGGTGATTTAATCCATAGAGTTTACCTCCAAGTAACTCTCCCTGGTGTTAGAACTGCCACTGGAAAATACTTTAGATGGGTCAACTGGGTTGGACACGCGCTTGTCAAGAACGTCGAAGTCGAAATCGGAGGACAAAGAATCGATAAACATTACGGCGACTGGCTTCACATCTGGAATGAACTTACCCAAACTGCCGGTAAACAAGCAGGATACGCCAATATGGTTGGTAACGTCGATCGATTATTTAGACCTGTTGGTACTAATGTGACTGGAGATGGAGGTAAAAGTACTTCTAGTATTAAAGAAGCAGGTAGTAATAAAGGTGACATGCCGGCAGTTACCTTATACATTCCACTCCAGTTCTGGTTCTGTAGAAACCCGGGTCTTGCTCTTCCACTTATTGCTTTACAATACCACGAAGTCAAGATTAACCTCGAATTCAGAACCCTCGCCGAATGCTGTGGTGTTCCGGATGACGAAAGTCCACCAAGTGTCCAATTATCAGGCGCATCATTATATGTTGACTACATCTACTTAGATACTGATGAAAGGCGAAGATTCGCTCAAGTTTCCCACGAATACTTAATTGAACAACTTCAATTCACTGGCGATGAATCGGTCACTTCACCTAACAACAAGATTAAACTTAACTTCAACCACCCATGTAAGGAATTGGTATGGGTTACTCAATTAGATAATTGTGTTAACCTTAATAAACTTGACAATACAAGTGCCATTAATGGAAGACAATGGTTTAATTACACCGATATGGTCGATAAAACCCCATATAGACAACAAGACGCTCTTGTTCTTAATGATATATTAGACGGTATTATTAATACCTCTCCTGGAACGGTTGGTGAAGCAACTTCGGCATATGATCAAAATTTTGGACTTGGACCTGCGGGAGCCGCTTCGGCAGGTGGTTCTTCTGACGCAAGTGGAACTGGTCAAGGTCTTTTATCTTCGCAAAACGCTGCTTACGACCAAGGTGAAAATCCAACCGTTAATGCCAAACTCCAACTTAATGGACACGACAGATTTTCACAAAGAGATGGAAGATACTTCAATCTTGTTCAACCATTCCAACACCACGAAAGAGTTCCATCCACCGGTATTAATGTCTACTCATTCGGCCTTAAACCTGAAGAACACCAACCATCTGGAACATGCAATATGTCCAGAATTGATAACGCTACTCTTCACTTAACCTTATCTAGTCTTATTAGTGGAGCTAATGCCGCTAAGGTCAGAGTATACGCAACCAACTACAATGTCCTCAGAATCATGAGTGGTATGGGTGGTCTCGCTTACTCCAACTAAATTTATTTTATTTATCTATTTATCAAAAAAAATTATATTTAATGATATTGAATATACTTTTTTATAAATTTTTTATAGTCATATATATTAAGTTACACTATGAAACAATTAAGTTCCACTACAAAAGAATTAAGTTCCACTGTAAATAAAAATTATATTATCCCATTAGTTATAGTCATTTTATTTATTTTAGTCATTTACTTTAGGACAAAAGAAACTTTTTTTATAACAAATGAAATTGACCAAATAAAAAATACATTTAGAGGTATTTGGGGAGATATTTTAGATATTACTACACCTGCAATTAAAGAATTTAAAGGTTCCGATAAAAAAAGTGTTTCTAATATTATTAGACTTATACCTTGTAAAACAAACCTTTTTTCACATAGATTAGTAAAAAATGAAATGAATAATATTAATAAAATTAATTACCAATACGGATTAGATGAACATATTAACAACCAAACTTCCGGATTACAAATAGGTAACGACTTATCTACTGCTAAAAAAAATCTTAGTTATGGTTTTATTATAACATTTAATCCAGAACAAATAAAATATAATTTTGCTTATATAGGGATAGAAATGAAATCCAGAAATGATTTCAATAACCTAAAGAAATTTAATAAATATAAAGATACTATACCAGAAAGAAAAGTTATAGAAGTATTCACACTCAATAATTCCACTTCAGATTTATTACCCTATTTCAATAAAGGTCAAAATAAAAAAGATATAGAACTAATCGGCATCTTCGAAGAACAGAATAATTTAGACTTTATCAAAACCTTTAAAGATAACAAATTTAACTTATTAGACCTATACGGCAATAAACTTATTACTGGGTGTAAAATAGATAAACCATATTGTAATATAGAACTTGAAAATAAAGGTAATGTTAGAGGAAGAAATGGATATATAGTAGGTAAATACTCCCCTAAAGATAAAGGAGTTATTGCTCTTAACCAAAATGAGGAATTCCTTAAATATGATAATCCAAAAGAATGTAAAAATAATAGGAATAATCATAAATCATTATTTTCCAAAGAAATAAATACTAAAAAATTGGCTTTAGATGATGACTTAATTAAAAATGAAAAAGAATTTATTAAAAAACATTTAATTGAAAATACTGGCATCAAATGTAGAAAACACCATTCCGAATATAATAAAGATTTCTATTATGGAGGTATAGATGAAGATGAAAAAGTAAAATGTTATGCCGATAATATGGAATGTATTTATTATGATAATAAAAATAAATGTGAGGAAGAAACAAAAAAAATTAAAGATATTAAAAATAAATTATTTAATTTAGACCCTTATACAGAACAAGACCCATTTTATATTCCAGAAGATAAACAAGAAAGTTATAAATCTTTAAAAGGAATAAATTGTATTAAAACAAAAGAAGAAGAAGTTACATGTAAACATATTCATAATAGAGTATTATCAGATGTAATTACATTTACTATAAACGAATGCCCTGAAAAAAATGCGAAAGATATTTTAGACACTAGAAGTGTTTTACAATTAAGAACTGCTCCTGGTTTAGGGGAATTTACAACAGAACAACAAAATGAATACTATAAAAATAAATACTTTATTGAATCATATAATAAAGACGATTATAACCCACACATATTCTTTCAAAATATTAGATATTTTATGAAAATTAGAAACAAAATGGACCCCGACTCTCAAGAAATTACTAGTATATGCGAACTAATTAAAATTAATAAAGACGGTTCTCATAATTCAATAGGTTATATGTTAAATACCGATAATGATATTTATAACCTACAACCTTTAGATAGAATTTATATGTGTATTACTAAAAATAATAAACTTAGTTACTCCATATTAGATAAAAATAATAATATTATATCACAACATATCTTTAAAGATAAATTAGAAGAGGAATTCGGTTCCCCTATTAACTACTATTTAGCAAATAATAATACTAACATATTTGAAGAACCACATTATACAGAAAATGTTGCTGGTATGGTTATTCCATATATTTCAAATATTGAAATTAACTTAGTATAAAATTAACTACCTAATTTTTCCTAATAATAAATTATCTATATATTAATTAATGATACACGCTAATAAACTTAAAATTATATTTACTTTTATTATAATTTTAGTTTTAATATTCCTATTTATGTATGATAAATCCCTTAAAGAATTTTTTTATTCGTCTAACAAACTTGAAATTAATATTAATAGAAAAAATAATATTTTATTTTTAACTGATGATTTAGAGAAAATTACACAAATTAATAAGGGAACTTTCCTTATGAAACATAATAAAATATTTAAATCAAATGAAAATATTAATAGGAATTTCCAATATAATGGTTTTGTTTTTAAACCTAATGTGAATCTTAAAAATATTAAAATTGGTTTATATAATGATAATGATAAAAAGGATGAAATGTCATTTTATTTTGATATTAAAGAAAATAAAACTTTTAATATTAAAGAATTAGATTTTGATAATAAATATAGTATCCAAAATATAGATTTATGTTTATCGACTGAAGTAAAAAAATGTCTAAAGAAAAAAAATGTTTATACATATCACGATAATGAACTTTTAGGTATTATGATTGATAATGATAAAATTAATTATATTAGTATTAATAAAACTATGGATAGTGATAATAATATAAATTATATAGGTAATATAATACATAAAAGTATTCATATACCTAACTACCCTCTTAAAGTTTCTATATATAATACTAAAAATGATAATTTAATTGATGCGGCGTATTGGATTACTAATTCATATGCTGCTGATTTTATTCCGAATGAATGGTCTGTAGAAGTTATTGACTCTTATGATTATAATAAAGAAGAATTACCGCCAAAAGAATCATTATCAGAAGATATAGAAGATACTAACAATTTAGAAGAAGAAAAAGAATATTCCTTAGAAAATTTAGAGCCATGGGATAAAAAAATATTTATTACAGGTTCAGAATTTAATTCGGAAACAAATATATTAAAACTTGGAACTAAAACTAATATGACTGAAGATAATATTAAATATCTAAAAAATGTATTAGTAAATATAGTATTAAATATTGATGGTATAGAAAGAACTTTAAGTATTCCATATTATGAATACCAAATAAAACCAAATTTAACTACAATGGAAATAGATATAAGTAAATATAGTAATTATTTATTAAATTTAGGGGAATTTAAAAGTTATTTAGAATTAGTTAGGTCTGATACACAAAATAAAAATATAATTTCTAATGATACTAAAATTATTAATGTTGTTTAATATTAAATGACAGTTGCTCAAACAATTTTATTAATAGTAATAGTAATAGTAATAATATATTTCGCAAAGAATGTAGAAGAATATAATATATCACCTTCTTATTTAGAAGAAATAGATTTAGCAGAAAAACAACAACAATTAAAAATAAATAAATCACAATACCAAAAAATCTTAAAAGAAAGGAAGTTACTTGATAAATTTCTTTTAAAATATAATGAAAATGATTTAGGCAATTTAGAATTTGGCTACGACACATTAAAAGAAACTGACGAAAAAACATTAGGTTTTTGTCCTCTAGGGGAATATTACCAAAAACAAAAAGATTTAGAATTTAGTGATAAACCAGAACATTTACAATATTGTACCAAATGTAGAAATTGTCAAGAAAAACCTAACTGGTATTTAGGAAGTGGTTGCCTAGGAGACCAAGACTCAGAATGCCAATTTGGAAAATTACCTTTAGATTTATACCTAAGAGGACATACAAAAAATAGTTTATTTCATAAAGCACTACCTCAACATAAACATAAATTTGTTAAAGGGGTGAATAAATTTAGTGAATTTAATCATACACATTAAATTTTTTTTACATTAAATTATTTACATTAATATTTTTAGTTTAATATTTTTTAATCTTTTATTTTATGTTTTATTATTATATATGGATAAATTTATTCAAAATCTTATAATAGTAATAACAGTAATACTTTTAATATTTATCATACAAATAACTATTGATAATTACGATAAAGAAAACACATATAAGATAAATAATATACATAATACTAATAATAAGAATAATAGAAATAAATTAGTAGAAAATTTTGCCGGTGTAGATGCGACAAATATTACTAGTTTTGAACCTAGACAAGGTGATAGTTCTACTATAGTAACTATTACTGGAAGTGGTTTAGATCATATAGGGGAAGTTACATTTGAAGATGTAGAATGTGTTATTTTCGAAGATAGAACAGATACCGAAATAAAAATTCTCCCACCTTCTTTAACCGAATTAGGTAAAACAATACAAGAAGTTAGAGATATTATAAATAAAGGAGAAGATATAGGACTTCCTATAAAAAAAATAAAAATACTTAGAAGAATGAATATTACTAAACAAGACGGTATTTCTCCTTCTGACGCAATTATATTAGACGGTATTAGATTTCACTATATTGATAAAATTAATTATTTAGATAATTGCCCTAAACTCGAAGAACCTCCTAAACCAGAACCAGAACCTATTGTTGAAGAAGTTGATATTAATAGGGAAGTATCAGGTTCAGATATGGAATTTGTTAAGGAAATATTACCTAAAAAAATGAAACAATTACAGGCATTAATAGATAAACAAAATGAGATTATAAATTATTATGAAGCATTAAATATCGACAATAATAATATTGAATATTTAAGCAAAATACAAGCATTAGAAACACTAAATAATATGAAAAAAGAATATAATATTCAACGATATAATATTCATAAGACTATAGGTAAGAGGTACGATTATTCATTTTGAATAAGAAATAACGAGTATTAATTTTGATAAATAAATGAATAAATAAAAACAAAAATTTTTTTTGTTTTGGTTTTTTGGGGGATAAGAAATTTGTTTCTTCTTCCTTCCCCCCAAAATATTTTCAACCCGCGTGAAAAGTACTCGCGTGTACTTCTGGTTCAGTTGAATGACTGGAACCAATTTCCACAATTTCTGTGTATTCGGGGTTTTTCCAAATTTCGTTGTCTTCGACGTATCCATACTTGCTTGACATAAGCTCTTGATACAGATGAAGGTTGAGTTCTTGTCCATGTTTCTCGAACTTTTCTTTCATATCGTCGAAAGATATATAATGTGCTTTCACTCTGTCCAAATTAATGGCTCTCTCCCCTCCTCGGTAACATTTTTCATTCGCCAATTTTCTTGCTTCTTCCTCTGAAGATGCACTTACTATGATGGCGGAATAATAATCATACTCTAGTGGTATCTTATTTGGTATAAGTTTCAAATGATAAATTTCCATTTTGTTTTATTTTTTGTTTTAAGATTTTTAATTTTCAATTTTTTATAAAAGAATTAAATAAAAGAATTAAATAAAAGAATTAAATAAAGAATTAAATAAAGAATTAAATAAAATAATTTATTGAATTTTGGTTGAAGCAGAAATAACATAAATTGTATTTTCCGTAACAACTAAATATTCATTATTTACCTTGTAGGTATTTTGAATTGGTGAAGTGTGTTCATCATTACTCTTATAGATTATTTTATCGTCGTCATTTGACGCAATACAAATTGCTCCCTTTAATGAATCAACATAAAAGTAATAACAAGTTGGTTTTTGTAACTTAATTGATAATTTACAAGCTTGGGTTAAAGTATCTGGACATGGAATAGATAATTTTGGTTTAGAATCAGCCATTTTATAATTTATTTAATTATTTTAATTTTGGAATTTAGACACACTTAAAGAATTTCTCTATATAATTTCTATTTTCATATTTTCCAAATAATCATTTAACCAACTATGTTTTAATAAATCTTCCGCCGAAGATCTTTCATTCGGATCATATTCTAACATTTTCCCTATAAAATCTAATAATAAATCTAATTCTTTATCTTCCATAACAATTCGGTTCGTTAATTCTCCTTTTAAATCTCTCATCTCTATATTCCTATTTTTTAATATTCTACCTTTTATATCAAAATACTCGTCACTATATTCACATTCTAATGTCATATCTCTCGGCATTTTTCCCAATAAACTATACATTTGCGCTAAATGAAATCTATCCTTTTCTATATCAACCTTATCACAATCCTCAAAATCAAATATAGTATCCCCTACTAATAATTCATATAACATACACCCTATTACCCAAATATCTGCTTTAGTATTAAATGTTCCATTTATAATATTCTCAGGAGGTCTATAACATCTAGTATAAATCTCCTCGTCATTTTTACTACTAATTAATTCGGTATTACCTAAATCTAATAATTTAATATCTATATTATCTAAATCTATATCTAATCTATATTTATCATCTTTAAGAGATTCTTCTTCTTTATCTAAGTCTTCTTCGCGCAATTCTTCTATATTTAATTCTTTATTAACTAAATTTTTTAGATTTAATACATTTATTTTATTATTTATTTCTATAATTTTACTTGAATTTTCATTACAAAGTTCCTTAATTATTCTTTTCTTTAATTTTTTTTTCATTGTTTTTCTCTTAGATTTATCTAATCCTACTAACTTTTTATTAACAGTTTCTTCTAATATAAGATTATAACTTTGATGTAAATTTAATTTATCAACGTCTCCAATAATTGATTTTATTTTTTTATTACTTTCCCTAAATAATATATTATCTAACTTTAAATCACAATGGATTAAATTTTTCTTATGAAGAACATTTATACCTTCTAATAATGATTTCATTATTTTTCTAATCATATCTGAAGTTATAATATCATCGTTTTCCTCATATACTAAATAACTTAAAGAATCTCCCAATAATTCTAATAAAATTGCTTTTCTATTTTTACCCTCTATTTTTATATCAAAATAATCAATCATTTCACAAATATTACTACATACTTTATCTCTATGAACTGTATTTAACATTTTAATTTCATTTATTAATGTATCGTCATCATTATCTTCCTGAATCTTTAAGGCATAATATTTATTAACAGTTAAATCATATACTAACCATACCTTACAAAATGTTCCACGAGACAAATATTTAATAACAATATATTTATCATTTAATAAGTTACCAATAAAGTTATCAGACACTTCTTGTTCGTCATCTGAAGATATATCACCGTCAGAATCATCTTCTTGTCTTACTTTTTCTACTCTTTTTATAAATTTATTCTTCTTTGCTTGTGCTTTTAATAATCTATATTTCATAAAATATTATATTTTTATAGTTTTAAATATATTTATTATGAATTCTAAATTTATTTTTTTCTCTTTTTTCTTTTTTTTTTACTAACTGACGTTTTCTTTCTATCGTGCGTTACCTTCTTTTTGTTAAACATTACCTTTTTTTTAGGTTTTTGTAAAGACACATTACGTCCTTTATTATTTTTATTGTTTAATAAAGTTTTTTTTGTATTTTTTTTCATACTACTACATTTCTTAATATTTTTTATATTAGAAATACTATTTACAGAAGCCCTTACAAATTGTGGAATACTTTCTTCAGAAACCTTATATGCTCTATTAGTTTTATTATTACCATGTATAGTTCTTTCAACTAAATGATATGGTCCTCCTTTCGATTCCGCAATTAATAATCTTCTTTTATTATCTAATTTTGTATTTCTCAATATTTTAACATTATTATTATTTCTATTATAGGAAAAATTATCTGTCATAAGAACAGGTTTTTTATTATTAGATGATTTGTGAAATATTTTTTTACTGGAAACCATTTTAACCATAGATGTACGATTATTCATATTTATAATTATATTAAATATATTTTTTTGGAATTAATTGTTAATTAAACAAGTTAATTATAATCTAAACGAATAAATTGAATAAAATTGAATAAAATTGAATAAAAATAATAAAATATTATAATTTATTAAAAATGTCTAAAATAATAACCATAAAAAAAAATAAAAATAAAAATAAAAATAAAAATAAAAATAAAAATAAAATGAAATTTATAGATTTATTTAGTGGCATAGGTGGTTTTCATATTGCTTTATCTAAATTAGGACATAAGTGTGTTCTTGCTTGTGATATTGATAAAAATTGTCGTGAAATTTATGAAAAAAATTATGGTGTTAAACCATGTGATGATATTAGAAAAATAGATGAAAATAATATGGTTAATTTTGATATATTATGTGCTGGATTTCCTTGTCAATCTTTCTCAAATGCCGGTAATAAAAATGCCTTTGAAGATAAAATAAGAGGTACATTATTCTTTGATATTATAAGAATCGCTAAAGAAAAGAAACCAAAATTTATGTTTCTTGAAAATGTTAAACATATAAAAAAAATAGACGACGGTAGTGTATTTAATACTATTTTAGGTGCTTTGGATGAAATTGGATATCATATAGAAGATGAAAAACAAGTATTTGAATTATCGCCACACCAGTTGGGTATACCACAAGATAGAAAAAGAATTATATTTGTATGTATTAGGAAAGATATTTATGACTCTAGTAAAGTAATAGATTTGGATTTAGACGAAAATATAGAAATTAAGTTTGATAATATTTTAGAAACTAATGTTGAAGAAAAATATAAAGTAAAACCTGAAATAGAACAATTATTTAATATTTGGGATGAAATGGTTAAAAAAATGGAAACAGGACAAAAAATGAGTCCTACTATTTTATGTAATGAATTCCATTCTAATTATACAGAAGAAGAATTTGAAACTCTTCCTCAATGGAAACGAGATTATATAACTAAAAATAAACCTATTTATCAAAAGTATAAAGATTTATGGGATATTTGGTATGGAATGAATAAAGATATATTAAGTAAAAAAGAAGTTAATGGGAAATTAGAATGGCAAGCAGGACCCTTAGAAGAAAATGACTCCATATGGAATCATTTTATACAAGTAAGACAATCTGGTATTAGAGTGAAAAAAAATAAATTCTTTCCTACTCTAGTAGCAATAGTACAAACACCTATTTATGGAAAAGAAAAAAGATATATCACACCAAGAGAATGTGCTCGTTTACAATCCTTTCCAGATACATTTATTTTACCAGATAAAGATAATATTGCTTATAAACAATTTGGAAATGCGGTTAATGTTGATGTGGTATATAGAGTAATGAGTAAAACTTTAGAATTATATAAATGAATTATTCTTTTAGAATTATATAAATATAATATAAATGCCAATTTGGAATAATCCTAATTTTTTACTTTTACAAGATTACCCTTATAATAAAAAACAATTAGATGATTTTATAATTCGAGCATATAAAATGGGAAAAACTAAAGTAATACATAATAAAGATAAATATGTAGTTAAAAATGAAATAGAAAGAATTAAAAAATATAAGAAAATTAGATTAACAAAACCTATACCAACAAAAAATAATTTAAAAAAAAGTAAAGAAAATGAAAATAAAAGAATGAAAAATATTTTTAAAGATTTAGCAAAAAAATTAAAAAAAAATAAAAAAACTTTGAAAAAAAATACTAAAAAGAAAATAGTTAAATCTAAGAAAAACTAATATTTATTTTTTGAATAATTATTTGGGGAGAACAAAATACATTTCCTTTCCATCTTATTTCTATAGAATATTTTTTAATTCCATCAACTAAAATGTCATACCACATTTTTGCTGCTTTTTTATTAGGATATTCCTTTTTAACTAACTCTATTTTTTTACTATATAATTTTTCTTGTAATTTATCTAAATCAATAACATTTTCCCCATCAACTTCAAATACTTTATATGGAGTATTACTGGAACACAAACCTTCTTTGATTAAGGAAATTACTTTTTCTTTTTCAATTTCTATTGAATTATATAAAGAATCCCAATAAATATTTTCTTTTCCTGGATAAAATAAAGAATTTATTTTTTTTCTATCTTCCTTTTTAAATTCTAAATATCCTTTTGACTTTAAAAATTCTCTTTTAACTTTTTCTAATTCTTTTCCGTTCGATAATATTTTTTGTATAGAATAATTTGTTAAAAAAGAATCTTTTTGTGATTTAACCGATATACCAATCCAACTATTATTTACTAATTTCAACATAATATCTGATTTACAATGTATTTGTGATAAATTTTTATTTAATTTAGTTATCTCTGGAAAACAATTAGTATTTTTACCTAATAAATATACCTCCTTAATTTCACCAAAATTTTTCTTTTCTTTATTTATAAAACTTATATAATTATTTATTTGTTTTTCACTCCTAAAATTAATATCTTTAATATATTCATCCTTTTTTAAACATTTAATAGTTTTCACATTATTAATAATATCATCTCTATTTCCTATATTATCACATTTCAAACATACGGCAACTAATAACTCCGCAAAATTATAATCAACATTTTTTCTGTTAGTATTACTTATTGATATTATTCTTTCTATAGAATGACCTTTCCTTTTACAATAATTGCCTGTATTTGATAATATTTTTATACATGTTTTACATACCTTACCATTTTTCAAAAATCCTGGTTTTATTATTTTATTCATTAATTCTTTTATTAAAATTAAAATTTATTCAATTTTTAAATCATTTCTAGACTTATTAACATTCCAGACACTCAATCTCATAATTATTTTTCTCATAAAACTTTTTTCTTTTTTCTGCTTGTCTTCCAAATAGAGAAAACTTATCAACAAAATCAATTACTAAAGGAACAACTTTTCTATCTTCCTTTCTCATTCTAAGAATTCTTCCTACTGATTGTTCTATATTACTTTTAGGGGAAGCGAATATTAAAGTATTTAGTTCTTTACAATCAAAACCTTCACTCGCCATAGAATATGTAGCTAGCATAACATCTTTACTTTCTGATTCTTTCAAGTGTTCTTGTTTCATTCCTCCCAAATAATATCCCGATGTACAGAATTTAAGTTCTTCTAATTTTGTTTTTAAATACTCTAAATGTTTTCTTCTATCACTTAGTATTAATATTTTTCTTTTTTCCTTAATACATTCTTCTATTTCCTTTAGAATAATTAAACTTCTTGGTTCATAAGCACATATATTATTAATCATTGCAGGAGAATTAACTTGTCCCTTAAAATTAAATTTTATATCGCTATATTTTTCGTCTTCTGTATAGTATTCTATCATTTTAACTTTAACGTGTTCTTGTTCTCTCTTTTTAATTAAATAAACTATATCACCTAAAAACCATTCAAATACTTTAGATAATCCGTCTGTTCTTGTAGGAGTTGCGGATAGACCCAAAGTATATTGACAATTTACTTTAAGTAAAGAACGCGAAAATACCTCCGCACCTAAATGGTGACATTCATCATAAATTACCATACCAAAATCACTAAATACTTCTTCTTCATAATCTCTCATAGATATACTTTGTAACATACCTAATACTATATCACAACCTTCTATATTAATAACTTTACCTTGTATTTTACCTATTTTTGCGTCTGGTAAAAAGAATTCTATTCTTTCCTTCCATTGGTCCATTAAGAATTCTTTATGAACTATAACAAGTGCTTTTTTCCCTAAAGCAGCTAATAAATATAAAGCAATAACAGTTTTTCCAAATCCACAAGGAACAGAAATGATTCCCCCACCTATATCTTTAGCAACTTCTAAATATTTTTCAACTACAGGTTTCTGATTATCTCTCAAATCATATTTAAATTTTATATTAATAGATTTTCCATCTTCTATTTTATTAGTATCTAATTTACCTAAATGTTTAATACCATAAAATTTAGGTATATATATTTTTTTTTTACTTTCTAAATAAACCGGAAAAGGTTTATTATTTAGGTCATTGGCGTATTGATTTGGTATATAAGGTTTTACATATAGGGTTTTACATAGTTTTTTTAAATCTTGATTGCTAATATTTTCTTTATAGATAGTATATCCTTTTTTTCCTATATAATTGGATTTCATATATAATTATTTTTATATTAATTATTATAAATCAATTTTATTAGAATTAATATTTTTTTAATCGAAAAATAAAATCTATATATAATTTATAAAAATGAAAAATAACAAGAATAATATTATCGCTTCTGTTAATCATTCAATTAATAACATTAACAATAATGTTAAAAAAGTGGTCAGAAATGATTTAGTTGTTAATACCATTAGAGTATTATTAGTTATTTATGCTTCATTCGTTATTCCACAATTAAATGCCACACATTTAAATTATGTTAATAATACTATAGTAAGATTAGTTATTGTTTCACTTATTGTATATTTATCATTTATTGATATGGTAACCGCAATGCTTTTACTAATTTCTTTTGTAGTAACAATTCATACTAATAAAAATTATAATAAACAAGCAAAAGAAGTAAATGAAAATGACAAGAATTTTATTAACAAAATTAATAATTTAACTAAAGCACAAATAGAAAATTATGAAAATGAAAAAGAAATTGGAAATAATGTAAGTGGTGATAACTTAAAAACTGGTAATGTAAGTGGAAATAACTTAAAAACTGGAAATAATGTAAGTGAAAATAACTTAAATAGTAATGGAATAGTATCAACTTATGACGATTCGAGCGAAATATTAGGGACACAAAACAGTGTTCCAAAAGGATTTAATAATAAAATAGATACTAGAGCAGTATTTAATTCAAATAATAATAAAGAAAAATTAAATAATAAAAATAATGTAAATATTGTTGATGTAAATGAATCTATTAATAGAAATAATAAAGAACAACCCTCTTCTGAAACTATGACTGAAAGTTTAATGAGAGCAAAAGGATTTAAAGATGATCCAAACTCTCCAATGGGTTTAACTACTGCACAACACTTATATGACGTTTCGGAAAACGCTGTTCCGGGGGCGGATGTTAACGACCAAGTTAAAACATTTGAAAAACAATTAGGAATTCAAGGTATGGATGAAATTACTGGTCCAAATGCCAGAAGATATGAAGGATATCACTACAATAATGAAGCAGAAAGACCAAATTTAACTAGTGAAATGATTTTAGATAGAAAATCTGCTTAATTTTAACTCAAATTACTTTTTATTGTATTTACTGTAAATTTTATATTTATTTCAAATTACTTTTTATTGTATTTGCAACTTGATTTGCTTTAAAAACTGCTTCAGTAGCAAATTCTGCTCCTGTTAATTTTGCTATAAGTTGACTAAATAATTCATGTCTAAATATCATTTTAACTAAATAAACTGAAATCACTATAAGCATAATAAATATCACGAATAATAGATATTTTTTCATATTACCTGCTCTATCAGGAACCATACAATGCCCCCATCTAACTTTAGGGTTTTTTGTATAACACCATGGAGCACCTTCTAATCCCCCAGGGTCTCTACATTTATTATGTGGTTTCCATTTTTCATTTTTAGATTTATTGAGTAATCCATCTCTCGCAAGTGTTTTCGTATCAACATCCATTTCGTCAAATGTATAACCTGATTTAGATAAAATAGTATTTTTAGTAAATAAATTTAATATATTACCTTCGTGATGAACTTCATTTGAACCCCAATCTTGACATTCGTCACCTTCTAAAGTATATGTTAAATCTTCTCCTTGAAATTTAAAAATTATATCTTTTAAATTAATTTCTTTATTTAATTCTTGTAAAATAAAATCATTAATTTCTTTATTTAATTCTTGTAAAATAAAATCATTAATTTTAAATTTCTCTTCTTTAGATTCAATTAGGTCTAATAAATTTACATATTTAGAATTTTCATAAGTATCTATATGCCAACTTAATAAAAATAATAATAAAAGTTTATTATCTACTACGGATTTTAATTCATCAATATTAGTACCTATAAAATTATCAATATTAGTATTAATTCTATCATAAGTGTATTCTAAAGTTTTATCATTTTTAAAAAAAGTATTATTAGAATTTAAAACACTTAATTCCATGCATGCCTTTTCTACAATTGTATAGTAATCTTTTTCTATAATATTTTGTTTAATACTTGTTTTATCCATATACGTTTCAAAATAATTGATAGAATTATATTTTTTGGCATCAAAAATCATACTTGCTACATAATCATAATATTTATTAGAATCTTCTTCTTTTAAATCTATAATTTCTTGTAATGTTAAGTCTTGTTCTCCTGCTTTACCTAAATCATCCCAACCATTACTGAGTATTTCCAATTGGTCTTCATTTGAATTATAATCTTTATTTTGACCTCCATAATAACTATCTATTATCTTTCTAGCACCACTTCTATATTCTACACCAGACCTAGAATCAGTAGTTATTCTTATAGGAGCAATCATTTTATTTATCATATCTGCTTTGGTTTCCTCTTTTACGTCTTCTTCTTTTACTTCTACAGTATGATTATAAAATACAATTCTACCATTTAGAGGGTGTGTATTTCTATAACCAGACGGATTTCCTTCTTGTCTAAAAATATTTATATATTCCTCCATTATTTCAATTTGTTCTTCAAATACTATCCAATTAAATGTTTCAAAACAAGGAGGCATCGGCAAAGAACCCTCATATGAAAAAAATGACATTTTATTAGGTATTAAATCATTTATATTCCAGTCTTCACTTACGCGAATTTCTGTTATTTTATTTTCTTCATCCTTACCTATTTTATTCATTTTCTTAAAATTACTATTTGTTATAAACTGTGATATAAACTTATTTCCTTTTGTTCCTACATGTCCCTTCCCTTCTTTTACTAAAATACTAATAATAACACCTTTATTTTTTATAAAATTATTGTTATGTTCTCCTTCTTCTACGTGTGCGTGGTCTTCATCTAAATCTGTATCAATATGTGTTTCAAAACCTTTACCCTCTGGTAAAAAATCTTTTGATAAACTATGATAAAGATTTATTTCCATAACTGAACTATTACCATCTATAAGGTGATGACTCGGTGTATGAAAATATATTTTTTGTAAAGGTAATTTTTTATTATTAAAGGTTATAGAACTATTTTCATCCCAATCTAAATTAATTATATTTTGGTTATCCTTGGAAATATGACATTTACTCGGTTTATAATCAATACTTAATCCACACATTAAATTACAATCGTGAACCGATTTTGTATTTATGTTTATAGGTGATTGTTTTCCTTTCACTTTCACCATTTTACCTAAATTATTTAATTCATAAGAGTGACAATTACCTATTATATTATCTTCACTGTCTCTTGTTTCTTTATTCCATCCAATATTTATATTTTTTGTATTTCTTTTTTTCTCTGGATATTTAAAGTCAACCATATTAAAATTAATAAATATTTTATTTTTTTGAATTATAAGTTATCTTATTTAATCTATTTTATAATTATTATTTATACTTTACTACCCTGTAATACTTTTAACATTGGTTTTTATATTATTTACAGTTTGATTTGCTTTAAATACTGCTTCAGACGCAAAATTTGCTCCTGTTAAAGCAGCAACAATTTTACTTATAATTTCGAATCTAAATAAATATTTAACAAAAATTACGGCTATAACACCAACCATAATAAAGACAATTACTAGTATTATTCTCGCAATATATTTTGTATAATCGGGTTGAACACAATAATTCCATCTTTTTTTAGGATTTTTAGTATAACACCAAGGTGCTGCTTTTACATTCCCCGGATTTCTACATTTATTATGTCTAAACCATTTTAATGTTTTTTCACCGGTATCATTATCTAAATCAAATGCTTCTTGGTCTGTTAAATTCGTATCTTTATTATTTCCGGAATGTGATTTTAATAATCCATTTCTAATATGATTTTTTTCTGTATAACTTAAATTATCCCAAGTTTTACCATCTTTCTGAAAAATTTCTGGTTTTTCCCAGAATTTAAATAAAGAACCTTCGTAATGGACTTCGTTAGATAACCAATCTTGACATTCTTCATTATCTATAGTATGATCCATTTCTGGTCCAGCAACTTGAAGTTTAATAGTAAAATCATTTTTAGCACACCAACTCATAATATTTCCCATACATACTTCATATTTGGGTGTAAAACTAATTATCATACCTACCATTTTATTCCATACAAACATTTCCAAATCAGCATTTAATTTACCATCTCCTACCTGTCTATTCCATCCATTCACTAATATATCATTTTCACCTCTATTCTCGTCTGTCCATTCATCCGTCCCACTTGTATTATATAAAACAAAATTTTTAATAACTAGAGAATCATACTCATTACCTAATACTGTTAATTTCATTTTATCTCCTATAATAGTTGCCATATCTACAAAAACATTAGCTTCTCCATATTCACCATCCCTATCAAATAATAACTGAGCATTTTTTTTATAAAATTTAAATTGATAATAGAGAACACCCTCAGGATCAATCAGTTTAGATTGGGTTATATCTATGTCACTATCTTTATCTTCTTTATTAACCAGAGATTGAATTGGTAAAGTTCCTCTATCCCAATTATTATTTTTATTCCAATATTTTGGAGAATTACCAATTCTATCTCCGCCATTTTTTTTTGTTTCTTTTAAATTGTTTACATCATTTGGACTTATAATATATTCATATCCTGGGTAAGTAAGATTAAAAATTTCTGCTATTTTGACAGTTCCACTCCATAAAGTATTATTAAAAATAAACATATAATTTTGTTGAGATAAAATATTAGTAATTTGGTCTGGTTCTGTATATTTACCACTTAATGAAATAAAAAATCTATATACTTGTAATAATATTTTATCATATTCTTCAGATTCTTTTTCTTTATTTATATTATTACTTATTAAAATATCAGTACCTATATCGTATATTTTATATACTGTAGTTAATTTATCTGTAACCGATTCTATACTTTCATCATTCTTAATATAAGGGAAAAAATCTTCATATATTATATGTTCTGCTTTTACGGTTTCATCGTTATCTTCAGAATTATGTAATTGTTCACCCCCAATATCTTTATAAATTTTATAATCATATTCCGAATTAAACTCTAAATAATAAGTTTTATATTTATTTTCCTGTTCGGTTTCAAGGTATATATTATCAGTTGTTGTTAAAGTAATTAATTCTTTTAATATTCCTTGTATTGACGTATTTTGTTCTGGACTAATTTTTTGAAATTTATATGTAAATGTAAATTTATTTATACTTTCATATTTTATAAGTTTATTATAGTATAGTATAGATTTTCTTATATTATCTATTTTCATTAATTCCGTATTATTTTGCCAATATAAATTATTTGCATAATCTCCACTATTCATTGTTTCGTCCATTTGAACTTCGTTCATAGAGACCTCCGTGTCGTAAAACTTTTTAAAAATTGCTTCTAATTCATCTTTAAATTTTCTTTCGAACATACCTAAATAATCATATCCATCTGTATCAAATTTCAATCTTTTATAATAATTGTTTTTCTCATCTGGATTACTAATAGAACTAACTTTTGAAACAATAATTTTAGGAGTAATATCTGTAAATACTCCTTGCCCCCATTGATTCCACATATTTGCGACTTCTATAGCAGTTGATTCTTTATCTTGGAATGAACTTAAACTTCCTGTCCCAGTTGCGGAAGCTAATATATCATCTGCTTTACTAATATATTCTTTTGAACCTATAATATCGTCTTTCATATAATTCAATCTAACAATACTTAGTAAATCTTTTATTTGGTCTCTTTTACTTTTTTTATATTGTTCATCTGTTATCATTTCTACATTGGTTCTGTAAAATAACGAAGCGTCTTTTAAAGTATCTTTTTCTGTTACTGTATTTGTTGATTCTGTTGCTGATTCTATATCTAGCGGTGATATATATTCAAGAGTGATACAAATAGCTTTAATAAGTTCGAAAATACCACTTTCAATACTTTGTATATTATCAAATACGATTACATTATAGTCATGTTCTCCTTTCTTATATTCATACATAAAATATGATTTTCTTTTAGGTAAAAGTTGTTCGATATTCCAATTAGAATGGACGCTTATTGGTTCTTTGGAATTTAATTTATGAACGAATTGATTAAAAAATACATTTACTTCACTTCCCTTATGTTCTCCAATATTAAATAATATACAACTTACTATTTCACTCTTTATTCCTGCTTGTTTTGCTTCATGGTGATTATCATCTTCTTTTTGTTGTGAATGATAATGGAAATGTTTTCGCAAAGGAGATATATCTTCAACGTCATTATGATAATGATTATGGGCTATTATTCCTTCGCCCCCGTGATGTATATTTACCTCTAAATCAAATTTTTCACCGTCTACAGAATGTCTACTTGGTGAAAAAAAATAGATCTTATCTACCTCATAATTGGTATCACGATAATTTATAAAACTACCTTGTTCATATTGAATATATTTTTGGGTTGAATCTGTTTTAATATGGCATTTTTTATTAGACATATAATCAATAATAATTTTACATAATAAATTACATTGGGTTGCTGTATCGACAATTATATTTTTCTTATTTTCAATTGGAGTTGTCATATTTGTTTATAAACTTATATTAATAATAGATAATTTATTTTTTTTATTAACTTATTTTAGTTATTTAATTTAATAATGAAAACTTTTATTCTATTTTCAACATTTATACTAATAACAATATTTTATCTCCTATACAGAAAATGTTATTTAAATAAAAGTATAGAATATTTTAATAGTATAAGTCCTACACCTACATATACACCTACATATACACCTACACCTACACCTACACCTACACCTACATATACACCTACACCTACATTAATTTACTCAAAACCTTCATATACGAAAAAAAAAACTATAGATAACCAATATTTAAAATTAGAATTTATTTATCTTAATCCTTTGTATAAAGATTTAACTATAAAATTAAAAGATGGTATACTCGTAAAAGAAGAAAATGACTGGAAAAGTAAATTAGAAAACGAATTATGTACACCAGATGATATTAACACAAATACACCAAGTGCCAGTATAGATTCTTGTACCTGTTTAAATTTGGGTATAAATAATGAAAAAATATGTGGTAAGGAATATTCACGGTATATTTATGAATGTCCTAATAAGTGTTCTAGTTGTAATAAATGTCATACTGACAAAACACATAAATCATATATAGAATGTAAAAATATAGAAAATAAGAAAAAATGTAAATCCTATAAAGATAAATTAATATTTAGTAAAGAATATTATACTTCTAATGATAGAAAATTTATAGAAATGCCATTTTCACAAGAAGAAATTCCCAGTCCCAGTCCTAGTCCGGAAGTACCTAGAGGTTTTAAAAAAAAAAATAAAAGGAAAACATATAAAAAAATTGTAATAAGAAGTAACCAAGCAAAAAATATATTCAAAACAACATTAATTAATGATTTTATCAAGGATAATGATATACTACTTAAAATAAGTAAAAATGAAAATTATTATACAGGAAAAGAAAAAGTTGATATTTCATTAAAAAAAATAGTAATACAGAATCTATATTTTAATATGAAAACTATAGAATATGATATTTTTTATGAAGGTAAGGATGAAATTTATTTATTTATAGTTCCCAAAAAAAGACATGTTGGTAAAAATATAACTTTAACTATTAAGGGTTATTATAAATTAGATAAAAATTATAGTTTTGATTTAGAAAAAATAATTAATATTTACGAATATATTGAAAAAGCAGTAGATATAAAAGAAATTAAGCAAATAAATGAATACGAATCTTCTCTAGCTAATGATTATGTCAATAATTATTTAGGTGATTCCGAATTAGAAAGTCCTCACCTTATGCGAAACCCTAGAATTATAAATGATATTAAAAATAAACCGTTAGGGGAGTTTGAAAGAAAAGAAATATTAGATAGTCCTGAAACATGGGTAGAAAGAATTGATATTAATAGACCTTGGATTTCTACCTTTACAGAAGTATTTTCTGATATTTATGCTGAATATAACCAAAAGAAAGATATTTACAGTCCTTCACTTACAGAAAGTCCTAATCCATCTATCAGTCCAAATATAAGTCCTAATCCATCTATCAGTCCTAATATAAGTCCTAATCCATCTATTAGTCCTAATCCATCCGTCAGTCCTAATCCAAGTCCTTCCTAATAATATTATATAAATAACTTATATTTATTGTTAAATTTAAATCTTATTTTCTATAAAAATAAAATGTTTTCTTTATATTAATAAAATGGAAAATATATATAAGAATAATCTATTAGTTTTAGATAATTTGCCAATAGACGAAAGTATTTATTATACCAATAATACAATTTCTAGAGAAAATAGATATTTTGGTTCTATTAGATATGGAAACAATATAGATAAAATATTAGGAGTTGTCAATATTAGTTTTCTTCATTACTACAATATACTCTTAATTAATAATGAAGATATATCAAAAGAAGAAATTAAAGAATTACTTACTAAATCTATAGAAGGTTTAGAAAATTACAAAATTTATAGTCAAAATAATAATAGAGATACTAAAAAAATAAGTAATTTAATAGAGTTACATAAAAAATATTTAGAAGATTACGAAAATAATAGATTTGCTAAAACACAAGAAAATATTAAACTTATACAAGATAATATTAATGTTATAGAAGAAGACTTAACAGAAATAAAATTAGATGAAGATAAAAAACAAGATACTAATAATAAATGTAATTATTTTACTACATTATTTATAGGAATAAAAGATAGTATAACTGGATTTTTCATATCTATTTATAGTCATATATTTATATATTAAATTTACGGAGAAGGGTGTCCGGTATGTCTGTGTATTAGAGAACCTTCCGGATTTTCTATTTCAGTATGACTTGATTCACCCCCTATACTTGTATGCGAATGAATAGTTTGCGTGTCGTCTAATGTTATAGTATTTATAACACCCCCTTCATCTCTACAAAAACACCTATCGTCGTCACCTTGTAAACCTTTTTCCCCTACTTTACCTTTATTACCTCTTTCTCCTGGTAAATCTGTCATAAAATAATGGAATAATACAGTAGTTAAAATATTTAGTAAATTTATTAATACCAGGGCAATATACCAATTAAAGAATAACTTAAAAGAAGGGTCGTCGCTAATATTCGATCCATATCTAGTAAGTATTCCTACTACTACAATAAAAAATAAAGTAATTATGGCTAATATTAAAAACATTGTTTTATCAAGTTTCATTTATATTTATGAATTATAATTTTTTTTACCTATTTTTTTGATTTTATTTTTTTTTAAAAAGTATTTATGTTTTAGTATAAATATAATTTATCTCCTTTTGTTCTTTATCTTTATATACCATTCTTTCACCAGTAAAAAACTTCTTACATTCTTTTTTATGTTCTTCCTCATTATATATATCACTTTTTAAAACAAAACTGGAATCCTTAAATATATAGGCATAATTACTCATATTAGTATCTATTTTCTGATAATTCATCATTATAAATTGACAACCCCAATCTAATCCCTTTCCAGGTTCATAATTTATAGGTGTTATACCACTAAATATAGAATCCGTCTTTATTTCGGGTGAAAGAATAGTAAATCCACATTTATTATATCTCTTTAAGTCATTTCCGGATAATTTATGGAATTCTTCATTAGAATAATCCTCTATATCTTCCTCGGCATCCACAACTTCTTCGTGTCTAACATATAAAATTCTATACTGATTTTTATTGTTTTGTAATGTATAATTTGAAGCGCTACTATAATTTACAACTTCCTCTAAATTAGTATCCTCAAAACCTGTACTACTAAATATTAATACCCTCCCTTTACAATCGCCAATTGTTATATCATTTATATGGTTTTTTTCCTTATTAGGTGAATTATAAGCATAACTACTATCCAATAAATATTCCCCCAATATTTCATATATATATTTATGTACTTTATTCAAACACCTAACATTTCTATTAGTTTTAAGATTTAAATATAAAATAAAAGGGTCTTTATATACCTTTAAATCTTTTAAATTAAAAGCAACTTTCGCAATTTCTCTTAAAAATAATTTCAAATTAATACTATTTAATGTATATTTCCATTCCCCTTCTTCTTCTCCTACAGATACAACAGGTTCAACTTCTTCACCATATCCACTATTAAATATTTCTAATTCTACGAATCGAGGACCACATTTTAAAACTTCACTAAATACTTCTACACTAACATAATCAAATTTATGTAGCCCGCACACATAAGGTCTATAAGCACTTGCAATATAGAAATCCCTTAATTTTTTACTTTTTATATTTGTTATAGATAAATCAGTTAAATTTTGTTGTTTTATTTCATTGGTTCTATAAATTGCCAATTTAGCAAGAGACATATAAACTCTAAATATTCTGGATACTAATAGTATTGCTCCTAATAATAATATTCCTATTAGTAAAAAAATGAAAAATAATACTTGATTTCCCAATTTAGTGTCTTTTATTTCATCATTTGTTTGGTCTCTGGGAACTTTAATTTTCATTTTATTTGCGACATTATTCGCAACATTATTAACTTTTTCCATTATTTTGTTTTTCATACCTTCTGCTTTTTCTTTTAGTGCCATTTAACTTTTTAATATATAATTTTTTTATAAAAAGATATTTAATTATTAATATTTATCCATAAACATTTCATTCGTCGATATCTCAATATTTAGTTCTTTTGCTTTCTTCATTTTACTTGATTGACTTTCCATTGTTTCTACTATCAAAATATTAGTTTTTTTATTAACTATATTTTGTATAATTCCGCCTTCTAATTCTATTTTCTCTAAGATTTTTTTATCTCTTTTTCCAGTAATAACTATATTTTTGTTATTAAGTAATTTTTTTTTTTCTTTTTTCTCATTTGTTTTATCTTTTTTAATTACAATTTTTTTCTTTTTAAATTTAAGTTGATTATGTTCTAATAGGAATTCCTTTATTTTAGGTAGTTTTTCTATAATTTTTATAGATGTCTTCTCCTGTATACTAGGTATTTCATTTAACATTTCTATTGTTATATCCATATCTTCATAGAAAATATTAGGGTATTTATTAGTTATCTTCTTTAATATCTTATATCCTATACTATCTATAATTGAACTTCCTGCGATAACTTTTTCTATCTCTAATTCTTTATCAATAACATTATGTATACTATCATATATTTTATTGGCACTTTTCTCTTTAATACCTTTCAACTCGAGTAAGTCTTCAAGTCTAATATTCATTATTTTCTTGATATTATCAAAACCTGCTTCATACATTTTTTGATATAACCCTGGACCTATATGTTCAACTTCCAAAGTCTTAAAGAAAGTTATAATCCTTTTTATTTTAACTTCTTTATCATCATCCATATTTAGAAGTATAATTTCTTTATGAGTTTCGTTCCATTTATATTCAACTTCTGGTAATTGGGGTTTCGTTTTTTCTAAAACTTCAACAATCTTAGGTATTATTTCACCCCCTTTTATCATTTTAATTACTGCTCCTGGTCCAATACCATTTTTTACAATAAAATCTGCATTGTTTCCAGTAGCTTTTTTATTAGTTGTTCCGCATAATAATGTTGGTTCAATATTAACAATTGGTTTAAGTTTGCCGTGTTTACTGGCATTCCATTCTACATTAATAACTTTAGTTATCGCGAAATCTAAATCCATCTTGAAAGCGAAACTATATTTTGGATTTCCTTCAGTAGTTCTAGTATTTATATTATTATTCGTAATAATTACACCGTCTATTTCATAATTAGAATGTTTTTTTCTCTCTAACATATATGAAGATAAATCATTGAAATTTATTTTTTCCCTTATTTCATTTCTAACAACGCGAAAACCTAAATCATTCAGGAACTCCATTTGTTCTGAAGGCTTCATAATCGGTTCTATCAATTCATAGACAACGAAATCTACTAATTTAAGATAGTCTTCCTTTTTACTAAAATCTTTTTGATTAGACATTCCCGCAACAAAACTTCTAGGATTGGCGAATTCGTCTTTCACTTTAATATAATTTTCTTTTGATACTAAGATTTCCCCTCTTACCATAAAATCTTTCTTTTTATTTATTTTTTTTTTATAAATATTAACAAACTCCTGGATTTTACTAATATCTTTCCCTTCTTTTCCATTACCTCTAGTATAAATTTTTATATTATTACTCTTTTTATTCAATAGAAATGAAATACCGTCTAATTTATCAGATATTACTACTTCCCCTGGATAAGTCTTTATCCAATTATCTATATCTTTTTCGGTTTTCTTTTTATTCATACTACCCATATGAATTGGTAATTTTACCTTATCTTTCTTAATAGTTGAACCTATTTGTGATAGGAATTTACTATCCGGAAATTCTTGTTCTAAAATTGATTTAATTATATCGAAAACTTGATCCGAAATTAATATATTTCCATCTTCGGTATTATAATAATTATCAGAACATTGATAAAGTAATTTCTCAATATCTTCTTGTGAAGCACTATTGACAAATTGTATAGGATTTTGTTCTACATAATCAAAATTCATATATTCAATATATTTATATGTAATTAAATCAATTTTATTATTATTAAATTTTTTCTTTATTATTATATTTAATTATTCTTCCTTATAATAGGGTCTTTTACTAAATTAAAACAATTATTTTTTAATTCCTCCCAATTTTCATTTAACTGAATATTATGTATATGTATTTCTATTTCATTATTAAACCAGTTTAGAGGATTAATATTATCTTCTGTATCTATACAAACCCCTTTTATATAATTAATTGTTACAGGTATTATTGGTATTTTATTATCACTTGCTAATCTAAATAATCCAGACTTAAATTCCTTTACTATTTTATTTTTCGAAGGTTTACCTTCTGGAAATACTATTATATTTTCATTATTATTAATTTTATTTTTAATTATTTTTTTTACTTTGTTACCGCTATCTAAATTACCTCTATCATATGGCACTAATCTAAATGATTTTAAAAACACTTTTTCAAGATATTTTAAAAATGATAAATATTTAGGTAAATCTTTATCTGAACATAAATTAGATTTACAAATACAATTTGTTTTTTCAAATAAATTTATTAAAATTGGCAAATCATTGGCATTTTGGTGATTAGAAATAATAATATATTTTTTCTTCTTTAAAATTTGTAAATCACCTATAATATTTATTTTATTATTGAATAATTTATGTTCCATTGAAAATTTAATAATTTTTTTAAAAATTTTATAACTCTTCTCTTCATTTAATATAAAAGTAAAAAACATATTTATTAAAATAAGAATTATTAGTAATAATACTCTAATACTGTTTATAAAAACATTATTAAAATTAAATTTTATAAAAGACATAATTTATAAATGTAAACTTATTTTTTAAATAATTTATTTCCCAGTACTTCCAAAACCACCAGTTCCCCTACTAGTTTCACTAAGTTCTTCTACTAACTCAAATGTTATCGGTTCCAAATTAGGAGAGCAAATTTGAAGTAATCTAGTTCCTTTTTCTACTACATAATCACTTTCGCTATTATTATCAAAAAACCCTATTAAATGACCTCGGTAATCTCTATCAATAATACCGACAGAATTCGCAAGTCTTAATGGTGTTTTTATAATTGAAGAACGAGGAAAAGTAAAAAATGATAATCCCTTTGATTTATCGTCTGTTAATGCTTCACACGCAATGCCAGTATCAATTTTACCCATCTTTCCTGCTGGAATAGTAATATCTTCTAAAGTAAAGATATCTAATCCAGCATCTCCTTCGTGATAATTAGAATGGTTAATATAAAAAGGTTGTGCTTGTTCAGTGGGTTTAATTAGTAAATGCATAGTTAAATAAAAATATGGTATAAGTTTTAAATAAATTTTATAAGTTTTAAATAAATTTTATAAGTTTTAAATAAATTTTATAAGTTTTAAATAAATTTTATAAGTTTTAAATATATATTAACAATATATAACGAAAATGGTTAAATATAGTTGCGAACGATGTGGAAAAGAATTTTCTCAAAAATCTCACTATGATTCTCATAATAGACGCAAAACGCCTTGTGAAAATAATGCTGATAAAATTAAGGCACTTGTAGATAAGGCAGTTGAAGAAAAATTAAAAGAATTAAATAATAAAAAATTGATTGTTGAAAATGAAGAAGTAATTGTAAATAAAGATATCAAAATGACCGAACACAAAATACAAAAACCATTCTTAAAATGGGTAGGAGGTAAAACACAAATTATTAATTACCTTATTTCAAAATTACCAAACGAAATAAATAATTATCATGAACTATTTTTAGGAGGAGGTAGTGTTTTATTGGCGGTTTTATCATTACAAAAACAAAAAAAAATTCTAATTAAAAACAAAATTTATGCTTATGATATTAATAGTGACCTAATTAATGTATATAAAAACATTCAAAATAACAAAGAAGAATTATATAAATTTATTAATTTATATATTGAAGAATATGATAGCATAAAGGGAGAAATAATTAATAGAAAACCTACTTCTATAGATGAAGCAAAAACTTCAAAAGAGAGTTATTATTATTGGATAAGGAACAAATATAATAACATAGATAAAAATACTATTGAATGTTCTGCACTATTTATGTTTATTAATAAGACTTGTTTTAGAGGTATGTATCGTGAAGGACCAAATGGATATAATGTCCCATATGGACATTACAAAAAAACACCTACAATAATATCTGAAACAGATTTAAATTATATTAGCGATTTAATTAAAAATGTTGAATTTAAACATAGTAGTTTTACTGATTCAATTAAAAATGTTAAAGAAGGAGATTTTGTATATTTAGACCCACCATATGCACCCGAAAATGCGAATTCTTTTGTTGGATATGTCGCAGATGGTTTCAATTTAGAAACACACAAATTACTATTTAATGAAATAAAAAATTTGGAAAATATTAAATTTGTTATGAGTAATGCAAAGGTAGATTTAGTTACTGATAATTTTAAAGAATATAATTGTGATGATATTATAGCAAGGAGGGCTATTAATGCCAAGAAACCAGGTTCAAAGACTACAGAAGTAATTATTTATAATTGATTATAATACTGATAATAACCTATATTTACAATATCTAATATTTCATCAATGTTATTCCATTTAAATTTATGAATATGAATAATATTTTGTTTGTTCTTGTATATAAATAAACAAATTATTTTTTTCTTATTTCCAACCTTTTTATATACTTCTCTAAATGGATAATATAATTGTCTAATATTAAAATCAACACATTCAATAGATTTAGCTTCAACAATACAAACATAATTATCTGTTTCATAACATCCGTCTGTTTCGTATTGAGAACCTTGTATTTCTATACGTTTATTATTAATAGTAGTATTAAAATTACATCGGTGTCTACCTCCTAAAAGTGGTCCATAATTTATTTTTTCACCTATAATATCATCTAAAATACCATTATATTTCAATTTATCTAACATACTGGTTTCGCTTTCTCCTATATCCAATATTAAACTATTCGTTTTATTAGTAATGATATTTGGAACAGACTGATATTCAATTAATGGTATATATATATTATGTTTAAATAAAGCATATGTGCCATTTTTTATAGATAACATACTTATATTATTATCTATAAAACATTGTGGTCTTGATTTACTAGTATCCATTTTACATAGCAATCTTGGTTCAAACTGATTTTCTTTTCCTTTCCATGTTTTTTTACACTTTTTAATATCTTTCGAAGTTAATATTGAGTAGTCTTTATTTAAATCAATATTATTAATATTAATAATATGCCGCCATATACACATTTTTTCTTCGGTTGGTATTGTAGTAGGTTGAGAAGACATACTGATTTCTTTAAGTATAAATTAAGAATTTAATTTAAAATCAATTTTTTATAAATTGTTAAATTATATTATAATGCCTACACATAAAAGTAGTGATTATAAATTATCAGCAGTTAAATACTATTTATCCCATTCAAAAACCAAGTGCAAACTTGTAAAATAATTGGATTAAGTCGGCGTTTTAAATGTTCAAAGGTGTAAATAAATAATATTTTTATAATGCAACGATATTCTTATAACAATAATTCGTATATTGAGGTAATTTTCTAAATTTCGTCGTAAAGTATTTTTTTTCTTCATTGAATATTTCAAATCCTACTAAATAATCATTAAAATATTGTTGTCCTTTCATATACTTATAATTACTATCTAATTGTTTATTGTTAATTGTTATTTCGGTTATATCTTTTTTGTAATGATTTTTTGTTATATCTAGGAGAAAATCCATAGGTACTAAATAATATGTTTTTTCATTGGAAACATATTTATAAAATCCTTTATGTCTTATTTGATGAATTAATTGAATATTATATTTAATAATTGGTTGGAAACAGTCTATCATATGAATACAATCTTTGGGACTAATAAATACCCCTTCTTCGTTTTCTTGTGTTTTGTAAAAATGTGTAATTTTGATAAATTTATTATTTATTGAATTAATCTATTTTTTATATCGTAAAAAATAAATATATCGTGAAAAATAAATTATTATCTAAAAAATTAAATTTTATAAATTATGATTTTGGAGTAAGTTAAAAAAATATAAAATTGAAAAAAATTATTATACAATTTAAAATTTAAGATTTTTACTATAATATTAACTAAACTTTATAATGACAGAACAAAATATTCAAATTGAACAAACTATCGCAAATAATCCGGTTGATAATAACCAGGTTGAACCCATTTTAAAGGATAATCCGAACAGATTTGTTTTATTCCCTATAAATCACCACGCAATTTGGGAAATGTATAAGAAACATATGGGTCTTTTTTGGACTGCTGAAGAAATAGATTTAGGAGGGGATTTAGTGGATTGGCCTAAATTAAAAGTAGAAGAGCAACATTTTATCAAGAATATATTGGCATTTTTTGCGGGGAGTGACGGAATTGTATTAGAAAATTTAGGAACCAGATTTATGAATGAAATACAAATCCCTGAAGCAAAATGTTTCTATGGATTTCAAATAGCAATGGAAAATATTCATTCCGAAACCTACTCGCTTCTAATTGATACTTATATTAAGGATAATCAAGAGAAAAGTAGATTATTTAATGCGATTGAAACTATTCCTTCAGTTGCGAAGAAAGCACAGTGGGCTATTAAATGGATTAATGATAAAGACGCAACATTCGCAACTAGATTAATTGCTTTTGCATGTGTAGAGGGTATATTCTTTAGTGGTTCATTCTGTGCTATTTTCTGGTTAAAGAAGAGAGGATTAATGCCCGGATTAACAAGTAGTAATGAATTAATTAGTAGAGATGAAGGATTACATACAGAATTTGCTGTCTTAATTTATAGTATGTTGGAAAACAAATTAAGTTATGAAACTATAAAGGAAATTGTAGTGGAAGCAGTAGAAATAGAGAAAGAATTCATTATTGATTCTATACCTTGTAAATTAATAGGTATGAATTCGGATTTAATGAGTGAATATATAGAATTTGTTGCTGATAGGTTATTAACACAATTAGGATATGAAAAGATTTACAATACTAAAAATCCATTCAGTTTTATGGAAATGATTTCAATGGAAGGTAAAACTAACTTTTTTGAAAAAAGAGTTATGGAATATTCAAAGTCGGGATTAGGTGTAGAAAAGGAGAAAATGGCTTTTACTATGGACGCTGATTTTTAAAAAAGGAAAGCAGAAACGCTGATTTTTAAAAGTAAAAAAGCATAATATAAGTTTTAATCAAAAATCGGTAAATTTAATACCATTAAGACTAAATGATAATGTATCCATTTTTTCTTTATCATCCTTACCTTTTACTATTTTTTGTAAGTCAATATAAAATTCGTCAACAGTATCACTTTTTATTAAAATATTAACATCGTGTGAATCGTTGATATTTGTTCTACCGTAGAAGTAAAATTCTTTTAAGATATATGATATTGGTGTACCAAAACAATCTTTAATATGATTTAATCTAACTATAACATTAGATTGGACAGAACCTGTAATAGTAATATTTTTAATTAAAAAGTGTTCTTTTATACCTAAAGCATATTTAATAGTATTTGATTTACTTGCTCCTGGTGCTATAAATTCCTGTAAATATTCAGATGTTTTAACATCATTGTCACTATCTATACTTGTAACATTAATATATACCAAATCTCTTAATCTAAAATCTTTAAATCTTAAAGTATCTTTTTCTTTATATAAATAACCTTTATTAGTTATTTTTATATGTTGTTTATTATTACTCCTCTCCGTTGGATCTATTGTTAATGTTGCTTTTCTACCATAACCTCCTTCGAGTTCTAAATCACCTCCTAATTTTGTAATAAAAGTATCAAATGAACCATATTTTTTTTCAAATTCTGTTTTTATATGATTATACATTGTTGTAGAAACTTCTTCCGAATCTTTTGTAGTTATATTCAAAGTTGTACTTCCTCCTCTAAATAAAGATTTATTATCAATATTTTTATTATAAAATTGGTTTGTGTATTGACAATCATTATATTGATTATTTTGATATTGACAATTATAATTAAAACAACTATCTTCGCCATCAATTATTGACACCATTTCTAATGTTGCTACGCCTCCATCTATTGGTGTAGAACCGTCAGTATCAACTTTATAATATAATTCAATAGGACCTTTATTTACAGAATTAACACCACCCGCCGTTTTTTCTACTGAAACTATTTTACTGTTTTTTAAGTCAATATATGTTGTTTCATTAAATGTTTTTATAACACTATAATTAGTATCTTTTTCAACATATTTTATTGTATATGTGCCTTTATTTTCATCATCCGAATTTTGAAATTTTATAAATAAATTACCACTTAATGAATTATTATAAGAATAATAACCGTCATTAGTATTCCAAGTTAATTGTCTTAAACCGATATCAGATACACATGCGTGTAGTGAAACCCATTCTGGAATAATATTATTGGTCATCATTGTTTCAAGGTGTATTTTTGCGTCATAGTCTTTTGTTGGTTTACCAGTTAACGCATATGTTTGAATAGTAGTTGGAAAATCCATAATTTCACTTGTAAGTCGCGCTGTGGTTTCATAACTTGAAAGAGAAGATTTTAAAGCAACCCATTTAGAATCTATATCATCCCCGTCTTTGAAATATTTTAAAAAAAATTCTTTAGTGACATCTAAATCTAATTCTTTTGGATTATCTTTAACGGATAATAAATGTCTTTTATTACGATTAACTTCTGTTTGGTCGTAAGTTCCTTTTTCATTTGGTAATAATATATCCATTTTTAATATTTTTTCTTCGTCTTGTGTTTTAACCTTATTTGCTCTTATTGTTGTTGCTGTATCCTCATTTCTTAAAGTTCCTGACATTATATATATTATTTATATTAAAAAATTTAAATATTTATATTATAATATTTATTTAATATAAATAAAAATGGGAGGTGGACTTTTAGATTTAGTTGCCAAAGGAGGACAAGATATATATTTTATTTGTAACCCCGAAATATCATTTTTTAAGAAGGTTTATAAAAGACATACTAATTTTTCAATTGAATATCAAAAATATTTATTTGATATAGATTTTGGACAAACATCAAAGTTTATTATACCAAGACAGGCAGATTTACTTAAAAATATCTTTATTCAATTTGAATTACCTATTATTGCCCCCGAAGATATAGGATATGTTAATTATATTGGTTATTCTTTAATAGATTATATAGAAATATCAATAGGTGGAACTATTATTGATAGATTAACTGGCGAATGGATGTATATACAAAATGAATTATCCTTCACTGAAGCTAAAAAAGAAGGATATAATAAAATGATTGGGGGTAAAGATTTTTATACATACAGAACAGACCAAAGTAATACTACCGGAACATATATAGTTCCAATAAATTTTTGGTTTACTAAAGATATAGGTTTAGCATTACCTTTAGTTGCTTTACAATATCACGATGTAACTATTACATTAAAATTAAAAAAAATGGATGATTTATATATATCTTCAACTGATATAAAACCTTCAAATACATTAAAAATAGAGAAAGTTAATATTTCTTTGGAATATGTTTATTTAGATAGTAAAGAAAGAAAATTATTTGCTCAAAGTAATCACGAATATTTAATAAAACAAACACAATATAATCTTAATAATAATATTATAGCTAACCAATCTAATATAAAAATTCCTTTAATTTTTAATCATCCTATATTAGAATTAATATTTATAGTTCAAAGAAAAGATAGAGTTAATAAAACTACAGGTGGAAATGATTATTTTAATTTTGCACTTGATGGTAATATTAATATGCTGGATACAGTAAAAAACGCACAAATTTTCCTTAATAATCAGGAAAGAACTCCCCTAATGACTAATAAAGAACTTAGATATCTTAATGTTATTAATACACATACCAGTATTCCAAATAATGTTATATATGTTTATTCATTCTCCTTAAATCCCGAATCATTTCAACCTTCTGGAAGTTGTAACTTTAGTAGATTTGATAATAAAGAACTCGCTATAGAATTTGCTGATAATATTACTGCTTCAGATGTAAAAGTATTTGCCGTAAATTATAATATTTTAAGAATTAGTACGGGAATTGCCGGTTTAGCTTATATTAACTAAATTATATTATTTTTTATTCTGATATTTCTTTAATAAATTAAGTAATTGTTTTTTATTCATTTTACTTATCCCTTTAACTTTCTTTTCCTTTAAGAAAAATCTTAGCATTGGAACTGTATATTTAGAAAAATCATAATACTTACCACATTCCACTACTTTATTTCTCTTTAATCCTTGTAAATTATATACAGAATTAGTACATATACCGTAAGGATTAAATTTAGTGTTTCTAACTTTCATAAGACAACTACAGAATTTCTTTTCTACAAATGATAAATTTTTTGTTTTAAATAATTTATTATATTTTTTTCTCTTTTCAATATTATTCTTTATTGAATTATTCTTTATTGAATTATTCTTTATAGTAACACTCTTCAAAGTAACATATTCCAAAGTTTGTTTTTTAGTTTTTTTAGTATTTTTTTTTCCCATATTTAGTTTCTAGTAATAAAAAAAATTATTTTAATTGTAATATATTTTAATTGTAATATATTTAAAAACATAAAATTTAAAATAATATATAAAATAATAAAATAATAAAATAATAAAATAATAAAATGACAAATTTTAAAAAAAAATTTACTACCTATCCCTTCCAATATTTTCCTCAATATTATACCAGAGATAATTTATTACAATCTATAAAGGAAAATATTACATTTCGGGAAGATAATATAATAATAGGAAGGGGTGAAGATAAGGTAGAGAGAAAAGAACAACGAAAAACGTGTTGGTTATCAAATGACGAAAATCTTACATTTGAATATTCGGGGAAAATAATGAAACCCGATAAAATACCTCATATAGTTCAGGAAATTATAGATATGATATATAAAGATTTTGGTATTAAATTTGACGGTGTATTAGTAAATTATTATGAGAATGGGCAAGTAGGAATGGGATATCATAGTGATCCGATAGATAATAAATGGGATAATAATTTTATAGTATACTCGGTAGGGGCTGAGAGAAAATTTATATTTAGGGAGAAGGGGAATATTGATAATAAGATTGAATATTTATTTGCGAATGGAGATTTAATTTATATGTATGATGATTGTCAAGATAAGTATGAACATAGTATTAGGAAGAATAAGGGAGACGGGGGGAGAATAAGTTTAGTATTTAAGAAGAGTAATTAATATTATAAATGTTTATCATAACTTGTTTCATTTGCTTTTACAAAATTATTTCCGGATAAATTAATATTTGGTTCTTGTTCATTTGTTCCACCACTATCTTTGGCTTGATAAGCACCGGAAACCATATCTGCGTAATTTGTTCCTTTAATTACAGTATTTCCACAAGTACCACCATATTCATTATTTAAATCAGGGGTCCAAATACAAGCAGGAATTAAAGAATTATCTTTTCCTGTTTTATCAGGTAATGCAGCGTCTTTACATAATCCCTCTGTTGTTCTTTTTTCGCATCCAGTTATAGTTAAACCTCCTACTTCTCCTCCACAATCTGTAAATTTAAGTTGCATTCCTAAACCTAAATGAGAAGTTATTAATAAGGCATATACTAAACCAGGAATATAATAATATAATGTTAATCCGGCACAAATAAGAATTTTAAACATTCCCATTAATCCAAAAGACATAAATACACCTAATGGAGGACATATTATAGTTGCTATAATATTAAGATATCCTTCAGAAGTCATTGTTTTATAACATCTCATATTTCTATATTTATGATTATATTGATAAGAAAAATTAGGATCTGAAGGATCCCAAATTTTTCCATTATTTTCTTTATCGGGATTATCAGTTTCTGGATGTCTATGGTGATGATAATAACCTCCTAAATCATTTTTATTTAAATAACCTGTTCTATTACTATGTTTAATATGATGTTTAGGTTCGTGTGGTAAACCCCACATTCCTCCTCTAAAGGAAGAGAATATTACGGCAGACACTATTCTAAATATTTGTAGCAGGATATCCATAACCATTAAAAATATCATTTTTACAAATGTTAATATACATCTTACAATTGACCTTATCATAGTAATTGGATTCAACCATAAAATAATTATAGTAAAAAAGTCAAAAATTATATTAACTAAATTCATAATAATCATCGCAACCCAACCAGGTAATTTACCTATCCATTGTAGTGACTCTACTAAAGTCATAAATAAATCTACAATACTTAATACAAAATTAATAATAGCGTCTACCAAAACCATAAATAAATCTACAAAGTTAGTAAAAAAACTAACTATGGCATTTATAAAATCTGGTATAGCAGCAACTACGCCCGCGAAGTGTTCTATTTTTTTCATTTTATTATTTACGTGTATTCCTAATAATGTTAATAGGATAAATATAATTGTAATAGAAAAATCATTCATTATTACAATTATATTAGAAATATATATTCTATTTTATTCATTAAAAAATATTTTTATATCATAATATGAAGAATGCTAAACAATATATTTTTATTTTTCTTCTTATAATTTTTATCTTTATACATAAAAAATCTAATAACTATTTTTTATCTTTACATGATTCTATTAATATAATGACAAATGAAGAATATTTTACTCATTTTAATAACTATGATTATAAACTTAGGAAATGTTTTGATATTAATAATTGTAAGTCTAAATATCGAGAAAATGTTTTAGAATTTAGTAATAATGAAAAAAATATTTTAACAAATATGCTAAATCAATTCCTAAATAAATTAAATAAATACCAAAAAATATTCCTAAATCTTAAACTAATTAAAGTTGGCAACTATATAGAATCAACACTACCGCATACCAGAAAAACGGCTATAGTATTATCACAAAAATGGATTACACAATTTGTTAGTATAAATAATATTAATAATAGATTTATAACATTAATTAGTCACGAACAATTTCATATATTCCAAAGATATAATCCTCAATTAATGGAAGACTTATACACTAACTATTGGAATATGATTAAATATAATAAATTACCACCTAAATTAATGGAAATAAATAGAACTAACCCAGACGCCCTACCTAATAATATTTGGTTATTTCCTATAGGTATAGGTAAAGGTGATACTAAAGCATATAAAAAATATATATTACCACTTTGTATTTACGATACTAAAAATAATAGTAGTATAAGAGATACTAAAAATGTTTATTTTAATTTAGAGAAAAAAGGAAATAAAATAGAATTTAGTAATTTAGATGAAGAAATAAAAAATCAAAATTTACTAAGTAAAAGTAAAGAGTTTAGAGATTTTTTTGGAAATGAAACAAGTAATAATTATCACCCTAATGAATTATCAGCATCTTTGTTTGAAATAATAATAGAGAAACATTTAGATAATATGGATTTACCTAATATACCTGCTATAAATAAATTTGAGGAGTTTTTGAAGAATTTATAAATAATATTTTTGTAATATTAAAAGGTGTTTAAAAATTTTTACTTATTACTATTTTATTTCTACTTAATTTATTTTTCATAAATATAATTAGGTAGAAATTTAAATTAGTTTTATTTTTTCAATCATATAAATCTAATTAATAGAGTATAATATTGTTTCATTTAATTTTGTATCAGACATAGCACAGTAATATGGAAATTTATAATCTCCATACAATGTTTCAATATCTTTATAATATTTTTTTGAAATATCAAATGGATTTTTTGCTTTATATAATAATTTAATAATATGTATTTTTTTTTTTTGCCTAGGTATTGGTAATTCGTATATTTCATTATTGCTAAATGAACACCAAGAATAAATATGACTTTCTGTTAATATTTGAGGATTTGCTTCTTCGCTATTAAAAATAGGCGCTATAAATCCAATAACTTTTCCTTTTATATTTTTAGTATCTATTTTTGTAATATTATTACCATAAATACAATAATAATCTATTCCGTCATATATTAATAAACAATTTCCTTTTCCAAAATTTTTATTTTTTATATAAATATTTTCCGGATTTACATCATATCCAATAAATATTTTATAAAATTTAGGTAAAAAAAATATTTCTTTTTTATTAACAATAATTTTAGATTTTTTTTTTAAACTTACATAATTATCAAAATTTAATATTTTTTTTTTGTTATAAATATTATTTGAATTGCTATTAATAGTTTTATAGACTTTTATGCTTTTATTATTAATAACAACAACAAATGAAGGGGAAAATCTTGGTCCAATTAAATAATATTCTTGTTTTTTTTTCTTTAAAGTTTTCTTAGTTATTTTTTGGTATATTTTGTTAGTCATTTATGTATAGTATATTTATAAATAAAAATTGACTTTTATATTTCTAAATATATTATATAAAGAACTGAAAATGACTAAATCTAATAAAAAGGAAAGGTGTAGTATGGAAGGTTGTAAAAAAAAACTTAGTGCGGTTAAATTTACTTGTAATTGTGGTAAAAATTATTGTACGGCACATAGATTAGCTGAAAGTCATAATTGTACTTATGACTTTATAGAAGAAGGGAAAAAAATTTTAGAAGAAAAAAATCCATTGGTTGTAAAACCAAAGGTTATTAAAATTTAATTATTTTATAAGTTATTTTACAATTTTTGTAATTCGTCTTTAATTTCTCTTTTTTTTTGTTCGGCCAATGAAGTTTCTACTCCATCAACTAAACTTGTAAATGCGTCTACAAATATCTTTTGACACCCTACATAAAATTCTAGTAATGCCTGTCTAGTTTTCTTTTCAATTTCGAATAATTTTTCAGAATCTATTTGTCTTATTTTGTATTGATTATTTTCATTAATAAGAATTTCACCTACTAAAATCCCCATTAATTTAGAGTTATAGTCTTTGTAATGTTTCTTCATTAAATTATAATTTTCAAAGTATTTACCATATGGTCCACTAAGAGAATATTCTAATTCGGTAGGTAATACATTATTTTTACAATATTTATTTTGACTAAGGTCTGTAGGGTAATCTTCTATTTGGACGGATTGTTCATTATTTATATAATCAACAGGAACTTCATTTCTTCCTACTAAATTCATAAAATCATTAATGGTTTTATATTGTTTTTCTTCTTTTTCTTCTACATTATTACCTGTATTAACACCTTCATTATTTTCTTCTGGTTTTTCTTCTTTTTTACCAAATAATCTTTTAAAGAATGAACCTCCTATCAGTATCTTTCTAGTTCTTCTACCCCCCACTTGAGCTCCATTTCCGCCACCTACACGTGGACCTCTATATCTTGTTCTTTTTTTATGTCTTTTTTTTCTTTTAAATAATTGTGGAGGTCTTGGTGGTTGCGGTGGAACTTGTTGAGGTCTTAGTGGTTGCGGTGGAACTTGTTGAGGTCTTAGTGGTTGCGGTGGAACTTGTTGAGGTCTTAGTGGTTGCGGTGGAACTTGTTGAGGTCTTGGTGGTTGCGGTGGAACTTGTTGAGGTCTTGGTGGTTGAGGTGGAACTTGTTGAGGTCTTGGTTGTTGCGGTGGAACTTGTTGAGGTCTTGGTTGCTGCATTTGTGGTTTATTATTATTTAGAATATTTGTACCAGATGTATTTATTTTATTGTTATTATTATTATTATTATTGTTATTGTTATTGTTATTATTATTGTTATTGTTATTTTTATTACTATTCTTTTTAATATTTAGTGTATTACTACTTTTATTATTATTGTTGTTTTTATTATTATTGTTATTATTATTATTGTTGTTATTATTTTTGTTAATATTATTATTGTTATTATTATTATTGTTGTTATTATTTTTGTTAATATTATTATTGTTATTATTATTATTGTTGTTATTATTTTTGTTAATATTATTATTGTTATTATTTTTATTAATATTTTTGTTAATATTATTTTTGTTAATATTATTTTTGTTAATATTATTTTTATTAATATTATTTTTGCTATTGATTTTAGGTTTAGATATTAATTCATCTAATTTACTTTTTATTTTTGAAATATTATTTTTAATACCTGCTTGATTTTCTTTAATTATTTCTATTTGTTTAAAATTTCTATTTGTAAAACTTCTAATTTCTTTTATATTTCTTCTAATATTGTTATTATTATTATTTGCTTTTTTAGTTTTTTTTCTATTTACATTATTATTTCTTTCATTGTTTACATTTATATTATTTATATTTTCTTTATTATTATTATTACCTTTATTATTTATATTATTATTATTATTACCTTCACTAATACTTTTTTTGATTAATTTATTAATAATTTTATTATTATTATTTGAACTTTTCTTTTGATTTTCTGCAGAATATTTTCCTCTAAAGTATTCTTTTATTTTTTCTTGTAATAATGTTACTTCTTGTTTCATTCTAATATTATTTCTTTCTTCCCCTTCTATATTATATACTCTATAAAGGTTAACTAATTCTTTCATTCCTTCAACATTTAAAAAATTTTCAGGATAAAGTTCTTTATCTTCATTACATAAAGATATTTTACCTTTATTTGCTCCTTCTCCAATAGGTTGGTAAAGTGCGTTAAGTCTTCTAATAACCATATTATTATTAGGGTTAATACCGGTGATAATTGCTGCTATAATTGTTAATATTCTAATGTAGAATATGGAGATAGTATTACAAATTTGTGCTTTAGATTTAAGTTTTCCTTTTGCTCCATATAAAGGTTCTCTTATTTCCGGACAATCTTCAGAAGAACAAGGTTTAAATTTCCGGTGTGAAATATATACTCCTTGGTTTAAATTTTTTAATTGTACTTTTTTAAATTTTTTCATAAGTTCGTCCTCTAAGAAAATATTATAACTATTACAATGTTTTGGATTTTGTAAGCTAAGTAAATCTTGATATGTTCCTTCAGTAACTAAATCAGTAACTACCTCATTCATTTGTTTTCTGGTTTCTGTTAAAATTTTAATAATTTCTTCCATACTATATTATTTAAAAAGAAAAAAAATTTTTTTAGAAAATATTAATAAAAATATAAAAATAAAATATTAATAAATATAAAATATAATTTATTTAGCAAATGTTTTTGCTTTTTTATCAGTAGGTAAGCAATAATATCCGCAAAAACCTGTATAATTTATAGGATCGCTATCATTCGGTTTAGTATAATCTCTATTCGCAGTAAAAGGGGAATATATAGGTAATCCATTTGCGTCCTCTCTAGATACTTTTAATGTTCCGGGTTTATGACTCCATGTTCCGTCTTTATTTTGTCTATAAAAATGGAAAGTACTTCCAGGGTCTGTAACCATTGCTCCTTTATAACTATCTTTACCGCAACTTTCTGTTAATTCTGTTTTTCTAATAATTGGATTATCGCTCATAATTTTCTTTTCCATTTCTTTACAATCATAATTAAATGTTTTTTTATCTAAAGAACCATGTTTTTTAAATAATGAATAATCTCCTGGTTGCGGAATTAACGAACGACATTTCTTGGGTTTAGTAGGACAGTTTTTATTTTCTTTATGACATATGTTTTCACATTTTTTTTTTAAACTAGTCATAATATCATCTAAAAAATAAGCATAACAATTATGAGAACCCTCTACATAAGGATGAGCCCAATTTTCAGGTTTAAAATCTGGTTCATTTCCAGAAGTAAATTTTTTAAGAAAACTTTGACAATTTTTATGTTTATGACAGAAATGTTCGTTACCTTTAACTGAATTATTACATTTTATTTCAGTAGGAACACCATTAATAACTTTCTGTTTAACATATAAATTATTATTTTCTTCATAGTAATCCACACATTTACACGTCCCTTTTTTATTTCGGTTCATATATAATATTAAAATATTTTAATTTTTCAATTGTTTAATAAATATTTCAATCGAACTATTATATTCTAATTTAGGTTTAAATGCGTCTATTAATTTAGTTCTTATCATTTCTATCGCAATTTCTTTTGTTAAATAACCATATTTTATCAAAAAAGCCAAAATTAATGTTGGTGATTTTTGATAACCAGATTCACAATAAATTAATATATTTTCACTTTTTAATATACAATTTTTCATAAATAAAGTGATTTCCTTTAAATAATTTACCATCTTTAATATCTCATATTTTTCTACATTTTCCTTTATAGTATCATTATATTTAGCACTTTTTCCCATAAAACTTAAATCATTATCCACATTAATTATATTAGTAATATTTTTTTCTTCTATAAGTTTACTATCAAATTTATTATTTACCCATATTCCTGGCAAAACTTCAATTTTCATTTTAAATTGTTTTAATTAATAATAAAATTGATTTTTATTTAAGCGATAAAACTTAATATATAATTATGTTATCTTTAAATAATGAATTATTTGATTTATTAAAAAAAAATAATTTAAATGAAGTAGAAGAATATATGGAGGAAAAAGAAAAAGCAGACGATTCTTTTTGTATTCATTGTAATAAATATTCTTTAACAAATAAAAAGGGACAATTAGTATGTGTTTCTTGTGGTAATATTGAGGGATTCAATATTGATAATGGGGCAGAATGGAGGTATTATGGATCTGAAGATTCCAAGGGTTCCGATCCGAATAGATGTGGAATGCCAACTAATAGTCTTTTACCTGAATTTTCTTTAGGTTCGGTTATTCCTTTTAAGTGTAATGAAAGTTGGGATATGAGAAAAATACGGAATTATAATACCTGGATTGGTTCTTGTTATAGAGAAAAAAGTTTATATAATGTATTTGAAACTATGACTATTCGGGCAAAAAGTAAAGGCATTCCAGGTTGTATTATCGAAGATGCTAAATACAAGTATAAAATTATTTCAGAGGCAAAAATTTCAAGAGGGGAGAATAGAAAAGGAATAATTGCTTCTTGTATTTATGAGGCATGTAAAGAGAATAATTCAACTAGAAGCACTAAAGAAATTGCGGAAATTTTTAGGATTAGTTCTACTAGTATGACTAAGGGATTTAAGAAATATAATGAGATAATGCAGTCTATAGATATTGTAAAGAAAAGGGTTAAAGAACAAAATATATCCGAACCTTTGGATTTTATTAATAGATTTTGTTCAAATCTTAATTTAGACCACGAAATATTAGATATTTGTAAGTATGTTTGCATTCAAATTGAAAAATATGATTTGGTTTCTGAAAATACGCCTACTTCTAAAGCAGCTGGGAGTATTTATTTAGTATCATACTTATTTAATTTAGATTTAAATAAGAGAGATATATCAACTATTTGTTTAACTTCAGAAGTTACTATAAGTAAATGTTTTACTAAACTTATAGAATATTATATATATTTATTACCAAATGAAATGTTAAAATATTTGGCTTTAGACTTTATTAATAAATTTGGTGAAATAGTTAGTAGATATTATAATCCTAAAATTTACAAACATTTTTTTACAGAGAGTTTATCTTTATTTCAAAACTTAGTTAAGTCTAAAGATAAAATTATAGATAATGAAATATATATAATATATTTATCAGCAGGTATAGTATATTATTTTATTCAAAAACTAGATTTAACTAATATAGAAATAAAGGAAATTGCTAATATATTTCATATAAAAAATAAACACATTTTAGAATATTATGAAATTATAAAGAATATTAAAGTTTAATTAATTAGATATTTAATTATATAAATCTAATATATGACTAAAATTATTTATAATGAAATAACTAATAGGTCGATTAGTTTTTATTAGATTTATACTGTCTTTTTTATTTATATTTTTTTTTAATAATAAGTATAGTAAAATAATAGTTGTGGATCGTTGAAATCCGAATTTACAAAATACTAAAACTTTTTTATTTTTATTTAGGAATTCATCTATTTTATCTAAACAATTTATATATTTTAGAATATCATTATTTTTGAATATATAATTATCTTCTATAGGTATTCTTATTTTTTCACAATTTATAATAGAATAATCTAAATCTTTAGTACAATTTATTACTAAATCATATTCTTTTAAAAATAAGGAACAATAATTCCCTAAATATAAGTTAGGTATTATTTGATTTATTTTATCAATCTTTAGAAAATAAAAGATATAGAAAATAATATAATAATGTAAATTCATTAACGTTTAAAATAAAATTATTTTTTAAATTAGATTATATAATGATAGACCAAAATATTATACTATTAATTTTAATATTAATTTCAGTTTTAGTCGCATTTTACTCCTTATATATAGGTTTAAGTAACAGTAGAAAAATTAAAAAACAACAACAGGAATTAATTAATATTATAAACTTGAATAAAGAAAGTTTAAATAATATAAATAATCAAGACTCTCCTCCTCAACCAGAAGAAAATCCGGAATTCAAAGAATTCCCTACCCTTGAAGAAGTAAACGCACAAGCACAAGAACACGTTCAAGAAAATGATATGACACCATTAGATGAAGATATTAAAAATAAAATAGATAGATTAACCGGTGTAAACGAAAATTTATCCGAACATAATGAAGATAATGACGCAGATAGTGAAGAAGTAGAAGAAGAAGAAAGTGAAGAACATGGTGAAAATGAAGAAGTAGAAGGTGAAGTAGTAAGCTTTTTAGAAAAAAGCTTAGACCAAAATGAAGTAAATGAAGTAAATGAAGTAAATGAAGTCAATGAAGTCAATGAAGTCAATGAAGTCAATGAAGTCAACGAAGTCAATGAAGTCAATGAAGTCAACGGAGAAGGTGGAGAAGAGGGAGAAGCTAATGATGAAGGAGGTGAAGAAGTTAATGATGAAGGAGGTGAAGAAGTTAATGATGAAGGAGGTGAAGAAGGTGACGAAGTTAGTGAGGAAGTTAATGAGGAAGGTGAAGAAGCAGAAGAAGCAAATGAAGTAAGTGGAGAATTTTTAAGTTTATCAGAAATAGATGAAAAATATTTGAATGATTTAAATTGTAGACAATTAAGAGAAATTTCTAAAAGGGAAAATTTAAAAACTAGAGGACTAAAAAGTGAATTAGTTGAAAGATTATTAAAGAAAAAAATAGTATACGATAATTAAAATTTAATTTAGTTAATTTATTTAATATAATTTATTTTAATGAAATAAATTATATTTTTTTTATATTTATAATATATAAATGACCGATTGTTATAAAACAAGTAATAACAAACATTTTGGTTGCCCTCCAAGAATGGCGGACGGAAGACATTTTACTGATTATCGTCCTAGTTGTCATATTAATAATATAATTAGAACTGGAAATAAAGTATTAAATAGTTTCCAATATAGAAACTTTTTAACTAATAACGCAGACGAGTTAATGAATTTAAACAGAAATTATGCCTGTCAAAAGAATTGCTGTGGTCCATGTAAAGAGCCATACCACTCAGTTAATACTTTACCCGAAACTAATAAAGTTAAATGTAATGCGAATAATTGCGAATTAGTTGGATTTGACCCTAATGGATTAGGACAAGGAAGAATCTTTAATGATGAAGAACAAAAATGCGATAATGTAGGACAACCGAATGTAAACACTAATGGATGTGCTAAACCAGAAGATAATATGGCTTACTATGGTTCACAACTCACTAATAAAGATAATTTAAATAGAAACTCTACTCCCGGTGGAGGAACTATGTTAAGTGGCGGAGATGAAAGAGTATATTCTTAAATATGTTATAAGATTAATTTTGTAATTTTTAAAAAATAATTAAAATTTATTATAAAAATAATTAATTTTAATTAATAAAAATATATTTATATAGTATAATAATGTCAACAGAATGGAGAACTAAATTTTTTGAAAAAGTAGATTGTAAAGGTATTGCTATTAATGAAGGTCAAGGAGAAATTCTTGTTCAAGGAGAAGTTAAAAGTAAAACTCCTAACCCCGTTATAGTATACTGGGCCCCTAATCCCCCAACTTATACTACCAGTTTCTCTGGTAGTGCCTTACCTTATCACGATTCTATTCAAGCATATAATAAAACTCCCAATATCGGAGCAACTCAATGTACCAATAGAAAATTTGAATTTAGAATTAAATATCCTAACGCTTATTATATAGGTTTAGGTTCTTTATATGTTCCACCGCACGTCCACTTTAAAATATGCGAAGAATCACACTGGGAAGAAGGAACGGGAGGTGTAAGATTTGTAATCCCTGGACCAAATAATGTTAATAATGCTCCAGGTATATCAGAAGAAAAAAATACTGAAAAAATTAATAATAAAGTACAAGAAGTTATAGATAGTAATGAATTCCATACTATTCAAATTGATGAAGGAATACCATTTAGAACATTAACTCATCCTTCTCCTCCTTCTAAAAATCCTAGAGATTCACCTATGTTCTATTACTGTGGCGTTAATAAATTACCTATCAGAAGTCAAGAACAAGTATTACGAGACGGGGGATTTCCCGAGGTAAATAAGATGCCTGATGATTTCTGGGGTCTTAAACCACCATTATAGATTTATTTTTTAATTTTCATTTATATTATTTCATTTTTAATTTTCATATTATTTCATTTATATATTATTTTTTAATATTTATCTAATTTCTTAATATTTATATAATAATTTTGTCAGAAATATAACACCCGCAAAGGTTTCGTCATATTTCGTCATAGGTTTACCTCTTCAGATAAAAATTATTATTTAAATTTATTTATTAATTAGAGGTGTAAAACCTAGGTTTTGCTCCTCACCCAGAACCTTTTTGTTTTTTTACCTTTTTTACCTTTTTTTTTTTATCTGTTTTTTTACTTTTTTTTACAGGTTCATTATGTTTCATTGGCATAATTGTTGCTGCTCCTCCTCAACCACCTTTTAATTTAGTTGATTTCTTTTTAGTGTAATTCCTCTTAGTGCTAAGTTTTAGTTTAATAGGCATTTTATATAATATAAAAATAAATAATATTTTTATATTAAAAATTAAATTTAATTTAATTATAATGTAATCTTAAATTAAACTAAAATATGTTTCATAACGAGTTGTTCTTTCTTTAATAACAAATTTCTCATAGTTTTTTTTAAAATTTTTATATTTCATCATATATTTGAATAATTTATGTGCTTCTCTTATACCACTATTAATACCTTGACCTGAAAAAAATGAGAAGAAAAAACGGAGTCTCCAACATTTATTATTAAATTATTATGTTTTTTAATATAAGGTTTATTATATTTTAATTGAATTTCAAAGAATTCGCAGTTATATTTTTTGGTATATTCTAAATTATAAAATTCAAACATTTTCTTTATATAGTTTTCCAAAACTTTATGCTTTTCTATTATTTTTTTATCAATCTTTCCTACATTAAGAGTATTTAGTAAATTATATACTTGAATATTTTTAACTTTTCTTTTTCTGATAACACCTGCTAAATAAATATTACCTTGATAATCAGTAAAACCTCTGAATTTATGCTGTTCCGAACCACATTTTTCTTTATCACTAATATTATCCGAATAATTGTTTATATATACTATAAATCCAAATTGATAAAAATTTAGTGTTTTTTCATATTTAGGACATTTATATAAACACCTTCCAGAACAATTAATAATTAGAGCTCTATCTTCTTTTTTTAATAGTTTTAATAATTCGTCTCTGCCCTTTGCTTTAATTTTTATTTTTTTTATAGTATTTCTATTTAATAAAGAATATAATTTTTCTTCCAATTCATTAACAGGAAGATATACAAAAAGTTTTTTTTTACCACATACTATTTTTCTTTGTTTAAATGGAGGACAATCCATAGAACATACTTTTTTAAAAATATTATTATCAAGTTTTTTCATTAATTTAATAACATCTTTTTGTAATACTAAAGATTGAGTTCTTGTATAGTTTTTTCTTTTTTCATATATTTTAAAATTTTTTATATTATTTTCTTGTAATAAATTTGTAAAATATAAACCAATGGGACCTAAACCTATTATTATAATTTTATTAAAAGGAATATTTATATTTATATTTTTATTAAAATCATTTCTATATATTTTGATACTGTTATATAGATTAATTTTATCAAAACTATATATACTATTTTTTTTAGTTAATTTTTTTTTACTATTTTTATTTATTTTTTTACTCTTTTTATTTATTTTTTTTTTATTATATTTTTTTTGGTTTTATAAAAATTATTTATAGGTTTGAAAAAATTAGTTATATATTCCATATTATTAATTAATATTATTTTATGAATAAAAACAAAGTTATTTTTGACGTTATACACGGATTTATAGAAGTAGAAGATATTACATTATCTATTATAGACACTCCAGAATTCCAACGACTTAGGAATATAAAACAATTAGGAGTAGTTCATTATGTATTCCCTTCTGCAAATCATACTAGATTTGAACATTCTTTAGGAGTTTATTATTTAGCAGGCGAATTAATTAGTAATTTAAAGAAAAATCAACCCGAATTAGAAATAAAGGAAAAAGAAATATTATTAGTTAAAATTGCGGGATTATGTCACGATTTAGGTCACGGTCCATTTAGTCACTTATTAGACACTATATTAGAATGTAATAATAAAAATAAATTTGTAATACACGAAAAAAGGTCAATATTAATATTAGAACATATTGTAAATAAATATAATATAAAATTAGATAAAGAAGATATAAATTTTATAGGGGATTTAATTAATCCATATGATTTAGATTTTAGTAAAATAGATAAAAATAAACATTTCCTATATGAAATAGTTTCTAATAGAAGAAACGGAATAGATGTAGATAAATTTGACTATCTAAAAAGAGATACATTTTATTTAGGTCTATCTTTCTCTTTAGATTGTTCTAGAATTATAAAATATGTTAGAGTAATCGACGGAAAACTTAGTTATTTAGACAAAACCTATTATCATATTTTGGAAATGTATGAAATTAGAAATAAATTACATAGACAAATTTATAAACATAAAACTATTATAGGTATAGAACTTAGCATTAAAGATATAATAACTAATTATATTGATTTAGGTAATTTTTTAGAAGATCCTGAAATATTTTGTCAATATGATGACCATAATATTTTTAATAAAAATAATGATAAAATAAATAATAAAATAAATATATTATTAAATGAAATAAATAGAAGGGAAGTATATAAGTTAGAATTAGAATCTGCTAATGAATTATTCAACTATAATTTTCATAATAAAGTATTAAAAATATTTAATTTTGGTTATAAAGAAAGTCCATTTAAAGATATATATTTTTATAATCGCAATGACTTATATAAAAATTTTAATATTATAAAGGATAATTTAGATAAAACAAAAGAAAGGGTATATAGGGTTTATAGTAAAATATATTAATCCATTAATCTACTTCCATCTTTATAATCTGTAATATCCATTCCTTCGTCTGCTTCTTGTAATGTTTTTTCAAGGTATTTCTCTTCAGAAACTTTAACTCTTGCTTTACAACTTAATTCATTTATGGCATAAATTAATCCTGGTAAATAAAAACACATAGTTAATAATAAACAAGTAAAGAATTTCTGTATTGTTTCCCAAATACTATAATAACCTAGGTGCCAATTCCAAAGAATTGATAAAGGGGGGAATATAACGGCCATAACTACTTGAGGTAATTCGTCGGGAATACAAAATTTACCATATCCAAATCCACCCTTTAATATTTTATCAGTAAAAGTCCATTCATCTTTGTCTATTTTTTCTTTAATATCGTCTGGTATCATTTACTATAAACTAATATTTTTTTTATTTATTTATTATTTAAATTAAATACTCGGGTGCCTAATATTTAAAATATAAATTTAAATACTTGGTCTCCCTGTACTTTTAAATACACAAACTCCTGCTTGATCTTTTGTTGTAAAAAAATTAAATTTAGGAACTCTACATGTTACTTCTCCTTCTTCATATGATTGAATTTCTTGTCCTTCCGAATTTAAGGCGATTTGAGAACCAATATACCATCTTCCATCTTTATATTCCGGTTGCATACAACAAGATGAAGCAGTAGGGTCATTTGGTACAGGTTTTCCCTCCCCTGCATGGCATTTATCTCCAACAACTCTATTACATATTGATTTATTATCTTGGTCACTAATAAAGAAACTCTGTTTGGAACCATCACAAGAACCAAATTTAGCATTTTCTATTTGCTCTGCTACATCGGAACGGTTCATAACTATTATAGCATATATTAATCCAGGAATATAATAAAGTAGAGAAAGAACACAACAAATTATTATTTGAACCCAACCTGTAATACCATATGCCATAAATACACCTGCTGGTGGACATAACATAGTAAGAAAATATCTCCAATATACTTTATTAATACAATATTTTGTTCCAGGTTTTATACCAAAACTTCCAGTTACATTTTTAGGTATCATCATATCGTAAACAGCATTGAATGATTCTCTTACCAACCACCAAAAAATTGAGAAAAATTCACCTACAAGTTGTAAAATAAAATTCATTACAGGGAAAATTAAAAAAAAAGGATTATATTCTGTAAATTCTGATAGAGCCTGTTCCTTATCTGGTTTAAATTCTATTCTTTTTCTTTGAGACATTCCTTTATATTCCATTTCCTTGGGGTCTAATTTTCCTATTGAATCTTGATTTTGTTTACAGAATGCTTGTGTGGTGGCAGATACACCCTTTTTCCTTTTTTCATTAGCGTCATTATATTCTTTAACATTCGGATTATTTGCCAATCTTGGAATATTTCTATCATTAGTATCAAAATTCTCTATTAAATTTTTTTTTCTATTGTTATCACTAATATTTCTCTTTTTAAAGTTTATATTATGTCTTATCATATTTAATTAAATCATAGATAATTTATTTTATAAAAAAAAAATTGATTCATTTAAAATAATTATTTAAAGATAAATTATATAAAAATATTATGTCTTTACAATCAAGCAATACAGAAATTTTAGAAAATACGGGTAATGAAACTGAATTACCTAAATATGAATCATTTGAAGATTTAGAATTAAAAGATGACTTACTAAGAGGTATCTTTGCCTATGGTTTTGAAAAACCAAGTATAATTCAACAAACCGCAATTAAACCATTCTTAGATGGAAAAGATTTAATTGCTCAATCGCAATCAGGAACTGGTAAAACTGCAACTTTTGCGATTAGTGTTTTACAGAGTCTTAAAAAAGAACAGAGAACACAAGCACTAGTTATTTCTCATACTAGGGAGTTATCAAACCAAATACATACTGTCTTTAGTAATTTAAGTAGATATATGGATATTAAGGTATGTTTACTATCTGGAGGAACTAGTATTAGGAATAATATTGACGAACTATCATTGAATCCGCAAGTTATAGTTGGAACTCCTGGTAGAGTGTTAGATATGATGTCTAAAAATTACATCGCATATAAGGATATTAATTACTTAATCGTAGATGAAGCAGACGAAATGTTATCGCGCGGATTTGTTACACAAGTTCAGGATATCTTTAGATTTCTCAGGAGTAATCAATTACAGGTAGGTTTATATAGTGCGACAATGCCAAAGGAGTTCTTTGAAATTACGGAGAAATTTATGGATAAACCTTTAAAGATTTTGGTGAAAACAGAGCAATTAACTTTAGAAGGTATTAAGCAGTTTTATGTAAATGCGGAGAGAAATGACTTTAAGTTTGAAACTCTATGCGATTTGTATAATATGATTAGTGCTGCTCAGTCTATAATTTATTGTAATTCCAAGAAAATTGTGAATGATCTGTCTCGAAGGTTGGCAGATAATAACTTCACAGTTGCGACAATTCATGGGGAAATGCCTCAAGAGGAGAGAACTGAAATTGTTGAGAAATTTAGAAGAGGTGATTCACGAATTCTATTATCAACCGATTTATTATCTAGGGGTATTGATGTCCAACAGGTATCTATTGTAATTAATTATGATATTCCTTATAGTATAGAGAATTATATTCATAGAATTGGAAGAAGTGGTAGATTTGGAAGGAAGGGTGTCGCAATTAATTTTGTAACACACGTAGATATTGGAAAATTACACGATATTCAAAAGTATTATCATACGATGATAGAAGAATTACCAGAGAATTTCTCTGAATTTATTTAAATCTAATAAATCTAATAAATCTATTAAATCTATTAAATCTAATTTTTTAATTTATATAAATTTTTATTCTTTTATATTATTAAATGAATAAAAACTCTGAAATATTATTACATTCTTTAATAATTGGTTTATTATTATATATAGTATTTAAATTTTTAGTAAGATTTAGTGATCAATCCGCACAATCTGGTGCTATCGTTGTTGCTTGTTTATCCTGTATATATTTAGTAGCAATGAATGAACTTAAAAATTAAATTTAAAGATTAAAATATTATAAATAAGTAATGAGTTTCAAAGCATCAACTGATAAAGCTTTAAAAAGAATTAAAAAAGAAATGGAAGAAATAAAAAAAGACCCTCCCGCTAATTGTACTGCTGGGGCTATAGATATGTCTAATTTATTTGAATGGAACGCTACTATTATAGGACCTTCTAATTCTCCATATGCGGGAGGATTATTTAAATTAAGTGTTAGTTTTCCTGATAGATATCCTTTTAAACCTCCTAAAGTGAAATTCATTACTAAGATTTTTCATCCTAATATAAATAGAAATGGAAGTATCTGTTTAGATATACTAAATACTAATTGGAGTCCTGCTTTAACATTAATTAAAGTATTATTATCTATTAGTTCTTTATTAACAGATCCTAATCCGGATGATCCATTATCTAAAGAAGCAGCTAAAGCATATTTGGCTAATAAAGACGAATATAATAAAAGAGCTAGAATTATGACATTACAATATGCCACAAGTTAATATTATATATTTTTAAACAAATAAAACAAAAAAATATTTCTTTTGTTTTATCTTTATCTAAATTCTCTTATTAACAGGGAAATGAATTAATCTTTTTACCTCCTAATTTTTCCATCAAGTATTTTTCAACTATAAGAAATTCTTCTTTCACGGTTTCTTGTGAAAATCTTGCGTGCTTAATATCATATATATAAGCAGAATTCTGAAATGGACAACCGTATGATTTTCCAAATTTTTCATCTCTTCGAAACATATATGTGTATAGATTGGCTTTAGCTCCTTTAAAACCAACTCCTATCATTATATTCCATTTTCCATTTGCTTCGCGACAATATGAACTTTCGTCAAAAATTTTAATAGTCATTTTGTCTTCAAAGTCTTTCTTTAACTTTTCCGCGATTTCTTTTAATTCTTCAAAAGTATACAGTTTTCCAAACTCCAAGTGTGGAAAAACAGTACATCTTTGACTAAGTTTCCAGTTTGTAATTGATTTAGACATTTTGTAATTTATTCTTAAAGAAATTAATAATCAATTTTATTATGTTAGATAAAATAACTAAATTTATAATAATATAATAATGAAAAAACTATTTCAAATATTATTAAATAGACAACCTACAGATAAAGAAATAGAACTACTTAGAAATAAAAATCATACCTTTATTAATAGTTATATAGTATGTTTAGAAGAATATAAAGAATTTTTATTACAAAATCAAAGGAATGTAGAAAATTTAGTAAAAAGAGAATTAAATATTTCTTTTTTTGATAATAATAAATTACACCATACTATAATGGAAATACTTAGGAATGAAAATTATAATTTAGATAAAGTTAGACAATTCATTTTAAAGAAAAAAAATGAAATAAAAAATAAAGTAGATTTAGTTATCTTTAATATTACAGGAACAAGAAACTATACTATTAATTATAACGAATTTAATCAAATATTTATTAATAATGATTTTGATTATAGACAATTAGAATTTATTATAGTTAATAGTGATATCTATAATAACTTAGTGGAAAAGGAAATAAATTTGTTTTACAAGAAAAATAAAATTAGTATTTGATTTTTAGATATATTTTCTATTTTTAGATATATTTTCTATTTTTAGATATATTTTCATCTTTTTTTTATGTATTATTCCTATATAAAAAATGGATATAGATATTTATTATAATGAAGTAATCAAATTAAAAAAGAAAAAGTTTAGGAAATACTGTATAAATAAAGAAAAAAAACTAAATAATATTCCATTACCTATTATTTCTAGAGGAAATCATATTGAGGCAATTCTTATAGAAATGCGGAAAATGGATCATTTATCATTTATAATAAAAAACGCAATTTTAAAATTAGGCAGTGAAGTATCATTTACTATAGTATGTGGAAATTTGAACTATGAGTTTTTTAACAATATATCTAAATCAATTAATAGAGATATTCGTATTATAAATATTGGAAAAGATAATTTAACTAGAGAAGAATATAGTATTATGTTACTAACTTCTAACTTTTGGAAACAGTTTTTCGGTCAAAAATTAATTATTTATCAAGAAGATACCATTATCTTTAGAAAACTGGATAAAAAATTCTTACAATATGATTATATAGGAGCACCATTAGAAAATAGATTAATAGGAAATGGTGGTTTAAGTCTTAGAAGTAAAGATATAATGGTAAAGATTTGTAGAGATTATTATGATAAATTTAGAACTAATATGGAAAAAAATGTTAAACTGCTAAATAAACACAAACAGATTTTATCAAAAAATAAAATAGATTATATAAGAATAAAAGATTTATATTTTTTTTATGTAGTTGAAAAAAATATTTTAGAAGATTGTAATATTACAGACATTATGAGACTATATAATATAGGAAAATTACCACCTTTTGAAATAGCAAGAGAGTTTTCAGTAGAAAAATTTTCTCATCCAAATCCATTTGGCGGACACTCTTTTTGGTATTGTATATTTAAAATGGAACCATGGTTAGATTCAAATTTAAAATATTGATTTTATATAATTATAGGTTATTATAAAATGAATTTATATGAAAAAATAAAAGAAATATTTATTCTTTATACAAGTAAATACGGCGATTATCCTTCTAAAACTATTATAATAGATGAATTGAGAAAAAAAAGACTATTAAAAATAAATGGTGAAAAAGATATAAAACGAGATATAAATTTGAATAATTTAGATATATTATTTATTGTTAAAAATGGTGAAAATTACTTCAATAACATTTTCCCTTTTATAAAAAATAACTTAGACAAAAATATTAGCAATCTGCGATTTTATACTTATGAAAATAATTCTTCCGATAATACTAAAAAAATATTACAAAAATATCAAAATCCACATTTCAATATTAAAAGTATAGATATACCAGAACCTACACAAGAAAGTCAATATACAAGTATAAGTGATATAAATTTATATTTAAAACAAGGGAGATATAAACGCTATATAAATATTTTAGAATCTCGTAATAATTTGCTAAGTTTTTATAAAGATAATATTTGCTTAGAACATAATATTGTAAATCTCAAAAATAATTGGGTCGTTTTAATGGATATTGATATAATATTTGATTTTAATACTCTTATCAAACTATCCAATAAAATAAAAGAATATCCAGACGGTATTATGTTCTGTGCCAATACTAACTATATTACTAATAATAAAATAGATAATAAATATTATGATATAATGGCTCTAAATTATGGTAAATATTTTAATTCTAATAATAAACATAATCATTTTGGTATTAAAGAATTATTTAGTAAAAATAAAGATGACAAAGGTGTCGTAGAAATAAAAACGGGATTTGGCGGTTTAGCTATTATAAGGAAAGATATACTACTTAATAATAAATGGGATTATGGTATCCCTAAAGAAGCAAATAAATATAACTGTTTTACTGAAAATTTTGTCTGCGAACATTGGCAATTCTGTCATAATATTAACAAATACGGTAAAATTTATTTAGTCAAAGACGCGAATGCCATTTGGATTGAAGAAAAATTATACGAAGATAAAAAATTTAACCCTAAATTATTCATTAAACAATTTGGTTTATTTTAATATATTTATTTTTATTTATATTTATTTATATTTATTTATTTTTACTTTTATTTATATTTATTTATTTTTACTTTTATTTATATTTATTTATTTTTACTTTTATTTATTTTATTTCCTAAGTTTCATTATAACTATTTTTATATAAATCTCTAATAATGAAGATACTATGTATTATTCCAGCAAGGAGTGGTTCCAAAGGATTACCAAATAAAAATATTTTAAATTTCCAAGGACTTCCTATGTTAGTATGGAGTATTAAACAAGCGCAACAATCTAATTATAATAAAGATATAAGGATTATTTTATCAACAGATAGTGAAGAATATAGACAAATAGGTTTAAAATATGGGGCAGAGGTTCTTTTTTTAAGACCTAAAGAAATATCTGGAGATTTATCAACAGATTATGAATGTATTAAACATTGTTTAGATTATTTAGAAAAAGATGATTATATTCCGGATTTTATAATACAATTAAGACCTACATACCCCACTAGGAAAGTAGAAATATTAAATGATTGTATAAAAACTTTTATAGAAAAAAGAAATGAATATGATAGTTTAAGAACTGTTATACCATTTGAAAAATCACCATATAAAATGTACAGAGTTTTAGATAATAAGTTAAAACCGTTATTCCCAGTTGTTGATAGTATTATAGAACCTTATAATGAGTGTAGGCAAAAATTACCTGATACATATTTACATAATGGATATATTGATATTTTAAATACAAATATAGTTAAAAATGGAACTATTAGCGGAGATAATATATATCCATATATAATGTCTAAAAATGAATATCACGATATTGATACTTTAAAAGATTTAGAATTAATTATTTAGTATTTGTTAATTCCATATATAATGTCTAAAAATGAATATCACGATATTGATACATTAAAAGATTTAGAATTAATTATTTAGTATTTGTTAATTCCATATTTAATTTTTCAAAAAAAAATAAAATATTTGTATATATTATAAAATGAGAAGTCCAAGAAGTTCAAGAAGTGTCCGAAGTTTAAGCAATAAAAGTGATACCAATACTTTAATTGTTTGTGTTTTAGTTATTGCTTTAATCGTAATTGGTTTATATTACGTTATTACAAAAAATAATAAATCAGTTGAAGGTTTTGAATCTTCGCCAATGGAATTAAATAATCTTGTAGAAAAACCAAACCCAAGAGGTAAACAAGTAGTTTTAGTATTATTCTACGTTGACTGGTGTCCACACTGTGTTAGTACCAAACCGGAATGGCAAAAATTAGTTTCTAAGATGAATAACCAAAAAGTTAATGGAGCAAATGTTAAAGTCCACGCTTGTAATGCCGAAGGATCCGCGGTAGAAAAAGAATTCGCTAACGAAAACAACGTCCAAGGATACCCAACTATTAAATTATTAAAGGAAAATGACGTTGTTGAATACAATGGTGCCAGAAATGCGGACGCATTAGAAGAGTTCGTTAAAAATAACGCCAATTAATTTTCTATTTTTTTAATATCTTTAGTATTATCTATTTCTTTAGTATTTTATATTTTTTTTATATCTTTATCTTTAATATTATTGTCTATAGTATTTTCAATTATAATAGGTAATAATTCTTTAGTGATATTATAACCTTGTTCTATAAATTTTATTTTATTTTCTTCTGATAAAGAGAATTCACTATATTCGTTTTCTTTCTTTAGTATTATTGTTATACTATTTTTCTTTTTTTTCTTTTTTTTTTTATTATTTCTTAAATTATAGAATATTAGGTTAGTAAGATAAGATTGAAAATCATTACTTTCTACATTATCATTTTCAGTAATATCAGACTCCAATATAAAACTAACAGTCTTTTCTTGATTTTTAAAATAATTACACGGACATGGATTATTTAAAGCACCATCCACATATAAATTATCTTTATATTTATAGGGTGTAAATACTAAAGGGATACTACAAGATATTCGAATTGCTTCCCATAATTTCATATCTGGTTGTGTTTTATAATTAAAGAATTCGTCTTCATTTTTATTTACATTACATCCTACTATAATTAATTTAGTATTAAACATTTTATAATGTTCTTTAAATGTTAAATCTGGATTACCTGTTTTTTTTTTAATTAATATTTTTAAAATCTTTATCATATGTTCTCCATTATCAAACCCATAATTATTTACTATATCTAAAATATTATTATCTTTATTTATCATTTTAGTAATATCCATACCTAAAGTTATACCTTTAATTTCATTACTTGTATACCCAAGTGATATACATAATGAAATCATTGATCCAACAGAACACCCTAATATATTTTTAATATTTTTATGTAGGTTGTTTTCATATATATATTGATAAGCACCCACAAAAGCAAATCCCATAATTCCTCCACTACTGAAAACAATATTTTCAATCATTTATATTATATTTTACAATAAAAAATAAGATTAGACTTAAATAATTTTTTCTACTTTATAAATATACTAATATGTCTATGATTAACATAAATGAATTACATAAAATTAATGTTGAAAGACAAAAATTTAAAATTACAGTTTATGATAAAATACTTAAAAAATGTCATGAAAGAATAAAATTTGTTTCTAAAACACCTAAAGGAGCAAATTTCTGTTTCTATATTGTTCCGAATATAGTATATGGATTTCCTATATATGATATTAACCAATGTATAGTATATATAGTAAGTGCCTTAATTAAGAATGGATTTTATGTTGCATACACACACCCTAATTTAATCTATATATCTTGGCATAATAGACAAAATAGTATAGAATATAAGAAAAAGAAAGAAGAGAAAAAAACAAATTTAGAATATAAGAAAGTTGAAACATTTAAACCAAAGAATAACTTTCTATATGATGTAAAGACTTTGGATTTTTTAAAGAATAAATAAATTTATATATAATTCTTAATATACACTATTTGAATTACTTTTACCTAACTTATAGATAGAGTCTAATATAAAGATAATAAAGATACCGAATAATATAAATAATATAAGGTCGTGGATATTATCTTGTGAATCGTCGTCGAAGAATTGACTTTTATTCATTTGTTTAATAATAGTATTCATACTGCGATTTAATGAATTAAGTCTATAATCAATATCTTTTTTGGATATTTTTTTTAAAGGTCCAACTTCTCCAACTTCTTTATTTTCTTTTATAGGTAATTCATCATCTGTAGAATGTATATCACTATCTGTTTGCGTTTCTTCTTCTGAACTCATTTCTTCAGATGAAGGACTTTCAGTATTTTTTTTTTTATTAAGTAATTTATCAATAAAATTACCGGCTCTTTTAGATTTATTATTGTCTTGTACTTCAACATCTTTAATTTTATCATTTCCTTCGCGAGAAATATTTTGACTATCTAATTCGTCTCCTTTACTTTCAAAACCTTCTATTAAATCCATATCATATTTTTGCGTTTGTAAATATTCTCCGTCTTCCATACCTTCATTAAAATCATTTTGTATTCTAGTATAATCAGGTTCTTCTCTATTAATAGGTTCATTTTCCATCCCATTATCTAATTCACTATTATAATCGTATAATTTTTCATTATCACTAAAGCCAGAATACATACCCGGTGCGAGATTATTATCAGCAATTATTCTTCTATCTCTTATATCATTTTTACTTTCTTTAACTCTTTTAGTTTCTTTCTTATAGAGATTATATTCTTTTTTAGCATCATTATAACTAATTTCGACATTTCCCTGTTTACTTTTTTTAATTCTACGTGCTTTCCTTCCATGTTTGTGTCTATTTGTATGTTTTTGATTTAAATCAGTATTTTCTCTTATTTCACAGTGGTTATTATGTATTCCTTCATTATAACTTTGTTCTTCTATATATTCTGGTATATGTGTATTATACATTCTTTGTTCTTTCTTTTTTTTTTTCCTTTTCTCTTTATTTAATTCATCTCCCCATGCTTCTTCAATTGTACAATAGGACATTTAATTATAATATAGAAAATATTTTTAAAAAAATAAAACAATATCTTTATAACTAAAAAAAATAATAATTATAATTCTTTTAATTTACCCCACATTAACTTTATAACATTAAATAAAATAGTTAAATATATAATAATTGGGGCTGCTGGCAAAGTTATTAAAATAAATAATAAACCAACAACTATACCTATTGCTTTAACAGCGAAACCTACATATTTCATAACTCCGCCGGATTTTAAAGCGTCGGCGGGATCAGTTCCTCCTATTTGTATCATATTACTATTACTAAAGAAAACTAAATTTATTTAATTTAATTATTCTTAAATTAAAAAAATATTTTCTTGATATTAATTAATATGAAACAAAATATTTTATATAATTTATTATTATTAATTTTGATTGTAATCGTTTATTACGTAACTGTATCAAATAATATTGTCAATAATCCTAAAGTAAATAATGTAATGAATAGATTAACAGAAGGTTCTGTTAATACTGTTTTATTATTAGTTATTATAGGATTAACACTCACAGAAGATTTAAATGTAGGATTTTTATTAAGTATAATTTATTTAGTTGTTCTTATTAGAACTAACCATACTAAAGAACAATTTAGAAGTGGTCCTTCGCCATTAAACTGTAAAACATATGGAGATAGTAGAGAAAAAACAGGTGTTGCTTTTTATCCTTTACACGATAATATGGAAGAAAACTTAGCGTGTTAATTATAGATAAATTTAAACTTTTTTTAATTATTTTTAAAATATTATATTATAGTAATATTTTAAAACTAAAATGGATTTCTATAAGAAAATAAATTCTCTTAACCAAAGTAAAATTTTTGCGGGAATTTTAATGATTCTTATGAATTTAGGTTCTAAATATATTGCTTTAGAACTTAGTGAATCTCAAGAAGAATTTCTCAGTAATATAGTTATTAGAAGAATTGTTATTTTCGTTGTTGCTTTCATCGCAACTAGAGATATTATTATTTCACTCATTTTAACTGGTGTATTTATCTTATTAGTTAGTGGATTATTTAACGATAATAGCGATTTATGTATTATAAAAAAACATAATCCTCAAACCAAAATGATTACTAAAGATGATGTTATTAAAGCAAAAAAAATTATTAAAAAATACGAAAATCAAAAGTTGACGAAGTCAAAGATGTTTAAATAAATTATAAATCTAAATTAATACTTTTACTACCACTACTTGAATTTAAATTATTATTAGATAGTGTCTCCATTAAACCATTAACATCCGGTGGTCCATTCATACTTGGTCTTGAACTTGAAGTGCTATCATTCATATCACCCCCCCCGCCTCCACCTCCTCCTCCTCCTCCGCCTCCGCCTCCACCGAATAAATCACCCATTAAATTACCAAAACCACCTAAACCTCCCCCTCCCCCTCCACCACCCCCTAAACTACCCATTAAATTACCTAAATCAAATCCACCTCCACCTCCACCTCCTAAACCTCCAAACCCACCACCGCCACCGGAAGAACTAGGAACAGGTGTGGAAGCATTATTACCCATAGTATTAGCAGCAGCACTAGCAAATTGTTTCATTAAGTCTGGATTCTGTCTCATTACATCTTCCATACCAGGTAATGAAGACTTAAACATTGTATTCGTTAAATGGAACATAAAGGCACTTCCTCCCAAAGATAATAATAATCTTAATTCTGGAGCCATACTTGCTTTAGATTTGTATTTTTCGTGTAATTCCTCAAAAATATCGTCATACTCATTAATACCTTCATGGACGTTTTCAGACCAACCTTCTAATTTTACATCAAATGGATCAAATTTATTATTAATAAATTCTATAGCAGTAACAAAAGCTATTAACATTTTTCTCTGAAATTTTACACTTTGGTCCATATCCCTCTGATTCTTTAATCTATCGAATTCGTGTTTCATCTCTTCGTAACTCGAAGACATACTAAACTTTTTATGAGTTTTAATACCCTTTTTTTCCAATCTCTCTAAAATACATAATAATTTAAACTTCTCTTCCTGAACCTCCTCATAACTCATTTCCTTAGGAGGTATCACTATTTCGGGTATTTTTTTCTCTTGTGTTTTTATAGGTTCTGGATTATTAAAAATAGTAGGATTATTTAAATCCCCTAAAGGATCATTTTTTTTCATATCTCCGATATTTAAAGGGTTATCATTTAAATCAATACTATTTAAGTTCAATAATTCATGTTCCCCCTTCTTTTTATTTAAAATATCATCCCCAAATAAATTTAAGGTTGGTTCTTCTACTTTTTTAATATCAAATTCTTTTACATTTATTGATACATTTTCCTTTTTAAAATTATTACCTAAATTAATACTATTATTCATACTCCCTAAAGAATTTTCATTTTTATCGTCTTTACCTAATTTACTCTTATTTACTAATAAATCTAAACCTATATTTGATTTTTTATCATTAATACTTAAGTTAGGTGTTTTAAAAGAATTATTGCCTAAAGAAATATTTTTAATATTATTATTAGGAGTTATATTAATCTCAGTAGCAGTATTTCCTAAATCTACATTAAGGAGGTTATCTAAATCAACTGTTCTAAGATCGTCAGAATCTAATTCCAAATTTAATGAATTCATTTAATCAATATTAGAAAACTATTATTTGTATATTACGCAGTATATCAAATCCATAAATTATATTTAAATAGTAAAACTAATATTATATTTAAATTTATCTAGATTTATATTTTAGACTTATTTACATTTTAAAGTCCAATTGTATTTGATAAATATTCATTAGAAATGTATCCGCCAAATCATCTCTTTTTTTATGATTATTAAATATTTCTATCCATTCTTCCTTATTTCCTATAAATTCCAATAATTCTAAACAAAACTTTTTAGCAAGTTCTTTGTTTTTTTTATATTTATTTTTAATATTTAATTCTTTTTCTATAGTTTTTTTATTTTCTATAAACTTAGTTTTTTCTTCGGTTTCCCCTAAATACAAATTTACTTTTAATTTATTATTTGCGGATAAAAATAATATCTTATCAATTTGTTTAGTAATATCATTTTGGTCTACTCTCCCTCTAATTAAAAAATATGAATACAAAATCATTTGTATACTTTTCATTTTAGGATTTTTAAATGCCGGTTGATTTTCTATAGTTATTACATCTACACCTAATAAATATTTCCTATTATCTAGTTCTCTAATTAAATTTTCAGCAACTAATTCCGTTTCATTCTTTTTATCCTTCTTCTTCTCAACTAAATTATAATCTTCTATATTTACCTTTTCAGATTTGAAATGCTTACTACAATAACCTATAAATCTATTATCCTTCTTTTCATAATAAATCTTTTTTTGACATAATTTATCATTTTTTTCTATAAAACAACACCTTATTTTATTAACCTCTATCATTTTATTACTATTTTTGAAATTTTTACTATGTGTTTTACAACAATAAGTATCAAATTCTATATTATAATACATTGAATTTTTATTACACATTTCTTTATTCTTTTTAAATTGTTTACAAGTAGGTATAGGTTTAGATTTTTCACCTATATTTATTATTTCCCAATTTAAAATTTTAAAAATCTTATCATTATTTTCCACTAAACAATAAGATAAATTTTTAATACCTATATCCCAACTTAGATATTTCATATACTAACAAATATAATATATTATAAACCTAAACAAATATTTATAATATATTATATTGATTTAGAGTTTTATAATATCTTTAATTCTTTATATAAACTTTTTTCTATTAGAAATCTATGATTTCGTCAAAGTTTTTTTACATTTAGGAATATTCATATCCTCTATTTTTATTTCTACTAACTTTTTAGTTTTTTTATTATTATTTTTAGATTTCAATAAAGTCTTACAATCTAATTTCCCCCCTTTACTAAATCTTCTATCTCTCAATCTAATTTCAGTATATCCAGATTTTTTCTTAGTATTTAATGTACATAATAAAGGGTATTTGCGTGTTAAATATACCGCACTATCGTGTATTCTATTTTTTGTCCTATTTATTTGCATTCCTCCAGGTTCTTTATAACACCTTGTTCTACAAGTTACATTAGTGAATCTTAGAACTCCACCGTCTTTTAAATAATATTTAATAGTTCTTTCGTAATCCTCTTTATCGTCAATAGTCCTAAGTTCTGCTTTTTTATTATTTATTACCCCAGTCATAAAACCTATAATATATACTAATTTAGTAGTGGTATAATCGTCAATATTTTTAGTAGTAGGTTTCATAAAATAAGGATTTTCAACTGGATATACACCCCAATTATCACATTTCTTCTGTTTCGCAGTTTCAAAGGCAAACTCTATAAATTTATGTAAATCTTTCATATTATGTAACCTATTATTTTTCTTATCATAATTTTCATCTATTTTGTCTATTACTTTACCTTCTTTATTATTAAAAATTTCAAATATATGACTAATATCGTCATCCATATAGAAAATTCTTTGTTTTTCTTTAAAATAATTAGCCATAAAAATCCTAATATTTTTTATCCCGAGTTCCCCTACTACTATTTTATTATAATGTTTTTTCTCTATTTCACTTTCATATATATTTTTTTGTTCCTTGTCTGAGACGAAAATTATAATTTTTTTAGGGTCAATTTTATATTCAATTAATAATTTTAATGTTTTTTTTTTCAGTATAAAAGGTCTTTTATAAGAGGGGATTGCTACTATATATTTATTTAGCATAATATATATTATATGTAAATATAAAAGTAATAAATATAAAAAATAATAATATAATAATATATTAATATGTCAAGTCCTCATTGGTTAACTGGAGAAATAATAGATGAAAATACAACACCGTGGGTTTTAGGTATGAATAAAAGTTATTTTTTATTAGGTATTAAAGCAGTAGGAATATTTTTGTTAGTATTTATAATATTAACATTAGATTTCCTTGCTTTATCTATATCCTTACAATGTAATAGAAAAAGTCCTAGTTTGTTATCAGTTATCTATGCATTCTTTTTTGGACCTATATATTTACTAATAAATTATTATTTCGTTAGAGTATTATCAAAAGGAGAATCTTGTGATTTTTCATCAGAAAAACCATTTTCACTTTAAAAAATAGTATTTAATAAAAATAGTTATTTAATAAAATTATTATTTAATAAAAAATATATAATAATAATATAAATGAACTTACAAGATTTTAGAAATAACCAAGAACTTATTGGTGCTTTGGTAATAATATTTATAATTATGGCAACATATTATCATTATCTATATAAAGAATATAAAAAAACTAAAGATACGTATGATAGTAAAAGATTTGTAAGTATTTGTCCGGATTATTGGAGTTTAACAAGTAATTCCAACCCCGAAGATAAAATTATTAAATGTAAAAATGATAAAAATATTGGGAGGTGTAATCATAATATAGATAAAGATTTCAGTTCTAAATTATATCAAGACGATATCGCAAAATGTAAATGGTCCAAATATTGTAATGCTCCGTGGGAAGGAGTCGACCACTTATGTGCGGATTTAACAATAAATCAATTAGACTCGGAAAAATAAATTTCTTAATTATTTCTTATTACAATAATTATTTCTTATTACAATAATTATTTCTTATTACAATAATTATTTCTTATTACAATAATTATTTCTTAAAATTGATTTATAACTTTACTAATAATAACTTGTTAAATGAATTTACTATTAGTAGATAAATATAAACCTAAAAAAATAGAAGATATACAAGGAAATAAACTTCAAATAAAAAGATGTAAAAAATGGATTACTGATTTTAAAAATAAAAAAAATAATACTAAACCAGCATTATTATTATCGGGACCTCCTGGTATAGGTAAATCTACTCTTGCTTTATTACTTTTAAAAGAATTTGAGTATGATATAATAGAATATAATGCCAGTGATGTTCGAAATCAAAAATTAGTAAAACATAATTTACAAAGTATTATTGGTAAAATTAGTATTAGTAGTCTTATGGGAGGTTTAAAACATATTGGAATTATTATGGATGAAGTTGATGGTATGAGTTCAGGAGATAAAGGAGGAGTATCAGAACTTATTTCATTTATTAATCCAAATAAAGGAAAAAGAAAAAAGGACAAAGTAAATTTACATTATATTAATCCTATTATTTGTATTTGTAATAATGATAGTGAAAAAAAAATGAAAGATTTAAAAAAAGAATGCGAACATATAAAATTCGTTTTACCAAGTATTAGTGAATTATATTCTTACGCAAAAATAATAATAGAAAAAGAAAATATGAATATTTCAGAAGACGATATACTTTTAATAGTTACCTTCTGTCAACACGATATTAGAAAAATGATTTCTATTATTGAAAATATAAAATTAAGTCTTAAAAATAATGATAAGAAAAATATTCAAAAAATTTTAGATTCTATGGAACAAAAACATAAAGATACATATTTACTAACAGCAAGTTTTAATATAATGAATGAATATAAAGATATAGATTCTACTACTCGTATTTATAATACAGATAAAAATATGATAGGTTTAATAATTCACGAAAATATATTCGGTTTTATGAATAATTATAAAATAGATGAATCTGAAAAATTTAATATAATAAAAACTATCTTCAGATATATGTCTTATAGTGATTACTTTGATAAAGAGATATTTTCTAATTGTAATTATGGTTTTCACCAATTAAACGCAGTCTATAAATGTTGTGTTCCTTCATATTTATTAAATAAACACAATAAATATTCCACATTAAAATTTACGTCAAAAGATATTCAATATACTAAAATTCTTAGTAAATTTTCATTACAATATAATAACTACAAAAATAAAATTTATATAAATAGGAAAATAAATTATTTTTCCAATGAATCACGAAATATACTATATTCATATTTCATAAAATCAATCGTTTTAAATAATAATATATTGAAAATGGATTCTAAAAAAGAAAAAAATAATACTAAAATAAAATTCTTAATTAAAAAATATGAACTAAAACCAGAAGATTTAGAGAAAATGTATAAATTAATTCTAAATAGGGCAAAAAATACTAAATATGATAAATTATATTCTCAACACGCAAGTAAAGAATTAGATAAAAAATATTTTGAAAAATACCTTAAATTACTTTCCATTTGAATTATGATTTATTCTTTTTTTATTTGTTTTATTCTTTGTCTTTTGAGGTCCAAATTTTCCCTTTTTATTTTTAGATTTTTTTTTCTGCAAAAGACCTTTTTGTCTTAAAGGATTTTTTTTACTTTTCATTAACTTTGATTTTCTTTTACTTACTATATAACCGTATTCATTCATAATAAAGTCTTCTTTTGTTAATCTTCCCTGTGTCATTCTTGCCTTTCCGTGCCATACTTCCGCGCGTGTTCCATATCTTTTAGTTCTTAATCTTCCCATATTATATTATATATAGAAAAAAAATTTATTATAATTCATTTATATTATTTATATTATTTATAATAAACTTCCAAGAGGAATTTCACTAATTACTTTCATAATTCTGTCAAATTCTACTGTAAGTCTTTCAGGTTCTTTTATAAAATCTTGACTTGCGTCTATTGTTATAACTTTAATACCATTTTCTTCTTCTCTTTTTAACCATTCTTCATGTAGTTTATTAAGTTCTTCCAGATAATCTAATGGAATACCACTTTCACCCGATCTATCTCTTTTCATAATTCTATTATTACAAATATCTTTACTCGTTTTGAGATAAATATAAACGTCTCCTTCTAAATTAAATTGCTTGGAAAATACATTAAACCATTGTTGATATATATTATATTCTATTTCACTAATGTTTCCTCTCCTAAAATTACATTCCATAAAAACATTCTTATCTGTAAAAACTGAACGCTCAACAAAATTAAGTTTTCTAGGAGATTCAGTACCATTATCTTTTCTCATATCTAAAATATCCTTAGTTCTACTAATAAACGCGTTCATCTGAAAAGCAAAACCATATTTTTCTTGGTCTTCATAGAAATACTCTAATAGATTTTTACCTGTCGAATCTTTTGTATTTAACCACTGATCCACAGGTTCTTTCTTTATAAAAGCATTTTCAATATTTTTTCTTTTAAAATACTTTTCAAACTCTTCGATAAAAGTTGTTTTTCCGGCGCCAATATTTCCTTCAATATAAATAAACATTATAATATAATTATTCCTTTTTTATAATTATTCATTTATATATCAATTTTTTTTTATTTAAAAAAACAAATGTAAAAGGTAAATATGTAAAAATCAATTAATATCTATTACACTGGAATAGGAAGTAATAAGAAAATCCTTTAACCCTGTGATATTCGACTATTAGACTTAACTGGTTTATATATTATTATAAATCTATATTATTAATATTATTATAAATCTATATTATTAATATTATTATAAATCTATATTATTAATATTATTTTTTTTATAAAATTCTAATTCATAATTCTTTTCGTGATACCAATCTGCGGGTGCTTCTCCGTGTTTTCTATCAAAACCTACTAAATTAATTTTATATTCTGGAAAATTATTTTTAATATAATGATACGCAATAAAACCACTTTGTGGTTCTTTTTTTTTAGGATAATTTTTAATTAGATTGGAAAATTGAATAATTTTAAAATTATTATGATTATTTATTTTATTCATTTTTGCATTTCTAGAAGGAATAATAAAAGTATTACTATTATTAAATATTTTGTATTTTTGATTATTATATTCTTGTTTTCCCCAATAAGACATATTGTGATTCGCTCTTAAAAATAATAATTTATTACTTTTTAATTCTTTTAAATCAGAAATACTGAATTTTTTTAATGGACCACAATGGTTAAAAAATACTAGACAATCATTTTTATTTTTTCCTAATTTTAAAAGAAGTTTTTTAGTAATTTTAGGACTATTTGGAATTAAATAACACTGTCTCTCTTTATTATAGAATGTTTCTCTTTTTTTCAATAAATAATAATATAATAATAAAATTAGAAATATAATACAAAATGCGTCCATTGGTTCTATAATTAATAGTAATATTTATAATTTTTTATATATAAGAAATATAAAAGAAAATATAATATAGAACTATTAACTATAGAACCAATGGAAGAACCACTACAACTTCAAAATATTTTAGCAAAAGAAAATAATTTTGTTACAGACGATTATGAGTGTGCGATTTGTTTAGACAGTTTAGACAGTTTAGACAATTACGAAAAAAATAAAATTATACAACTCAATAATTGTAATCATAAATTTCACGAATCCTGTTTAAAACAATGGGTACTACATAATAATACATGCCCATTATGTAGAGCAAATATAAATTGTTTATTTGAAGCAAAAATTAGTTTATTATGTGGAAATTTATTTAAAAAAAAAACTATTATCGAAATACAAGAAGATAAAATTATATTTCATTCATATCCAAATAAAACAAATGAATTATTTAATTTAGACTATTTTAAAATAAAAAAAATAAAAATTTTTACAAATTATTGTAAAATTTATTATGCCCGAATAAATGGAAATGAAATTACTATAAAAAAAAAATATATTTATTTTGATAATTATAAATTATGTTATGATTTTTTTAAATTTCTTACAGAAATAATAATAAAATATTATAAAAAATATAATTTAAATTTTAATTATGTTTAATAAAATTTAACAATTAATTCTTTTTTTTAATAAATATATAATATATATATATATATTATAATGCCTAATAAATTTACTAGAGGTAAAAAAAAAAAAATTTATTCTTATATAAATAAACAAAAAAAAGGATCAAGCAGGAGAAAAGGTAGATTTACTAAAAAAAAAAAATATTCTTATAGAAATAAACAAAAAAAAAGATACAGTAAGAGAAAAGGTAGAATTACTAAAAAAAAAAAATATTCTTATAGAAATAAACAAAAAGGTGGCGCTGCTCATAGGATAGGTAGGTTTAATGTAGTTTCTACTGATGTTCCTACTGCTTCTCCTGCTGCTCTACTTGCTACTGTTCCTGATGATCCTTCTACAGTTCGTTCTCTTCGTGCTGCTGCTGCTGCTGCTACTGATACTGCTCCTCCTGCTGCTCCTCCTGCTACTGCTCCTGCTACTGCTCCTCCGGTTACTCTATACAGATCAAGAGAGTGCACGTTAATAAAAAACTCAATTATAATAATTGAAAAAGAATCAGGAACAATATCGTTTAAATTATTACAAAAAATGGGAGTGGGTTCATATGGTGCTGTTTTGAAGGCTGAAATACAAAAAAATAGTAATACGAATCAAGTTACAAAAGAAAAAGGAGCAGTAAATACAGGAGAAAACGCACCAGGAGAAATATCATTAACAGATAAACTAATAAACGAAAATAAATCAGAACTTTTTGCAATAAAAATTTTTCCATCAATGTATAATTTAAAAAATTATAATAGAGAAATAAAATTATGGGATGAAATTAATAAAATAGAAAATGAAGAGAATTTACAACATCATAGTAAATTATTATTTACTTCTAAATATAAGGATAATTATTTATTTATATATGAACTCGGTGATCAGACATTAACAAATGAGTATATAAAAGAAATATTTTTGGATTTAAATATTAAAATTCAACCTGTTGTTTTGGACTCAAAATATGTGGACCCAAATACAGGAAATTATTGGAACCCAGAAACAAAAACAAATTATGATACTAAAGCTGAATTTATATATAAATATATTATTCCAAAATATAAAATACAATTTTTTTTAAAAATTATTGAACAATTAGTTAAAGGTTTAAAGTTCTTACATGGAAATAATATATATCATAGAGATATTAAACCCGCAAATATAATTATATTAAAACCAGACTCAGACTCAATTGAACCGTACTACACAATAGAAAATAGTGAAATTGGTATTAAATTAGATGTACCATTAGTTAAATATATAGATTATGGACTTTCTTGTAGTGAGAAGCAAGGAGTTAATAAAGAGTTAATGTGTTTAAATGAAGATGCAAAAATAGCAACGGATGGGACATTGGAGTATATGGCTCCTGAATTTATATATAAAAATGAAATGAAAGATGTAAAACCAGAAATAATATATAAAATATTAAGAAAAATAGACATTTTTGCTTTAGGTGTTTCCTTATTTGAAATATTTACTGGTTCTTATTTATTTGAAAAATATATGAAGTTAATAGATAATTTATGTGAAGGGCTTTTTAAAAACCTTTTGAAAACAGATAAATTCAAAGTCTTAAAAATAAAATCATATCAATATATGGTTCATTCTAAAGAAGAATTTAAAACTAAAGAAGAATTTAAAATAATAGATTTTTTATTAAATTTAATGATAGAAAATAATACAAATTTTAGAATAGATACTGATAATTTATATAATATAATTCAAGGAGAAGGAAAAGAAATCTTTTTAAACAAAGAGCCATATTTATCTTTTCGCGCAGACACTTCAGACACTTCAGACAGTATTTTTAATACTTATAATAATAGTTTTGAGTTAGAGGATGTAAAAGATTTTTCTCTTAAACAATTATATGATAATAAAATAATGCAATTCCATGAAAGTTTTATGTCTGAACCAATAGAAACACAATTTATTTTGGGTCAAAAATTTTCTGACCTAGGTATAAAATTTGACCCTTCTATCTGCTATTCTCTAAAATTACATAATGAAAGATTAGCAGAAGCAGAAGCAGTAGTAAAACCAACAATAAATGTAATAGGTGAAGAAAAAATTAAATGGCTTGAAGAAGTTTGTATGCAACATACTGCTTCTTTTAATGCTATACCAAAATTATCTATGCCCCAACGGGACCTCCACGACCACCAATTCTTAAATAAACCAGATTTGAGTATTACATATAGAAACGATTTGTTACCATTAGAATTACATTCCGAAGAAAATTTTGTTTTCGAATTTGATGAAGAAAAATATATAGAGGAAAGTGAACAAATAAAATATGAAATTGAATTACTAGAAATTAAAACCACACCGCAGAAAACAGGTAGGTTTACAACAACAACCGTTAATACTTTAACAACTGAACAATTAAATGAGTTAACTCAGTTAAAAAAAAAATTAGAAGAAACAAATATACAAAAAGAAAATCATACTATTTCAATACAAAAATTTAAAAGTTCAATAAAAGAAATAAATAAAATACTTAGAACAAGTAATTTTCACTATATATAACAGAATTTACACATTTTAAACATATATTACTACCTGATATACATATACCACAGAACCCACATAGGTTAGAACACATATATTCATTATCCGAAATATATTTTTTATGTTTTTTTTTCTTACACTTCATACAGATCACTAAATTATTTAGAAATTTTAATTCTTTTATTATTAGATATGATATATCTTCATTTATTAATTCTGTAAATATTTTTTCTACTTCTAAATAATATTCATCCATATAAATATTATATATATTTAAATTTCTTCTTCACTTGTTTGTTCTAATTCTGTATATAATTCATTACTTATAATACGGTTATTTGCTGCTTCTACTTCATTGTATAATGTGTTTTCTATGGGGTTGTTTTTAGAAAGTTTATCATAAATATTACTATATTCTACATTTGAAATTCTCATATTATCTTCTTGTCTATACATAGGATTTGGTGTTAATTTAACACCCTTATTTTTTTGGACTTGACTATACATTTCTTCTTCTTTATATAAAGGGTTATTTCTTTTATTAATTTTTCCATTTTGGATTTCACCATATTGGACTTCACTATATACAGGATTATTACATTTTTGTATCATACTATATTGATTCGCATCAACATAAACAGGATTATTCATACTCCTTTCATTATTTATAACATGTATCTTATTTACATTTGAGTAATAATATTTTACACATAATATAAAAGAAGCTATTAAAAGTAAAGATAACACAAATATTAATATTATCCAAATTAAATACTTATGACCAATATTTGTTATTTCACTATTGAAATTTATTATAGAAATATTCGTATATGGTGTTGTTTGTGTTGTTTCAGTAATTATAGGTATATTATTTGTTTTTGTAGTGGTTGTGAATATAGTAGGTTTAAAAATATCAGTTTTTTCAGCCATTTGCGGTGTAGTTGTGCTTGATTGCACTGTAGTTGTGCTTGATTGCACTGTAGTTGTGCTTGATTGCACTGTAGTTGTACTTGATTGCACTGTAGTTGTGCTTATATGAGTTAAAGAAGTAGTATTCTTTAATGTATTAGTTGTGCTTGTTTTTGAAGTTGTTGTTTCAGAAGTTGTTGTTGTAGTTTCAGAAGTTGTAGTTTCAGAAGTTGTTGTTGTAGTTTCAGAAGTTGTAGTTTCAGAAGTTGTTGTTGTCGTTTTTGAAGTGCTAGTGCTTGTTTTTGAAGTTGTTGTTGTAGTTTTAGAAGTTGTTGTTGTAGTTTTAGAAGTGGTGGTTGTTGTTTTAGAAGTGCTTGTTTCTGAAGTAGTTGTTTTAGAAGTTGTTGTAGTAGTTAAATGATTTATTAAAAAGGTATTACTTACTCTTGGAATATTATAATCTTCATTTACTACTTGTATCTTATAATTTCTATTATATTCATTATACTCTAAATCCCATAAATAATAGTTATTTAAGAACTTATTTTCTACTAAATTCCTTATTAATTTATTATTGTCTTCTAATAAATTTATACTAAAATTATTATAATTAGAATTATCCTCTAACCAACTAATATTCATTTGATTACCTTCCCTGCTTACAAAATCATACCTATTTTTATTCGGTTTTTCTACCAATAAACCATAACTATTAAATATGGGACTATATCTCTCGATTCCCGTGTCTTGTTCTTTTATCTTTATTCTTAAATCATAACTCGCAATATCATTAAAAATATCATCCAAATACCAATTATAAATATCTATTTGACTATCTACATTATCAGCTATTGATAATTCCCCCCACCACTTAGTATTTACATAATATTCCAAATCTATATCTATAAAACCCTTAAAACCATTCCATTGAATTTCTACATTTTTTTTAGGTATTACCACTGAATCACTAATAGGTTGTGTTACGTTCATATTGGTTTTAATACTAAAATAATCAGATAAGATATAATTATTATTAGTATTAGTCAGAGAACTAGAAAATCCCTCCGTATTCGTAATTACTAACTTGAAATTATGATTTAATAAATCATAATAATTTAGATTTCTAGGCACTTTCCATAAATAATCCCCTTCAGTTACTAAATCATCTAACACTAAATCTCCATTTTCATATGTTGATAAAGTATTAGATGTAAACGAATTTGTATCTTGGTGTAATAAATAAATATGATAATCAGTTAGGTTAGATAACCAACTAATATTATATGAATGATCAATATATAATTCATCATTCACAGTAGGAAATATGAAATTTCCACTTGTAACTAAAATAAAACAGAAAAATATTATATTCTTAAACATATTAGCATATATTTTACTTTAAAATCTTAAATATATTATTCAAAATTGGTTTTTATTTATTAATGTAAGAATAACCTTCTGCCCGAAATTGCCATATACATTCCATATTCGTCGCAAGCATTTATTACTCCTTCGTCTTGTATACTTCCTCCAGGATTTAAGATATATTTTACATTATATCTTTCGGCATAATCTATATTATCTCTAAAAGGGAAAAATGCGTCAGAACTTAAAACTAATTCTTTCATATTCTCATTCAAAAAATCTTTTTTCTCGTCTTCTGTTAATAATTCCACAACACCCATAAATAATTTCCGCCATTCTTTCAATTCTATTTCCGTAAAATCCCCATTTACATATTTTATAACCGCATTCACCTTATCCTGTCTTTTTACGTTAATCTTAAATTTGCTCAGCAAATCAATTGTCTTAGGGTGTCTCTTCAAATTAAACACATTTGCCTTATTTCCAGCCAGTTTAATACAATCCACTCTATTTTGTTGTCCGGCACCAATACCTATAACTTGTCCTTTATTCGCAATTGTTATAGAATTAGAAGGAGTGTATTTTAATGTTATGGTTGCCAATATTAAATCTTCTTTCTTTTCTCTACTTATTTCCCTATTTTCCGTCGGTACTTTCTCAAAATAATCATTTAATACTTTTTCATCATTACAATCTTGAGATACAGCAACACCCATTATTTCCCTATATTCCACTCTATTATAATCTATATCCCATTCTCCCTTTATAATAGTAAATTTTCCTTTTTTCTTCTGTTTTAACATATTAAACGCATCTTCTGTATATCCTCTCGCTATTATACCATCACTCACTTCTCTTCTAATTAATCTAGCACAAGTTTCATCTACTATACCACTAATAGCTATAAAATCCCCAAATGAAGAAAGAGGGTCGCAATTACGAGCCCTAACAAATGCACGACCACTATGCGATTCATTCAAAACCTCGTCAGTATATTTTTCCAAATCATACAATACCTTCTCTAAATTTGTTATTATGCCTCTTGAAGTTCCTACGCCAGCAGGAGCAGTATGTTTAAATGAAGTAGCAGTCATATATCCTAAGTTTTTTTCTGCTTCGTTAACTAGAAGCCAAGAATTAAATGCGTCTAAATAATTAATATATCCCGGATTACCATTCAAGACTTCAATTGGCATTGTGTTATTGTCAATTGTATGAATGAATGCGTTTGTTTGATATGGATTACAACCATATTTAATTGGCGTTTGTTCGATATATTTCCTAAATTTAATCCTCTTATCAAAATAAGTAACGATATTTTGGTCATATTCTACAGTATGTTGAAATGCTTTTAATGCTAAGTCTTTTCGTAGAAGTGTTAAAGATACTATATATTGATAAGAATCCATTAACTGTCGATAATCACTTGGATCCGTTAAAACTAAAACATTTTTATAATTTTTGGCTGCTGCCCTAATTAATGTTACACCTCCAATATCTATTTTTTCAATTATTTCCTCTTCTGTTGCGTTTTTTATATTAAAAGGATATAAATTACTAACTATTAAATCTATTTTCTCTAACTTATACATACTATTATTGAATTTCTCATAATCTTCTACATGTTCCAATATAGTGGGGTCATATAAAATACCACCATAAATTTTGGGATGGAGAGTTTTGACTCTGCCACCTAATATTTCAGGGAACCCAGTGAAATCACTAACAGATTTAATTCTCTTAGTATAATCTATATCATTTAATTCTATATTTCCATTTTGAATATTATCTACAATGTGATTATATGTCCCACCAGTAGAAATAATATTGTAATCATTATTGAAAAGAAATTTGACTAAGTCTATCAAATTACTTTTATCACTAACACTAATTAATGCGAGTTTCATTTTATAAACAAAATTATAAAGATATTCTTAAATTAAAATATTTCACTATAAAATAATTTAAAAATTGATTTTTTTTTACAAATTATAAATATTAAAAATGGCACAAGAAATAAAAATTCAAGAAACTAATAAAAATACTTCATTACTGGAAGATACTTATCCCGAATGTATATGTAGTAATTGCCTATGTGGAAAAAGGAGTTGCTTCATCTGTGGTAGCGGAACTCTTCCATTAGACTATGAATTATGTAAAATACACGATTTTTGTAGTGCTGGTTTAGAAGGATGTTTTGAAACATCCATATATATTGTAAATGGGAAAAAACACTATTTGGGTCCACTTGATAATTATGAAAGAACTGATTTTATTGGTAAGTTTGCGAAATGTATTAAATGTCGTTCTCATAAAGATTTTGAATTAAAATATTTTAAAAATTGATTTTTTTTTGTAAATTATAAATATTAAAAATGTCTAAACAAACTATTAAAGAAGAAACTATAAAAGAAACACAGGAAGAAGAAAAAATTAATCTTCTTTCTTCAAATGATATTAAAGGTATTGCGGAATATATATTAAATGGAGCCAAAAACATTATTGTAATGACCGGTGCTGGAGTAAGTGTTTCTGCAGGAATACCGGATTTTAGAACTCAGGGAACAGGTATATATTCTAAATTAGAAGAATATGATTTACCATACCCGGAGGCAATTTTCTCAATTGATTATTTTAAAGAAAAACCGGAACCATTTTATACCTTTGCGAAGGAAATATATCCTGGATTACATTGTCCTACACCAGCACATTATTTTATAAAATTGCTGGCTGATAAGAATATTCTACAGAGAGTTTATACGCAAAATATAGATAGTCTTGAACATATTGCGGAAATAGACAAATCACTTATTGTTGCGGCACACGGAAACTTTGACACGGCTACTTGTATTGAAACAGGAGAAAAAATAGACCCCGAAGAAGTTAAAGAATATATACTTTCAGGTAAAGAAGGGTGGGAAGAAATGAATGAAAAATATGGTGGTCTTGTAAAACCTGATATTGTATTTTTTGGGGAACAATTACCCACCAGGTTTCATAAACTACTTGAAGAAGATTTCCCTAAATGCGATTTACTTATTGTTATGGGGACTTCCTTAAAAGTTAGACCTTTCTGTTCTCTTATTGACTATGTTCCTAAAAATATTCCAAGATTACTAATTAATAGAGAGGAAGTTGGAGTAAAAGAAGATAATGAATTGTCCGTTCTGATACAACAAATGGAAGGATTTAAATTCGAAGATGAATGCGGAGATGTTTCACTTCTAACAGATTGCGACGAAGGAGTTAGAGAAATCGCAGAAGAACTAGGATGGTTGAATGAGTTAGAAGAATTAATTTTAACTGGAAAAAATAAATTGGGAAATAAATAATATATATATATATAATGCCTTCTTCTAAAATTTTATTAGGTTTAGTAATTATTATTTTTATTTATTTATATAAACAACAATATATTTATCGAGATAATATGGCCAATATGCCTAATTCAAATCCGTGTACTGATAAATTAAGTGATTTGGAATATTTAGAACATATGATTCCACATCATCAAGTTGCTATTGATATGTCTGTTTTATTACAAGAGAAAACTAAATCAAATGTAATGCTTAATTTATGTAGAGAAATAATAAGAATACAATCCTATGAGATATTGGAAATGGAAAAAATGAAATCATATGACGGAAGTCTTTTTGAGGATAATAAATGGACAAAAGAAGATATTAAAACAAAATTAGATATGTATAATCCTACTTTATCAAAAGCAAAAGAAGGAGAATGTAATCCCTTATTTTTTAAACCAAATGACCACTCTAAAATGATGAAAGGAATGAAAATAAACGAAAAAAGTTATTTAGAACATATGATACCACACCACCAAGTTGCGATTGATATGAGTAGACGTTTATTATTACATACAAATAATTCTTATTTGTTGGAATTTTGTAGAAACTTAATAATAGACCAACAAAGAGAAATATTATATATGAATAATTTACTTAACAAAAAAAATTATTTATATAAAAGTGAATTAATAAATTAAAATATGTTATAAATAATAAATAAAAGTTAATTAATAAATAAAATATGTTATAAATAATAAATAAAGTGAATTAATAAATTAAAATATGTTATAAATATAAATGGGCGAAGCAAATACTTTAATTGTTTTAGTAATTATAATTATTGTATATATATATTTATATAAACAACATCATATTTATCAAGAAAATTGGGAGGTTTATAAACAAAAACCATACGGACATATTAAAACAGGTTCTGAACCTATGAATTATTACGTTCAAAAAAGGTATAGGAAACCATATAGATATCCTTTTCAATTTATGAAAACAGCACCTTTCAATCATTTATCTCACTTGGATTAATTTTATTTATTTTTTCTTGTATTATTTCTTTTAATAGATTTATGCTTTTTTCTCATATTCTTTCTTTTAACAGATTTATTTTTATATTTTATATTTTGTTTCTTTTTAGATTTTTTTTTTTTTGCATGAGTTTTTCTTGTTCCTCCTGTTGAAGCTCTCCCCTGAGGTATGTTTGAAATTTTTTATCCAAACCGTTGTCGTTGTCGTCATTTTCCGCAGGATTGTAGGCTTTTGCCTTCTCCAACTGCGCCACCACCTCATTGTGCCCTTTCTCTACAGCGATGTCAAGAGGAGTTTTATTATTGTCGGTCCTTTCTTGATTCAAGTCGGCGTTTGCAGCCACCAACTGCGCCACCACCTCCTTGTCCCCTTTGAATGCAGCTGTGTAAAGCGGTGTCGCACCAGTGTCGGTCCTTTCTTGATTCAAGTCGGCGTTTGCAGCCACCAACTTCGCCACCACCTCCTTGTGCCCTTTCTCTACAGCGATGTAAAGCGGCGTCGCTCCATCAATGGTCCTTGCTTGATTCACGTCGGCGTTTGCCACCAACAACTTCTCCACCACCTCATCGTGCCCTTGTTGTGCAGCAACGTAAAGCGGCGTCGCACCAATGTCGACCCTTGCTTGATTCGCGTCGGCGTTTGCCTCCAACAACTGCTCCACCACCTCCTTGTGCCCTTTTTGTGCAGCAACGTAAAGCGGCGTCGCACCACCGTCGCCCATTACTTGATTCAAGTCGACTTTTGCAGCCACCAACTGCGCCACCACCTCCTCGAGCCCTTTGTATGCAGCGGTGAAAAGCGTCTCTCCACCAATGTCGGTGCTTGCTTGATTCACGCCGGCGTTCAACTCGTTGTTTGCCTCAAACAACTCCTCCGCTCTTTTGGCGGCAATCAAACGTTTTTGTTTAGTTTTCATTTTATATATATATAAGAAAATAAATTAATTTAATTTTTATAAAAATAAAATTAAAATAAATGTTAAAGAATAATTAATTCTATATAATCCAAATAATTCTATTAAAAAAATAAGAATGATATTTTATTTTTTATTTCAAATAATAATTAATTTACATTCTATATTATCTAAATATTCAATATCAGTTTCCTTATAATTATAACTATCTTTTTTTACATATTTAACGTAATTTATATATTCATCAATAATATAACTTTGTCTTGCTGTAAATATTTTAGATTATTTCTTTTTAACGGATTTATTATTTTTTCTCATATTCTTTCTTTTAATAGATTTATTCTTTTTCTCATATTCTTTCTTTTAACGGATTTCTGTTTTTTTCTCTTAAACGATTTTTTCTTCTTACCTTTTTTAGAAGTTTTTTTTCTTCTTTTTAATCCGGCAGTCTTAGCACTGTGTAGAAGAGTAGAAACCTCATTGTGTTCCTTCTCTATAGCAGCATTCAATGGAGTGAGTCCATTGTCGGTCCTTGCTAGGTTTGGGTTAGCTTTGTGTGCCAGCAGCTCCTTGACAACATTAACGTGGCCTTTATCCGCAGCCACATACAGTGGGGTGCGTCCATTGTCGGTCGTTGCCTGGTTTGGATTTGCGCGGTGCTCCAGCAGCGCCGTTGCAACCTCAACGTGGCCCTCCTGCGCGGCAATGCACAGTGGAGTGGTTCCATCGTCGGTCATTGCCTGGTTTGGATTTGCGTTGTGCTCCAGCAGCGCCGTTGCAACCTCAACGTGGCCTTCATACGAAGCCGCGCACAGTGGGGTTTGTCCGTCGTCGGTCGTTGCCTGGTTTGGATTTGCGTTGTTATCCAGCAGCAGCTTCAAACAATCCGCGCGGCCTTCATCCGCGGCCATGAACAGTGGGGTGACTCCATCGTCTGTCCTTGCCTTGTTTGGGTCAGCTTTGTGCTCCAGCAGAGCAGTTGCAATATTAATGTTGCATTCTTCCGCTGCCATTAACAGTGGGGTGGTTCCATCTTCTGTCGTTGCCTTGTTTGGGTCTGCTTTGTGCTCCAGCAGCGCAATGACAACATCAACGTGGACCTTCTCCGCTGCCACATACAGTAGTGTGGCTCCATCTTTGGGCCTTGCCTGGTTTGGGTCAGCGTTTTTCTCCAGCAGCGCAATGACAACATCAACGTGGCCATTCTCCACTTCTTTCAATAAAACTTGTTTATTTTTTAGGTAGGTTTTTTCTTTTTCTTTTTTTTCATTTTTTTTAATTTTATTAAAATTATAACCATTCAACATAAGAGCCATAGTAGAATTGGGATTAATGCCTCTAGCTTTAAAGGTGTGTTTTTTTTTATTATTTTTTGATTGTTGTTTTGAAGGTTTAAATTCTAATTTTGGATGCATTTATATTATAATATAAGAAAAAAATTATAAAATATATGAATTTATTTAAATATTTCTATCTAATTATTTTTATTTCTATCTAATTATTTGTATTTTTATCTAATTATTTTTATTTCTATCTAATTATTTGTATTTCTATCTAATTATTTTTATTCTAAATAATAATTAATTTACATTCCACATTATCTAAATATTCAATATCAGTTTCTTTATAATTATAACTATCTTTTTTCACATATTTAACATAATTTATATATTCATCCATAATATAACTTTGTCTTGCTGTAAATATTATATTATATTCTACCATTTCCTTAAACTTTTCAAATATTTCAAATCCAACGTGTCCCTCTAAGAATACACCACATGAAACTATATAATCGAATGACCCTATTTTATCTTTTATATCTTCTATATCCATTTCTAATAAATTCATATTCCATATTTCGTCATATACTCCTTTGTTTTCTGCTTGTTGTATCATATTATCTGATATATCTACACCTATCAATTTAATATTTATTTTCTTACTCTGACATAATCTTCTAATATTTAATCCTAATAATCCAGTTCCGCAACCAAAATCTAATATTTTTATTACTTGGTTATCTTCCAAAAATTCATTTCCTAAAATCATATTTACAAAAATATTTGTAAAATTATGCGGTCCTTTATAACCTATACTACTTACGTATTCTTCATAAGTTTCTGCCCAGTGATTATAAACATTTTTTTTATCACATTCACTTTGAAGTGATTTATTATGTAAAATAATATCCATTATTACTTATTTATTATAAAAATAATTTTAAATAAATAAAAATATAAAATCAAAAAAATATAAAATATATATACAAAAAAAATATAAAAAATAAAAAATGAATTAATTTAATTCAATATCTTTTTACAAAACAGAACGCAGTTTTCAGGGTGTAATATAGTCGCAACCGGGACTTTGCTTGGCATTTGTAAAGTAGAATTAATATTAGTCATCATATCTACCTTATCACTATGCGGAGGACATGCCACAACAGGATAATGTGTATTACACGCGGTTATACCAGATAAGGCATTACTCATTCCGGCAACAGTAATAAATACCATTTTTCTATTAATCCTTTTTCCATAAATAGTATATTCGTCTAAAATTTTCAATAATTCTTTAGTGCTCTTATGTGCGGAACATACGTGTTCTCTATGATAAATCTTATGTTTTATGAGACTTTTACTAAGTTTTTTAATATGTGTTTCATCTGATTTAGATCCACTTAGAATAATAACACACGGAGAATGAATATGTTGGAAATAGTAATCTATTATAGGCGTTTCCATATCTGCTTTAACTTGTGAAACTATTGGTTCTTCGTATTTCAAATTAGTTAATAATTCATACAAACCTCTATAACAATCAAAAACCTTTACTTTCTGCAGTTCTGGAACTAATGGTATTTTCTCCACTTTATATGGATCACATACACTCTTAATATAATCTCTAGCAGCATCTTTATCTAATTTAATTGGATTTGGATTAATATTAAAATCTAATAAATTACTCTCTTTTTTCCAATATCTAGACGAATCACAAGTATGAATTTCGTCTATCAATATTATATTTCCATGTATATCATATCCAAATTCATATTTAGTATCCACTAAAATTAATCCCCTCTTATCCGCCTCATACGAACCATATGAAAATAATTTCCTAGCCTTAGAATAAATAAAATCTAATTCCTCTAATGTCACTATTCCTTCTTCTAAAATTTTCTCAGAACTAATCAATTCGTCTCTTTCTCCCTTAGTTGTTGGTGTTATAACAGGATTCGGTAATTTTTGATTTTTAACATATCCTTTGGGGAATTTTAAACCACAATAAATAAATTCTTCATTTTTACTGTCTAAATTATAATGCTGATTATAATGAGTCCATAATGAAGTTTGTGTATTACCGGTAATATATCCTCTTACAATAATTTCGAGGGGAATAACTCTACATTTTTTTGCAATTAAATAACTACCACTTACATATAATAAATGATTTTCTATTATATGTCTTGTATTAGTCATCCACCATAAATTAATCAAATTTAACATTCTCCCCTTTCCATCTATATTACAAATATGTCTATCAAAAGAACTTAATCTATCTGAATGGAAAAAACAAACTAAATCATTTCCAATATTCCACCTATCCCTAACTTTACCTGAAATAATTTTCACTGAAGAATCTAAATCTAAATCAATTATTTTATTTCTACCTAAATCAATTAAATTTAGAGTTTTCATTATACTATTTAATAATAAAGGTTTTTCGTTGGATTGAACTCTTTTTTTTAATAAATGTAATGTATCTTCCTTGAAAATTGGAATTTCCATATAATCTATAACTTCCCCTGCGTCTAATTCCTCTATGACCTTATGGACCATAATACCTGTTTGAGTAATTTCCCCTTCTTGATATTGATTAAATGCGTATTCTATGGAATTTGCGCCCGGGAATTTACCAGGTAAAGCAGGGTGTAAGTTTATAATATTCTGGAAAGCGTTGATAAAATAACTGGTTAGAATTCTCATCCAACCCGCTAAAACAACTAAATCAATATTAGTATTTAAATTTAATATATCAGATACTAACTCTAAATCATATCTATCTCTTCTTTGACCTTTATTTTCTCTTATAATAATTCTGTGCTTATTATTTTTAGCTTTTTCAATAACATGTGCGGTAATTTTATCACAAACTAAGGCAACAATATTAATATCTAAATTTAATTGGGAAATACAATCAGTAATATATTGGTAATTGGTACCATTACCGGAAGCAAGAATAATTATATTTTTCATTTAAAAATTAATAAAAATTAATCTCTAAATGATTTATTTTAAAAAATATAAAAATAAAAAATTTAATCAAAATTTAATAAAACAGGATAACTATTTTTATTCATATTTTTAGTTGCTGCTATAGATAAGGGTTGTCTTTTCTTTCTTATTTTCTTTTTCATTGATTTTTCTAATTTCGAATTTTCTAAGTCTAAACAATTCAAATCTACTTTATTTATATCTGATTCTTCATTATTTAATTCTAATTCTAATTCTAATTCTAACTCTGTTTGTTTTAAAAAATTATTTATATTATTTTCTTCTACTGTTTCTCCATTACATTTATAATCCACGGTCTCCGAAACATCTCTAATTCCTTTACTTTTCTTATTTTTTTTGCTTACAATTTCTACTTCATTTATATTTTTTTTTCTTGTATTATTATTCATATCTACTTCTATTTCTTTATAATGTTCCATAATATATTTGATAATATTGTTTTGTATAGACCACCTAAAAAAATTTAATTGTCCAACGGTAGTAGTAATATATTCACTTTCATTAAAGTAGAAATTTATTCTATTTCTCCTACAAAATGGGTCAAACTGTTTTTTGGAATAAGCTCGTAATTGTTCCTTATAACTTAAAAAGACATTTATTTGTCTAAAGTTAGTATATTTATCCATATCTTTTTTACTAAATTTTAATCCCTTCTTCATAGTACTTCTTTTAGGACTTGAAATTTTAATTTTTAAACTATAATTAATATTATACTTCTTCGCATAATTCGTCACAAACCAATCGATTATTCTTAAACTTATCTTATCTTCGCCATTTAATATACTCATTAAATTAATTTTATTAGATTCATTTTTATAAAAATTATTTAAAGAAACTAACAATAATTCCTGCTTCCCCTGAATAAATTTATTCTTAAGTGTTGAATTCATATTTTTGTTTTTCTATACTTAAGTATATTTATATTAAAATTATTTCTTTAAATAAAAAAATCATTAATACATGAAATAAAAAAATTAATAGAATTAGTATTATTTTTTTGGATATATTCTAATTCTGTAATTAGTAAGTCTTTTATATTATTTTTTTCAGTTATATCAATTATATTATGTTTTAATTTTACTGGATTTGATATCATAGGTATTTTTTTGTTATTTGTTTCTGATGTATTTTTTTCATTTCTAATTTTATTCCATTTATATGAAAAAGTTCGATATATATTTCTAATAAAATAATCTGGAAGTGTTTCATAAATGAAAACATAATATTCATTATCAAAAATAGTCAATAACTTTTTTATTCTCTTTAACTGGTTCAAACTTATATTATTAAAATCTAAATTACTAGGTTTTTTTTTACTATTTTTTAAAGATTTTAATTCTTTAATATCTGTCAATATCTCTAAGTTTATATCTAGTTTTTGGTAATTCATATATCTTATAATTTTTTTATGTGTGGGTTCTTGTATTGTCATACTTTTATATTAGAATAGTAAATTTATTAAAATAATGAACGATAGAAAATACCTATAATATATTTAATATATATCATAATTATAATTCCTATTTGTATCATTTGGTTCCACACCAAAAGTATCATCTTCTGTTAATTCATAATCTTCGAACCATTCTATTGTTTTCTCTTTATTTTTTATCAAAACTAACATTTCATTTAATATTTTTTTTATATAATTATCTACTATCGTAATAATTTTTTGATGATTTTCTATAAAACCGTAATTTACTACTATACTTGATAATATATTTAATATCCTTTTTCTCTCAAATTTAATATTATGATAATCATTTTTATAACCTTTATTATTTTTGACATTTTTTATCATACTATTTCGTATTTTTCCAATATTTTTTAATATAATTTTACAATCATAATATAATTTCTTATCTATTTTTTTTATAATTTGCAATACTTCTTTAAGATTATCCTGTTGAATGAAATTTTTTAATTGTTTATTTTTTTTTCTAAAATTTTCGGTTATACCATTGATAGATGTTAAATTTTTAGAAATTAAAAAATTGTAAATCTCTTTATGAAATATTACAATTAATATTACTATAATTAGTCTTATCATTACTAAATATCTATATTTTTTATTATTTATATTTCTTCCTCATCGAAATTTAATATTCCATTCACCATTCTACCAACAAATTCAGATTCCATATTATAAACATTATTGTTCTTTATATTAACATAATATTCGTTATCCATATAAGTATATTTATGACATTCTATTTCTTTCATATCTTTATCTTCTTCGGAAATAATAGTTAATGTAATATTTTCTTCAACATTTATTATTTTATTATTTTCTTTTGCTTCGCTTACTTTTTCTTTTTCTAAACTTTTTTTCTTCTCATTTTTCTTTATTTTAATTTTCTTTTTTTGTTTATTGCTATAATCTACAAGTTCTTGAATATCATTTGTTTTCAAATATTTTTTTTTTAGATCTATATATTTCCATCCATTATCTTTCGCAATTTCTTTTAGTAGTAAAATATTTTGATATTTTATTACTGTCTTAATAGAAGTATACAATTCTTCAGGAATTATAATTTTCGACATTATATTCTTATTTGTAAATATAAAAAAAAGTTTAAGTATCAATTTTTTTATTTTATTTTATTTTATTCTTCATTATTTTGAATAATAAATTTCTTTTTCCTTTTTGCTTCTAATATTACTAATAATTCATTGAAATCTAAATCAGATAGATATTTTTTGTGAATCTCTTTTAGTAATTCCACATTGATATTATATATCATTTGTTCTAATGAATCTAATGTAAATGATGATACTGAATAATCCATATTTTCTTAATAAATAATATTAAGTAATTATCAATTTTTTTCTTAATAAGATTTAGTTTTTAATATTTTATATTTTATTTCTTTTTAATACATTATTTCTTTTTAATACTTGATTTCTTTTTAATACTTGATTTCTTTTTAATACTTGATTTCTTTTTAATACTTGATTTCTGTTTTTCAATATATCCTTTTTTTAGTTTTTGTTTTATTAATTTTTCCATAATTTGTGTTCCTATAATTACATTGCCTTTATAATTATGTTTTGTTGTTCTAATATACCCTCCAATTTTTCCATATCTAACTTCTATAAATTTATTATCTGAATTCCAGTAATCGTGAATTTCCCAAAATTTTGATGATTTTTTATTAATTAATTCAAAATAACGCATATAATATTATACTATATTTAGTTTTTATCTATTAAATCAACTATATCCAACTTTATTAATTCATCTTTATCCATTTTAATATAAAAACTTTTATCACTAAATTTTATTTTATAATGTCTATTTCCATTTATTAACATAACAAAATTATTACATAAATCAATATCTTTTACAAATCCACCTTTACACAATTTAATATTATAAAAATACTTTGAATTAATATATCTTATATAATTACCTTTATTTATATCTTTTATTTTAGAACAATATTTATAATTCTTCAACTTTTCTAAACTTTCAAGTAAATTATTCTTATTTTCTTCAAAATCTATAAATTCTCTATATATTTCTAATACATTATCCTTTATTTCTTCTTCTATTTTACTCTTAGACATAATTTTTCCTTCTCTTCGGTTATGTAATATATTTTTGACTAAATCAATATCCATTTAATATTAAATTATAGTTTTTTTTACAAAAAAAAAATATTTTTATAAATAATGGATAAATTTTTGAATATTAAAGAAAAACCTATAAAAACTAATATTTTAGAATTAATTAATAAAAAAGATTCAAGCGAAGCAACAGAATCAACAGAAGAAACAGAAGCAACAGAAGAAACAGAAGAAACAGAGGCAACAGAAGCAACAGAAGAAACAGAAGAAACAGAAGAAACAGAATCAACAGAAGAAACAGAAGCAACAGAAGAAACAGAATCAACAGAAGCAACAGAAGAAACAGAATCAACAGAAGCAACAGAAGCATCAGAGGTAACCGAAGAAATAAAAAACAAATTATTAGACCAAGAAATGGAAAACTTAGAGAAAGATTTCAAAAAGATAGATAATAGAAAAAGAAAAAAAACAAAAAAGGAAGAATTATTACTAAGAATATTTAAAATATTAAATTACGATGTTGACCAACTTGAAGAATTAACAAGTATAACTATTCAAAGAGATTTATTAAAAGGTAAAAAAATAACAGAAAAAATTTTAGAATTAGTACCAGAACTTAGGGAAGTATATAATTCCGCATATCTGACTTGTCTTCACGATAATTCCATTTATAAACAAAAGTTTCCTGTTATTAATTTAGTTAGACAAATTCTCAAATGTAATTTCTTTTTAATGACACCCAAAGTTGTATCTAATGGATATGAAAAAGTAACAGGTAAAAAGATAGTTACACGTATTTTTGTTATAGAAAAAGAATTATTTTAACTTTTTATTCTTCATTAGATTCTACTACTTGTAGCATACCTGCTTTATATAATTTATATAAATTTTCCTTTTCTTTTTTTACTTTCTCTTTTTCAATTAAATCTTCCATAAATATATTATTAGTTTTAAGATTAACACTCCATGTTAATTTCTTATAACCATTAAGTAATACTATATAATCCGGAAAACCATTTTTAATTAATACTCCTCCAGTTCTAAATAAACCTTCATCTGTTATATATTTTATTCTTGCCCCTAATATAAGTTTATCGCAAAATTTATAAGGTATTCTTACATATCCTTCTAAAGAACTAATTATTTTATCCTTATCTTCATTTAAAGTATCATGTATTGTTATACCTTCTTTTTGATAATTATCTTCACCTATTCTATGTAATTTAGACATATATATTGTAAGAACTTATTTTTTTATATTCATTTTATATTTATTCATTTTATATGTTTTTTATATAAATTATATTTATCACCTAATATATCTAAGTAATATGCGGAAACCCAACCCAATATAGTTCCTATATTATCCCCAATAATATTTATAAATGAGTCTGCTTTAGGTTTTCCACCAGGCCAAAAAGTAAAATAATTATTAATAAATTTCATACCTGTATTAGTGTTTTCTATTATTTCAAATAAAATATGGATAATAATCCAAGATACTAAATTAATACCGAAAAAATAAGAAATAACACCAACCGAAAAATGTAAATATGTATATTGGTCAAATAAATATTGTCCCATTATTTATAATATATAAATATATAATGAATAAAATGAAATTAAACTTAAAATCTAAGGATAAATATCTTGATTTATTTCCAGTTCTTTATCTTCAATTATATCGGGAATGTGATAATTTAATTTCATATATTTATTTATAAAATCTTCTCTACCTTCTTTATGGATAAAATTATCATTTGCTATTTGAGATAATATTTTTCTATTTTGTTCTTTGATAAGTTCAACGTAAAGATACATACTTTTAAATGGTAAATTACTTTTTTCTCTTTTTACCTTTTCTCTTATTTCCATATTAATTTTCATATTACATAGTTTTCGTCCTTCTGGTATAGTTTTTTCTTCATTTTCAATATTGGGGTTTTCCATAATATTTTTTATCAATATAATATATAATGGAAATAGATAATCAATTTTTTAAGAAAAAATTAAAAGAAAGCGTAAAGGAATACTTAACTATTGATAATGAAATAGCAACTTTACAATCGGCTATTAAAGAAAGGAAGAAAAAAAAAGAAGAATTATCTTCTTTTATTTTAGGAGCAATGAAGAGTAACGAAATACAACAAATGAATATTAATAATGAAAAATTAGTATATTCTGTCTCTCAATGTAAAACACCACTCAATAAAAATTACCTAAATAATGTTTTAACTAATTATTTTAATAATAATGATAAGGCATTGGATGTTATAAATCATATATTAACTAATAGAACTAAAGTTGAAAAAGTAAAATTAAAAAGAGTTGCTGAGAAAAAGAAAAAATTAAATTTAACAGAAGAATAATTTCAACTTATAATAAATTATTTTATACTTATATAATAATGGAACTTATCAATATATTCATAAGTATATTAATAGTATTATTCGTATCCCTTATACTTAAAATAGAACTAAAAAATATATTAGTTATAGTAATAATATCTACTATAGTATTATTTATTTTAGCAATTAAAGAAAATAAATTTGAAGATCCAAATTTATATACTATTAATAAACATATTCGGAACTTAAATCACCATATTTTAAATAGCAATAACTTAGCAGAAAATAACTTAGCAGAAAAATCCGTAGCAAATAAATTAGAAAATAACTTAGAAAATAACTTAGTCGAAAATAATAATTTAGGGAAAAAGAATTGTAAATTAATGACTACTATGGATAATATTATAGATCCTTGTATGTATAACTTAGAAGATTGTACAACAGATATGACTTGTATTCAAAAACCTAATAAATATAATTTATTTCCCAGACATAATGAAAATATACCAAAAGTACCTAAAAGCAAAAAGGTTGATGGAATAGTAATAGAAAATTTCATATCTTCGAGTAATCCTTTTCAAATGAATGACCTTTCTGTACCATTTAATTCTAGTATAATAGACCCATATGAACATTATGAAATGATTAAAAATGAAAATTTGGGAGATGAAGTTTGTTCAGAATCATTAGGAAATGATTTATGTTTTCACTGTAGGAAAGGGCATTGTGTAGGAGGAGTTTGTAGAAATGCTTCAGAATCTAAACCTGGAAAAATATTTAATAACAAAAATAATAAAGTATTAATAAACGCACACCCTTATTCTGAAAATCAACCAGTTATAAGAGTATCAAATCCGGATTATAGTATATAATTTATTTCTTTGTCTTTTTTTTCCTCTTTTTCTTTTTCCCCTTATTATACTTAATTAATCTTTTAGATAAAAGATTATTAGATTTCCATCTTTTTATTGTGTTTTTTTTACTTTTATTAATATTAGATTGTTTTGGTTCTCTAAAATTTTTATTTTTTCTAATTTTTTCAATTTCTTTAGAAACATTATATTTTATATTTCCATTCACAACTTTTTTTTTACCTTTCTTATAAGCACTAATAATAATTTTATCCATTTCTTCTTTAGTATAATTATGAGATTGTAAATACACAAAATTCGGATTTGAAAAATACCCCATTTAATATATTATAGTTATATATTTATATTTTCTTATAATTTGAAAAATAAACACAATTTTTAATTATATATTAGACAATATTTTTTTTAATTTGTTCAAATATTATAAAATTAATATGAATTAATCTTATAAAAATGGAATCATATCATAAACTTAAAGATATACACTTTGACCCTAGCAACTATGATGACGATATTTGGTTTTGTGAACAAGAAGATATTTCATATTGTGCCTTTAGCGAAGAACCAATACAAGACCCTGTAATTATTATTAGTGAATATACTTTAGCACATTACAAATATTATGTATCTATCTGTTGTCTTAGAAATCTTAAGAAATTTTATGAATGTTTAGGTACTCAACCTCTCAAAATTATATTTAGAAATAATATTAATGACGATATTATTCGACACTTTGGACTAAATAAAATTTCAGATTTAAATTTAGATAGAAAATACTATATCCAAACAAATGAACTTTATTTAGATACAAATGAAATTTATATGAATAATAACGAAAATGGATATATAAGACAATCTGACGAATCTGAATCAGAAGATAGTGATTTAAGTGATAGTGATTTAAGTGATAATGATTTAAGTGATAATGATTTAAGTGATAATGATTTAAGTGATAATGATTTAAGTGATAATGATTTAAGTGATAATGAATTAGAAGAATTAAAAGAAATTAAATTATAATAAAGGATTAACCTTTTTAAAATGCATATTACAATATCCTTCTTCTGTTTTAATACCAAATTTACATTGGTTCCCCTTATTTTTCCCTGTTTTTAATATATATTTACATTTATTAGGTATCAACTCTATATTTAAGGGTTGATTTGGATTTTCTTTTAATTTAATATACTCTGAATGAATATATTGTTGCGGCATTTGTCCTGGTATTAATGGTAAAAAACCACCGTCCTTCCTACAATATGGACAGGTTCTCTGTCCCTTAAGAGATTTATAAGTCATGTAAATACACTCATAATGGAATTTATGACCGCATTTTAATGTTACGCATTTGGTATTATCATTTACATTTTTATTAATTTTATATTCATCATAACAAATAAGACATAAATTAGAATCGTCAAAATTTTCATCTTTATCTAAATCTGAATGGATTATCATTTAGATTAAATATTTGAAAATATTTTTAAATAATTTATATTATAAATAATATTACAGTGTTAAGATATATTTGTAAACAATAATAAAGAATTCTTTATTGCTTGATCCATATTAAAATATTTATAATTTGCCAATCTCCCCACAAAATACACATTTTTTTCTTTTTCTGCCATTTTTTTATATTTTTCATATAATTCCATATTTTCCTTATTTGGTATAGGATAATATGGTTCCCCCTTATCATTTGTAGTTTCCGAAACTATTATTGTATCTTTAGATTTTTGATTTAAAAAATGTTTATATTCTACTATTCTGGTATAAGGATATTCTTTTTCTGGATAATTAACCACTGAATTAGGTTGATAATAATTCATATTTTTATGAATCTCATATTTAAAATCAATACTCCTATATTCCAACTTAGGTAATCCTAAATTAGAATAATAACTATCTATTGGACCAGTATATATTATTTTTACATTTGATAAATCATTTTCTTCCCTAAATTTGAAAAAATCAGTTTCCAATCTTACTTCTATTAAAGGATTATCCAATAATCTTTCAAAAAAATGTGTATATCCATATTTAGGTAATGCTTGATATTTATCATTAAAATACCTTGTATCAAAATTAGGTCTTATTGGTATTCTCTCTAAAACAGACTTATCTAACTCATTTGGATATTTATTCCATTGTTTATATGTATATTCCTTTACCATTTTTTCATATAATTCATTCCCTATTCGCGATTTAGCCATTTCTTCACTATTCTGAATGTTTTCATATTTTACTTGATTTTCATTTAACCACACTTTTACATCTTCTCCGTTTTCTAAATTTTGATTACATAATTCATTAATAGTTGTTATATTCACCGGCATAGAAACAAATTTATTATCTACATAAGATAATACTTTATGTTCCCACCTTTCCCATTTGTCAAATTTATTTATATATTCCCATACTTCTTCATCATTAGTATGAAATAAATGAGCACCATATTTATTTACTCGAATATTAGTTTCTTTATCAATATAATCATAACAATTACCACCTATATGGTTTCTTTTATCTATAATTAATACCTTCTTCTTTAATTTATTAGCAATTCTTTCTGCTAAAACCGCACCACTTAATCCACAACCTACAATAAGAAAATCATTTAACATTATTTTATAATTTAAAAAATTTCTTAAATAGTAAATTAAGGTTAATATAAGTTTATTTTTTAATATATATAATTATGTTTTCATGTATTGTTATATCCAGATTTAATGAAAATATAGATTGGATAAATAAAATTATACATAAAAAATGGATTAATCAAATTATCATTTATAATAAGGGACCCCATAATTTAGAATATTTAATAAATCCAAAAATTATAATACTTAATGTTGAAAATATAGGAAGAGAAGGATATACCTATTTAGATTTTATTATTTCAAATTATGATAATTTACATGATGAATTATGGTTTATACAAGCAGACCCGTTTATTCATTCTCCTGATTTTCTTAATTTTTTTAATTTAAATAATAAACTAAAATATAATAAGGATTTTCAAAATTTAACTTGTAAATATATAGATAATTGCCCTTTAAATGAGCACTTAACAAATGCTTATAATATAAATAATTGTAGGTGTAGTATATTTTATTTTAGTAAAATATCGTTAGATATAGTAGGACATAATTATGGAACAAAAGAAGAGTTTAGTAAAATATACGAAAATGAAACAGGATTTATTACAAAACATAATTATGGTATATATGATAATCTATGCGATAGATTAAAAATAAAACGACCTAACTTAATAATGGTTCATACTGTTTCTGCTTGTTTCTATGTACATAAAAATATGATTTTAAGACATAAAAAAGAAGTTTATCAAGAATTACGAAATTACTTAGTTGAATTAAATTCACAAGGCGGTGTCAGGGGATATGTATTAGAAAGATTTTGGCATTATCTTTTTACTGGTATAAGTTATTTATCATTAAATGGATGTTATAAAGAATTATTTAGTAATAATAATTTTGTTGGAATATATAATAAAATAAAAAAAATAATAGTTTTTAAAAAACTTAGTAATTATAAAGTAATTCATAATCATAATAGTTTTGTAATACTGAATAATAATAAAGTATTACCCCATATAGATATTTTAGGGGAAATAATTTTTTATGATAAATGTATGAATATTCAAGAGGCTCATAATAAATATAAAGTTCTATATTTAAAAAAAAAATATAATAATTAAATTAATATTTTAATGATTAAAAATCATATAATTATTTCTAGATATAACGAAAATTTAAATTGGGTTAATGAACTATTAAAACACAAATGGATACATAAAATTATTATTTATAATAAAGGTAATGAAATAATTAATAAATTTAATGATTCAAGAATAGTTATATACAATGTTCAAAATTTAGGAAGAGAAGGAGGAACATACCTAGATTATATAATAAATAATTATTATGATTTACCAACAAATTTGTGGTTTACACAAGCAGATCCATTTGAACATTCCCCTGATTTTTTACATTTTTTTGAAGAAAAGATTAAAAATAAATATATTATAAAACCAATACAATCTTTAACAATTAGGTGGAAAAAAGAATGTAATATACCACCAGAACATTATATTAAAAATAATAATTGCTATAATATAGACAAATATAGATGTATAGATTATTTTATTAAATCTGATAATTTACAAGTAATAGGTCATAGTAATTTTAATGATGGTGGTATATCTAATTTATATAAGAATTTTTATAATATTTATAAAAATAATAATATATTTGAATATCTATGTGATAGAATTAATATAAAAAAACCTCAAAAAATAATAAAATTTATATATTCTGCTTGTTTTTTTGTGAAAAAAAAATCTATTTTAAGATACCCGAAAGAAGTTTATATTAAACTGAAACATTTTTTATTAGAAACAGATGCTCAAGGTTCAATTCAAGGATATATTCTTGAAAGATTTTGGCCTTATTTATTTACAGGTAAAAGTTATAATACTATTAACGATTGTTATAACAATTTACTTTATAATAATAAAGGAGTTGTTTTATATTGTAATAAAAATAAAAAAAAATTCTGTAAGTATATAAAATCACAAACAGAACTTATCGAAAATAAAAATAGTATCCTTATTTTTAAAAATAATAATAAAATTTATTCTTTACCTGGACTTGATTTTAAAATAACTAATATTTTTAGCATTAATAGACCTTTATTAGATAAAAAAAATATAAAATTTAAAAATATAATTAAAGGTGATAAAAAATATGTTATTATTTTGGAAGGACATATTAAAGATGGTTTTAATAATGATAATCTTAAATTCTTTATTAAAATGTTAATTGAAAGATTTGGAAAATTAGATATTTATATACAAACATGGGAACATTTACAAATATTTAATGGCTCCAAATGGATTACAAATAATGAGACTATTATTACAGAAGAAAAAATTATTAAGTATTTTGGTCTAAGAATTAAAACTCATATTAAAAAAATTATTATTCAAAAAAATGATAATGAAGATATGTGGAAAGACATATGGAGTGAAAAATATAATATTATGAATAATATTATCGATTCTAAAATAAAATATGAAATAGTAATAAATACTAGACTCGATTTTTTTGGAGACTATATTTCAAGTATGTTATACAAGGAACAAGAAATTAATTTAAACTTTGATATAATTTATAACAAATTAGTGTCTTTCATAATAAATAATAATAAGAACATAAAATTTATTTATGAAAAACCTGCTTTAGGAATGGAAGATTTTTATATGTGTAAAACAAAATTATTATTTAATCTTAGTAAATTAATAAATAATAAATTTGATAAAATATCAAATAAAATTATTACAAAAAAACCAAATTTAGATTGTAAAGAAAAAATTATTTTATTTATGACTAAACTTCTTTAAATAAAATTGAATCTTAAAAATCTTTAAATACTATAACTGAAAATGACTAAACATTACAATTCTAAACATTTCTGTCAAAGTTGGTGTGCTTGTTGCGAAGCAAACCTAAAACTTAAACCAAAGCAAAAATATGATCCAAAACATTTCTGCCCTAGCTGGTGTAAATGTTGCGAGGACAATTTTGCTTTGAAAGGCAAATAAATTAATAGTTAAATAATAAAATGAAAGCAAAATATAAAATTGCTTTCATTTTTATTTTTCCTTCCAAAAATATAAAATTGATTGATTTTTTTATTTTATATTTATTAAGTAATTATGTCTATCTTACGTGAATATGATAAAATATTAATAAAGAAAGTAGTATGTTTAGACAAACAATTTATATCAGAACAATATAGAACCCAACAAATAGTTTATAAATTTCCAAATGATATTTCGGATAAAATGTATATACAAACACCCTATATTTATAATAGGTATTCACCTAGTAGTTTTGAAGGTAATTTAGAAAATAAAATTCATTTAGACCTATTATTAGAAGTTAGTGATTCAGATAATATTTCTGAAAACTCTAAGCAAATAATTTATTTTTATAAAATTATTGAAAAAATACAAAGAAACCTTAAAATACGTATTAGGAAAAAAAACTTACCCAAACTCAAATTTATTAGTTCTCTTAAAGAAAAAAAACAATTATTCAAAAGAGATGAAGATATAAAAACTTACAATTTTAGAACTAAAATTCATAGTATGAACGGAAAACCATATCTAAAAATATTCAATTCTAACAGACAAACTATTAAAGACCAAGCACTTAGACCCAACTGTTTTATTAGATACATTTTACATCTTGAAAGTATCTGGTTTTTTAATGATACATATGGATTTAACTGGTTTATTGCTCAAGCAGAAATCAAATTACCTGATATTCTAAAACAATATTCCTTCTCAAATGACGAACCCATAGAAGAAACAATTGAAGAAAGTATAGAAGAAAAACATTATAGTAAATATTTGAAAATGCTTAAAATGAGAATACCAGAACAAGCAGTTAAAAATAAAATGCTTATGGATGGACTAAACCCTAATATATTAGATACCTTAATTGGCAATACTAAAAAGAAACGGGCATTACCTATTCCTCCTGCTCCTGCTCCTCCTCCTCTAGCTATGAATTTTGGAAATATAACTCTTAATAAAGTTAGTAAACAGAAATTAGAAGAACCTAAAACTGATTTGCGTATCCCTTCACAAGCACAATTATTAGAACATATGAAGAATTTAAAAAAAGTAAAGAAAAAGTTTTAATATTAAATGAAATAATATTAATGTGTTAGAGACGATTTCTAGCGTTTGTTTTAGTAATAAAAATATATATATTAGAAATAAAATGTATATCTATATTTTTGTTTCATCTATTTTTTTATCAGCATTAATTGCCAAAGGTTGTGTTAATACTTTCTCTAAGAAAGAATTACATACTTTTTCAAACAAAAGATTAGATTTCCCTAATATCCATTACCTTAAAAAAATACAAACCCTCTCTTATTTCTCTGAAGAAAAGAATTTAGACAGATTAGAAAAAATATTAGACAAATCCAACAGCATTTTCGATAAAACTATGAAATTAATAGAAAATAATGAAGAAATTAATGAACAATATAATATTGCGATAGAATTATATAAATATTATTTTCCTTTTGAAAAAGACCCTACTATCATTAGTACATTTATTATTAATAATAAAGAAATAAAAAGTTCATTAGGTCAAATGAATTTTTTTATGTGGTTATTTGAAAATGATTTCTTACTTCATTTGGAGTAAAATTACTTAACTTGTTCCCACATTTGTTTAATTTCTTTATATGTATGAATATTTTGTGATATAAATTTCATTTCATAATATGTTTTGTATAGTTTTGATGAAGAATTATAGTTATAAATTTCCCTTTCTTTCTTCGCCAAACACAATGTTTGTATTATATTACTAATTTTGTTATAATACTCTTTGTCTCTTGTTTTATATCCCGAACTAGTACATAATTGGAAACCTCCTACTTCTGTTTCTATGTTGCTAAAAGAAGAATCGATACAAATATATAATCATAATTTTTCCCAGTTTTCTTTCTATCTTTCGTATAAGTATATCCTATTCCCGGACCTGTATATACAATTCTTTTGTATTATTATGATATTTACTAAGATCTTTCTGTATAAACATAGCATTTTTCTTCAATTATACTAAATATTGTTTCAAACTCATTTTGATTTTTACCTTTTTATTTTTTGATATTCAATTAATATATAAAATATTTTATATATTAAATGAATTCTAAAAAATGTGATAAATTACTACCTTATAGAAATAGAATGGAAAAAAAAAAAAATTTTATTTTAGATAATTCAGTCTCATATATACAAAGAAATACTATGAAACCAGAAGGAGTATGGTATCAAATAAAAGATTGTGGATATGAATGGGGGAACGTAAAGTGGGGGAAACATATATATGAAGTAAAAGTAGATACAAAATGTATTTACACTATAAAAAATTATAAAGAATTATTAGATTTTAATAAAAAGTATGCTATATTATATAATGACTATAGTATTATAAATTGGAAAAAACTTAGTAAAGATTATTGTGGATTTGAAATTAAAAATTATAATAAAATAAAATCTTTTATCATAGAAGAAACTAATAAAAAAAAATCAATTGATTTATTTACTTGGTTTTATACTTTTGATTTTAGTTCAGGTTGTGTATGGGATTTAAAAGCATTGAAAAATATTAAATATTTTGGTATTAAAAAATAATTACATTATTTATTGAAAAATATTAAATATTTTGGTATTAAAAAATAATTACATTATTTATTGAAGTATAATTTCTTATTTAAATATTCTAAGTAATATATAAATAAAAAATGGGAGGAGGTTTATTACAATTAGTTTCAAGTGGAAAACAAGGAAAATATTTAACGTCTAATCCTCAAATTTCATATTTTAAACAAGTTCATAAAAGACACACTAACTTCGCAATTGAATCAATACCTTTACAATTTAACCAGACAGTAGATTTCGGTCTCAAATCAGTTTGTAAAGTAGGAAGACATGGAGATTTACTCAATAAATGTTTTTTAGAAATTAGAGTTCCCAAATTAGATAATGGTGCTGAATGGACTAATGGTATTGGAAATGCTTTGATAAAAGAAGTACAGTTATTAATAGGTGGTGAAATAATAGATAGAATGGACGGACAATTATTGGATATTTATTCCGAATTTTATTTAGAAGAAGGAAAAAGAAATACATATCATAAACTAATAGGTTATCATAAATCATATGACGGTGTTAATGATAATAATAAAGCAATGAGATTATATATTCCCTTAGAGTTTTGGTTTTGTAGGAATATAGGTAGTTCCTTACCATTAGTATCAATGCAGTATCACGACGTAGAAATACAAGTTGAATTTAGAAAATTTTCAGAATGTTATTACCAAAGTAGCGAAATACCAACACCAGTAAGTATTACTAGTTGTAGGTTATATGCGGATTATGTTTATTTAGATATAGATGAAAGAAATGAATTTGCTTCAAGGTCTCACGAATATTTGATAACACAACACCAAAAAAATGATAATAATAGTATCCAATATTCGCAAAAAAGTGTTAAAATAGATTTGGAATTTAATCACCCCGTTAAATCATTATTTTGGTTTGTAAAAACATTAACAAGCGATAATGATAATTTATGGTTTGATTATTATCCGCGGTTGGCAGAGGAACCCACTAAGCCACTTAAATTGGATGAATTGAATTTTATAGATAGTGTCCAATTATTACTTAACGGACAAGAAAGATTTAACCGGAGAAATGGAGAATTCTTCCGATATATTGAACCATATAAAAGATGTAGAAATGTTCCAGACAATAAATCCGTTTATAATTATAATTTTGGATTTAATACATGTCAATTCCAACCCAGCGGATTTTTGAATTTCAGCAGAATTGATAATTCACAACTTAATATTGATATTATAGATGATAATACAGTAAAAGACGATACCTTATATATTACTATATATGCGATTAATTATAATGTTCTGAAAATACATTCAGGTATGGGGGGATTAATGTATAAGGATTAGAAAAAATTAAAAAAAGGATTAGATATGAGATAAATATGATTCCAACTCTTCCATATTTCCCTCTTTAATTAAATTATTTTTTATATATACCAATTTTCCTGGCAAATCTATATCTTTAGACCATTCTATATATTTCTCTATTACTTGAATAGCTATTTCTCTTACTTTTATTCCATTAAAACCAGTTGAAGATATCAAAAAATGACTGATACTAGTATCATTAACATATTGAAAATCTTCTTCTTTTAAATTTTTTAATTGATTGTAAAGATCATTACTAGATAAATTCAAATGACATTGTAAACACATTATTGAAATATTTAAACTAAATATTTAAATAAGATTGAAAAATACATTATTGAAATATTTAAACTAAATATTTAAATAAGATTGAAAAATACATTATTGAAATATTTAAACTAAATATTAGTCATTCGCACGTGTTTCTGGTTTATTTTAAAATTGATTTAGTTATAAATGGTAAGAAAATTACACAATAATGAAAAATATTCGAAAGAAAGTTCAAATTTGTATATTATCCAATTTGGTTCTATTATTTATAATTACTTTACCAATAATAGTGTTAAATACAGGAGACTCAACTTATTTTAGATATGGTTGGTCTGATGATTTAATATTAATATCATTTCCAGTCAATACTAAAATGAGATATATGATTGTCTGCTTATATATTATACTAATAAAAGCATCCAATGTCTTTATTTCAGATATTGTAGGTCCTATTCTAGGATTTAATATTTATAACCCAGACAAAAAAGTGATTACCGATTTTACAAAAAATGAATTACAATTATATGGTAATGTTAATTTCTTGATAAATGGTTTCAAGAGAATAATGACAATTATGATATCTATTACCCAAATTGATTTGGCTTTAATAGGTATGTTAAGTGGTGAAATAATTTCATTTTATACTATTAGAATGCTTTTGAATGAAAAAAAATTTAAAAAAGAGACAGAACAAAATTTAGATAAAATGGAAAAATATATGTTGGTATGATTATTAATATTAGTGTTTTATATAATTCTAATATGTTTATTTAAATCTTCGTAGGCGAAAACTAAATATTTAAATAAGATTGAAAATATTAAATAGTATTTAATTTACAAATTTTATCAATATGAAACCCATAACAAAAACGACACTCACAACCTTCACATAAAGGAGAATAACCATTTGGACACCTACATATTTTCTTTAAACCAAATCCTACATTTCCTAATATAAATGGTTTACGACACAAAGGACATAATTGATTATCTACATATAATAGACAACTTCTATGAAAAGTATGTTTACAATCTAATATATGTCTATTTTCATTTTTAATATTTTCTAAACAAATTGAACATTCCATATAAAATATTTATATATATTTTTTTAAATAAATAACCAATTATATCCAATTTCCATAAGAATCAATTAAAGGAGGTGCGGGTATGCTATTGTTTGTTGAACTTCTCCCGGATGAAGGCATAAAATTACCCTTCCAATTCTGTATTTCTCTTTTTTGATATTTGTTAGGTGGTTTTTTTATAGGAGATACACTATTTATTGCCGACCAATAATTAACGTTTTTTTTCATCATATTTATATCTTCCCTTTTTATTCCTTCTGGAAAACCTACGCAACCACAGTCTATAAATAATATGTTTTCATCTAAATTATTAAGAGAATTATATATCATATGATATATTTCCTTTGTAGAAAAACATATATTATTATCATAGCAATACAAAATTAATATTTCAAAATTATATTTAATAGTATCAATTTTATTTTCAAATATTATTTTTTTGTTTTTTAAATCCTTTTTAGTAACATTTTCTTTAACATTATTAAATAAATTTGGAACTTCAAATGTATTATTTTGATAATTTGTATAATAATCTTCAATGATAATACCTTTATTTATTAAATCTTTAACAACATTATTATATCTTTCAAATAGTATTTTATTTAAATTACATTTTTTTTCTAAAAATTCTAATTTTTTTATATCTTCTTCTCCTGAATTAATAAATTTTGTTTTTGTTATTTCATTAGGTATTCTAAAAATATATTTAATAAGATTTTCTAAATTTAATTCACTTTCTATCATTTGTTCAAAAAAAATATCATTTATTTCATCCGAAAAAATAAAAAAATCATTATTACTATTTTCGGTTATATCATATAGTCCAAGTGGCAATAGTGAAAAATCAAAATATATAGGATCTTTCCTAGGGAATTGTAAAAAATAAAATTGTCTTTTAGGTAAAAATAATTTATCATTCGGAAATACTTTAAAATTTGTAATTTTATCTCTACCCAATGAATTATATTCATTCATTAACATTTTATGTATTTCTTTATTTATTATTTTTTCATTTGGTTTATTTGTTTTATTTATATACTTTGAAAAATAATAATTTAATTTTTTTGCTTCTTTTAGAGTAGAACATTCTATAATTTTTTTATAAAAATTAGGATATAAATTTATAATATATGCCAATATATAAGTTATTAAAAAAAAATTCAAATATCCGGATGATTGTAACATTAAATGTCTGAAATTTTTGAATTTTGTATCTCTAAGTACATCTTCTTTTAAAACTTTATATTTTTTTTCTAATTTTATATTCTGTTGATAATGATAACTAGAATGTCCTGAAACCAAAAATATACGCGTATTTTCTTTATTATAAGTTGGAGAATTATGTAAATTTGGAACTTCAAAACTAATATTATTAGAATTAGATAAACCTTTATTGGAAAAGGAAATATATTTTATATTTTGTATATTACTTAAACTATTATTTATATGTTGTAAACTTCTTTTTTGTTTTGTTTTTTTTGTTTCAATATCTCCTTTTCTAATTTTTTTTTGTTTTTGGTTTATTTTTCTAAAGTGTTTTTTTAATTCTTTTTTCATTAGAATTTCTTTTTCTTCTCTTAATTGTTTTTTTGTTTTTTTTTTAATTTCTTTTTCTTCTCTTAATTGTTTTTTTGTTTTTTTTTTAATTTCTTTTTTATTTCTTGATTTTTTTTTAGGCATTTTATAATATATATATATATTTTAATAATATATGAAAGATATATATAAAAGATATTTATTATTTTTATTTGTTTGTATCGGTATTAGAAGTTTATTCGTTTATCTCGCCAAAACTGTTAATATTAAAAATCTTAAACTCTTAGGTTTCATATATTTACTGTTTGGAATTGGTATTCTTAGTATTTATATATTTGATTTAAGAATAACTGGAAGAGAAGTAGGTGGTGGTAAAATATGGTGGAATAATATGAGACCTCTTTTTGGATTAATATGGTTATCATTTGCTTATTGCGCTATTTTAGGTAAAAAGGATATAGCGTGGAAAGTATTATTATTGGATATTATTTTCGGTTTAGGTTTATTCATTAATAAACATTTTTTATAAATTTTATTTTATTTAACAATATTATTAGTGATATTTAAAATTTACTAATAATATATTATTTTATATAACATATATATACTAATATGTTTACTTCTAAAACTTTATTTTATCATACCCTTAAACCTTGGTTTAATACTAAAACGAGACATTTTTTAGACTTAGGAATTAAAAGTGCGTCTGGTTGTCATTATATTTTAGAAAATAATAAAAAGGTAATTGACTTTACTTCCGGTTTAATGGTTACTAACTTAGGACATAATAATAAATATGTAAATCAAAAAATGAAAGACTTTATTGATAATGGACTTTTATATGCTCCTCCTGCTATATTAATTGAAGAAAGAGAAAAACTTTCAAACAGATTATTAGACATATCACCCATTAAAAAGGGGAAAGTATTTTATACAAATGGTGGAGCTGACGCAAATGAAAGTGCGGTTTATTTTGCGAAATCTTATAGTAATAATTTACAAAATATAACAAAAGATAGAATACTTAGATTTGAAAATTCATTTCATGGAGGGTCAAGTTACATTGCTTCTTATTTAGGGGGTGATAATCGCAGAAATGATAAGTTAGGTCACTTTGATTTAGATTTATCTTTAGATAATATTCTTCCAAATCCCAAAATGAGTGATAAAGGAGAAGAAAGCTTGAATGTGATAAAACAAATATTTGAGAAAGAACATAAAAATATATCCGGTATATTAATTGAGGGTTCATCTGGAACAGGTGGTATATATACTTATCCTAAAGGATATTTAAATAATATTATGAAATTAACCAAGGAATATGAAATATTAGTAATAGCAGACGAAGTTATGAGTGGATTTGGTAGAACTGGAAAAATGTTTGGTTTGGACCATTGCGATTATGAACCGGATATGATTACTATGGCAAAAGGTATAACAAACGGGAGTGTTCCAATGGGCGGAGTAATATTATCTGAAAAACTTATACAACAATTTGACAATAATATAGTAAATAATGGATTAACTTATTCAGGACATCCATTGGCGTGTGTAGCTGCTAATGCCTGCCTAGACGAATATTTAAAAAATGATATGGAAGTTATAAGAAATTGTGATAACTTAGGTAAAATATTATTAAGAAGATTAAGAGAAATAAAATTTAAATATCCTAATTTAATAGTTGATATTCGGGGTATAGGATTATTATGTTGTATCGAATTTAAAGAAGGTTATATAAGAGAATTTGTAAAAGAATTATCTAATAAAGATATTTATACATTTTCTAAAGATAATAATCTATTTATTTCTCCTCCATTAGTTATAGAAGAAAACTTATTATTAGAAACTATGGATAAGATTGAAGATATTTTATTTGAAAACTATATTTGAAAATTATTTTTGAAATTTATATCCAGCAAATCCACCTAAAAATCCCCCAACACTTGTAGAAATACCTATATATTTGATTCCTATTAATGTAACTAGGGGAGAACATATCGCTCCTCCTATAATGGTTCCGGCGAGAATAGGTTTATATGAAAAATGTAATTTATCACATTCTGCTAAATTGTCCAGTGCCTTTTTTATACGCATTTCAGATAAATTAATATTATCTTCAATGCGGTCAACTTTTTCATCTTGTTGTAAAAGTAAATCAGTTAAGTTAGTTTGAATTTGATTTAGGTCATTTAAAGTTTGAATTAATTTTTTTTCTTCTATTTCTCTATCTTTGTATATTAAAACTTGTTCTTCATTATCAATATTCATTTTGGTTAAAAGATTAGTCATATTTAAAATTTAATTAGATAAAAATTTTATTATTTATATTATATTATATTATATTATATTATATTATATTATATTATATAATGGAAGAACCAACAAAGTTTATTATTGATAATTTTGAAGATTTTAAAAATAATATAGCTACTTTTAATTCTAAAGTTGATACTAAAGATAAAATAGATTTAACAAAATTAATTATAAATGATTATGAATTAAAATCATCAAGTGGGACAACGGACTTATATATTTATAAAAATGCAAAAATAGTAATTAAACATTTTAATACTGTAAATAATAAACATTATCAAACAAGTAAAATAACAGAAGAAACGGACATTATTGTTAATTGTGATTCAAAATATATTAATAAAGTTTTGGCATTTGAAGTAGGTAAACAAAAAGGAACATTTATTTATAGTTATATAATATATAAATACTATGAACCTATAACAACAGATTTAATAAAAAAATTTGATTTAAATAATTTAAAAGGTTTTTTAAAAGGTGTAAGTGAAGCTCTTTTTGATATACATTCTAAAGATTTTATACACGGAGATGTTGGAGTCACTAATATTGGTCAAGATACAGATAAAAGATATATTTTATTAGATACAGAAAATTTAAAAAAAAGTTATATAAGTGAAAAAAAATACCAAGATGTCGAAGAATTTTTAGACAATGTTGAAGTTAATTCAAATGAAACTAATAAACTTTTTATAAAACAAATATTAGATAGAATGAAAACAGAATGTTGTATTACAGAAACTATTACAAGACAAATGTTTAAAGGTGGACCACTAAAACAAATAGAAATAAATACAGGGTCAAAATATGAGAATGACAGTTTTAAAAAAATTCTTTATTCTGTAATTACAGTAGAAGGATTAAAAATAAACTTTAAAAAAAATAAAAGAAAAAAGAAAAAAAATAAAAATACAAAAAAGAAAAAAAATAAAAGAAAAAAGAAAAAAAATAAAAATACAAAAAGAAGATACGTGGGATAAAATAAATATTTAAAATTAAAAATATTAATATCTTTACAACATTTTTTACACTTTTGAACATTTAAAACGCCTATTTAAAAATAGAATTAATCTTTTCTAAAATATCTATCCATTCTTTACTTTTATGAAGAATGAATAAATTATCTACTCTATTCTTTACTTCTTCCTTACAGTTATACTCAGTTGTTTCAAAATAGTTCATGCTTGTTTGTATATGTTGATTACATCTAGCAGACTGGAATGATAAATTTTCTGGTTCATTTGTACCACCTTGGTTTTTTGATTTAAGATGTCCAATTTCCCATTTAATGTAATTTAGTTTCCATCCTCCTTTCATGGGTGAGTTCCAAGATCGAGGTAGAATATCTTGATACTCATAAATTGGTGTATTCTCTTGATTTTCAAAAACTAATTTACCTAATTGTTTAAGTAATTGTATTACTGATTTTTTATTTTTTCCACAACGGCCATAGTTTTTATATGAAGTTTCAGCAAATTGTTCAATTGCTCTTTCTTTATCATGAATGAATCTATTTGGATTATTTAATAAATTTTCACGATGTTGTAAAAGGGTAATTTGTTCATCCATTGTTATTCTGTTTGTGAGATATAATTTATAATATTTTATAATATTTTAGAATCAATTTTATTTTTAAAAACGGCGTTTTAAATGTTCAAAGGTGTAAAACAATCTACTTCTCCTTAATAATCTTACATTCATCACCATTCTCTATCAATAAAACAGCACATTTTCGAAATTTATTTTCATAATCTCCATTGGTACAAGGTCCAAATGCCTTTGAAGCACCTATATCTACTCTCCACATTTTCCCTCCACAAGAACTATTTATACCTTTATTATTCATATATTGAGGTGTATGTCCTACTATTAATCCTTTTGCTAAATTATCCATTAATCTATTATTTTTACTATTAACGGTATCCATTGTTCTTTTGAATAATTTGCTACTTCTTTCATCTTCCCAATTACCCAAATCACCGAATTCACGAGTCCAAAATATTCCATTATCATCGTCGTCATACATATATTCGAATACTTCTTTTGTTTTACGGTCTCTTTTACCCATTAACCAATTACGAATTCCTATATTAACTTCGTCAAAACTAAATTTATTTGCGGATTGGGGTGTTATACCTCCGTGGCAAAATATCCAATCGCCTACTTGAACTATAGAATATCTATTCGCGGCATATCTTTTTGCAATAATTCCTCCAGGGGAAAATGCCTGTTTTCTTTCCTTATATCCATAAGGGAAAATACGTTTATGTTGAGTTTTTTTTGCTTTACAATAGATACCAAATTCCTCAAATTCTTTGGGACTAACATAGCGGAAATCACCCACACAATTCATTATTTCGTGGTTACCTAATATACTAATTACTTTTCCTCCTACTTTTTCTGCATGCACCCCTAAGTTATCCATTAAATTCATAATCTTTAAGTCGGAACCTTCATCTTGATAAGTGCTATCATCAGCACATACATCTCTATACCAATTATTAGGACGGCACCTGTCTATTTGGTCACCTACTTGAACTACAATAGTATTACCACCTATCCATTCTATTGTATCTAAATCTTTCTGTTCTGTCATATTATGATTAGTAGACATAGGAATAACACCTGCTAATTTAAGATATTTGATAGTGACTTGTAAGTCTCCGTGTAAATCACCTATTCCAATAAGTTTTCCATTTCTAGGGAAATCATAAAAAGATTTAATTTCCGGTAAACTTGTATTATCTATAACTCCGTAATCTCTTTGCTTTTTAGATAAACGTTTGCTATTTATTCTTTTCGCATATTTCTTTTTTAATGATCTGTTTTTATTTCCACCAGATTGACTTTGAATTTGTTCTTCCATTTCCATTTCTTTAATTACACTAAGTCGTATTTGATCGTCAGTTAAATAGGGACTGGTAAAATTAGATAAATGACCAATTATTTTATACTTTTTACCTAACTTAATTAATCCTTCTCTATTTTGCGAATTTATAAAGTCTAACATATATAGTTATATTGTAAAAAAAAAATAGCTTTTAGACATAATTGAAAATATATATATATTTTAAATGAATAACATTAGTTTAAAATATGACTTGCATTCGTTTTTAAAAACATGACTTACAATAAATCTTCGCTAAATCTCTTTTTCTAGGTTCTTCATCTCCGTATCCGTATTCATTCAATTCAACTAATATTTTGTCAACTAGTTCTCCATTTTGTTGTAATGTTAATTGGTTTATTGTTTTTAATCCAAAGTCTTTCCATTTCCAAAGGTGAGGCAATACTTCTTCTGTCTTCTTTAAATACATACGACCATAACCGTCATATGTATTTTCCAAAACTAGTTTCTTGCCGTCTTTATTTAATACGAGAACCATATCGTCTTCCCAACAACATTGTCCTCCTTTACAATTATCTTCACAATGTTCCGTTCCGCAACGGTAATTACCCCCTCGACATTTATCGCATTCATAAGAAAATAAACCCATTTTGATTCATTAAACTTAAAAATGTTTTAGTTTTTCAATTTTTATTAATTATTTTTATTTGTCATAACATGACTTATATTAGTTTTTAAAAAATATGACTTACATTAGTTTTTAAAACAAGACCTACAATAAATATAAACTCCTTCGTTCATTAATGGTCCGTGGTCTTCTGGAACAATGTCTACACATAGTTGTTTATAGTATCTATCATTTTTTGAACTATAATTTTTTAAAACATATGGGTATAAATTAAAATCTTCCCAATATATATCATTTTTTAAATTATTATATTTATCTGATATATATATTCTTCCATAACCATCATATTTTCCATTAATTTTTATTTTATATTTTTTATTTTTGGGTCGTAGTATTAATACCATTTCGTCTTCCCAACAATATTTACCCCCTTCTCCGCCACAGCCACAACGTTTTCCTTCACCTGTGCCGCAGCGATAATAAGAACCATTACAATTAAAACATTTATAAGGATACATTTCCATCTATTAAAATAATTTATATATTAATCAATTTTTTTATTAAAGACAATGTTATAGCAATTCGCATAAAGGTTAATATTTATCGGTTGATAAACATCTTATTAACTTTCGCAAAATTAGTAAATGCCCTATCATCATTTTGTCTTAATCTATGTTGTCTTTGTTCTTCTCTTTGTTTCTCTAACATTTTATTCATATCTATTTGTTCTTGTTCTTCTTTAGTTAAAAACATTTTCTTTCCTCTTTCTTTCTGTAAATCGTCCACACTGGAATATTCCTTATAATTTATTGAATTAGGGTCTATTAATGTTGTTTCCGTATGTGCTTTTTTATAATCTGTAAATTGAACCCCTCCTCTATTATTATTTCCACCACTATAATCATTTATATTACCTTGTCCTAATTCTTGATATGCTCCTTTTATAGAAGGGAGTGCTTCTGGTTCTTGGTATTTAGTTATTTGCGTAGTTGATTTAGGTTTATTTTCGGAAAAAGTAGAATTGAAAACATTTAGGTTAAATTCGTTAGAAAATAATTTAGGAGTTTCATCATTTTTATATTCTGTTTCTTTAGACCAATTCCCATATCCTTCATCGCCCGGATCATATAATTTATTTTCCTCGTAAATCTTATTAAATAGATTTTTATTAAAGTTATTACCTCCCATATTATGTTGCTTTGTTTGTAGTTTAGTATGTTTTTTTGATTCATTTAGTTGTTTTTCCATATCTACTCTGGATTCCTCCTTTAAAGAAGTAAATTGTTTATCTTGTTGTTCCCTTTTATATTTCTCTATTAGTATCATAAATGCCTTTGTGATTATTTTAAATTGTTCTCCATTCCCGCCGAATTTATCAGGGTGATAAACACGAGCCTTTCTCTTATAGGCGTTTTTCATATCATTAAATGAAGTCCCTTTAGGTATTTCTAAAATCTTATATGGGTCAATATTATATTCTCTATCTAGGTTTAATTTATCTTCATATTCTTTTCTTCTTTTAGTTTGTTCTCTTTTCATTTTTTCTTCTTGTTCCTTTTTTTGTTGGAGAATTTGTCTAACTAATTTATCTTTTTGTTGTGTACTAGTTCCAAAATCAACTTTTTTGTTTTCTGTTTGCGGCATATATTTATCACTACTTTGATTCATATATAAAAATGATTTTTTTTCATCAAGTTCTTTTTCTTCTTCCAAATTTAGTTGTTGGAGATAATTATTTATTTGTTGGTATTGTTCATTATCTAAATGTAAGTTTTTTTGTTTCATTACCATTTGAAGAAATTGTTTTTGCATTCCCTTATTTTTGAAAAATTCTTGTTGTAATTGCGGATTAGATAAAAGTGGATTACTCGAATTTTTAGTATATGGCATATCTTGTTTAAGATTATTTAGTTGTGCTTGAGAAAAATTTAATTTACTTTGAAGAATTTGTTGTTTAATTAATTCCTGTTGTAAGTTATTTTGTTCTTGTAATCTAAGTAAATCTCTTTCACTTGTAGGATTTTTATTCATTTCAGAATGTGTATTACCCATTTATATTATATAGTGTAATATAAAAAAATAAAAAAAAAAACTAAATTTTATAAAAATGTGAAATATAATTATTAAAAAAAAATTGATTTTTAACAGATTTCTATTATTAAATTGTAAGATACTATGAGTTTAACTAATACCAAAAAAGGTAAAGAACAAGTCGTTCTTAAGATTATAGGAGAAAGACAGACAGTAGAAGGGTTACAATATTTAGTATTGTGGTCTAATTCAACAACCGATTGGTTAAATGAAAAGGATATTTCACCATATGCTACAGAAATTTATAAAGAAATTAGACAAGCAAATTTAGATATTAGTGTTCCTATGGTAGAACCTAAGGAAGCATTCATATATTGTAGGTCAAGTATTAATCAAGTACAAATAGAAAAACAAAAGGAAGTATGTATTCAATATTGTAATGAAGTATGTATTCCTATTGGATATATTATTAAAGACAATGTGTCTGGAAGAAATATGAAGAATATAGATTATGAATTAGGTGTATTTACACCTTATTTAAAGGAAGGCAATGTCATAATTGTTACAGAACCTGGTGTATTGGGAAGAGATTTAGTTAAAGTAACTTCATTTCTATATGATATGAAACAAAAGGGAGTTGATATTCATTTTGTTAAACAGAAAATTATTTATAATAAAGATACAAATGCAGAAAGTAAATTTACAATAAGAGATATACTTAATAAGGCAGAATTAGTTTCAGATGTTCAAAGTAAACGTTTTAGAGAAAAACAAATGAAACTGAGAAAACTAGGACACCAACTTGGAACCCCTCCTTTTGGAATGAAAGTGCGAAATATCAATGGTATTCGTAAATTTGTTACAAATAACGGAGAACAGAAAGTCATTACTAAAATTATGACTTTATATAAGGTATTTATGGTCCAAAATGGTAATAAAAAGAAACAAACATATCAATCTATAATTGACACATTTAAGGGAGATAAAACTTTGGAAGAAAACCAAATTCCAGATAATACAAATTTCATTATGAAAATTGTTAATAAACAAAATAAGTTAGAAAATATTGCTTATAATTCTATCGGAAACGAATTTAGCACTCTACATTTATAAAACATATTATAAATATATTTAAATATGTAAAACGAAAAAAAAGTTTTTTAATTTTATAACTATTTATAGATATATAAAATAAATTAAATTAAAATATGTATCAATGGATATTTATATGTGGTATTTTTTTTGCTTTATATAATGCGTGGGGTATAGGTGCAAATGATTGTGCTAATTCTTTTGCGACTTCAGTAGGTTCTGGTGTATTAACTTTACAAAAAGCAGTTATCATTGCTGCTATTTTTGAATTTGGTGGAGCAGTTTTAATGGGTTCTCACGTTACAGATACTGTAAGAAAGAGTATTGTAGACATTGAAATATTTAATAGTAATCCCGGTGCTCTAATGTTTGGTATGTTATGTGCGGATTTAGCTTCTGCGATATGGTTAACACTCGCAACCTATTTGAAATATCCTGTTTCAACCACACACTCTATTATTGGTGCTATTGTTGGTTTTTCACTTGCTTATGGTGGTAAAAATGCTGTAGATTGGAAAAGGATAGGATTTATAGTTTTAAGTTGGATTGCTTCTCCTTTACTTGCTGGTATATTTTCTTTTGGTATTTTCTATATAATCCAGAGATTTATTTTTGGTAGTAAAAATCCGTTTGAATATACTATGGTATTATTCCCTATTTTAACGTTCTTTACATTCTTTATTAATGTATTGTTTATTATTTACAAGGGATCGCCAAAATTAGATTTAGATGAAATGGCATTATGGAAATGTATGTTAATATCTATTGGTATTGGTGCTTTTACTGCTTTATTAGCACAATATGTATATTTACCATATGTTAAAAAGAGAATTGATGGGAATGAAAATCAAATTGAGAATGGTGAAAATCCAATTGAAATGTTAGAAATTAGAACTAATAGTTATATAAAAGCAAATAAAACTATTACTATAGGTGAAAGTAATACAGATGAAGAAGAAATAGTTTCTATAAGAGTTAATAATAAAAATTATACATATGATAATAGTAAAACAATCGAGTTTAATATTAACGAATCTAAGAAATATACAAGTCAATTAGAAAATGAAAAGTTAAATACTGAAGTTACCGAGTTATATAAGAATGCTATAGATATAGATAAAAAATCAGACCAATTATGTAGTTGGTTACAAATTATTACTGCGTGTTTTTCGTCATTCGCCCACGGTTCAAATGACGTTGCGAATGCGATTGCTCCACTCGCAACTATTTATGCGATATATAAGAATGGTTATCTATCAGATAAAGCAGACGTTCCTATTTGGATTTTAGTTTTAGGTGGTGTTGGTATTGTTATAGGTCTCGGAACTTGGGGATATAAGATTATAGACAGGATTGGTAAGGAATTAACTAAGATTACACCGAGCAGGGGTTTTGTGATAGAACTCGCAGCGGCAACCACGGTTATTATAGCTTCTAGAGCAGAAATTCCTGTATCAACAACACATTGTCAGGTTGGAAGTGTTTTGGGTTGTGGTATGGCGGGAGGTATAAAGAATATTAAATGGAGTTTAGTAAGGGGTATTTTATTTAGTTGGTTAATTACATTACCGTTTACAGGATTCTTATCTGCTGCTCTATTCAGTTTCGGATATTATTCTCCATATTCGGATTATATTGCTCCTTTTTTTAATAGTTCTGGAGTAAATATGTCAAGTTTCGATTCGGGGTCTGGTAGTATTGAATTATAATTTTTTATTTTTATGACGAAATATTTTATTTATAATATAAAAAGTTTTTTTATTTAAACATATCTTTTCTATTTTGTATTTTTTTTTCGTATGGTATTTTACTATTATATTCTTTAATAATTTTAAATTTTTTAGGTTTTTTTCTAAATACGTCAAAAAAAGGATGATTTAGTAAAACGTCAGAAGGTGTTCTTATATCATCTGGAACTAAATTAGTATCATTAATATCACCTGTTTGTTTATAATTAGTTAATCTCGTAGTACTCAAATATTCATTTTTCCAACCTTGATATTTTTCTGGTATTTGTTCGTTATAAAAATTGAATACTTCCTTTGGAATATTTGGATTATCATATTTATTTTTATCGTTTAAAAGTGAATTGAGGAAGAGGTGATAGTCAAAAATAGGGTTAAAATCTTCTGTGATTCCATGAATTTTGACGAAATCTTCATTCATTTTAGCATTTTTTAATTCTTCACACCTACTTAAATCAAAATCAAATACTCTAGCACTAAATCCGGTCCATGGAATATAAAAGTCCTTTTCAAATAATCTATACCTAATATATTTAGGAATTCCACTTCTCAATTCTTCTAATGAATAACCATATAAATCTCTTTTAATAACAATATTATTACAGTGTATATCTCCGTGAATAAAATTAGGTATATGGTATTGTGTTGTAACTAACATAGACATAACTTGGAAGAAGAGTATTTTAAATTGTATGAGTTTACTTATTCTATTTTTTACAAAACTATTTATAGTTCCTAAACTCGCAAATTCTGACATAAGAATATTTATTTTTCTTTCTAAATTACCTTTTTTAATTTCCAAACCAATTCTTTGTGATATATCTTGTTTATAATTACCTAATACATCATCGAAATCACATACAATACTTTTATATAAATATATAATATGTGGTGTTATATCTTTATCTACTAATCTATTAAGCTTATGATATAACAATACTTCGAAATTAACAGGGTGTTGGTCATTATTATGATAATGAGTAGAAATACCCATAATTCTAAAAGCAACTTTGTTTTTACATATTTCATTATTGTCTAAACACCCTGAAACAACATAATTACTTACTCCTTCACCTTCTTTTTTAATAGTCATATCTATATTTAAAAAATTACAATGTATATTTTTATTTATTTTTTTTATAATTTCATTCTTAGTAAATGTTAATGATTTTTTTTTTTTTATACTTTCTTTTTTATATTTTTTTTTATTATATTTTTTAGTTTTTATCATATATATTTATCATAGATTATTTTATAATATAAATTTTTTTACTAAAATTACAAAATTAAATTTTTTTTATGTTTTTTCTCTATATATTTTATAGTACAATCAAAATAATTAATACTATGTAATGATTTCCCACATTCTTCCGAAATAGTAGCCAATTCCTTTTTCCTATATTTATTTAAATGTACTGAATAATTCCTTATAAATTGTCGAAAATTATCTTTAATTCCACCTATTTCCGTTATTGCTTTTTTTATCATTTGTTTCCTTTTTAGATGTCTATTTCTCATAACTAATTCAACATACCATACAGACCAAGCTCCACAAAATCCACCGGGGTCAGTGTTTCTAATGGAAGCTTTATTATTATCTATTTCTTCTTCTTCTATATCTTGAAATGAATATTTTGGCATTAATTTATTGGGTTCTATAATTTTAAGTTTAATACCTGCTTCTTTAAAAATTTTTACCATTTTTGAGTTAAATTGTCTATGAATAGTTAAATTAACATCATAACCATATGGCTCGAAACGTTCATATGTTTTTCTTTTAACATCAACAATTGCTATATTAAAATGTCCTTGTTCTACTTTACAATCACTTGAACCTAAATAAATAGGTAATAAAATAAATTTAATTATTCCTCTATCTGAATTAAATATTCTTTGTATATCATTTATAAAAATTTTCTTGGGTTTCGGTAATGTTAATTTAAATTTTTTACTACTATCTTCGCACCTCCACGAAGATAATACATTCCACATTATATATCCATCGCTAAAATCCCCCATAGGAATATAAAACATATTACCATATTTTTTCTTCTTTCTTAAATAATCAAACGAGAAAAATAAGTCTTCTCCATTTCCTTTATATTCTGTTTTATCCACATTTTTATGTTGAAATATAGAACCTTGTACTAAACTTTTTGATGTACTATCTAAACTTTTTGATGTACTATCTAAACTATAGTAGTATAAATCTAGTTTTTTTTTTGTTTTTTCTGAAGGAATATATGAATCTTTACTTCTTATAGGTTTTTGTGTATTTTTATAAATATTATAATTATTTTTTAGTGTTCTTTTAAATTTTTTGGAAGGCATGCTGGAAGAGGTGGAAGAGGTGGAAGAGGTGGAAGAGGTGGAAGAGGTGTATGATTTTTGTTTTTTAGTATTTTTACTTGTCATATATTATTATATCATATTTTATAATAATTTATAAAAATTATTATAAAATTAAATTAAATTAAAAATTAAAATTTTAAAAAATTATTTATTTATTTAGTTTTTCATATTGTTTAATCAATCTTTTCCTTAATGCCTTTTTAATTTCAAGGGCCTTAATATTTCCATAAGTATTGCGTTTACATACTTTTGGATATCTTGCTCTAAATATATCTTGGTCTTTTCTTAATTTTTTTGATTCGGTTGTTTTTTTCATAAATTTACATAATTTTAGGCATTTATCGCAATATTTTTCAGCTTTTTTAAGTCTATTTATATATCTTTTTGTTATACCATAATCTTTTTCTAATAATTCTCTATCTAATAATAATTCATTTCTTTTACATTCTCCACATAATAATTCTGTTTTAGGTACTATAACTTCTCTCATTCTTTTTAATAATCCTTTATTCGGTTTATTACTTGTTTGTGTTCTTGTTCTTCTGCCAGTTCTTCTGCCAGTTCTTCTGCCAGTTCTTCTTGTAGGTAGAGGTTCTTCATTATTACTTGAATTTGAATTACTTGAATTATTATTATTGTTAGATAAGGAATTGGAAGAATTACTTGTAGGTTTTATAGAAGCAGCATTTTTAAATGCCTTTTCCATTTTTTCCATTTGGTTAAGCATATTATTCCCTTTATTTTCATTGTTTCCTCTTCCAGTTCTTCTGCCAGTTCTTCTGCCAGTTCTTCCGCTATTTCTTCCGCTATTTCTTCCGGCAGTTCTTCCTCCATTTCCGCCATTTCTACCATTTCTACCATTTCTTCTGGTAGTTCTTCCGCCATTTCTACCATTTCTTCTGGCACTTCTTCCGCCATTTCTTCTGCCATTATTTCCCGTATTTCCACCTCCGTGATTCTTTTTAAATTTGTCTAGTTCTTCAGAAAAAGATTTCCCTACATTTGCCCCACATGCGTCTTTTATTTGCCCAAAAATACCTGGAGAAATATTTATTTCTTTTATAGAAGTTAGAGAAGTATTATTAATTCTTTTTTCTGCACGTTCGAATAAAGATTTAATTTTTTTTATATTATCGGTATCTTTATTCATTTTTAAGTCTTTCAAATAATTGGAATTATCAGCATTTATTGCTTTCATTTTTTTTGTAGCTACATAAACATATAATATATGTTTGTTACTCTTATTAGCTATATCTTTATCATTAAATTTTTTATCTGTTATAAATTTCATATATATATATATATATATTAGAAAAAAAGTTTAGTTAAAATTAAATTATTTCTTCTTCAAAATTAAAATAGACGCATTTAAACTATTATCAACACTTATATCTATATTTTTTTATATCTTTTTCCTTATTTTTATATTATAGAAAAATTATAATTAATTTTAATTAGAATTTAGGATATTTGACTTAAATATGGAAATGTTTTATAAGATATAATTATAGTGGAAATTCCCAAAATAAACTGGATAAATTTTAATTAAAAATTAATTATAATTTTTCTATAATATAAAAATATTTAAATTAATCAACAAAATAATATCTATAAATGAAAATATTTAGTGGAACTGCGAATTTAGACTTCTCTCAAAAAGTCGCAAATCATCTTAGTATAAAAATATCTAATGTTAAAATAGGTAGATTTGCGGACGGTGAAATTAATATTGTTATAGAAGAAAATGTCAGAAAACAAGATTGCTATATAATACAACCTACCGGACCTTCATTTAATCAAACTCCTAATGATAATTTTATGGAATTATTAATTTTATGCGACGCCTTAAAGAGAGGTAGTGCCAATAGTGTTAATGTAATAATGCCTTATTATGGTTATCAAAGACAGGATAGAAAAGATTATAGTAGGGCACCTATATCAGCAAGAGTAATAGCTAATTGTTTAGAGGCGCAGAATATAAGTAGGGTAATAGTATTTGATTTACACGCAGGACAAATACAGGGTTTTTTCTCTAGTAGTACTCCTTTTGATAATTTATACGTGGAATCGAATTTTATAGATTATATTATCAATAATAAATTTGATTTAGAAAAATTAATTATAATTTCACCCGATGAAGGAGGAATGAAAAGAGCAGTTAGAGTTTCTAATAAATTGGGTGTAGGTATGGGAACCATTTATAAAGAAAGAAGCGAAGCAAATGTAGTGAATACAATGTCTTTAATGGGAAATGTGGAAAATAAAATTTGTATTATAGTTGATGATATGATAGATACTGGTGGAACAGCATGTAAAGCATCCAAACTATTGAAGGAAAATGGTGCAGAAAAAATATATATGTTTGTGTGTCATGGTATTTTTTCAGGGAAGGCTTTAGAAAATATTAAAAATAGTGAATTTGATAAAGTAATAGTTACAAATACATTAGATCAAACTAGACATATAGAAAAAATCAAAGAATTCGGAATAGAAGATAGAATGGATATTATAGACGTTTCTTGGATGTGCGCTGAAGCTATTAGAGGTTGTAATTATGGCGAATCACTTAAAGAACTATACGATAATCCAAAAAAAATTAATTTATATAAATAATTTTATTTAGCATTTTAATTTTATAAAAAATATACATTTTTTCTTAAGTATTTAAAAATGACACCAAAATTAAGAGCGCAAATTAAAAAAATGATTTAAAAAATACAATACATAAAGAAGTATAACAACCGCGTATAATTTACTAATTAATTTTATTAACTATAACTATAATGCCTGCTAAATCTAAATCATCTACTCCTCGCAAAGCGAGAAATAATAAAAAAACTACTACTACTACTACTACTGCTTCTGTCCCAGAACCAGTTGTCGTTGCTGCCCCCGAACCTGTTGTTGAAACAATTCCAGTTGTTGCGGAAACAGCAACAACTGAAATTTCTCTTGAAGACCAATTCAAGGATATTATGACAAGACTTCAACAATTCAGAACTCTATCACAAACTCTTATGGCCGATGTCCGAAAACTCCAAAAGAATGTTAATAGACAAGTTCGCGAATCATCTAAAAAGAACAAAAAACGTAAAAACCCGGGTGATGTCAAACGCCCACCAAGTGGATTTGCTAAACCAACTCTTATCTCAGACTCACTCTGCCAATTCCTTGGTGTTGAATCTGGAACTATGATGGCTAGAACCGAGGTTACCAAACACCTTACTAAGTACATCAAGGCACACGAACTCCAAGACCAAGCCAACCGAAGAATTATCAACTGCGACTCTGCTCTTGCTGGTCTTCTCAATGTCAAACCATCTGATGAAGTTACTTACTTTAACCTTCAAAGATACATGAAACCACACTTCCCACAGTCTGCTAAGAACCTTGCTGCTGCCGCCGCCGCTGCCGTGGGAGCTACTACAAGTGCTTAAGTATTTAGAATAATTAATTTTTACATTTTCTCAAAATTGAAACCAAATTTTATTAATTATAAAAATTGATTTTAATATATATGTAATGTAATAAGTAGAAAAAATGCTTACACATACTACATTACAAAAATTCTCTTTGACAAATCCTCCTTCCTTCGCTTTACAAAGGGAAAAGGAAGTTCAAAAGAAATATGATATTGTTATGAAGGATAAGGAAAGAATGGCGATTTTTTTAGAAGATGTAAAGAGAGAATTAAAAAAAGAAAAATTTTATTTAACGGAAAATAATTTTCCATATTTTACAGAAAAAGGGATTAAGCATTTAGTATGTTGGTATAAGGATTGTGATCCTTATATTATTCATAAAGAATTGCAAACTAAATTCGAGGTTATTACATGTTGGAAGAATAAACCCGAAAATTGTAGTATTTTAGAGATTAATCATATCCATGTATTTATACATAGATAATCAATAATTTATCTAAATCTCTAAATTAATTGTTTCAATAATTTTATCAAAAATATGGTTTGGTAATTGGATACGTGTAGAACATACATATGCTTTACTTCCATTATATCCTACATTTTTTTATATTTGCGGATATTGATTTTGTTATTTTTTTAAGATAGAAAATGGTGCTATCTAATTCTTTTTTATTCATACCTCTTATTTCAATTTCCTTCAATTATTCAGTATAACATTTGAATAGTTTTTTTTCAATAAAAATGTCGAGTATCATTTTTTGGGTGATTTATCAAATATCTTTTATATTCTTTGTTATCGTCATCCTTTTCCAGAGGTTGTTTGGGTATAATTTTATTTATATAAGTTGTCATTATAATATAAAAACAAAAAATATGGTTTAAATAACTATTATAAAATATTTTTTATTTATAAAATGAGTGATAGGAAAAAAACTAAAAAAAACATTCACAGTAATATTATGTTACCTAAATCTACAACACATACTAATAAAAGAAATAGTAAACCTAAAAATGACCTAATAGATTCATTATTAAATAAAAATAATACAAAAGATAGTATGAAAAAAAATATTATTGCTTTTAATAAATCTGCTGGTAATAATAATGGTAGAATTATTGAAAATTTCCATAAAGCAATAAAACTAACTAATTCAGACGAAATTATTTTAAAAATGTTAGACCTTAAAGAAAAAGATATAGTAAATTTTTACAAAAATATGGAAAAAATGATTGGTAAGGACTTATCACTTAAAATACGTAATGATATGTCTAAACAACTTATTACAGGAGCAACAGTTGTAAATAAAAATGGCGTTGCTTTATCATTATGTCCGTTTTGTATGGATTCAAAAAGTAATTGTGTTATATTGTTATGTGGACATTTAATATGTAATAAATGTGCTAAAAACATTAATAGGTGTAAATATCCCTGTCCTAAATGTAAAAAACCTATCAAATATATACAATTTATTAGCGAACAATAAATTATAAAATTGAATTATAAAAAAAAATATATTAATATTAAACTAATATGACTAATATGACTAATATGACTAAAAATATTAATTACGATTGTTTACATTGTGCTACTTATTTTACAAATAGGATAGATATAAAAAAAATATGTGAATTTGTGCCTATAAATGAAAATTGTACTAATCCTTATTGTAAAACAATAAAAGAAATTGAAAAGAAGATTGATGAAAAGAAAATTGAAAGAAATGATACAATGGAATCAGATGATGACGTATTTACTAATGGGGAAAATGTTAATTGGGATAATTGGGATTTAGAACCGAATGTGAAAAGTTTAAAAAGAAAAAGGAAAAAAAGTATTAGTGATTTAGCAGATTTAATTAAAAATATTAATATTAAAAGCAATAATGGAAATGCAGGTAAAAAGAAAAAAAAACTTAAACAACAAAAAATTACTTCATATGATATTAATTATTTACTAAACAAACTTGACTTAAAAATATAAAATATAAAATATAAAATAAAATAAAATTATGATTATAAATCTAAGTGAAATTGGTTTTACTTATAATTATACATATGAAGCATTTATTATTACAGATCCAAATAAAATAGTTCAATTTGATTTCCAAGCAGAAAAAAAACAAAAATATTTTTTTATTTTAAAATATAATAGTGCTAATAAACCAGATATTACATTAAAAATTAATAATATTATAAGAACTAATAATTTACTTGAACTAAATACTAAAAGTCATAATAAACTAATATCTCTTAATATTCAATTAGGTCCCTATTTATTAAATGAAGGTAATAATACAATTAAATTTATATGTAAGGGAGATTTTCCCTTATTATATAATTTGGAAATAGTAGATAAACCAAAGATTTTAAATTCCAGATTTCTAATCAATGATTATTTTAAATTGAGAATGTCTGATTTTATTTTATTAGAAACATATAATACTTACGGAGGGTTTTATTGGCATATTTATAATTATATCCTTTGTAATTTAATTGCGGATAAGTATAATAAAATTCCAATAGTTAATTTTTGCGGTAGTTTATATCTTTCTAATACTGATGAGTTAGGACTTATACATAATAATAAAAACTGGTTCTATAATTATTTTCAAGATAATTTAGATATATCATATAGTACATATAATACAGTAATAAATTATCCAAATAGAATAAATTTCACTAAATCAATATTAGGTAATTGCTCTACAAAAACAGATGATTATGTTTATTATTTTAATTATGATACTTTCGGTGAATTTAATTTTCTTAGTTTAGAAATGAATTTTAACGATAAAAGACACTATATCCAACAAAAGGTTAAAATCTTAGATTACCTGACTGAATTAGCAACTAAAATAAAACAAGATATATTCCCACCTACTAAACCAAACCAGAAATTTATTGGTATTCATTACAGAGGAACTGATAAAGTAGAAGAAGGAAAAAATGACGAGGAACACCCAATTCACTATTCATATGAATTAATTTATAATATTATTAATGATAAGATTGCTAAATTAAATGATACTAAATTAAATGATATATATATTGTAATATCAACAGACGAGATACCTTTTATATTGTTTATGAAAGAAAAATTTGGTAATAAAGTTATAAATTATAAAAATGCGGATAGGTCTAATATTAATACTTCTGGTTTAAATTATAATTTCCAACAAACGCCAACTAGAGATAAGATTTATGATAAACGAAGACTTATTGGAAATGCGAAGCAAGAATTAATTTTAAAAGAAAAATTAATAGATAATTCAATTCATATGGGGAGCAAACATTTATCTAACTATAAGAAGGGTTTAGATTGTATTATAGATGTTTTAATGCTACAAGACTGTGATATAATATATAAATCAAAAGGCAATTTTAGTAATTTCTGTACATACCTAAATACTAATCCTAATTTAGAGGTTATTGAACTCCACGATTATGTTTAATTTTTTTTTTTATAATATAATCTTTCGGCAATTTTTGATATTTCAAATATTTCATATTATTTTTTTTTTTTACAAAACATTTCCTATCTCCGTATAAATAATCATTAAGTATTTTTTTATATTCAGGTCCTTTCATATAATAATTACAAACATACATATAACCTAAAACTAATAAAAACGCAAATATATATGTATACCATTCTAATATTACTAAATTAGTTTTCTTCATACATTGACACCTTTTTTTCTCTTTTAATTCTTTGATATACATTATCAAGGTATATATATAAAATATAGTTATAGGCAAGGAAACTAATGATAATGTTTTTCCAAATAGGGTTTTAATGTAGTAAGGATAAATTATGAATGATAATGAAAAGAACATATAAAAAATACTAAAATAAAAGATATAATCTTTATTTTTTGTATTAACACATACACAATCATTATGTTTCCACTGTAATATCATTTTGACTATCACTAAATTAAAAATAAAAAAAAATAAACATTCAATTATAATTGCTAAATTATAATTCATTATTTAATATATGTAAATGTAATAAATATAATAAGTGTAAATAAATATAATAAGTGTAAATGTAATAAATAAATATAATTAAATTATATTTATTTAGTATATTTTTCTCCTGCTGCGTGTCTTAATGTTTGAATATTTCTTTTTTTCCAATCGAACCCACTTGTTTTTTCACTCATAATATACATATCACCATTATTAAGATTAAATTTGATTCTTTCCCCAATAGGTTTAGATTTCCAATACCACTGCCAATGTATTGGTCTTGTCTTCCCTAGAGAACAAGCAATAACTTTCTTTCTTTCGGAATCACCGTGAAAACCTATACCGCATTTTTTAACATCATAATATAAATTTCCTTCTACCTCCAAATTTGTTGCTTTTTCCCCAAAAATAATTCCAAGAGAATTCCTCCATTTATTTAAAATAGGAACACTATCATATGCCTTAATTGTCCCCTTTTTATTCTCATAATCTGGTTCTTGCTCTACTTCTCCATAACATACATTATATCTTGCTATCTTATTAAAAACTTTTTTCCTCCTAGTATCCCAAAATTTTTTATCCCACTCAAAACTTAACTGCTCTTCTAACATATTTGTCGCACTTTCTTCTATTAATTTCGAAATACCATCTCGAATAATTAGCAAAGCTGCTGGTTCTACATCATCAATATCTTCTAAAGTTTCATCTAATCTATAATATTCACTTTCAATACCCTTCTCTAGTAATATTTGTTTAAAATTATTTAACTCTTGGATAGTAAATCCACTTGCAGATAATCATTCTCCATTGATTTCCATACCTACGTGATTTTCGGATTGCTCTCCGGCTGTTATACAAATTGCTGAATTTTCCATTTTATATTTTATATAATTTTTTAATTTATTCAATTTTTAATCATAATATCCACAACAACCAAGAACTCTTGAAACTAAAACACATAATATTGTTAAAGAAGTTCAGGATGTACATATAGTTTATCTTTTGTACTATGTTGATGTGATATAAGTTTACCTTCAATCTTTTTTTGATCATAAAAATTAATTACTTTTTCCAATAAATCGTTGTCTAATGCATTTTCTATTAAGAGATATGGTATATGTACCTCCTTTGGTAAGTAATCTTCTATATTAAACTCTTTCATTTCTCTCAATTCATCACTATCCATTACAGAAATAATTCTACGATTAGGACTAGTAATATAAACTTGATATTCATCTCCAACCATCAAAATATTTTTTAATTGTACATCTTTCTTATATAATACATTTGTTCCAGTATTAATTAGGTTTCCTTCTTCAAACAACACTATTACAACAAAGTTATTGGACTAAAGATAAAATGATGAGACTTCTTTTTATGAATGGTAGAAATTGGAAAATTATGCTTATTACAATTCAATATCCTTTAGGTATTCCACCTAATCTAAGAACAAATATTGAATATGTTTTTATATTGAGGGAACCTTACATCGCTAATAGAAAGAGAATTTATGAAAATTATGCTGGTATGTTCCCTACATTTGAGTCTTTTTGTCAAGTAATGGATCAATGTACTGAAAATTATGAATGTTTAGTTATTAACAATAATAGTAAATCTAACAAACTCCAGGATCAAATTTTCTGGTATAAAGCTGAACCACACGGTAGTTTTAGATTAGGATCAAAAGAGTTTTGGGAGATATCAAAAGAAATTAATTCTGATGACGACGAGGATGTTTATGATCCTGGTGCTCAAAAAACCCGTAGAGGTCCAAAAATTAACGTTAAGAAATCTAGATGGTAAAAAAATATAAATATATTTTCTATAATAAATGTATGTCATTAAACATTGATGATATATACTGTTCTCAATGGTTAATTAATGAAGATTTAAAGAAATATTGTGAAAATAATGAATATTCCAGATTTTTTGTAAAACCACATGACATTCTACATATAAAAGATACTATTAATTATGATGCTATAAATAGTAATAATTTTGTTAAATACAATAATTATATATCCTTAACTAGACAATTAGAGCATAGTGTAGATACTTTTAAAAATCTACTAAAAAATTTTGATATTGAAAAAATGAAACCTATAAAATTAGTTTTTAATTCTAATATAAAAAAATATGTTGTTCAAGACGGAGTTCATCGTTTATGTATTTTATTATACAAAAAGATCTATACTAACGAGATTCCTATTGAAAAAATTAATATTATAAAGTCCAGATAGTTAAAAATATTATAATTAAATATTTTATTAAGTAAATGAAATATTTAATTTATGAATTATTTAGTGGAGTTGGATTCTGTAATCAATTATTCTCTCTAGAAACAGCTATTTATCTGGCTAATATTTCAAATCGTAGGTTGATTTTGTTAGTTAGAAATCCTCTAGCTCATTGTGGAAAAATATCATGGAATTATGGTAAATTTTTAGATTTTTTTAATGATGATTACAAAGAATTTTTACCCTATGGGTTAGATGTTTATTACAAGAATATACCTAATAATATTACATCATTAATTGATTTATTTGATGATAATGTACTGTTTTGCTTTGAAAAAACTAGAAATAATCGCTTCTCAGCAAATGTATTTGTAGAATCAAGATATAGCAATGATCCTAATGTTGATAGTTTTTGTAATGGTAGAACCAAAAATATTTTTGATTTTGATAGTGTAGAACAAGAATATCTATATATTAACAATAGTAATGCATCTAGATGTTTTTATAATTTTTATACATCAGAGGAGAGATATAAATTAATGTCTAATATTTGTTTTTCCCTTACTAATTTAAATATAGATGATTATAACTATAATCATTCTGAATTAGCAATTCATTTAAGATTTGGAGATTATAATAGATCTAAACATGATATTGATAATCAATCTATGAAATATGTAGATGAGTTAATAGAAACTGTTGATAGTTTGAAAGTTAACAATATTATTATTATGTGTGATAGAAAAGATGGTGAAATAATAGATATTCTAAAAAAAAAATATAATATTACCTTTGCTGATAATTTGATTAAAAAAACTAATAATCCTATAACAGATTTTTTACTTGAAAAAAATATATGTGAGCAATGTGATTATTTTATTGGAACACAATGTAGTACTGTTAGTAACTATATAAATTATAAATTTTATATGGCTAATAAAAGGTGTAATATGTATACAAAAAAAATAATTGCATATGCTAATAAATATTCATGGTGTTTGAATAATACACAAGGTCATTCAATATCATGGAGTATATTTTGGGAGGATAATGTACAAAAGATTAGTATGTTAACTAATCATAAACAATTTACATCACATGCATCAAGTTATATTAAAATAGTAAAAGAAATAAATATTAATCCTAGTAAAAATAAAAAAATTATCAGCTTTTGTTTATATGGTTTAAACGATGAAAGAAACAGACGAAGACATTTTCATGAAGGTGTGTATGTAAATTATTTTTATATGAAAAAACATAATTATAAAGATTGGATTATGAGGGTTTATATGCCTTATGATGAACCAAAAAATATTATTGAAAATATAAAACAGTTTGGTGATATTGAAATAGTCCTAGTAGATACAAATATATGTTTAAGATCATTACGATTTTTACCTAATGATGATGAAAACGTTAAAATATGGTTATCTAGAGATTTAGATTCTATAATTAATAATAGAGAAGAATGTGCTGTAAATGATTGGTTAAATAATAGAAGTGATAAAGAATTAATGATAATGAGCGATTATTATCAACATACATGGACAATTGCTGGAGGCATGTTTGGTAAAATTAATAATTTTGATATTGAAGTTACAAAACATATTGTAGAATATTCTGAATCAACAAAAAATAATGTAGATAAATTTGCTAATGACTGTATAATAGCAGAACAATACTTTTATAAGACATCTAATTATATTCAATATTATAGAGCAGGTAAAAAGTTAGATAACAGTATACCATTTCCTGATTTATCTGTTATTCATTGTAATTTTGTTGGTAATATTTCACCTGTTCATAAATATTATAATGACTTACAATTAGAAAAAGTATACCCTTTTTTATCAAATAAAAATTATATAAAAGAAAATGGAAAATTTCTGTATAATTCATGGAAAGGATTTTTTAAAAACAGAAAACCTATATGTTCTTTATTATGGGAAGATGATGATTTTATTATCACTGTAGAACCTACAAAAAAAACAGGACGCGGGACATGTAAAACAATAAATGGTGGTGGAAAGAAATTATTAGAATTAAATACACATATACAAATATTGTGGGAAGATAAAAAATATATTGACGCTTACATGCCTAATAAAAATACTATTAGTGTGAAACATGGTAATATATGGTATAATTTTAATAAAATAATTCATAATAAAGTGAATGACAATAAAGCAATTCATAATACAGTAATAGATGATAAAGAAAATACTATGCAATCACTTATAGAAAAATATAATGATTTTTATAAAAAACACAATTTTAATATAAAACCCACTGTTTGGAACCCAACAAAAAATTATATAAACACATCATTTACAGATAATTTTAGAGGACATAATGCTTATATTTGGCAAACCAATATTGATTTGGAAAATTTATATAATATGACAAAAAAAAACGATATTTTTTCATTACTTGATAAAACAAAGGAATCGGGTTCCAATGGATGTAAAACATTTAAAATTGATAATACTATAGTAAGTAGAGATTTATTGGATTCTATTATGGAAATTACATATTTGAAAACAAAATTACCAGATATAGAAAATATGAACATAATAGATATTGGTGGTGGATATGGAAGATTATGTAAGAGATTTTTAGATTGTTATCCAAATTCCAACTATTATGTTACAGATGGAATACCACAGAGCACATATTTTAGTAAAAAATATTTAAAAGAAAAAGGTAACCATGTTGTTGATCTATTTGATATTGAAAATAAGTTGAGTGAAATACAATTTGATATCGCATTTAATATTCATTCATTTTCCGAATGTAATATTGATGACATTGAATGGTGGATAAAATTAATACATAACAAAAAAATAAGATATATATTTTTTGTTCCAAATAATCCTCAAAGTACAGACACATTTTTACCAACTAATAAAAATGAATCTATACTAAATGTATTTACAAAATATAATTATAAAGTAATTGATTATTCAAATATTTATGAAAAATACAATATTAAATATTCCTATGCAGTACCTTTCTTTATTTTAGAAAATAATAATTTAATTAATATTAATAAGGTTGTATCAGATAAAAGTATATCTAAATTATCAGAAAAAAGAAAACATAATATAGTTATTTACTCTAATTGTCAAGGTATAGGTATCAGTTACTTTTTAAAAAAAATATTTACTGAATCTAAGATTATAATTATTGAAAATTATTATATTATTAAAAACAAAAAAGAAATAGACGCAGATATTTTACAAAAAGCTGATATATTTATATACCAACCTATTAGCGAAAATCATAATATATATTCTACTTCAATTAATATTAAAAATAACATTATGAGTTATTTGAAATCAGATTGTATAAAAATATCATTTCCATACATATATAATGATAGTTTATGGATTATTATACCTCCTGCTATAATTGATAATTATATAGGTAATTATAATGAATGCAATAAATATATTAACACCTTGCCTATAGAAAAATTAAAATCTGAAGGTAAGACTATAGATGAAATACTTGAACTATATAATAATAATAAGATAAATTTTAATTATAAAGAACGTTATGATAACTGTATGAAAATACTAAAAGAAAAAGAAAAATTATGTGATGTTATAGTTAGTGATTATATAGAAAAACATATTAGACATGAAAAATTATTTTTTACACAAAACCATCCAACAACAAGTGTATTTATTCATTGTGTAAACCAAATGATGGATTTATTAAAAATAGAACATAAATTTAAAAAAGAAGACTACAACCAAAATGAAATTAATCTTCCAGGTAATTGGATACATACACAATACGATATAGATTATTGGAAATTTAATTATAATGTTAAATCAGAAAAACAGTTTGGAGAAGTAAATTATATTAAACATATTAAAAATATTTATGATAGTATTCAAAGTAAATATCATTTACCTTCTACTATACCAAATGAAATTATTAAACCTATAACGATTACACTATGTATACCATGTGTTGATAAACATATACCATTATTATTAAAACTACTTAGCACTGTAGATGATTTTACACGCAAACCAGATAAAATTATAATAAGTTTATCACCTAAATTTGAGAATTACAATTTAATTAATAAAAAAGACGAAATTTTAAAACAATTTTCTCATTTACCATTAGAAATATTTGTTCAAAATAAATTAACTAATGCGGCTGTACATTTAAATATTATGGGTAATATGGTAAAAGAAGGATATATTGTTAGATCTGATGCGGATGATGTAATACATCCACAGAAATTAGAAATAATAGAAAAAATAGTAGCTGTTTATCCAGATACTAAATTACTGTTACACAAAGTACGTTGCAGTAAAGAACGTATTTACAATATTAAAAATTTTAATTGTATTGATTGTTCTAATATTGAAAATAATATTTTTAATGTAGAATCCAAAATAATAAACAATCGTTTATCATTATGTAGTGATATGTTTAATAAAAAATACGGTAAAAATAGAATAGATTTTTTAGATAGATCTAATTATATACATTATGGTGCTTGTAGTTATCATTTTAGTGTGGTGCAAAATATACAATATAAAAATAGAAACTTCGCAGAAGATAAAATTTTCAGTTTAGATGTGACTAATTATTATAATAAAACTAAATATATAGATTTATATTTAAACTTGTTTGTTCCATCAGGATCATGGAGATAATTATACTTTTCTGATTATTCTTTTTCGTCATTAACCGGTTCAAAATTTAATTGTTTACAAATAGATATGAAATTTTTAAATCCTCTTTTTGGTGGAAAAAATACAGTTTTATCAATATTATTATTTAAATACGCACTCCATAAACTAAATGTACTGTTTGCTATAATATTATGATTACATAACGATTGTAATATTAATTGTTCACTAGTAGAATAACTACTATCAATTACTTTATACTTTATATTATAATTATTCTTCAAATCAAATATAATGTTGTTAATATTATCTTCTTCTTTTTCGAAAAATATTAAGAATTGTATATTTATTTTTGGAAATTTCTGTAGTAATTTATTAACACAATTACTGTAGTAATTATATGATAATAAATAAAATCTATTATCTATTTTATTAGCAGTAACATAATCTCCCTGTCTAAAATGTATAGATACGTTAATTTGTTTATCGTTAAATAAGTAATCATGTTTTTTTTTAATTATATACTGATAATCGCGAATACCTGTTATATAACATATTTTTTCAAAATTATTTCCATACTGTTTCTGCATATATCCTGATAGAATAATATTATATTTATGATCTGGTTTTGTTTCAGTAATTTTATCTTTTATTTTAAATAAAATTTCTTTAATTTCATAATCACTTGTTCTTACTATTTTATCTAGTGATGTGTTAACATTTGGTGGTATATATATTTCAAATTTTTTATTATTGATAATACTTTCATTTATTGTACTGAATATAATAAATAATTGATTGCCTAATCCACCCATTTATTATTACTGCTATCCTAGTCATATGATATATTATAATAAAATTATTATATGATTATACCGAACAATAATGTAATAACAAAACATTGTAATAATCTGCTTCAAGTTTTTCTCTAAAATGTATATGATCTGTACCTTGGAATAACATCAATCCACCAGCATCACAGTCTACCGGTTCACATTCTTCTAATGGTGGTTTTTCATCATAACGACCCTTATATTTAACTTCTTGTTGTGGTTTATGTACATAAATGTTCCAATTACTATCCTTAGGTTTATCTACAACAAATGATACAGTATATTCGCAATCAGGTCTATCTGTATGAGGAGGTAAATTCGCACCCTTCACATATGAGGATAGATAAGTATATGTAGGTTTCATTGATTTACCTACTATTCTCTCAATTAAAGGTAAACATTCATAATGTAGAATTCTAGACATAGGTTCATTATGAGCTTTATATCTATTAGACTGTCTATCTCCTAGCGCCCACACATTTTTACTAATAGTTTCTTTATAATATTCTTTTAATAGATCTAGTAACTCATTATTTAATACATTATTAACAACTTGGATAGGTAACTTGTCATCAAGAACATAATCTTTATCAAGATTCTCTTTATTTAAAACCGCATTATTAGATCTAATTTCATTATATTGAGAGATATAATTCTTAAAACTATCAAAATCACCTTTAAAATTATATTTAAAACTTTTTAAACCACTCCAATGTCCTTTAATTTCATCATTCTGAAATTTATTTAATACATTATCTAGTGTGTCCATATAGTTTTCTAATTCAGTTATTTGTAATTCCATATTTTTTTCTATATCAGTTTCATCTAACTCAATCAGTTTTTCACCATTTTTATTATTACATCTAATATATATGTTTGCCAAATAACCAGTCCCTTCTTTACATATAATACTTCTTTGTAGATCCATGTCTCTATTAAGACTACTATTCATTACATTTTTATATATTAATAAATCGCCTTGATTTAAATTACAACTTGTCTTTATACTTGGAAAGTTAATTGTCAAATTATCAGTTAGTAATAAAGTAATAGTGAAAAGTCGTTGTCCTAATATTGATGTATATTTTTTCCCAGTATCAGTATTTAAATCATAAGCATTGAAATGTCTTCCATGTAGCACATTTTCTTTATATTCTACGATATTAATATTTTCATAAAAACTTTGGTTAATACCTGTTGTATCTTCTAGTTTTTTAACTAAATCTGGCACCGTTGTTAATTTAACCCATCCATCTCTACGTTCTCTTGTATTAAACTCGCATTTTTGTAAAATTTCTTCTGTTGACGATTCATCCATATAAGATTTAATTTTAAAAATATCTTTACTTGAATGTAATATGTCCGAATTATCTACTTCTAATATAATATTGGTTACTGGTACTATAGATCCTTCATTAGAATCTAGTTCTTTTTTTTCAGTTACTTCATCTTCAACACTATAATAACTTGGATTAAAATCTTTATACAACATTTTACTATTACATTCTTTAAACCATAAATTAAAAGCAAATTTTTCACCTTCCTCAACGGGAAGTCCAGCATGTTCGGATAATTCATGTCTTGTATGATCTATATCACTAACAGTATTGTGAAATACTAATAATTTACCTTTCTCAGCTGAAACGGTTATATCTAATTTTGTCATTTTAGTACCACCTCCTTTAGTTACGTCGTTAAGATAACATAGAGCTGTTTTCATTCTAGCACCACCTTTATTCATACATCTATGGGTTTTATCAGAACCATTATGAATCCAACTATCATAATGCTGTATATATTCTTGTGTAATACCATAATGAATTACTTGAAAAGATTCAGCATTTTCTAAAGGCATACCAAGTATATTAGCAATTCTCTCCCCTACATTTTTTGTAATTTCATCATGACCGTGTTGGATCCATGTATTAGAACCAGAACGACCATTTGATACAAATCCATTATTATCGTTACTTACTAAAGCACGTTTTAAAGATTTTCTAGATATATTTATGAAATGTTGACATTCTTCATCGCTTAACATATTATTATAAGTTGCTACGAAAGGGTCTTCTGAAAGAATATTCTCATTTACAGACTCGTCTGAAATATTTTTTGTGATGTCCATTTTATATTAATATACTTTTTAATAATTATTTATTTTCGTTTCCTTTTAAATACTAAATTAGAGAAAATGGGGAGTAATAGAGTATAAAACAGCGCAAATAGTGACACTAAAATAGACGAACTTTTTATAGTTTTCTTCTTCATTTTTTATTAATTTTGTCGGATTGCTTTCCGGTTGTAATACAACTTGCTGATTTTCCATTTTATATTTTCCATTTTATATTTTATATTTTATATTTTTTCTAAATTTATTCAATTTTTAATCATAATATCCACAACAACTTAATGCCTTACCGCCTAAAATACATAATATTGTTAAAGCAGATAAAGCAATAATACTCAAATTAACTATAAAAAATATTTCAATATTATTTCCAAGAGTTACTAATTCGCCACATTTCATTTCACAATTATAATCACATATTGTTTCCTTCCTTACATATCTGTCTATTGCTAGAGTAGTTAATGCTATGGCATTTAAAATATAAATTATATTACTAATTAAATTACTACAACATACATATGAAAAAGTAACAACTAAACTAAGAGCAAATAAGGATAAAACACCTACATTATATTTTAAATAATCTCCACAATCACTTTTTATAGAATGAGATAAAGTACTAACAGTATGAAATCCATATGAGAAAAACGCGACGTTTGTTATTGATAGTAATATAGAAGAAATTATAAAACAAGTATTAATTTTTACCATTTTAATTATATCATAATAAATATAACTTTAAATATTTATTATCGCATAATAAATATTTATTATCCAAAAATTAATATATTATATTTTAATTAACTAAATTACATTTAGTACATCTATTAGGTCTTTCATCATATGTATAATAATTTGGGTCTTTTACCCAATTATGATTACAATTGTCGCGAATAGTTTTCATTATAATTTTATTTTCTTTTTCCAATTCCTTAACTAAGTTTTTATAACTTAGTATTCTTCTTTCTATATCCTTGCGTTTTAAAATTAATTCATTAATTTCCAAATCAGTTAAATTATTTATCATTTATTAGTTCCCCATTACTAATATTTTAAATATTATTTATGTCTAAAAGTTTTATATCTTATACTACTTGAGTATGTTTTTTTTACTTTGGTTTTTTTTACTGTGTTTTTTTTTACTTTGTTTAGTTTTAGTCTGTAATATTGGTGGTAAATAATCAACTCCTCGAGTTATACCCAATCTTCTTCTATTCAAATAATTGATTGGTGTATTATTTTCAAATATGTTATTATTAATAATCGGGAAATTAGTTTTCCCTTGTTTTATAAAATTTTGTCTCTTTTGGGCTCTACCTTTGGAAGTCTTATATTTTCTAGGAAATATAAAATCAGATGGTTCTTCTACTTGTTCTGTAGGTGAATTATTTGAAGTAGTATTAGTATTATGAGTATTACTTAAAGATCTTACTCTTTTAGAATATTGATTTATTTGAAGAACATTATTATTTTTTTCTTCTGTTATATAAATAAAATGTTTAAGATCTAAATTTTCATAATAATCTATTAGTTCATTAATTAATATTTTTATTGATTTATTATTAGGATAATCTTCTATTTTTATATAAGTATAAAAAAGGGGGTATATTTGCGAATTATTAAATAACTTTTCTGAAAATAATATCATAGGTTTATCTTCGTTTAATGATTCCATTAATGATATAAAACCATAATTATCTTTTTCTTTAAAATATTTTTTGATATCTTTGGTTAATTTGCTGGGTAATAAGTTAACAAAATTAATTGATAAATATATATGGTCGTTTGGTATATTATCAATTAAAAAATTAAGGTGTTTATATAAATGAGGCAACTCTAATTTTCTTATTAAATCACCATATTTTTTATTATATTTATTAATATGTAAAAGTTTTGATATATCACTTGTTAAACTTCCCAATTCTTCATTATAAATTTCTACTTGAAAACATTCTTCTAATTTATAATTATTTAGATATAATCCTCTAATAAATTCATTTATTTCTTCTATTATACTTTCATTTATATTTTCATTAAAAATAATTTTATACGGAGTAAAACTACCACTAATATAATTTATTAATTTATGTGGTATTAATATTTTTTTTGGTATTTTTTTTATAAATTTATAAAAGACAGGCCTTTTCAGTTCTAATTCCATATTAAGAGGAAAAATAAAATCATCATTATAAACATAAAAGTTCTTATTATTATATTTTTCTAAAACATATCTTAGCAATATTTCGTCAATTCCATAATTAAATATATCTCTATTAGTTGAATCCTTCGAATTATATTTTTTTACTAATTCACCTAATATTCCATTGGTAAAAAAATTATATATTTCTGTATACTCTGGGATTTTTTTATCTTTATTAAAACCAAATAATCCAGCAGGTATTCTCGATTGTAAACCTTTTATTATTTCTCTCGGTAGATTAATATCCGTAATTATATTATCTATTTTTTTTTTTAATTTTATAATATTTAACCACCTATATGTGGTATGTTCAATAGAAGCAAGTTTAAAAGAAGTGTTTTCCCATGTATCTATTAAATCCATTAACTTAGGAGTAACTGCGTGACTAATATTTATACAAAAAAACTTTCTTATTGTATCATCATATAAAGGAATAAATCTTATAAATGAACCATATGTTGATGGAAGACCACTATATCCCTTCTTTCCCAAAACAATTCTATTATCTGTATAACTATATAGTTTAATAAAATTATATTTTTCTTTATCAGTTATTATAATATTGATATAACATCTATATGCTTCATATAATTTATTAATAATATCTTTATTTTTTTTATAGTTTGTTTTTATTCTCGTATTAGTAGGTGTATTAGATTTTATAGTTCTATAATGTGAAGAATATACAAAATCAGAAAGGGATTTATCATAAAAAACAATTAACCCCCAATTATTTTCTGGGTTTCCTTCATTCCATCTAGTTTGTAATTTAAATGTTTCTACTAACTTAATAAATCCTGTTAAATAAGAAAATGTTTTATGAGATATATTCATCTCCATAGGTAAAAAAACATTAGTACTAAATACTTTATTAAATGGTGTTTCTATATGATTAGTTTGTATAATAGGTAAATTAGTTATTTCACTATAATTCATTAAATATTACATATAAAATATATATATATCTGATATAAATATAAATTATTTTTGATATAAATATAAAATATCTTTGATATAAATATAAAATATCTTTGATATAATGACATATAAAAGTAAAAATACTAAAATAAATAATATTAAAGGAAATATAAATTTTATAACAAAAAGAAATATTAAAAATTCTAGAAAAAATATGAAAATAGAAAGTAATACTAAAAAAAATAAGAATATTAAAATAAATAAAAAAACATTTACTAAATCTTCATTTGATTCCCTATTTTCTATAAATTTCCAAGATAAATTCTTACAAAATACAGAAGGAAGTAATATTATTATTATGTATGACTTATATGCTCCCAATGGTAAAAAAACTTTTAATAAATCAAAAAATTTTAAATACATACACTACCTTAAAGTAGGAGATAAAGTAATTGTTCCATATTCTCCACTGAAAGAGACATATACTTATATTATAAAAAAAATAGAATTGGATGAAACGAAGATAAAAATATTATTATCTAAATTAATTGAAATAGGTAATAATAGAAAGAATAAAAAAAATTTAATTAATTTAGTTAAAAAAAAGTTAAAAAGTAAAATGAGTTTTTAATGTAAAATAAAATTAAGTATAAAATCATAAATACAAAAAGATAAAACATAAATAAATTAAATCTATAAGTCATTCTAACTAACTTATCTACCTCTTTTTTATCTTTTATAAAATCTGATATATCTTCTGTTGTGAACGGAGCAAACATTATATTTTACTCCTTATTTCTCTTTAAATAATTACAATTTTTATTATATTTTATTTTTTTATTTTATTATATTTTCTTATATAAATATTTTACATACGAAAGGTAATGCGACAATACCTAATAACATACCAATATGACAGTTTAATTTCATTTCTCTATAAATTTCTAACCAGGCTCTTGCTTGTTCCGGAGTATCAATATGTTCTAACATATAAGTGGATTTTGGCATAATAGTATAGTGTATATAAGTTACACCTAAAACTATCGCGATAAAAATACAATATATAGGTTGCTTATAGTTTTTCATAGTTTTGAGGTAAATAAGAGCAAGAATAAGACCCAAAACAAATCCTTGGATATATATATATAATCTTTCTTTAATAATTGTATTGTGAATTTTTTGTTGTTTATCACTTAATAAACTTCTAAACTGTAAAATTTTGTTATTTTTTTTACTACCATTAATTATAAAGTAAAACATAGAACCCAATAAAGCTGCCGCAATAAAACAGCATAAAGAACAATTCATTTTATATATTATAATAAGATAAAATAAAAAAATATAATAATTTTAATATTTATTTATGAAATAAAAACAAAAAGATTATATAATACTATATGCCAGGGTTAGTTATTGTTATTTTAGGTATAGGTAGTCTTGCTTTATACTTTTCATTTAAAATATTTGCGAATAAATGTAAACCTGATTATCCTATAGAAATACAAAATCATATTAATAGTCTTCAATATAATGAAAATGAAGAAGAAGTTCCACCCAGATATGAAGATATAGTAAATACAAATTAATATAAAATGCGGTAAAAATATATTTTTTTTAACAATTAAATACAATAATGGAAAATAGTAACATAACCGAAAATGGTAAAATAGAAGAAAATAAATTAATTAATCCCTATAGTCTTTTAGGTGTTAATGATAAAAGTTCTTTGAGAGAACTAAAAAAAAATTATTATAATATGGCTTTATTATGTCATCCCGATAGAGGTGGAGATAAAAAAGATATGAATGTGGTATGTCTTGCTTATAATTATATAAAAAAACAACTGGAAAATATAAAAGATAGCACATATGAGGAATTGGAGGATGAGTTTGAATGTTTTTGTAAGGAACAGGAATCAATAGAAGTCCCTAAGTTCGGTAATATATATGAAGAAACAAATGATTGGATTGTAGATTTTAATAAGGAATTTGATAACAAGCGAAATGAAAATAATGAGATTAACCCATATGATAATAATCCATTTGAAAATGGATATGGAGATTTAATGGATATAAATAAAATGGATATAAATGAAATATTAGAGGATTTGGAAGTCTCTAAAGAATATATTAGTGAAGAAAAAGAAGAATCTAAACATAAATTCACTAGAGAAATAATAGAATATACAGAACCCGAAGCATTACCTAATACTATAACATATTACCCATTAGATAAAAAATCAAAAGATATACATGATTATTCTGATTATGGAAATGATATAAAAATGACTGATTATAAAAAAGCGTTTTTTGAACCAGAAAAAATGAAAGAAGTAGAAGAAAGAGATTATCCAAAGGAAATAATTGAATATAAATGAATAATAAAATAAATAATATTTTTATATATTAATGAGTAATTTAAATCATATCAAAATAGAATTAAATTCATATTATTTTATAATAACAATTTTAGTTATTATATTTACATCAAGTATTTATCTTATTAAATATGTTGATATTAATGAAAAAGATAATGAAAAAAATAATCAGAATAAAATTATTAAAAATACAGAAAGTATATTAGAGAAATATAGTTCATTTTTTCTTCCGGTGGTTTCCTTAATATCATTTTTTATAGCATGTTTTTTCGTTTCAAAAGTATTAATTATAGGTGTTCCATCTGGCAAAGTTAAATATTTTGGAATTTATTTTATTATAATAATAGCTGCTATCTTAATTGTATTTAATAATTCTATTCTGAAAGAGGAAAAGGTAGTACAGTATATCAAGGGAAGAAAGTTTAGTGTTGTAGGTATGTTAATGGTTTTGGGTATTTCTGCCTTATTTTTTGGATTTATAGATAATTTCGGTCTCCAATTAGGTATTGAAGCATTGGATAATTCTTTCCTTAATATATTTTTGGGTCCATTATCTGTGGATTCAAGATTTAAAAAGGAGAAAAAATCAATTAGTAGAAATTTACAATATATGAATAATTGGGCAAATGGTAAATGGAGAGCAGTTTTGAATCAAACACTTAGATTTAAAGAAGAAATTAGAAAAATCAAAAATCCTAAAATAAATGACCTTATGGAAGATATAGATGAACTCATAAACGAACAAGGCGGAAAACCTATGGAAGTTCCATTAAATGTTAAAAATCAAGGTTTAATAGGGGATTATATTCAAAATATTAAAAGAAAATATGACCTTATAGAAGGTTCTAAAGCAATGATGGGTAATACATTTTCTAATATCATTGGTGCCTTATTATCAAGTGCCCTCATAAATCTTTTTACATATATGACTAAATATGACGGAATTTATAGTGGAGATGAAGAAATTGATAGTAGTTTTTTTGTATCTAAAATTAATTCATATTTACCATTTTTAGAAGGGTTCTTTATTATGATAGGATGTTTAATACCAGTAGTACTTAATATTGCGATGAAAAAAGATAATTATAATACTAATAATTCAAAAGCATGGATTATTCTATCAATTATTGCGATAATAGCAATAATAATGATGTTTTTAAGTGTTAAAGATTCCAAAAAAATGACTGTTAAAGATAAAGAAAACTCTGTTAGAAAAACATTAATAGATCTTAAGAAAAGATTAGATATTACAGAATCAGATGTTGAATTGAATAGTAAAATAGATACTTTGTTAAAAATTAATAATCTTTGTTAATGAATTATATTCTAACATCCATTTAATAATATTAAATCCATCTCTTTATATAACTCATTCATTATGGTCGTAGACCGGTATTAGAACCCCTTCAAGGGGTTCGTTATGTCAGGTTCACATTCGTGAATATTCTTGATTATTTCTTCACAGCATAATTTTATAAACTTTCGGAATTTATGTGATTTTTCCACATAAAATTGTTCTAATCTTTCATTATGGTCGTAGACCGGTATTAGACCACCTTTCAGGTGGTCGTTACTATCATCGAACGCATATTTTACTGCTTCATCTTTATATATATATTGCCATTTCCCATCTGTTAATACCTGAATCTTATTATCTCTTTTATTCACAATTCTCATATTTTTATTTTTGGGATAGTCATCATTAAAATGTATTTTTCTTATAATATCAATAATTGCATAAAATGGACGAGTTATACAACGTTCTTTGAACTCGTCTGTAAGCATTTCTAAGTTTTCTTCTCCGTAATTATTTATATGAATAGTATTATTAATAGTATTATTTGAATTGTTATTATTATGTGTGTTATTTATTTGTTTTCCATTTTTTTCTAATAATTTATTAATTTGTTTTGTTTGAGATTTAATAATTTTATGTAATTCATTTTTTTCATTATTTTCTTTATCTAATTCTTTTTTCATTCTTTTTTCATTCTTTTTATTCTTTTTTTATTCTTTTTTCTAGGTTTTTTATTCTTTTTTTTTATTAACTTTTTTAATAACAAAATAAAATCATAATAATTAATTAAAATATTATTTTTAATAAGTAATTTTTTAAATAAAATTAAAATGTGCACAAAATCGTGTTTTTTTACAGAGAGAGCAAATGAAAAAAAATAAAAAAAAAATAAAACTTAAAGAATCGAACACCAATATTAGTAATGCTTCATTCAAACAACACCATATTAGATTTTAGAACACAAGAATATTTTGGTTGGATTGGGAATTTTATTTTTATTTCAGCACAAGTATCGCAAATTATTCATACGTTCAAAGTAAAAAGAACTACTGATATATCTTATATTCTCCAAGTTCTATTATTTATAGGAAACGTGATGTATACTATATTTGGATATTTAGATAAGTCCTTATCTATATTTCTAGGTAATTTTATAACATTATTTACTTCTATAATACAAATAAGTCAGAAAGTTTATTATGATAGAAAAAATTATAAAGGATTATATGAAGAAATAAATTAAAAATAATAAATATAATTCCTCACTATTTTTTTAGTTTCTGGATTTATTCCCTCATTATACATCTTAAACCGAAGTTTTTCATACAATTTTATTGCTTTTATATTATCTTTATTTACCGTTATAATAATATGACTTGCTCCTTTCCTTCTTAGTTTTTTTATTAATGATAATAATAATTTAGTTGCACTTCCATTATTTCTTTTTTTCGGATTAGTACATAAATTATTGAGGAAAAAACCATTCCAAGTTATTTGGGGTATCTCTTCAATATACTTAGAAGGAGTTATATAACACATACTATCGCCATATTTATAAACTGAAGAATATTTATAATATTTACTAAAACTTTCTAATTCCTTCTTACTAAAACATTTCTCTAAGAAATTATTATTATTTTCATTATTTTCATTTACTATTTTAATATTATCATTTATATTAGTAAACTTTTCTTGATTAGTATTATTTTTAATAATTAGAAAATATAAAATAATTATAATTAGTAAAAATAGATATATCATTATTAATATAAAATATATAAATAAATTAGTAGAATGAAGGATTAATAATATAATCTATAGTATTTAGTTGTGTAAAAAAAAACATTAATATTTCTTTAGTTAGTTCGATAGAAGGCAACCATTCCAATTCATTATTAATTACGCATAAATATTTATAATATTCCGGCAAATCTAAGTCCGTTATAATATTGGTATTATGAGATATATAAGAGAAATAACTTCTTACATAAGGGTAATGAACATTTATTTCTTGTTTCAAAAATAATATTAATTTGTATTCTTGAATCATAAAATCCGCAATAATCTCGTTGAGTTCCATAGGTAAGCCAATATAATTATTCCTTACTATATTAGATTTTTCAATACCTACTTTCCTATAAAAATCTATTTCGTATAAAATTGGTCCATCTGGTAATCTATCAAATTTAATGGTAGTTTTATTATTATCGTCATTAATAATATCAATATATTCCGTTAAATCTTGATTATTAGAAAACTTTAATAGACGATTATAACGGTTACGAAATGCTACTGTATTCATTACTTATTTTATAAATTGCTATTAATTTATAAATCAATTAAAAAAAATTGAAAATAAAAAATCTATAATAAATTAATTAAAAATGAGTACTTGGATTACACACATAGATATGGACGAAGATAAAATTGGAGAATATCAAGGTTATAAAGTAACCTTGGGCGATTTGTCTCCAACTACAGAAAAATTTGAGAATTTTCCACTGAAGAGTTCAAACAATAAAGTATGTATGCCTTTGGAAGAAGGTGTAAATATTCTATATAAATTATTTCAGAAAGATTATAAAAAAGAATTGATGAAAGAAGGACAAAGTGAATACAATTCTTTTGGAATGTTTTCAGTAAATGTTTGTAAACAAAATTTTATGACAGGAATAAAAAAAATAATGTGGAACCAATATTTTTGGCAGGAAGAAACGATAAAGTTGAAAGCAGCTGGGAAACTTGCTGACTAATTATTAATATACATTTATATACATTTACAAATTATGCTTCTGCATTATTTTTATCTTTTAGAATTGTAATGTAATTTACATATTTGGAACCACTAGAATTATTGTTATTATATTGTGTATTTATTTTTTGATTAGTTTGTTCCATACCGTTCTTTTGTAATTCGATTGGTAAACTTCTTGATTTTTTTTTAGTTTGATATGTTTTTGTTGGCAAACTTCTTACTCTTAGAGATTTAGGTTTTTTTACATTTTTAGGTGATTGTACAGTTTTAGATCTAAATTTTAATTTTGCCGGAGCACTTCCTTTTTTATCACTTCCTTTTTTATTACTTATATTTCCCATAGAACGACGACGCATTGTTTTAGGAAGGTCCATTGCTTTTTTGGCAAATTTTTTTTTTGTTTTTGCTATTGTATGTTCTCTTAGTGCGCGTTTAACATTATTAACCATATCTATATTAATATATTTCATATCAAAATTCTCTACCGCTCCATATTGCGAAACCTCAACGGGATCTGATAATAATTTTATAATAGCAGGTTGTGTAGCCATTTGAACTAACATTTCTTCTGTTGTTTTCATATAACCTATCGGTAAATTGTTTAAAAAATTATAATATCTAAGGTCATCCGCTTTTTGTTTATATCTATCATTATGACTCCAATTATATTTGCGCATATATTCATTATACCTTATACTTGTTAAAAAATCTTTAGTTTCAAATCCATCCATTACAACACCCTTCATTAAATTTTTTTTTTTATCGCCTTTTAAAATAGAATTTTCAATAAAAAAACTTTTAATTAAAGTTATAAAATCCCCAGGGACTTTTATAAAATTTTTATATCTTTGTTGAAGTTTTTTAACTTCAAAATGTGTAATATCAAAATAATCAGAAAAGAAATGTCCTAAAACTTTATAGGTGTCTAAATATATATTTTGCTCTTTAAGTTCTAAAGTTGTCGTATTATGATGACATTGATTTATATCTTCAAAATAATACATTTTTTCACAAAACATTGTATCTTCATATTTTGTATCGGGTTTAGGGAATTTATAAGACCTATCAAAATCATAAATTCTTACATCTATACCAATACTTTCTAAATCGACTTTATGTTTTACTCCTCCTGCTTCAAAAGTATATGTTTTATTCATTTTTTCATAACCAGGTGTTAGTATATTAATAGGTCTTATTAAAATAAAAATATTACCAAAATGTAAATCATTATGTATTATACCTACACGATTAAATACTTCTAAAGTATATAAAATTTGAAATAATATATTAGTTAATATTTTTTTACTCATCTCAGAGTCTATACTATTAAATTTTATAGAAGATTCGCCATCCAAAACACTTTCCAATGTAGTAATTTCTACTCCTTCACTTGCTGTTTCATTTAACATAGCGTAACAATGAGTATACATATTATACCCGTCACCTAAAGGTATCCCCTGTGTTTTAAAATATGTATTATATAGTTTTTCTCTTTCAATATTAGGTAATTCATAAACTTTCATAAAGACATGCGGCGTTATATTATTTTTAACTAATCTATTTGTAATACCATAAATGGCAGATTCTAACTCTGGAAAATTATATTTTGGTTTATGTAGCTTCTCTACATGTCTTCTAAATAAACCAGTTACTTTTAATACATATTGATAACCGTCCTCTTTAGATTTTACTAATATAACATAAGAACCTGAACCAGTATCCCCTGGTCTAGATAATGTTTCAATTATATCAAATTTAGATTCATTTACAAACTTATAATGTTGTTCTCCTAAAAGTTCAGTTGGGTTTTTTTTACGTGTATTTTCTCCTCTATATGAAGTAGTATTATGGTTTTGACGCATAGTTAGAAATTGTGTCCTATTATTCATATATATAATTTATAAAAAAAAAAAAAAAATATAGTAAATAAATATTAAAATAAATTATTGAAAAAAATATCTAATAAATTAAATAAATTTTTTTTTGTTTTTTCTAAATCACCTAATTCCGGATTTAATTCCACAATATCCATTGAAATAACATTATATTTAGTTAAAAATAATAAAATCTTTTCCATTTGCTCCATATTAACACCATTTTTTTCAGGGGTTCCCGTTGAAGAAATAAACGCAGGATCCATTATATCTATATCAAAACTTATATGAACATCTCTCCCATTAATAAACTTATCTAATCTATCCAAAACATTATCTAAATTATCATTAACTTCCCCGATACCCATATTTAATATATTTTTTTCCTTTATATATTCCTTCTCATATGGATCTATACTTCTAGTTCCTATATAACATATTTCGTCATAATTAAGACATTTATAATTAACAAATGGTTCCTCTAAATCACCTAATAAAGCAGAAACAGGCATTCCGTGGATACTTCCAGTTTGCGAATACTTAATATTATTACAGTCAGTATGAGCGTCTAACCAAATAACACATTTGTCTTTAGTATAATTTATAAATTGACCGGAAATTGTCCCCATAGACATACTATGGTCGCCACCTAAAAAAATAGAAAAATCTATATCTTTTTTATCTTCATTAATTTTTTTTTGTAACATAAATAATGTTCTTTCATTATCTATTCCTTGATAATTAAATTTTTTATGTTCGTAATTTATATTTTTCATAGTATTAAATTTTTTACGAAAATAACTCTCATATAATAAATTGGAACCCTTTGAAACTCCTGGTTTCTTTTGTCCAAAATTTATAGGTACTGATAATATCTTAATATTTTTCATTTATATAAAAAATAATTATATTCTTTATATTAATTTTTTAAATTAAATATCAATTTAATTTATATATTTTATATACTTCTTTTAAAAGTTCTTTATAACATTGGTCTCTACATTTACAATAATTAAATGTTTTAGTCTTATCAATACTAAGACATTTTAGTTGGTGTCGGATTCTCCTAATATTTAAATTATGGTTTTCATCTTCGTGATAAATACCACTTGTTTTATCACAACCATTACATTCAAGAAATGGCATACTTATAAAATTATTCTCGTAATTATGATCAGTCATTTTAAAATGGGAAATATACAAATGGTGTTTTTAAATTAAGTAATTTATCAATTTTTTTCTTTTTTATATTTTTTTTCCTATTTTTCCAATATTGCTGGATTTTATATGCGGCCATCCATTCTTTTGCGGAATCATCTTCTGCTTTATTTTTTATGGCATTATATACCATCATTCTCTTAAAACTAAATTTAAAATTATTTAGTAATGATTTAGTAGCTTCAAATAATCTTTTAGAGCGATATGTTTGATATTCCTTATATACATTTCTTTGATTATCGGTTTCAGTTATTGTTATCTTAGGTACTTCTAATAACTTAGTATCATTTTCATCTCCAAAACCAAATACTATATCTTCTTCTACTAAATCTTCATCTTCTTCCTCTTCTTCCTCTTCTTCCTCTTCTTCATCTTCTTCCTCTTCTTCCTCTTCTTCCTCTTCTTCCTCTTCTTCATCTTCTTCTTCTTCTTCTTCTTCTTCTTCTTCTTCAACAAGTTCCTCAACTTCTTCATTTAATTCTTCCACACTAAAATCGTCATCACTAATATTTTCACTTAATTCATCATCACTTAATTCTTCTTTTTGGGAATAAAAAAAACTGGATAAATAATTTAAAGACATTTATTATTAGTAAGTTATTATATTTTTTATAAATAAACTTAGTCAAATGTATTTAGTCAAATGTGTTTAATAAATCAAAATCGTTATTATAAAATAAAGAATTTTTAATTTTACTTTGGTATCTGTGTTTAAACTCAGTATTTACTATTTTATCAATAGTTATTTTCATAATTCTATCTAAAAATGTATGTCTCCAGAAAAACCTACAATTTCTTATATATTCCAAATAATCTTTCCCTATATTTTTATTAAATCCCAATTTTATTTTAGTATCTCTAATAATTTCAATATCTTTATCTGATATAAATTTACCTCTATTCTTTACTAACTTAGTAATTTTATATTGTAATATTTCCGTTTCTTTTTTATCCCCCAAAACTTTTCTAAGTGTATCAATATTATGATATTTAGTATCTAATTTTATAATAACTTGATATAAATAGAAATATCTTTCGGATAAACCTCCAAAACCAGTAATATTACCTAAATCATTTTTCTTACTTGCTGTTTTTAGTAAGTTATATAATCGAGTATTAAAATTATTTATACCATTTAGTGTATTATTACAATTCAATTTATTAATATTACCTTCTTTCTTATAAATTGTAACAATATTATCTGGAATTAAACTAAAACCAACACCCGGATTTGCCTCTATAAACCAAACTTTTTTCATATGGTCTATTAATAAATCCGCACCAATAGGATGATATACAGCCAAAGCAGTATCTATACTATCTTTAGTAGGAGTACAACAACCACCTTTTTTAATTGCGGTTTTAATGACTTCTAGCATTATTTTATTAACTTGTCTTTTAATATTAGTATTCAAGTCCCTTTTACTTATTTTTGGAACCATACAATCCATTAATTTATTATCCTCTAAGTGTTCTACTAATTCTTGGAAATCAAATGGCATCCCTCCTCCTTCTGTCCCTCCACTTTTATGAGGCCACGGATTTGTTAAATCTACATTATCTAAATCATCATTTAATAAATTCTCAGGATATGGTTCCCTAGCACTATTAAATTTATACCTTCTATACACATAAATATTATATTCCAGTGTATCTTTCATATAAACTATTAAACCATAAGCACGTATATGACATTTATAAAATCCATTTTCCTTTAAAACCCTATTTTCTCCACCTGATTCTTTTAAGGGTATTTTAATATTTTTCTTTAAAGAAGGAAAAAGAACTTCACCTTTAATACATAATGGTTTATAAATATACTGCTGGATTTCCCAATCTAAATATTTTGGATAAATACCTAAAACATTTACAATATGTTCGGTTGCTTCATCGATAGTAGAACAAACACCAATACCCCTCTGTTCTTGGCCGATAGAAGGTTTTAGTATTACCGGATTTGTTTTCCCAAATTTATTTGTTTTCCAAATTTTACCTAAATCATTTTCCAAAGTATCACTACATCTCAAAGTTATAGTTTTAGGTAAATAAGGTTTATCCCCTAAAATATCGCCTAATACTCCTTTATTTCCTATAATATTACTTATATTATATAAAGTCCGCCTAACTATGGTAGGTATTGCGGTTATATCTTTATAATTAGAACCATTCCAATATTTTTTCTTTTTAAATTTGCTTTTTACTTTTGAACCTAAATCTCTAACTTTTTTATGTTTAGACCCGTCCGAATGTGTTAATAGAATATTACATTTTCTATCTTTCATATTACATTTTCTAGTTTTTTTTGCGAGTTTAGTTATGGTATTATTATCAGTACCAGATAATACTTCTACATCGTTATTATATCTTTGTTTAGATAAAAAAGTTAAATGTTTTTCAAAAAAGGGAGAACTGACATAAATTAAATTATCCATATAATAATTAGATAGAAATAAAATTAATTTTAATGAGTTCTAATTAATTTATGAAATAAAAAAATAGTTAAAACCGAAAACTTTATTTTATTTTTTAAATTAATTGAATTTATTTTATATTTTTATATTATAAATGCCAATAAAAAAAAAACGTGGTTCTCGAAAATCTGTAAAATATTGTAATAAATATGCGAATATTCCTTTATTACATAATTTTTGTATAGAAAAATATAGAAAAAACAAATTTAAGGATGTTAATAAAGAATCACCAAAAACAGACTTTATTAATCTTTATAATTTTGATTTTTCCGATGTTTATAAAAGAATAGAATTAAAAGATAAAATATTTAATTATTTATTAAAAAATAAAAAAGATTTCTTAAAGGGGAAAAAAGATTATACTAAATCAGAAATTAATAAAGAAGTTATATATTATTTAGATTTAGCATTACAATTACAATTAGAAATAGAGAATGAATATTTACAACATTTAATTTTAATTTATTTTTCCTCTATGGAAAAAGAAATTTTATTAAATAAAGATAAATTTAGAAAACGCGTATATTTAGATTTTGGATATTTAGAAAGTGATTTTAAAGGATATAAATTTAAAAAAAGAGGGTCTTTAAAAAAAGTGTCTAAAAATAATGAATGGGAATATATAGAAAGTAATAAATATAATAATCAAGAAAATAACATATTTAAAAACGGTATTAAAAAATTTAAGAGTATGTTTGGTGGTGCTGGGGGTAAACCTACCAATTCTACAAATTCTACAAATTCTACAAATTCTTATACTCCCGAATCTATACCAAAAAATAAAAATATTAGAAAGATTAAAAGAACAAGTAGTTTACCTAATTTAAAAAAAACTAAAAAACCGAGTTTACCTAAAAGAAGAGGTAGTTTACCTAAAAGAAGAGGTAGTTTACCTAATTTAAAAAAAACTAAAAAACCGAGTTTACCTAAAAGAACAAGTAGTTTATATAAAAGAATAAGTAGTTTACGTAATGAAAGAGGTAGTTTACCTAATAGAAGAGGTAGTTTACCTAATTTAAAAAAAACTAAAAAACCGAGTTTACCAAAAAAACCATATAGTGCGCCAGAAAGATTAAGTCTTGAGGAAGGAGTATATACTACTTCACATATAGATCATATAATTGATTTTTTTGATGAATATGTTATAACTTATATACATATGATTGAGGGAGTAATAGATAATCTTGAAGATTTTTATAAAACATATGGTTATTGGGTTACTGAAATAAAAAAATTAGAAGAAAAAGAAAACGTTAATATAAAAGACTTTGTAAAAAAATTAGTTAAAAAAGATATTGTAGGAGTAATAATTCCTAAAAGTGTGAAATCGATTGGCACGCGTGCCTTTGAAAAATGCGTTAGTTTGACAACGATCATTATCCCCGACGGTGTGAGAAAAATTTACAAAGGTGCCTTTTACATATGCACTGGGTTGACCTCGATCAGCATCCCCGACAGCGTGACGTCGATTGGCATTGGTGCGTTTTGGGGGTGCCATGGGTTGACCTCGATCAGCATCCCAGACGGTGTCACGTCCATTGGCTTCCATTTCTTTGACGGATGCTCTGGGTTGACCTCAATCAGCATCCCCGACGGAGTGACTTCTATTGGCGAAAGTGCGTTTGTAGGATGCTCTGGTTTAACCTCAATAGTCATCCCTAACGGCGTGACGTCCATTGGCGACAGTGCCTTTGACGGATGCTCTGGATTGACTTCTATCAGCATCCCCGACGGTGTCACGTCCATTGACAACCTTGCGTTTGCCGGATGCTCTGGTTTAACCTCAATAGGCATCCCGGACGGTGTCACGTCCATTGGCAACGCTGTCTTTTACGGATGCGCTGGGTTGACCTCGATCAGAATCCCAGACGGTGTCACGTCCATTGGCAACGCTGTCTTTTACGGATGCGCTGGGTTGACCTCGATCACCCTCCCCGACGAATTGACATCCATCGGCGACCATGCGTTTTACGAATGCGCTGGGTTAACCTCGGTCAGCATCCCCAAAGGTGTCACGTCAATTGGCAAAAGTGCGTTTTACAAATGCACAGTGTTGAACTCGATCACCCTCCCCGACGGAGTGACGTCGATTGGCGAGAGTGCCTTTGCCGAATGTGCAAGGTTGACCTCAATCAGCATCCCCGACGGAGTGACTTCTATTGGCGAAAGTGCGTTTGGTGGATGCGCTGGAAAAAATACAATCCCCTATAGTGTAACGTCAATTGGAATCAGGGCGTTTTACAAATGCACAGGGTTAAGATACATTATAATTCCGGAAAGTGTTGAGATTACGAAGGACACTTTCCCAGATACTACAAGAGTAATTAGAATTTAATTTATAAATAATTTCTTGATATTACAGAATAATTTGTTCTAAAATAAATAGTTAAAACCGAAAACTTTATTTTATTTTTTAAATTAATTGAATTTATTTTATTTTTTAAATTAATTGAATTTATTTTATTTTTTAAATTAATTGAATTTATTTTATTTTTTAAATTAATTGAATTTATTTTATTTTTTATATTATAAATGCCAAAAAACAAAAATACATTAAATTTGGGATACGAAGCAAATATTAATACTTCTGATATTCCAATTCCACAAAAAAGAATACTTGGTTCTCGAAAATCTGTAAAATATTGTAATAAATATGCGAATATTCCCTTATTACATAATTTTTGTATAGAAAAATATAGAAAAAACAAATTTAAGGATTTTAATAAAGAATCACCTAAAACAGACTTTATTAATCTTTATAATTTTGATTTTTCCGATGTTGATAAAAGAATAGAATTAAAAGATAAAATATTTAATTATTTATTAGGAAATAAGAAAAATTTCTTAAAGGGAAAAAAAGATTATACTAAATCAAAAATTAATAAAGAAGTTATATATTATTTAGATTTAGCATTACAATTAGAAATAGAGAATGAATATTTACAGCATTTAATTTTAATTTATTTTTCTTCTATGGAAAAAGATATTTTATTAAATAAAGATAAATTTAGAAAACACGTATATTTAGATTTTGGATATTTAGAAAGTGATTTTAAAGGAGATAAATTTAAAAAAAAAGGGTCTTTAAAGTTAAGATTATCAGAATTACCAGCATTATCACTAAATAGAAAAAGTAAAAAAAGCAGTTTACCTAAGAGAACCGGTAGTTTACCTAATTTTAAAAAAACTAAAAAACCTAATTTACCAAAAAAAACACATAGTGCACCGGAAAGATTAAGTCTTGAGGAAGGAGTATATTCTACTTTACATATAGAAGAGGTAATTAATTTTTTTGATAAATATATAATGACTTATATACATATGAAAGAGGAAGTAATAGATAATCTTGATGATTTTAATACAACATATGGTTATTGGGTCACTGAAATAAAAAAATTAGAAGAAACAGAAAACGTTAATATAATTAATAAAGACTTTGTAACAAAATTAGTTAAAAAAGATATTATAGGAGTAATAATTCATAAAAGTGTGACGTCGATTGGCGACAATGCGTTTTACGAATGCACCGGATTGACCTCTGTCATCATCCCTGACAGTGTGGTGTCTATTGCCGACAGTGTGTTTGAAGGATGCGCAGGGTTAACCTCGATCAGCATTCCCTACGGTGTCACGACGATTGGCGAGCGTGCGTTTTACGGATGCACTGGGTTGACCTCTATTAGCATCCCCGACGGTGTGACGTCTATTTGCGCAGGTGCCTTTGTTGGATGCGCTGGGTTGACCTCGATCAGCATCCCCGACGGTGTGAGGTCGATTGGCGACCGTGCCTTTGCTGGATGTGCTGGGTTGACCTCGATCAGCATCCCCGACGGTGTCACGTCGATTGGCGACAATACCTTTTGGGGGTGCCATGGGTTGACCTCGATCAGCATCCCAGACGGTGTGACGTCGATTGGCGAGTATGCCTTTGAAAAATGCACTGGATTGACCTCTGTCATCATCCCTAACAGTGTGGTGTCTATTGCCGACAGTGTGTTTGAAGGATGCGCTAGGTTGACCTCTATTAGCATCCCCGACGGTGTGACGTCGATTGGCAAGTATGCCTTTAGCGGATGCTCTGGGTTGACCTCTATTAGCATCCCCGACGGTGTGACGTCTATTTGCGCAGGTGCGTTTGCAAGATGCTCTGGGTTGACCTCGATCAGCATTCCCGATGGTGTTACTTCGATTGGCATCCGTGCCTTTGAAAAATGCACTGGATTGACATCGATCTTCATACCCTACGGTGTGAAGTCGATTCGCTTAGCGGCCTTTTTAGGATGCACTGGGTTGACATCTGTCATCATCCCCGACAGTGTCACGTCTATTGCTGACAGTGCGTTTGAAGGATGCGCTAGGTTGACCTCTATTAGCATCCCCGACGGTGTTAAGACTATGACGTACTCTTTCCCAGATACTACAAAAGTAATTAGAATTTAATTTATATTATTACAGAATAATTTGTTCTAAAATAAATAGTTAAAACCGAAAACTTTATTTTATTTTTTAAATTAATTGAATTTATTTTATATTTTTATATTATAAATGCCAGGTTCTCAAAAATAATTTTAGTACAGAATAAATATAAAAAAATATAAACATAGTAATTCTTATTCTGTACTAAAATTAATTCGAATACTTTATAAGATTGATACTAATAAATTTTAAATATATTTCTCTATAGCGTAATCCCATAGATTCATACAAGTATGAAGACCACTGTCTGTATCATTTAACCATTGGTCCAATGTTATATTATTTTCAGTTATATTTTTTTTACGTTTACTAATATAATCTAATATAACCTTTTGACAATATTGATTCATAGTTTTTTTATTAATATCTCCGTCTTTTAATAAAGCCTTTACTATAATTTGTAAAGATTTTCTTTTTTTATTCCTACTAACATCATCTTCTACTATTTTTTCTATTCTACAAGTAGAGCAATTTTTATATTTATATGGATTAATAAATAATGACTTACATGTTTTACAATTAGAAAATGTATCACTTCTAAAATTAGTATGTATTATGTAACAACCAGACGAACAATAATTGGTTAATTCTGTTTTTTCCATACTTGATAAATTATGATAAAATTGTTTATTATTAAATGTTTTACACTTATAACATAAAGATATAAAACACCCCTTACACCTCTTTATAGTTTTTAAATTTCTCCCACAATCATTACAATATTTCACATTCATATCACACCTATAATGACAATAATCACTTATTATATTATTATTATTAAAAGTTAATTCTTCGGTGTCTTCGGTGTCTTCGGTGTCTTTACAAACTACAAAATCGGGATATATATCTTTAACACATTTTTTACATAGTTTAGAGCCACATTTTCCACACTGATATAATGTTTTATGATAGATTTTACAACGACTACAATTATTTGTTAATAACATTACTTATTTATGTATATAATTCTATAAATATTATCAATTTTTTTCAATAAATTTAAGCGAGGTTTCATATTCTTCTCTATTAATTATTTTCCCTAATTTCAAAAAATGTAAAATTTCTGTAATCTTATATAAATATTTATAATCATTATCAAATATTTTTTTCTGTTCCCTATCTATAACTGTTATAATATCCAATATCTCAAAATCACTAAAATATTGTAATGATTCTTGAATACTACTTCCACTTGTTATAATATCATCTATTAATATAATCTTATTAGTATTACTTGTTATACCTTCTATCATTTTTTTTGTTCCGTGTTTATTCTTTTCCTTTCTTAATAATAATAAAGGTATATTATATAAACAAGATATATAAGTAGCTAAGGGAATACCCGCATATGGAAGACCACAAATACTTAATATTTCTCCTTTTTGTATTTCTTCTAAATGATATTTTTTTATATATTCATTATAAATAATTTGGGCAATAGTTTTTAGAATTTCTGGTTTAGATATAATATTTCTAAGATTAATATAAAAAGGAGAAGTTTGACCATTTTTTAATGTAAATGACCCAAACTTAAAACATTCTAAATTAAAAAGTTCCTTAATAAGTGTTTTATTCATCTTAACATATAATAAATTTTATACTTTTTATATATATCATTTTTTTATATACTGTAAAGAATAAATATTTAATATTTTCTAAAATAATACCCATATGTATATTTTTATATGATAATTCTAAATAATTAATTTTATATATTTTAATAAAACTATGAAATAATTTTCTGAAACCGAACTTCTAAACCAGTTGGACCGTCCCATTTATATACTGAATGGACCATTAATTTAAATTTTGTAGTTAGTTTATCATATTTTTTTAGAATTAATTCGTTTAAAATTATTTCATTTTGTTTAATAGAATATTTTTTAGGAACAAAACCACACATTTCCCCTTTAGAATTTACAATTTTAATCGCATTTGTATCATATTTATTTTTGGGGTCTTTTTCTAAGAAAATTTGTTCATTTTCTTTTAAATTATCAACTACAGTTCTATAAAAAGAAACGCCACTAACTTTGAAAATTTCAGGTATTCCGACTTTTTCTTTATTTTTATTTTTATTTTCAGTCATTTATTAATTATATTTTTATATAAATAATCAATTTTATATTTATATTTAATATTTTATATATTTTTTTTATATTATTAATTATTATAATGAGTTCTATAACAGACCAACAAAAATTTATTCCAATGGCGTCTTTAATTGGAATTATTGCTATTATAATAGTTGCGATATATAACAGTGCTTTTAAAGGAGGTAGATTTACGTGTAATAGATATATACTCAATAGTTATTTATATATTCTTTTAGTATTAGTATTAATCATATTAGAAGTATTATATTTAGATTTTAATAAAGTAAGTATAACAGACTTATTTCAAAATTTTAAAGGATTATGGGGATTTATATTATTACTTATTCTTCTTATAGGTGTTTTAATTGTCTTAATGATGATTCCTCCTAAATTCGTATTAATTAAACACGCCGTATGGATAATATTCGCTTTCTTATTAGGTATGTTGGCATATCCCAGTTATATGAAATCTAAAAAAGAAAATACAATAATGGGTGTTATGTTTTCCTTAATCGCAATTTTAATAGTTTTTACAGCAATAGCATTCATTAAACCAGACTGGATTTCATTATCTTGGGGACCTATATTGGTATTCATTTTAATAGGTATTATTATAGCCCAAGTCGTTTTTTATATTATGAATAGAAAAAATCCCAGTGCAAAAAGACCAAAAATATTTTCCTATATACTTATAGTGTTATTTATTTTCTTCTTACTATATGATACTAAGAAAATACAAGTTAACGCAAAAAATTGTAAAACAGTAACAGCAGATTATATAAATGAGTCATTGGGAGTAGTATTAGATATACTTAACTTGTTTCAAAATTTAGTATACGCACAAGGAAGATAAAATAAAAAAACAGCACGAGGTGCCGTTTTATATATTTTTTACGCCTATAAGAAGACGATTTTATGCGCTTTTGTATCACTACGCACTTGCGATTTACTTTCATATTAGAGTTTTTTAATATTCAATTTTTTTTATAATAAAAGTAACTACAATAATAAAGTACAATTAGTAAAATAAAATGAAAATAATATAAATGAAAATATTAATTTCCTTTGGGTTCATTAAATGAAACTCTCCCAACTCTCCAGCCGTTGTGGCATTACAACTCTTTCAGTCGTAATATTATAGCCCCCTATTCCAAGATATCTATATTATTTGATTAATACGTCTCTACGTATCTAATCAAATAACCCATATCAATTTATTCGCTATATATTGTGATTTTCTCAATATTTATACCTTTCGGTATAAATCCCTTACTTTTTATTTAAAGAAATATAAAATTCAATTTTTTTATAATAAAAGTAAATACAATACTAAATTATAGATATATTACTATCATATGTAGTTTGTATATTTACATTTTCTTCTTTTTTAATACTTCTATGTATAATCTTACTATTATCACCTATTTGATATAATTCTATATTTGCTCCCCAATTCGGATATCTTTGTCTAAACTCACTAAATGATATAATTTTCTTATCTCCACTTTTATCATTTAATGACCTAAAATTACTATGTATATCTACATAACCGAAATTATTATCATACTCTACATTTTCCAATATTGTATCAATAATATTATCAACATAATTGGATAAATACATAAGACTATATGGAATGATTAAAACAGAAAAATATTCTTTAAGGAAAGTATAAATTTGATATTCAAATACATTAGTAATTGATTTCTTCATTTCAATAGAATTATATTCATCTTTAAATCTTTTAGGTAAATAACGAATATAACTTACTAACTTATCTATACAATTAATTTTCTCCATATTTTTTTCCTTAGTCATATTTTTCCCAAGAGCAATTATAGAACCTAAAATACCTAAATACCATAATATAGGTTTATTATAAGATACATTAAGGTTTAGTAATAAATGCTCGTTATAGAATGATAATAATAGAAATAATATAAAAAAGGAACTAAAAACAAAAATAATAAATTTGCCGATAGTTGAAACAATTTTGTAATTAAATATATGACAATACGCACTCGCATATTGTGCTGATTTATTTAGTCTATCTTTGAGTTCATGTTTTAATTCATTATAATACCGAAGTTTCCACTTTGCTTTTAAAGACCATTGTTTAGATGTAATTTTTGAAGGATTATTATAGAACTTTTCACCGTATTTTAATAAGGAATAGAAAAATAAATATACTATTAATAATGGCATAAATAAATACGTCAAAACTGATATAATTAACAAATTTTGTTTTATCTTTTTTACAAATTTATTTTTATCTGTATATATATTTTCCTTAATATTATAATTATTGTCAAATAAATAATCAAAAATACAATAAATTATGTTCCACTCAATTAACCTAGAATATAAGAATTTATTAATATTGGAAGACAAAATAGTAGTTATTATATTATCTTTCTTTAATATTTTCATATTTGTATTATATATATTATAGTCATTGCCATATAGCAATTCCAATTTTTCTACTATTTCTCCCCAAGTTATAGTATCTATTTTTCGATTATCAATATTTAATTTTTTATTATAAAATTTCTTTATCTTATAATAATCTGTAATATCATTACCTATTCCTATAACTCTTACTGTAATATATAATATAATAATTATAGTAGTAAAAATATATATGAAATTATTTTTATAAAAATTTGAGAAATCAATATAATTTTTAAAAGAAGCATCTTCATCTTTAAGTTGTTTTAATCCGGTATAGTCTATACAAGAAAACATAAAATTAAGAAAGACTAACATAAAAATGGAAGTTAGTAAATTAAATATTTGTAGGGAAACAATATTATAATATCCTTTATAATAGAAGTAATTATAGATTTGTATTAATTTTTTATTAGAAGGAACATAAGAAATTGATTCATCTAAATTGTCATCTATATCAGTATTATCTAAATCTTCATTTATTTCTTGTTGTAACAATTTTTCATTTAAATTTTCATTAATAGTCATTTTATTTTGTTTTTAGTATTTTATTTAATATTTCTTATAATAATTAAAAATTTAAGTTATTTATAATTGAAATATTAAATAAATTTAGAAAAATAGGTAGAAATAATTATCCTATAGAATATCCACTACTAGATGTTTATTATAACCCCTTATATTCTGTTACATATAATAGGATTTATTATGGATGTCCTAAAAAATGTAAAGTATGTAAACAATAGAAGAAAAAAGGTGAAGTATGGAAGGGATTATATTTTTTCCCTTTACATTGTCATTTATGCGAGTATTCCGGAAATCAAGAAGATTTTGAGGTAGAGAATATTTTTATTTTATGTAAAAACTGTATAAAAATAAAAAAGAAATTAATCTTTAATATTAAAAATTTCCCGAACAATTTCATATTTTCGCAGGACACATAAAAAAACTAAATAATAAAAAAATGCGGCATATAATAATATAAGGAAAGCAACTATTAAAGACCTTACTATTGTAAATGAATATATATATTCTAAAATAAATATATATTCTAAAATAAATTTAAATTCCATAATATATAAATTCAATAAATATAAATTCCATAAATAGTAATTATTTTAAATTTATATTTACTTTTAAATATAAAAATATATATTTAATATAAATGTCTCAGCAAAGTGGTAATTTTATATTTCATCCATTACAAAATGGAAGTTTAACACACAATCATTCTGCTGGTAAGAGTTCAGGTTATCCTAATATAGTACAATATAAACCCGACGGTGTATCTGGTATATTTGCTCCGCGAATTGTTGTTCATGGAAGAAATTATTCTTCAAACCAGGGAACTAATCAAAATAATAGTTTACCGGAAGCATCCAATTCTCATACGCATTTTGACGCACATTATCCAGCAGGTCAAACAGTATCCGCACAAAGACAACAACTAGCAGCAGAACAGGTAGCACAAAAAGAGAGAGACGATTTATATGCAAAATTATTTAGTTCTTTATTAACTGGTGGTGATTCTGGATCGGAAACTGATTCTGGAACTGAAGCAAATAGTGAAGACAATAATTATTATGAATTATTATCATCAAGAATGGATAAAGTACAAGAATGTGAACAAGACGGCACAAAACGCATACAAAATTATAGTATATGTCCTCCAAATGATATAGTAGGAGAACATATTATAAAGGATACTATAGTATGTTGTAAAAAACCTACTTCTTTAGGAGGAACCGGAAGTGGATTTGATAGTTCAGGAGATGGTACACCGACAGGAGGAAGTAATACACCGACAGGAGGAAGTAATACACCGACAGGAGGAAGTAATACACCGACAGGAGGAAGTACTGCTCCAGTTGCTTTAAAACAATGCGATGGTATTAAACCACGATGGTTACAATTTAATGTTAATCCCGAAAATAGAAGTACTTGTAATTCTTTTTGTGACAGTTTATCACCAGTTAAACCAGAAGAAGGTAGACATACTAATTATTGTTTAAAATCAGGAGCAAAATTAGGTGATAAAACTTGTTCAGAATGGGCAAAGGAAAATACTTCAAAAGAAAAAGAATGTTCAACAAAACAAGAAAATATAGATCTAAATTGTCTACAACAATATAAATTTAGAGAAAATTCGCATATAGGAGCATGTAAAACTAATAATTGTCGTTCTTATCAAGCACATTCTAAGAAAGATGGAAAAACGGCTACTTCATATGCACACGAATTAGGATTAAAAAGACATGTATATAAAGAAAATGTAGTAGAAGAAGACCAAGAAGAGGAAGATGATAAATATAAGAATGAAACACCAGAAGAAAAATATGCCAGAATGAGAGCATGGGCCGATAATAATCCAAGAACTCCTTATAAACCAAATCCAAATGATCCGTGGGATATATATTGCGAAATAGCGAAAGATAGTTCTTCTTGTTGTAAAAAATTAGGATATTTAGATCAATTAAAATCTTATTTCGAATAAAATTATCATTTTTTCCTTTTTATATTAAATATGGTTTATAAAATATTAATAGTATTAATTAATTATTTTTTAGTTGGTGTTGGTGCAGGTGTAGGCGAAGGTGCTTCTGTTGGTGTTGGTGCAGGTGTTTTATCATTAGTACCGAAATTACCTAATTCTTTTATTAATTTAACGCAATACATAAAGAAACATATCACCGCAACAGTTACACTTGAACCACCCACAAATATAATAATCGCAGAAATAGTCATAATAGCTATTATAATAACTCCTAAACCACCTGTTCCATATTTTGGCCCCCAATCTTCTTTTAATAAATGTATAGGAAGAACTGCTCCAAATAAAGCAGGAATAAGTTCACTTGGACCTATTGGTAATGGAAGTCCGCTATCCCCTGGATGTTCTGGTAAATAATGCTTTACTCCTTTTCTATCTTTATAACTATAAGTAAAAGGTCCGCCATTTATCGACCAAGTTGCCCAATTTATAATGGGTAAATTTCCTATTACTTTTAGTATCATTTCTATTGGTTTTCCTATAATACCAAAAAATATGTATCCATAACGATATAATATTGCTCCTATATGAAACCAAGGAAAAAGAAATAATTTAGCAGTTAGACAATATGCTATTTTCCATCCATTTGATGTAATACAACTGTTATTAAAATATCCTTTACCGCATTCACCCTCTTTTCTAGGTTGACCGTATTTTTCCCAATCTCTTCCAGGTAGTTCATCTGCTGTTTTTGGAGGTGTTAATCCAGGCTCTAAATCAAATGTGTAAAATCTGGGTGTAAAAATGGCTGGTAATTTCCAACAAACCCACTCATGACTGTTCCCTAGTCCATTACCCATTAATCCATTATAAAATTCTCCAAATGCTGTATAATCAGAACCGTCCGCTTTTTCAACAGGATCATATATATATAATAAACTATGAAACCAAGGTTCATTTTTAGCTTGATCTGATACTTCTCCTGAACTTTTATCTGGCATTTATATTTATAGTTATATTAGAAAATATTTTACTATATTTATGCACATTTTGGATCCCAATTTGGCTGTATACAACCAAATTCCCTACTTTCCATATTATGACCATATACATTTTCAGGACCATTAAATACTTCAGCATATGAGGCATTTCCTCCTTTTAATTTCCTTCTTCGGTTGCTACTTCGTTTGCTTTTTGAATTGCTTTTTGATTTGCTTTTTCTTTTTGATTTGCTTTTTCTTTTTGATTTGCTTTTTCTTTTTGATTTGCTACTTCGTTTGTTTTTTGAACTGCTTTTTCTTTTTGATCTAAACTTTTTCCTAAAAAGTTTGTTTTTACTTCCACCAGTCATTTCTGTAGGATCGCAAAGTGCGTCTAAATTACTATCAACAAAATTTCCATCTCTTAATTCTGGTTGGTTTTGATATCCTTTAACTTCTGGAAGACCTCCTATCATCTCATTTTCGACTCTCAAATTATATCCAAGACCTCCACCAGATTGTGAAGAAAAGTGTCCTTCCTTATCTAAAGGGAGACTTTCTGCGGCAGTATCAAAATCAATGTATTTATTAACATTAGGTGAACTCAAATTACAACTACTCATTTTATATATTATTAATATATAATTTTTTGATATCTGAAAAATAAATTTTGATTAAATTAAGTATTAATAATTATAAAAAAATATATTAAAAATATAATATGTTTAGAATTTTTTTATTTGTAGCAGTATTCTTTGGTATAATATATGGTATTTTTAAATTATTTTTCCACCTTTCGAATTCACTTTTACTTATAGACGAAACTTTCATTAACTATATAAAATCTATAGATGATAATACTGTCCAAAAATTTATTAATGAAGAAGACTTTTTAGAAAAAACAAACTTTTTAGAAAAAAGTTTAGATCAAAAACCCAAAGAAAATAACTTGACGAAAAAAAGCTTAGACCAAAAAACAAAAGCAAACGAAGTAGCAAACGAAGTAGCAAACGAAGTAGCAAACGAAGTAGCAAACGAAGTAGCAAACGAAGTAGCAAACGAAGTAGCAAACGAAGTAGCAAACGAAGTAGCAAACGAAGTAGCAAACGAAGTAGCAAACGAAGTAGCAAACGAAGTAGCAAACGAAGTAGCAAACGAAGTAGCAAACGAAGTAGCAAACGAAGTAGCAAACGAAGTAGCAAACGAAGTAGCAAACGAAGTAGCAAACGAAGTAGCAAAAGAGAATAAACAAAAAAAATTAAATAGACATTTGCGTTTAGATTTCTTTATATCATTAGTATTTGGTATAATATGGTTTTTATTTCCCCGATTAATTTTAAATTTACCCACAGAACATATTAAAAATAAAGATTCTATATATATTGGAAAAACTCTCGGTTTATTTACTTTAATTTCAAGTTTATGGCCACTATTTAATATAAGTAAAAAAGACTATATAAAAAAGAAATCAATTTTAGTAGGTAAACTAATGTGTGCTATATTAACAATGATTTCCTTTTTGCTTATAGTATATTTTAGAAAAACGATGAATTTAGGAAATATTATATCGGTAATTATGACTGCTTTTTGGGTTGCTAATGGTTATTATGGATTACTTAAATAATATAATTATTTTTCTTATTAAAATGAAAGAAATACGTGTCGCAATATTAGGCAATGTCGACAGTGCTAAATCAACGCTAGTAAGTACCATCACTTACAAAATTTTAGACGATGGTCGTGGTTCCGCGAGAGAAAAAGTTTTCAAGCATAAACACGAAAAAGAAACTGGTAGAACTTCCAGTATTTCTTTTAGGTATGTTAAAATCAATGAAGAAAAATACATAACCTTTATAGATTTAGCTGGTCACGAAAAATACCTTAAAACCACAATTCAAGGTCTTAATGGTGGTCTCGCTGATTATGCCATATTAGTTATAGGAGCAAATATGGGGGTTTTAAAGATGACTAGAGAGCATTTAGGGATAATCAAGGCATTAAATGTTCCATTTTTTGTGGTAATAACTAAATTGGATATTTGTCCTCCTAATGTTCTGGAGAGAACAGAAAGGGAAATTACACGAATAATTAAAAGTAGTTTTAAGAAGGATTTGGTTTTATTGGACGAATTTGGGAAAAATAGATATAATCCAGAAAATAAAGAAGTTATAAATTATTTCAAAATATCTAATGTTACTGGCTCCGGATTAGATTATTTTAGACAACTATGAAGTATAAAATAAGAAAAAATAATTTAATCCCTTAAAAATTCCAATATTTCAAACAGAACTTGACAATCTATATAATTATATTTTTTTATAACTTTTACTATATCCATTTCTGAAAATAAAACCCCTAAGTTTTTACTTTCAGACATTGCGTCTTCTGCTTCCAACATTGCGATTCTACCATCCATATCCATATCCCACGTTGTCTTAATAATACCATATCCATACAATGCCTTGGAAACTTCTTTTAATCCATAACCGAAAACGCCTTTAATACAGATAGGTTCTTCTTTGAATATGTCTAATATATCTGTAAAATTGAGTTTTCGCCAATCGAATATTTTTTTATTTCTCAAAACCGCATTTTTATAGAAATTGGGTTCAGCGTTGCTCCAATGGTATATTTTAGGTTTATCAATATCATATTTCAAAGACATAGTATCCATATAGTTTAACCATTCTTCAATAATTTTTGTTTCTTCTTTTTTGCTAAAATTTTTTACAATAAAGCATTTAAATTCACTTTTATATTCTTCTAAATCCTTATCATAATAGTTAGCGATACACCCTATCATAAAAATACAAGTTCCAAAGTTAGTATATGGAACTTTTTTAAAATTATCGTTTAAATCATTAACAGTTTCGAAATCAACATAAAATTCAACTTTATCTTTCTCCAACTTTTTCAAATTGTCTAAGTTTCGCAAAGTTCTCGGCGAATATACTATATCCTCTGTATTCCTATTAATATCCAATATATTATCTAAAATCTTCGCCTTTTTCCCACTTAAATTTAATGTTTCCGCATTACATTCTATATTGTTCCAGTCATATATTTTCCTCTTAAAACAATTATTCCTCTCCTTGATACCACAATTCCATAAAGAAGTAATATCTTTATTTTTAATTGCTATTTCTTTTTTAATATGCCTCCATTCCCCATCGTAATTACTATTATTCATATTTGGATATAATTCTATTCTATTTGGTTGAAAAATATCCCATTCTGCACCATTTTCCTTAAGGTCTCTAATCCATTCTATAGCGTTTTCAGTTTTAGTGTAAATATCTTTATCTTTGCCGAAGATATCAACTTTCCCTAAATAGTCGAAACTATTATTTCCTTTTTTATGTCCTCTTCTCCATTTCCTACCTAAGATATAGGAATTATTGGGTTGATAATTTTGTGTATATGCTAAACATTTATTATATATCATAACTTGTGATTTGTAATATGGGAACATTCCAACATTATTAAGTAATTTTCCACCATTCCTAAATACTAAATTAGAAAATTTTATATCTATTACTAAATAATGCCACCTATTACTAAATTTACATCCTATATTCATATCTTCAATATTTTCTATTATCGGATAATTTAGTATTTTATTAATATAATCACTCCTTATAATTATATCAGGTATGCCAAATAAATTATTGTCTAAATCAAATATTACACCGTGAAATATTATAGGAACACCATGATTCATAAGTTCTACTGTGTTATCGTATTTTTTTAAATAAAATTCTAGTATATCTGTATCTTTTGTAAATTCAAAATCAAGGGTTTTAGTGTAATATTTACTCCTAATATGATTAAATATTCTTTCCTCAAAGTCTATACCTTTTTGTTTAATAAAGGTACTAAATTTATTATCTTCTTTTTTTTTAAAGAAACCATTTTTCTCACCATAAAGGTTTAACCAATCTAAAAGTGGGTCATCTAAAAGATAATTTTTAATTTTGGTGGCAGAAATAAAATCATAAAAAGGGGAAATATTTGAATTCATATAAAATTTAAAAATATATTATTTTTTAAACTTTTCAAAAGTTTTAAATGAAAATAATTAAAAAGTTTTTTAGAAAAAACCTTAAACCAAAAAAAGCTTTACGAAATTGAAGATTTCTAATTTAGAAATAATATAAGAAATAGGATAACCTATATAAAACAATCCGCAGAATATTTATCTGTAAAAAGTTTTAAACCTTTTTTAGTTTTTTTCAAACATTTAAATGTTTCAGAAGGATTCTTTTTATTAAAAGCAGTTTTCTTTCTATCTTGATTGATTATACATTTTTTAGTAATCTTTATATTATCGGTTATTCCTCCTTTAGTTTTTCTTCTAATTAACATAGGTTCTGTTTGACATTCATCTTCATTAAATTTCTTATTATTTTCTTTATTAATATTAGTTTCTTGTCTATCAAAGTAATCATTATAGTTACAGTATCCATATTGGTGGTTACTTCTTTTAAATACTTCGTCTTTTTCTAATTTACCAGTAGGGCATATGGGACCGTCACTTGTAGGTAGACAATCGTAGAAGTATTCTGTATTCTGTTTTGTGTGATTTTTTTCTTTATCAGTATAACTATTATATCGCGTTTTAAAGGGTAATACACATTTTCCTGGTTTAACATTTGTTTCTCCCGAACGATCATAACCGAACATATCGACTGTGGAAGAATTAACATCTGGGACTGGAATTTTCTTATCTGGTTTAATTTTGATAGATTTAGTAATAGAAATAGGTGTATTGGAAATATTTCGCGGGGTATTAAGTTTATATTTATCTCCTAATTCTTTATTTTTAATTTTCTTAGTGTTAAATTGTTTAATATCTCTTTCATATTTATATTTTTTCTTGGAATATAATTCATTCTTAATATTATTAAAATCATTTATTCCAAAATCAATATTATTCCTACTTATTTTTTTAGTCTTTATTGCCCGAAATCTTTTAGTTATAAAATCAATACCATTTTTTTTATTCATAAGTAATTCATTTACTAACTTATTACTAAATTCATTTACTAAATCTAATTTCAATAATTCATTTAGTAATAATTTCTTCTTATGAACTTTCTCTAAAACTGGATTATTTATAATTCTCCTAATATTCATATTTGTATTACTATTCTCTTTTTTTAGTAAACTTCTATTTACTAATATTTTGTTATCTTCATAATTCTTCTGTGTTTTATAATAATTACTCATTTGTTTAGACCTATCGTTTGAATTTATGGCGTATGAATCATAAATTAAATTATTAATTTGGTGTTCTCTATTAAGTTGATTTCCATTGCCTGAAAAGTCTTCTTTATCTAAAAGTGGTATAAATAGATTATCTTTAGTAATAATACCGTTAATATGTTTTTTACCGTTTGATTTAGTATATGAAATTTTTTTTTCAGTTAAAAAGTTAGGATAAATGTTATTATTTAAAGTTTTTAAAAGTTTTTCTTTCTCATTTTTAAATTCTTGATAGGAAAGTAATAAATTCATATCTAACATATCTGTATAGGTAATAATATCAAACTTTTTACTTTTAATAGCATAAGTAGTAAGATTTAAACCAGACGGATAAGTTGGAATAAATAATTTATTATTTAGTATAACACCGACAACTTTGAATTGTTTATTAATAACGTGAAACATAATATTATCATTACTAATTAATTTATTAATATTATATAAATTGTAAGGGATAGTCTCTAAATTATTTAGACATATATCTTTTAGAATTTTGAAAATGTTTGCTAAGTTAGGGTCTTTTTCAGTAAAACTAAATTGAAGTGGTTTTTCTTCTACATCAAAATTAATTTTAACAAGTGGTTCAAAGTATTCTTTATTTTTCTCGTCAATAAATTTAAGAATAAAAATAGTTTCTTTCTTTTCATTAAAACTAAATAAAGGACATTGGACGCTAATATTATTTTCTTCACCTAAAACTTTTTCTATAATTACAATATTATAGTTTTTATCTAATAAAATACCAGATTTTGCTAATAATTCAATATAATAAGAGTATTCTTTGAAAAGTTTTCTATCATTGGAATAATCCCTAAAGTTCATAAAGGAAGCATATAATTTTTTGACTTCTATACTTTCTTTATCTAAATTTTTTATTTTAGTAATACTGCTAAACCAGGTATTATATTCTTTACTTGTAGTATCAATTTCAATATTAGTTTGGAATGTTTCGTGTAAATTTCCATTATTAACAGAAGCATATACAAGTGGTTTAATATTATCTAAAATATCATTCATATTAAAAGGTGTTCTATCCTTTTTATTTCTATCAATATCGTGTTCTCTAATACATTTGAGTTTATGTAGAGCACGAATAAAAGAGTTATTTTCATTAATATTATTAGTCCCTAGTCTAAATAGTAATTTTCTATTAGTAAGATTTTTCTTTTTATCGAATGCCAATGTTTTAACATTTTCGAAGAATTGGTATTTATAGTATACTTTTTTCTTATTGGTTTTGGTTTTAACGAAATCCCCTTCTTTAACTTTAAAAGAAGAGTTATTATTTAGTAATTCATTTAAATCATTAGGTAATAAACCTAATTCGTCGTGTGATAATTTAGTGCTAGAATCTTTAAAATAATCTTCCTTTGTTTCTTTATTTTTCTTTTCCATAGAAGATTTATCACAACAAGGATAAATACTTCCTTGTTTTGTTCTGGGATACATAGGATTCAGTGAGTTTTCTAATATTTTAGGTATTTTCAGTTTAGCATTTTTAATATCTTCAAGAAAGGGTATGAGTTCATCTTCTTTAACATTTACATTTTCACTATTACATTTAGTACATTTATAATCATTATTATAATAATCAATATATCTAATCTTCTCTAAACACCGTTCACACTGAACTTCTATTTTCTCCCATTTATTATTTTTCCAATAACTATCTGACCTTATTTTTATAGTATGTTCATTATCAAAAACACCTCTAACACCTTTTATTTTAGTAGGTTTTCCGGAACAATACGGACACATATTACCTTTTTTAATAAATTCGTCAGTTTTAATAGGTACCATACACTTTACGCAATAAATACGGGGACAAATATAGACATTTTTATTACCTTCTGAACCGGTAATAATTCTGTATTTATCGTTGTCGATATCTTCTCCCTTTGTTCTTTTATCTAAACCGTCACTAAGTCTTTTATTTTCAGTTATATATTTCCATAAATTTTTGGATATAATTACGGGTATTCTGTCTTCGACCGCTGGACATCCGCGTGTAAAATTACTACCTTTAAAGAAATCGGGATCATATTTATCACGCATATGTTTGAAATATTTACTAACTGTTTTATTTTTAAAATCTAACTCGTCAATTTTTTCAGGTATAAATGGTTTATCAATATTCTTTACATTGTTTTTATCATTTTCATTGTTTTCATTGTTTTCATTGTTTTCATTGTTTTCAAAAGAATTATTATTAGAATTATTATTCATTAATGAAAAATTACTTCCATTGCTACTATAATTATTATTATTTACAGAGTTAGAAATGGATAATAATGATTTTTTAAGATTAAATTTATTCTCACTTTCTTTAATATCATTTTTTTTTACAATCTTTCTTTTAGTAAAATTAATAAGTTCTATAATAATGAGGTTAATGAGGTTATTAACAAAAACCAATTGATTAATATTATGGCAGGTAAAATTGATAACAGTTTTTTGTTTACCTAAGATATTATCAAAGTATATTTCTGCTTTTTCAATTTCGTTATTTCTTTTTTTCTTAATCATTTTTTCATCTCTTGTATCACTATCAAAAATCTTATTAAAAAGAGGTGAAATTTCACTTTCACTAATATTAAAATTATCTAAGATTTCTGGAGTAAGTTGTTGAAGTGTAATATGATTATTTTCAAAGAACCTATCAATAATATAATTTATGATATATTCTTCAGTTCCGTAATTATTAATATTTTTAAAACCGTATTTGTTTTTACCATTAGAATAAAAGAATAGTTTCATTTCTTTAAATATTTGGTTAAGATTTATGAGATTTCCGAGAGGAATAAATTTACTAAAATTCATTTTAATATTTTTGATATTGGTTTCGTCTATTAAAACAATAGATTTATTAATATCATATACTTTACTTTCGGGAGTATTACTTTCTTCTATATTATTGAGTATGTTATTGATATATGTAATAGTTTCATTAATTTTACTCATATAATTAAAGAAGTGATCATTAAGTTTTTCTTTTCTATTTTTAAGAATGGGAAAAATTGAGAGTATATTTCCATTTTCTTGAATATAGAATGTCATATAATTATTTTCATATTTAACTACCATATGTATAAAATTACCTTCTCTATATAACATTTCATCGCTATTATCATATTCTGTTAAATCCATATCTAAAATACCATTTTTCCAATTGGAGAGAATTTTACTAGTTATATTTGACCTTTTATTGAAAATAGGTTTATGTAATTTATATAATACTGTTTTCTTCAATTTCTGTCTTATCATTCTAGTATATTTGATATTTATAAAGGGTATATCATTGGAAGATTGTAACATTTCATATAGTCCTATTAAGTTAATACGTAAAGTGATAATATTTTTTTTAACAACTTTAACGTAATTAATAATATTAAGTTGTCTTCCCATTTGACCTAAATTATCTAATATTTTTCTATAAGTGAAAGAATGTTTTTGATATAAATTTTCTAAGGAGTCAATATTTTTATTTTTAGTAATATCGCTAATTTTATCTTTATTTGCAAAACTAAAATACCTTTTTGTTATATATTGGTAATTTGGAAGAGTAGTTTTAATATCGTTAAGACAAAATAAATATATATCTTGATTAAGTTTTATGTTATTATCTTCATCATATTTAGTTTGGTTAATAATATTATTAAAAATTGTATAGTCATTATTTTGGACTCTTTCATTGAAGTCATTATCGGTATCTTTATTTTTAGTTAAATCGATATAATCGCATATGATTTTATTATTTCTTTTATTGACGAAATATTGTGATAAACCAATATCGTGGTAAATGTAGATTTTAATATTAACTAATTTAGTGAAATAATCTTGTAATTCTGCCATAGTATATTTATCTTTCGTTAATTTGAAAAAAGAAACATCCATTATTTTATTAAGTTCTAATACAATATGTTTTTTATACAAGTATTCTATATTTGTATTATAAAGATTTGGAATAATACTAGTAATAAAATCATAATCTAATATTTTTTTAGTATATAAATACTGTTTATCAGTATCTAAGTAATCATTACCATATTTAGTACTCATATTATGAAATATCTTTTCTTTAATAGTTTTGATATTATCATTGAGAAGAATTACTTCTTCTATAAGAATAGTTTTAGGTGATAATTTATGTTTAAGAATATCAACTCCTGTTTGACCGTATCTCAAATTAAGTTTATTTCTTTCTTCTAGAGTAATATTTTTTTTTTCTTTAATTTTGTTAATCGCAACTAATTCTTCTTTACTAAGTCGTCCAACAAATAGATATTCATTTTTATTATAAATTACTTTAAAAATATCTAAACAAAATGGTGGATTAAAAAGTTGTTCATTTATATTCATATTATAATATATAAATAAACTTTTTTTATAAAAAAAGATTGGAAAATATAAATAAACTTTTTTATAAAAAAAAGATTGGAAAAAGAAAAAATTTATATAATTATTCACTAAAATTTTCAGGGTCGTCAGTAATTTTAATTCCGCAATAAGGAACTGGTGTTTCATTATAATTGACTCTTTCATATACTCCTAATTTACGGGCATTTTTCAATAATGTTCTAAAATTATCCCAGAATTCCTGAGTATGTCCTATTGATTTTGTCATAGTATGTGCTAATTCGTGAATTGCGACAAACATCATAGTATTAAGTTTAACTAAATTATTTTTCTCATCCCTTGATCTAAGACAAAATACCATTTTCTCACCTTTATTAATAGAATAAGAAGTATATTTACTATCTTTATCGGTTTCGGTGATATTATCTGGGTTAAAGTTATTAATCATGCGGTTAACGTCTTCTTGGTCTTTATTTGTTTTATTAAGTTCTTGTGTAATCATAATAAGGTTTTTACGTATAGTGGCTAGTAAATCTGCTGCTTCTTGTTTATCTTTATGATTTTGAACTAAATAATCTTTACCGTCAATAGTGGATTTAATATATTCAACTTCTTTAACTTTATTTTCGAAGTGAATATAGATAATTGTTATAAGTATTATACATATAAAGAATGATACAAAATCTTTCATATATTTTATGGTTAGATAAAAATATTAAGTTAGATATTTTTTATGATATTAAAATTGAAAAAGTATTTAAAATTGAAAAAATTAAATTATTAAATTTATAATAAAATGAATTTGAGAAATACTCGACCAAAACAATTAAAAGATAATTCTAAAGATATAAGATTTCAAATCAATGATTTACAATGTTATAATGAAACTTTAGACAATTCGGATTTAGATGAGTATGAAGATAATAGTAAATATATTATAAATATTTTTGGAATAGATGAAAATAATGAGTCTATATCAGTAAAAGTGCTAGGTTTTAAACCACGCTTTTACGTTGAAATTCCTAAAGATTGGGATACAAAGAAAATCCAAATATTTATTAATACATTAAAAGGAAAAGTAAAGAAGATGTATAAGGAGTCATTAGTTAATCATAAAGTTTTACATAGAGTAAAATTTCGCGGTTTTACAAATAATGAAAAACTCAAATTTCTTAAATTAACTTTTCATAATACATATTCTATGAGAGCATATACTAATGTCCTAAAGAAAAAAATTTGTATTCCGTCTTTAAGTAAAAAACCGAAAAAATACGCCTTATATGAAACAAATATTGAACCTTTTATTAGGTTTTGTCATATTAAGGATATTAAACCTTCTGGTTGGATTAAAATATCCCAAAAGAAATATAATGTTAATAAAGTAAAGTTAACATTTTGTCAAACTGAAATTACTACAAAGTGGAATGATGTAGAAGCAGATAGCAATACTCATATTGCTCCTCTTATTACATTATCCTTTGATATTGAATGTGATTCAAGTCACGGGGATTTCCCTTTGGCACAAAAGAATTATAAAAAATTAGGAGCAGAACTTCTGGATAATATTCATAAGAAACTAAAGAAAAATGATTTAGATAAAACAATGTATCAAGATTTAGTTTTGAATGAGAATAATGAGAGAGAAGATCTGGTTACGTACCTAGTCAATCTTGCTTTTAAAGACACAGATAACTTAGAAGATATTAGTAAAGTATATACCAAAGAATGTATCAAACCAAAAAAGAAAGAGTTAAAGCCTTTAATTCCTCACCTTACCAAACATCTATTTATTAGAATAGTAAGAGAAGAGAATAATAAGGAATTAAGAGAAGCAGTTGATAAAACAAAGAGAATTTGGGGTGATAATAGTATAGGTATTTTAGAGGATATTGCTTCTAAAGTGGGAAAGGAAACAGGTATATCAAATCAGAAAATAATGAATAGAATTATAACACGAGATATATTAGTTGAAAAAATCACAGGACTATTAGATAATAATTTACCTTCTTTAGAGGGGGATAAAGTTATTCAAATTGGTTCAACCGTCCATAGATATGGGGAACAAGAGTGTTACCTTAAACATATAGTTACTTTGGATACTTGTAATGAGATAGATGGGACAGTAGTTGTTCCATGTAAAACAGAAGCAGAAGTATTAAAAGAATGGGCAAAATTTATAAGGGAGTTGGATCCGGATATTGTAACAGGTTATAATATCTTTGGTTTTGATTTCAAGTTTATATATGAAAGAGCAGAAGAATTGGATATAGTTTTCGAAATGGGAACTTTAGGGAGAATGGCAAATAAAGATTTAGAATTGATAGAAAAAAACCTTTCTTCATCCGCATTAGGTGAAAATATATTAACCTTTATTGCGATGGAAGGGAGAGTTTGTCTTGATTTATTGAAAGTTATTCAAAAAGACCATAAACTAGCTTCTTATAAGTTAGATACTGTCGCGGAGAATTTCATTAATGGTAGTATTAAAGATATTATCGCAAATGAAAAAGATGAAGCAGTTGAAAACACTGAAGATGTAGAAAGTAATTTTGGTAATGTTCTTAAGATTTCGGGCGCAACAGATTTAAATGAAGGTAATTATATTACAATCTTTATGAAAAACGATAAATATATGGAAGGTAAAAAATTCAATATTTTAAAGTTAGAAGGTGATACGATTACTTTAAATGAAGAAATTGATAATTCTATATTATCAAAGAAGGCATCATGGAGGTTAGCCAAGGATGATATAGGTCCAAAAGATATTTTTAGACTACAGAAGCAAGACGCAGAGGGAAGAAGAATAGTGGCGAAATATTGTATTCAGGATTGCACTTTATGTAATAAATTGATAAACAAACTTAGTATTATATCCAATAATATTGGTATGGCGAATGTTTGTATTGTTCCTCTTTCCTACATTTTCTTACGAGGACAAGGTGTTAAAATCTTTTCCTTAGTATCTAGGGAATGTAGGGAGAATAACTTTCTTTTACCGGATTTGAAGAAACCGAAAACGGAAGAAGAAAAGGAAGAAGAAAAAACTAAATTTAAATATAAATATGATGATGATTCAGAAGACGAAGTAGATGAAGGTGGATATGAAGGAGCAATTGTTTTGCCACCAAATCCAGGTATTTATCTGGAAACACCTGTTGTCGTTTTAGATTATTCGTCTTTATATCCTTCCGCTATGATTAGTGAAAATTTATCTCATGATACTTATGTTATGGAAGAAAAATATAATAATCTTCCTGGTGTGGACTATTTAGATATTACACATGACGTATATGAATGGAAAAATCCTTTAATTAAAAGTAAAGGAAAAAATAAAATGGGACAGAAGACTTGTCGATTCGTTCAATTTAAGGATGGAGAACAAGGATTAATTCCTAAAATTCTTCAGAAACTTTTAAAAGCGCGTAAATCGGCAAGAAAGAAAATTCTATACAAAACAGTTAAGGATAGTGAAGGTAATGAATTCAGTGGATTATACAACGAAAAAGACGATATTGTATATATAAATAATATTGAAGGTGGAAAAATGGAATTTAATAAGGAAAATATAGTATATAATGAAGATACTTATAATGAATTCGAAAAAGAAGTTTTTGATGGTTTACAATTGGCGTATAAAGTAACAGCAAATTCTTTATATGGGCAGATTGGTGCGAGAACTAGTCAGATATATTTAAAAGATATTGCTGCTAGCACTACCGCGACAGGGAGAAATCTATTACACCTTGCGAAAGAAAAAACCGAAGAGAAGTTTGAAGGCGCTAAGATTATATATGGTGACACGGACAGTATCTTTATTAACTTTAATCCAAAAGATGAAAAGGGAAATATTCTCAAAAATAAGGAAGGATTAAAGCGTTCTATAGAGTTAGGTGTCGAGGCAGAAAAGTATATTCAAAACTTCTTAAAACCTCCGCATAAGTTAGAATACGAAAAGACATTCTGGCCGTTCATTCTCTTTACAAAGAAGAGATATATTGGCGATAAGTATGAGTTTGATTTAGATAAATATAAACAGACTTCTATGGGTATTGTTTTGAAAAGAAGAGATAACGCTGATATAGTGAAACATATATATGGAGGTATAATGAATATTATAATGAAAGAAAAAGATATACCAAAATCAATTGTGTTTTTAAAAGAAGAATTAAAGAAATTAATTCAAGGAAAGTTCCCATTGGAAATGTTAACAATTACAAAGAGTTTAAAGTCTTATTATAAGAATCCCGAATCAATCTGTCATAAGGTATTGGCAGATAGAATTGGTGAGAGAGAACCAGGTAATAAACCACTTCCAAATGAAAGACTTCCGTATATATACATTCAGTATCCAGAGAAAAAAGGACAAAGAATATTACAGGGAGATAAGGTTGAACATCCGTCATTTATAAAACAACAAAAATTGAAACCTGATTATTTATTCTATATTACAAATCAAATACAAAAACCAGTTTGTCAAATTTATGCCTTGATTGTAGAACAATTAGAAGGATATTCACATGACAAAGATTATATGAACAGATTGAAAAAAATGTATAGTGATAAACATGGAGAAGACAAAGCAAATGAGAAATTAACTAAGAAAAGAAATGAAATAACGGCTGATATTCTTTTCCAAGATATTATTAGAGAAGGAACAAATAAGAAAAATAAAATTAAACCGATTACAAGTTGGTTTAAACCCGTTTAAATTACAATTAAATTTGCGGAAGCATATCTTAAACATAATTTAATATTATACCTTTTTTCTATTTGTTCTTCTGTCATATATTGTGTTAATTTTAATATATAATAATTATTATATTTTTTTCTATTCACACAAGAACATAATTTACTTACATTTATATTTAAAAATTCTTCTAATAAATAATCTAAATAAAATATAGTCCTCCCCAGAGAATAAATATCAGATTTATATAAAGAATACCTAAAATCATTAGGATAATCTAAACTAATATGACATTCGTGTTTCCAATCTGTAGGATTTTTGGGAGGTAACCACGGTTCATCAAGTCTTCTATAATGAATAGGCATATAACCAGAAGTTCCAACTATTTTATTTTTCGCATTACCAAATGGTTCTTCGGAAGCATATCCGAAATCAATTAGTTTAAATCTTTTACCAAAATATTTATCTGGTAAACTAAAAAAATCATTATAAACTATGTTTTCGGGCTTTATATCTAAATGAACTATTTTATTAGAATGAAGAAAATCAAGTGCTTCTAATATATTGTTAATAAATGAATATATTTTTTTTTTAGTATTTCCTTTCCAAACAGAAATATTATTATTTTCATACATTTTTTGAAAAATATTTTGTAAATCTAAATTTCCTTCATTTGATATATAAGAATAATATAAATCTTTATTCCGCTTGATTATTTCGTGAACACAATAATCAAATTTTACATTTGAAATATAGGTATATAACATACTTCTTTTATCAATTTTATACTTTGTTTTTTCAGGAATAGAATAATAAAAATGGTGTCCTTCAATATTTCTTATTATATCTAAAATATATTCATTATGATAATCTGTTTTATATGTTATTTTTATTAATTTATCAAAATTGGTTTTAGTATTATTTATATTCTTATTTTTTTTTTTATTTTGTATATCTACTCTGTTTTTTTTTTCTTTAAGAAAAATGGAATCATCATCTGTTGAACTATCACTTATGTAATTATATATAGGATTTATAATGTTATTTTCATTATTTTCTTTTACATCATTTATAAATTCACCATAATGTCCATTACCTAAAATAATGGAATATTTACCTTCTTTTATAATAAATGATTTTTTATCTTTCATATATATTTTATATAAATATTAATCTTTATATATTAATTAAACAATATCACTCTCATTCATCTCATCACTTTCTTCTATTTCTCCACTTTCTTCTATTTCAACACTTTCTTCTATTTCTCCACTTTCTTCTATTTCAACACTTTCTTCTATTTCTCCACTTTCTTCTATAGTATTATCATTACTTTCTGTATCCTCTAATGACCCCGTATCTCTTAAATCAATTCTACAAACGGGACATGTAATATTACTTTCGAACCAAGTATCAATACAACTAATATGAAATATATGAGAACAGTTATTAATTTTTCTAACAATACTATTACTCGAAAAATTTTCCCTACAAATAGTACATTGTTCGTATGTATCTTCTAAAGTGCTATATAAATGAATAGAAGAACTATTAGATAATACTTGAATATTAGGAGTAATCGCAACGTCTTCCCAATCTGGATTTGTATTAATATTACTATTTTGACTATATAAAGTAACTTCTACTAATTCAGGTAATATATGAGGCATTGAAGAAGTATTTATAGAATATGAACTATAATTATTTAGTAATGAATTTTGATTTCCTAATGGGGTTTGATTACCGTGGGAGGTTTGATTACCATGGGAGGTTTGATTACCATAAGGAGTTTGATTACCATGGGAGGTTTGATTACCATAAGGAGTTTGATTACCATAAGGAGTTTGATTACCATAAGGAGTTTGATTACCATGGGAGGTTTGATTACCATAAGGAGTTTGATTACCATAAGGAGTTTGATTACTTATATTACTATTAGGAGAACTATTATAGGAGTAGTTATTATTTTGTGGGGAAGTATTATATAGTGAGCTTCTATTTTGGGGTGAAGTATTATATGGGGAACTTCTATTTTGGTGTGAAGTATTATATGCTGAGTTACTATTTATGGGGGAAGTATTAAATTCGGGTTGTCTTCTGGAACTTAATATATTCATTAAACCCTCAACAAATTGTCTGGATGCTTGGGTTCTAGAATCTCTATTTCTTTGTGTAGTTGGTATATTATTATTAGTGTTATAAAATAATATATTATCTATTTGATTTATAGTGGTTTGTAATTCTCTTTTGGTTCTTAATAATTGTAATCTAAGTGAGTTATCCATTAGATATTATTTTAATTAATAACATAATTTTAAATTAGTTAAAGAATATTTATTTATAATTTTATTATTATGTCGAATGGAGAAATACGGGGGTTATGTGGATTAGTAAATTTTGGTAATACGTGTTATATGAATTCCGCAATTCAGTGTTTAGCGTCTATTGGTAAGTTGAAAAAATATTTTTTAAAGAAGGAATTTTTAGAGGATTTGAATAAAGAAAACCCCGAGTTAAATTTAATTATTCAATGGTATAAATTATTATTAGGGAAATATACAAAAAATTCGGTAATATCTCCGGAAAGTTTTAGAAGAGAAATAAGAATAGTTTCATTAAAGGAAGGATTAAATTTGAATTTTGTAGGTAATGGACAAAATGACGTCCAAGAATTTTTGATATTTTTAATTGATAAAATGCACAATGGTGTATGTCGAAAGGTAAATATAAATATAACGGGTGAAGTCAAGAATGATTTAGACAAATGTGCTTTGGAAGCAATGAAAATGTGGAAAGTATTTTTTAAGGATAGTTATTCTATTTTTATAGATTTATTTTATTGTCAAAATAGTTCTAGGATTTACAATTTAGATAAAAAACTATTATCTACTAATTATGATCCTATTTGTTACCACTCCTTGCCTATACCAAAAAAAGAAAATCCTTCGATTTATGATTGTTTTAATTTATTTACAACAATGGAATTAATAGATGATGAAGATAATTTATATTTTAATGACGAAACTAAAGAGTATATAAAATATTATAAAGAGATAAAATTCTGGAGTTTACCTAAAGTGTTAATAGTTGTATTAAAGAGATTTATGAATAATGGTAATAAAATTACAAAAAAAATAGATTTTCCATTAAAAAATTTAGATTTATGTAAATATTGTGTTGGATATAGAAAAAAAAGTAATGTTTATGATTTAGTAGGCGTTTCTAATCATATAGGTAGTTTACAAGGAGGGCATTATTTTGCTTATTGTAGAATGGAGGACAGAAATTGGTATAATTTCAATGATACGTCTGTTTCTAGGATTTCTGAAAATGAAGTAGTATCAGAAAAGGCGTATTGTTTATTTTATATGAAAAAATAATTTAATGTGATTAAGAAAATATATTTTTACAGGATTAAATATATATATTTTAATATATTTTTATGAAAATAAAATATAGTATATAAATATAATGGAAAAAAGAATTAAAACGAATACAGTAAATTCAAACAATAAGAATATTAATAAAATTATAGGTGTAAATAATAAAATGAATAATAATAATAACAATAATAGAAATAACAATAATAGAAATAACAATAATAGAAATAATAATAATAAAGGAAATAATAAAGGAAATAATATAAATACTACTATAAGAAATATAAAAAATAAAAGTTTTAGTAATAAGGTAAAAGATAATAAAAATGTTATATTTTTATTAGTTGTTTTATTATTTATTGTGATAGTATGTATAGTAGGATATTATATTTACAAGAAATATCCCGAAGTTTTATCATTTTATGATAATAACAATAATAACAATAATAACAATGAAGAAAAAAAATTACAAAATAATATAAATAAAATGAGACAACAAAATAATTTAAATAAAGAATTACAGGAGCAGGAAAACGGCAAAGAGAGAAAAAGACGAACAGAAGATTCAAATATGGTAAATTTATTAAATAATGTTAAGAACAATACATTTAAAGTAAATACTAATAATAAAAAGCAAGTATTCAATATAGCCAATAATATATTTAACTATGATGATGCGGAGGCAGTTTGTAAAGCACATGGTGCCGATTTGGCTTCATACGAACAGGTGGTAGACTCTTATTCTAAAGGTGCAGAGTGGTGTAATTATGGTTGGTCGAAAAATCAAATGGCATTGTATCCTACACAAAAAAAAACTTGGCAAAAATTACAAGGAGACCCCGAAACTGCTAATAGTTGTGGTGATTGGGGTGTAAATGGTGGATATTTTGAAAATAAAGATACTTTATTTGGTGTAAATTGTTATGGAGTTAAACCAGAACCAAAAGATAGAGAAAGAACTAAGACTGTACCTGTATCAATAAGAGGTAGAGATATTTTAAATAAAGTTAAAATGTATAGAGAAAATAGAAATGATATTACTGTTAATCCATTCAATAATGATTTATGGTCTCAATAATAAATATTTAAAATAAAAATATAATAATTAAAAAGTTTTATTCATAGAACAACCGCATCCACCTACTTTCCTATTAATTTTAAATTTTCTTCGTAACTTTCTTTTACTTTTATTATAACCTCCTTTTTGGGAAGTTATATTTAAGATATTAGTTCCTCCTCTAACAAATCCTCCTCTTTGTTTTCTGCTTCCTCCTTTATGGTTATCTGAACGCAAACTGTTTATTTTACTTCCTCCTTTTTTTTGTGAACGTCTTTGTTTTTTAGAAACCTTTCGAGAACGTTTTTGTTTGTAACTAAGTTTTTTGGAATGATAATTTCTTGGCATTTTATACTATTATAAAAGAAAATAAATATATTTTAATTAAAATTTAATTTACTTTTATATAATAAAAAATTGAAAAACTAATTATTTATAGTATATTGATTTAAATATGACTTCAAACCAAATAAAAACAAAAACAAAAACTCAAGAAGAAGGTTTACAATATGATTGGGATTCACGTGTGAAAGAAAATTTTATGGATTTAAATCAAGAAATACACGAAGCAGTCGACAAGGAAAATGCCACGGACGCAACAAAAGACGCCAATTTCATAACTCATATGAATAAAAGATTCATAGAAATTAAAGATAATTTTGAAATTGTTGAGAGAATCGAAGACGGTTGCGATGAAGGCGGAATACTCTATTGGGTAGAATGTAAGAATGGATGGCATGATAGAAGTTGGAATTTGAGTTCAGCAATAAGAAAATCAATCGAGGAATTCAAAATGTATATTTATAGATACGGATTTCTATATGAGTCGGTTTTATATTACTATACTAAAAAAAGTCTGGATGAGGTATTTGCTTAATCAAAGTAACAATCCTCATTATCTGAATTATCAGAATCAGATTGGTTATCAATATTAAATTCTACATTTTTAAATATTAGGTATATAAAATTTTTATTTTCTATATTATTTAATAAATTAAAGGCATTGTTGGTCATATATGATTGTAAGTTATTATATAATTTTATTAAATCATTTATAAATAAATCGTCGAATGTATTTTTTTTTTCAATATCTAAAATTGTTATTCCTCTATATTTTTTTTTAGTACTATTGAGATAAATAAAATATACAAATTGTTTAAAAAAATATTCTTCATCATTTAAATCCAATCCTAAATCTTTTAATTTATCTAATGTCATTTGATACATATTATCAATAATATGAAACCTATATAGGTTTTTGTCATATTTATGATTTATCCAGATATTGAAATTATAATCCATTTAAAATTATTTTATTTTATTCTATTAATTATATAAAAAAATAAGATTTTAATCACACTTAAAATTTATAAAATATAAAATATAAAATATAAAATATAAAATATTAAATATTAAATAAATTTTAAAAAATTATTAAATTATAATAAAATAAACTAAATCTTTTTATATATAATATCTTTTACAAAAAGTTCGACTCTATTATAATAATTATCAAATATAAAGATACATAAACTATCTCTTTTTGTACATATATCTAATTTTACATCTATAAATTCTTTTTCATTTATATTTTTCAAAAAATCATTATATATTTTTATAGGATTATGTATTTTTATACCAATACCATTATCAGGATTAATAATTTTTTTACCTTTAATTTTAAAAGATAATTTATAATTTCCAGGTTCTAAATTATATCCAAACCAAATGTTAATGTATTTTCCTTTTAATTTTGTAAATTTTATAACTCCGCAATTAATTTCCATCTTACATTTTTTATTTATATTATAATAAATTTTACCTTCATCATAATTATTTTCATTTAAAATTAATAAATATTTTTTATCATCGTCGAATTTATGTAAAGAATAAAAGGATAAAGAATTAATATCAGTTTCTTCATTACAAATATAATTTATATCCATTGTTTTTTCAAATAAAACTTTGAAAACGTGCGAATTTGTTTTTTTATATGTTTTAAATATTGAATAAAATTGTTCTAAATATTTCTGCGGAAATAAATAAAAATTATCACATATACTAAATTTATATTCCAAAATAGAAACTAAATTCAATTTATTATAATCTATTCCACTAAATGTTTTTTCAAATAAAATATCAAACCTCGTTAATATAATATTATCATATAATATTCTATTATCCTTTTGATAATTTATACAACATTCCAATGCCTTTAATACCTTCTTATTTTTAGAAATAATATGATTCACATCATTGTCGACTAAATAGTATCTTTTGGGTTTATAACATTCTATTAATTTATTAAGTTTTTTACTTCTATTCGTACAGAAAAAAATATCTATCTCGAATTTTTTTGAAAAATATTCAATTAATTTATCATTTATATTCTTATAATATAAACTAAAATCTATATTTTTAATAGCACCTTTCCAATGATTCATATTTTCAAGATAATGAATACCAAAAAATAACAATGCCATTCTTTTTTTTTTATATTTTTTACAAAAGACATTTTGAGTTATTTGAGTTATTTGAGTTACATTTTGATTTAATAAAAATTTAGAATATAAACTATTGATTAATATATTCCCTAACTTATCAATATTATCTATTTCATTTTCTTTTATAAATTTAATTATATTATCAAAATTATACCTTTTATAATACTTACAATGATAATCCATTTTTCCAAGATTTATGTTCTTTTCTTGTAACAAATTCGATAAATTTTTATTTTTTTTTATTTCAAAACCCCAAGAAGGATTCCAGTTTTTTAATATGTTTTCATTATTATTTAAGTCAACATTCTTATTAAAGTTTATATTATTATATAAATTATTCATTTGATTTTCGTGATATATATGTAAATCTTTTTTATTTATTTTTTCTTTAAAAAAATCGTTATTATTAAGCATTACAAAATAATCAAATTCATAATTCTTATTTACTACTTCAAAATTATGTAAATGTTTTTTTAAATTATATTTTATATATGAATTAATATATAAAATGCTTATATGTTTGATATTTATATTATCATAATTGTTTACACATATTAAAAATTTTATATTTTGATTATATTCAATGATATTTATGAGTTGTACGTCACTGGTTGTATTGACGCTATATATAATATCATAATTCATTATTTTATAAATAATTTAAAATCTTAAACTATATTTAAATTAAGAATTAAATGGTACTTAATTATATCTTATTAAATGTATTCATTAATTTTATAGTATTTCATATGTTAAATACAAAAAATGATATAAATTACCCAGTAAAAAAAAATAGTTTGATACATGCTTTTATTGCGAGTTTAGGGGGAGGTTTATATCTAACAAATTTAATTTCATTTGATACACAGGAATTAGTTGTATATTATTCATTGGGATATATAATTTATGACGTATTAATTTATACTTTATATAAGGAAATTAAAGATGAAAGAAATATAACATATTTTCATCATTCTCTATTTTTAATTGGAATATTATATTATTATCAAGAACCAAAAATATATTCAACACTAATTTTATCAGAAATTAGTACTGTACCTCTAAATCTAAGATGGCTTAAAAAACAAGAAGGAAATGTTAAATGGACTAAAATTTATTCATATTTATTTTATTTTAGTTTTTTTGTTTTTAGAGTAGTAAATTGTACAAATATTTTATATCAACTAATTAATTTAAAAAAAAAATGTTTAATTTCAATATTTTCGGGTTTAAATTATTATTGGTTTTATCTTATGACTAAGAAATTAATTAAAAGTTTATCTAAATGAAATAACCCTAAATGAAATAACTCTAAATGAAATAACCATATTTAATGATTTAAATTTTTACAACTTATTCTATTTATGTTTATAAATAAAAAACAACAATTAGTAATTATAGGTCATATCAATGACTCTACAATTATTAATAATTTAACAAATAATGGATTTCTTATATATGATATTAAAAACTTATATTTAAAAAAAGACAATTCCTTAGTTTTAAAAGAAATTGTATCTATATTAAAAGAAGAACACCCGGAAGAATATATTTACATTATTAAAATAGATAATGAATTAGTTATCCTCGAATATAAGAAAGTAAACCAAAATTATTATTTTTATAAGGTAGATAAGTTTGGGAATGGATATATACACCTTATTAAAACCATAAAATATTTACAATCCCATATAGATAAATTTGTAACCTATAATATAAATAAGGGGGTTAATATTTTATATTGTATATTAGGTGGTGTTAGAACAATTGATAAAACATATGATAAAATATATCATAATGTAATTAGAAGTTTTTATTATAAGGAAAGTGATATATATTTATATTTAAAGGTGAATGATTTAGGACCTAAGAATAATGGGGGTGTTAATTTTGTATATCATAGTTTAGAGAAAAAGGAAATTATAGAATTATTAAGTAAATATCATACAATAGATAATTTAGTATTTAGTGATTTTAATTTGGAAGAGGAAGATATTGAAAAATATGTAGAAAATAGAGAAAGATTTATAAATTGGATGTCTACAGACGACGTGCTAATAAGAATTATGAATTTCCATTATAATCTCTTGAAATGTGGAGAATGGATTTTAGAAAAAGAAAAACTAAATAAAAAAAAATATGATTATATTTTTTATACTAGGCCTGATATAGATTTCCCGGAGCGTATTCCTTTTTATTTAAATTATTCTAATGAAAATGTATATGATTTATCCAAAAAGAATTTTAATGATTTTGCGGGAATTATACCGCGGAATTTAATGGAACAATATTTATTTAAACCTTTCGAATTATATGAAAATTCAAATAATTATACTAAACATTTTTTTGGTCCAGAACAAATGATTAGTTTTTGCATAGGAAAACAATTTAAAAAAACTGATTATTTTGCTTCAATTGAAAGAAAACAAGACATTAAAAAATATAATATTTGTTTTATGTTAGTAGGTAGTGTTTCTATAGAAAAGAATATTGATACTATAATTGATATGTTAGATACAAGTTATAAATACTATAATGTATATGTATTTGGATATATTAATTGTTTAGAACCTGATTTAGTTAGTAAATTAAAGAAAATAAAATTTACAATTTTAAAATTAAATAAAGCAGATTATAATTATTGGTTGCTTACTAAAAAATGTTTTAACATTGCTAATATTTTTAGTAATAAAAAGGGTATAAAATATGATTTAGTTATTAATATGAATTGTGAATTTCAACCTAATTTCTTTATTGGTAATGAAATATTTTATTGTATTAAACAACAAAAAGTATTTTTTAATATCATAAAACAGGATATTAATTTAATAGATAAAAATTTCATTATGGGTCCTTATAATAAAATGACTAATATTTTGAATTATTATAATGTTTTGTATTCCATTGATAAACAAAGTAAACAATGTAATATGTTAGATAAATTAAATAATATATTATATAAATTAGACAAGAAATATGAAGGTCAGTTAGAACCTCCCACAATAGATAAAATAAAGTTTACTTTTTATTTGTATAATTCATTAAAAGTATAATTCATTAAATTAATACAATACAATACAAATAATTATAAATATTTTTTTATTAATTATGATTAATGATAGTTGATTCAGGTATTTATTCTGCATGTGTATCAATTCAAAAAGAATATGAAAATTTAATTCAAAAATTTCCAGAACAAGATATATTAAAACTCAAAAAGGATATTATTACATCTCAAAATAATATTTATATTTTAGGAGTAGGAAAATCCGAAACAATTTCCCTTCATTTAACTAACTTATTAAAATCCATAGGTATTAAAGTATTTAATTTAAATGTTTTAAATGCTCTACACGGTGATATAGGGACATTGAAGGAGAATGATTTAGTTATAATGTTTAGTAAGAGTGGAAATACATTTGAATTATTAGAATTGAGTAAATTTATAAAAAAAAAGAAATGTAAAATATGGGGTATATGTTGTGAAGTTGAAAGTTTATTTAATAAAATATGTGAAGAAGTTATAGTTTTACCATTAATAAAAGAGTTAGAAGGAGAAACTATTAAAACATTACCCACTAATAGTTGTTTAGTTCAAATCATATTCTCAAATATACTAACTATTTTAATAGAAAAAGAAATATCACTAACATTAGAAGGGTATGGAGATAATCACCCTGCCGGTTCAATAGGGGATAAATTGAAAAAAATAAAAGATATTATTATTTATAATTTCCCAATTATAACTATTAAGGACATATTACAAGTTGAACAAGACTATACAAAAAAAGAAATTTTATTACAAGAAGTTTTATTACAAATGACACTGTATAGTATAGGTTGTTGTTTTTTTATAAATGAACAAAAAGAGTTAGTAGGTGTATTATCAGACGGGGATATTAGAAGATTATTATTAAATGATATGGAGAAGAAGTATATTTATATAAATGATATAAATACAGATTTTTATTATGAAACAGATATGAATAAGTTAGTATCGGATATAACACTAATTAAAAGGAAAAAATTTATACCAATATTATCAAATGATATGAGAATGATAGGTATTATAAAATTCTAATATTATCTTTCATATTTATTTTTCAAATAAATATAATCTTGTGAAGTATCTATACCCGACTCATGGCTATTAACATAAGCCGCATTTATTTTATATCCTTGTTCTATTATTTTTAACCATTCTATATCTTCGCTTAATTGATTGACTGTATCTTCTAAACTGAATTGATTTACTAAATATTCTCTATTAAATACAAATAATCCAATATGGAAATTATAGGCAATATTTTCACTTATATTATAGTATTTACATGCTGGTATTACATTTCTTGAACCGTACATAATATTATTATTTTTATCTAAAACTATTTTAACTTTTGATTTACTCGTTATTTCCATAGTATTATAACTTGAATAATATAAAGTGGAACATACTACATTTTTATCTTCTTGATTTTTTATAACATAGTTATTTATTGCGGAATGTATATTTTCTATATCTATAAAAGGTTCATCTCCTTGGACATTTACTATCATATTGTAATCATTATATTCTACATTCTTATTAAGAAAATGTATAATTCTTTCTGTTCCATTTATACATTTTTCTTCTATAATATGGCATACACCTTCTGCGAAAGAATCTACTTCTGTTTTAATTCTTTTATCATCTGTTAAAATAACTATTTCTTTTTCATATTTTATTTTACTAACATTATCATATACGTGACGTATTATAGTTTTATTATTAATTTCCAATAATGGTTTTCCCGGTAATCTAGAAGAATGAAATCGCGCTGGAATACATACTAATATTTTATAAGACATAATTGCTTTATTACTTCGTTTTATTACTTCGTTTATATCATAAATACTTAAATAAAGTTAATATTTAATTTAGGATATTGTAAAATAAGTCTTTTTTGAGAATCCGACATTAATAATTTGAAATCTCTATTCGTTTTTAACATATTTAAATCTATATCTAAAGTATTTTTATACATTAATAGGTTTATACCTCTTTTATTTTTATATATTCTCTGTAAATAATCATTATACTCTGTATTATATTCATTAATATATTCCTTATTATGATTATTAATATATTCATTATTATATTTTCTATTTAATATTAGTTTACTTATTGATACATTATCGTCTAAACAATTATACATACCGTAAATATCTATATTATGTTTTGAGTTTAAGAAATGAAATATAACTTCTCCAGAATTTTTACAATTTATAAAATCTAAATTTTTATTAGGATTTTTATTAGTTTCTATTTCATAATTAATTATTTTTCCTTTAAAACCTAACTTATCTAAATAATTATATAATTTTAGATTATATTCTTGTACAGGTTGGTGTTTAATGTGCAACATATTAGGACATAAAATATATTTTATTTCTGGAATAAATTCTTCAATACCAAATATACCTTCAAAATCATTCATTACTAAAATGTCTTTTTTAGATAATATTCCAATAGATTGTTTAACTCCTATATATAAATCATAATTTTTAGTTATTTTTTTATTAAGGTGTCCTTTTCCGATAACTAAAACATTTTTTTTGGTATTTAAAAATTCAAGAAATTCTTTATACATAAACTTTTTTAGAAAAAAAGTTTTATCAAAAAACACTAAACCAAACTTTGACGAAATTGAAGATTTCTAATTGGAATAAAGTTTTTATCAAAAAACACTAAACCAAACTTTGACGAAATTGAAGATTTCTAATTGGAATAAAGTTTTTATCAAAAAACACTAAACTAAACTTTGACGAAATCGAAGATTTCTAATTGGAATAAAGTTTTTATCAAAAAACACTAAACCAAACTTTGACGAAATCGAAGATTTCTAATTGGAATAAAGTTTTTATCAAAAAACACTAAACCAAACTTTGACGAAATCTTTATATTGGTTTAGTTTAAAAACTTAAAATATATTTATAGATAAAAATACAATGATTACATATGAAGAACTCAAGAATAATTTCTTTATCATGGCAGGTCCCAATGTTATTGAGTCTGAAGAACACGTATTTAAAATGGCAAAAGAGCTTAAAAGAATATGTGACAAATTAAAAGTCAAATTCATTTTTAAATGTTCCTTCGATAAAGCAAATCGCAGCAGTATTAATTCCTATAGAGGTGTAGGTACCCATAAAGGTTTAGCGATATTAAAAAAGGTAAGAGAAGAGTTACACATTCCTATAATAACGGATATACATGATATAAGTCAGGCAAAATTGGTAGCAGATAGTGTTGATATAATTCAGATACCGGCATTTTTGTGTAGGCAAACTGATTTATTAAAAGCAGCAGCAGAAACGGGGAAAATTATACAAATAAAAAAAGGGCAGTTTTTATCAGGTGAAGCAATGCACCAGTGTGTTACTAAAATGTTGGCATTCGGTAATAGGCAAATAATTTTATGTGAAAGAGGTAATATGTATGGTTATGGGGATTTAGTAGTTGACCCAAGAAATCTACTTACAATGAGAAGTCCCAATAATTTAGTTACTATGGATATAACACATTGTTTACAACAACCCTCCCAATTACAAAAAGATGGTTCTATGAAAGCCGGGGGATTAAGAGAGTTTATACCATATATGGGTAAAATGGCTGTAGTGCTAGGTGTAAATGGAATATTTATGGAGGTACATGATAGACCTGACGAATCTAAGTGTGATGCTCCGACACAATATCCTTTAGAATGTTTCGAGAGTTATATAGAGGAGTTATTACACTTAAGAGAAGTATGTTAAATATTGAATATAATAATCTTATAAATAGTCTCTTATAATTTTATTATAATAGTTAATATATAAATTAATATTCTCGTGTTTTTTATTTAGTTTTATATTATTTTTATCTAAAAGTTTATGATATTTGGGATCATAACTTTTATATCCCAATTCAGTTAAATAAATATTATCATTTTGTATTAATAAATCATGACAATATAATCCATAACCTAAATTTTTATAAAGTGCCGTAAGTATTTTTTGAAATGGTATTGAGTTTTTTTCTAACCATTTTTTAAAAAATAAATCGGCATCTAGTAATTTACTTTTATCTAATATTTGATTAGTTGCACGACAATTCCAATCTTGCGAAGGCCTACTAAAATAATCTACTAATATATCATTTATACAAAAAATTCTAATTGAAAGTATTAAATCTAATTCTTTTATTTTGGCATCCAAAAATTCACTAATCATAATATCCTTATTTAGATTAAAATAATCCTGTTCATTATATTTTTGTAAAATTTCATAATTTTTAAAAAGTTCTTCTCTATTTTTACATAAAAATTTAAATTTACCCCCAGATTGTTCACATAAAGACAATATAATAGGATAATTATTTATATTATCTAAATCTTGAGAATTAATAATTCTACTTTTGGGAATATTGATTGGGATATTTTTATTTTTAATAAATTCATATGTGTTGTAAGAATTAACTATAGTAGTATGATTTTCTGGATTATTATAAATTTTAATATTTTTGGCACTTATAATATTTTTTATTTTTATCATAAATTCCAAAAAATTATCCCAATTTTTAAATTTTTTTCGGAATAAATTAGTATATTCTTCAGCAGTATCTCTTGTATTTTTAATAATCAGTTTATCTTCATTATAATTAAAAATTACAATATTAAAAAGATTTATATTTAATATTCTGTTTTTATAAACAATATTGTTATCTAAAATTATAATATTAAATAAACAAATACGCGCGGTTGGTCTTAATATACAATTTACATTATTATAGGATTTACCAGTTTTTCCATTATTATCTAAATCATATAATACTAAAATATTCATTTATATATATTAACTTTAAATAAATTATCTCTAAATATTTTAATCCAATAATGTTCATTATGATATTCTGGATTTATGAGTATTTTTGGATTATTTCTTCTAGAAGCTTGAAAATGAACGATATAATAATCTGTATATTTTTCTTTGTTTAATAATATTTTATCATAAATCCCAAAGTTTTTTTTCCCTAAATTATAATATTTTACATTTTTCATTTCTATTATTTCTCCTAATATTTTTTGATCTGATAATGTCATATAATTATATAAATTTATGTCTTTTATTTTAATATTATCAAGTTTTTCAATCCAACGATTTAAAATATCTTTAGTTTTTGAATTATTTCTGAAATATAAAACACCAGATAAAAATTTTTTATTATTATTTTTATAAAATCCATAGTCTTCCTTTATTAAATCTAATTCTTTTGGATAATTAAAAAACATAGTATCTACATCACACCATAATATCTTATCATAATTAAATTTCTCTAATACTTCTATAATTATTTTAGGTTTAATATAATTAAAATAATTCCATTTTTTTATTGTATTTAGTTCTTTATTATTATCAAATTTTTGATTAGAATCGATTTTATATATAATATAGTTTATTTGAAGTAGATTCATAGAATAAATAAAAAAATCTTTTTCTCTTTCATATAAATTACCTATTGTGTAAAAAGATACAATAACAAATTTTTTAGGATTAAATATTTTATGAAAAGCGATTTCCATTTAAAATAATAAAATATTTTAAATATATGATTTTGAGCAAACTTGTAAATAGTTTAATTTTATTGGATTTTGACGGAACTATTATGGAAACCGCAAAATTTAATTGCGAATGTTATAATATAGTTCTAAATAAATATAATAAAGAAATATCTTATCGGGATTTTTTACAAACAATTAATGATAGTCATTTAGATATATTTTTTAAAGAAAACTTAGGATTAAAGGAAGAAGAAATTAATGAAATAAGAAAAAAGAAATATGAATTAATGTATACACATATTAATAATACTGATTCTATTAAATTTATTCATGGTATGGAAGAGTTTATTGATTTTATAGATAAAAATAATATTTCTCATTGTGTAGTAACTAATACTGCTCTTAAACCGATTAACTTATACAGAAAACATTTTCCCGTTTTAAATAAATTAAAAAATTGGATTACTAGAGAAGATTATAATCTACCTAAACCTAATTCTGAATGTTATAAATTAGCAATAGAACGATATGGTAAAGGAACAGAAAATATTTATAAAAAAACAATAGGTTTTGAAGATAGTTGGGTAGGATATAATGCCTTAAAAGGAACAGTTGAAGAAATAAATATAATATATACAGAAGAAAGGGTTAATTATGATAAATTCTTAAAGGAAAAAGTAAATTTAATATCAGATTATAAATTATATAAATAACTTATTAGTTTACTAAATTAAATTTAGTTAATAAATTAATAAAATTTTTAGGATTATCTAATAAATCAAAATTTAAATGAAAATAATATTTCATTAAAAATTCCTTTCTATTTGGTAAGAGTTGTAAATTTTGGGATTCCAAATTACTAATATATTCTATTTGTGGTATTTGTATTTCTGGAAAATAATTACATTTTATAAAACCTAAATTAAAAATAGGAATACCTAAATTAACTAAATCTATTATTAATTTACTATTTTGTATAAAAGCGCAATATATATTTTTGAATACTACACTTATATCTTCGTTACAATATCCAATATTACAATATCCAATATTACAATATTCAATATTATCTTTTGATTTAATAAAATTTATAATATTATTTTCAAATTGAGTTTTTCTATCTTTTTTATGTAATCTAATTTTAATTTTTCTGTTTGTATGTTTTATTATTTTAATTATTAATTTTTCTAATAATTCTAAATAAACATTAGGTTTATATTTTTTTACTAAACAATTTTGAAACCAACCAATTGAATTATTTAAAAAAATATAAATATATCCTTCTTGGTTTATTTTATATTCTGTATTAAAAGGTATATATTTATGTATAGATTGAAATTGTAATTCATTAATTTTTTGAGTAAATGATAATTGTGGATTCCAAGAGTTAGTAGTTACAAAAAAATACATATTTTTATTTCCTTTTATTGGTATATTAAATCTACAACCAGCAATAAAAAGAGTATCCTTTTTTTTATTATTTATATATTTATTACCATCGCTATTTTTAGTATTAAAATAAACACTAGTAAGATTTTTTAATTTATTAAGTTTTATATTTAATAAATAATTTATATATTCTATAGTTATTTCTTTATTTAATATATAATTTTTTAAGATTAAATTCGTATGTAAAATTAAATTCTTATGTAAAACTAGATACATTTTATATTTAATTATTTAATTATAAAATATATTCATATTAAAATTTTATATAGATAATAAAAATAAATATATGGAGTTAAATAGTATATTTATTTTATAATTAAATAATAAAATGGATTTAGGAGGACATAATAATAGAAATAATTTAGAATTTGGTTCAATAAAATATTTACAGAATAAATTTAATATTAAATCAATTATAGATATAGGTTGCGGACCGGGTGATATGAAAAAAAATTGTGAACAACTTAATATTAAATACTTAGGTATAGAAGGGGATAAAAATATTATTAAAGATAAAAATTATATTAGAGAACATGATTTTAAATATCCTTATTTGGGAGAAGAAGAATATGATTTTGGGTATTCAACTGAATTTTTGGAACACGTAGAAGAACAATATATGGATAATTATATGAAAGTATTTCAAAATTGTAAATATGTATTAATAACAGCAGCACCCCCTATGTGGCCGGGTCATCATCATATAAATTGTCAAGATCATAAATATTGGTTACAAAAATTTAATAAATATGGATTTATATTAGATTGTTACAATACTTTACAAATTAGAAATAAATCAACAATGAATAAAAATAGAGGTAATCATAAAAAATTTATTCAACACAGAGGGTTATTTTTTATAAATACTAAATATAATAAAATTAATTTAATAGATTCAATACCAAATAAAATAGAGGAAAATAAATTTTATAAAAATAATAAATATATAGAATTTATTATTTCAAAATGGAATACAAATAAAGTAAGTAATACTAATAATCATTTATTTGTTTCAAGTCTACCATTAATATCTTTATATAAAATATGAAAAAATATATTGTAATTTTATCAAATGAACCAAAATTTAGTAAAACATACGGTAATAATAAAAAAGTGATAAAATTAATTAATGAAGCTTTTAAATTTGTTAGAATTAGATTTTGTAATCATATTTTTTTCAGATTCTAATAATTCTTTTATTTCATTTTTTAACAACAAATTTATTGTTTCTATTTTTTTTGAAGAAAAATTAAAGGTATAAAAACCCTGTTTTAAGAAAATATTATATATATTTAAATTTTTAGGATTGAAATTATATTTAATGTTACTATTTTTATAATATTGTATTAAACTTTTTAATTCTGTAATAAAATATTTTTTAAAATTTTTAAAAGTTATATCATTATCAATATTTTTAGAGATTAAATTTAATTTATTTTCAATTAGATTATAATTTATATAAACTTCCTTATTATGAATAATACTTTTTAAATATTTACTTACAATAATATTGATATCATTCGCAAATTTATCAGTATTTATAATTGATTTATTCTTAATAATTGCTGTATCAAAATATGGAAAATTAAATTTCATAATATTTTTTTGTTTATTCATTAATAAATATAACAAATAAATTTTTAATCACTTTTATAATATAATTATTGCTGCTTCCTGTTGATAACCTAAATTTCTTAATTGTTTAAATGATAATTTACTACCTTTTATTTCATTTTTATGTAAAACATTACCGTGAGTTCCCAACCATTTAAATTGTAAATTATATAATTTACATATTTCAAATAAAGCTTTCATTTCACCTTCGTAAAATGTATTATAATTTATAATTTCATCAAAAATTATTATTAATCCCTTTTTTAATATATTATATTTAATAAGCATATCAAAAACAAATTTGGTGCTACTATATAAATCACAATCTATATGTATCATATTTATTTCTAACTCTTTTTTTTCAATTATAAATTTTTCTAAAGTATCTTGAAATAAACCTTTTATTAAAATAACATTATCTTTAACTTTTGGTAATTCAGATATTTTGAAAGTATTTTTTTCACAAACACCATTCCATGATTCCGGTAACCCTTCAAAACTATCAAAACCATATACTTTATCACAAAAATCTGATATTAAATTAATAGTAGTCCCTTTAAAAACCCCGAATTCCATACAATTTATAAATTGGTTATTTTGTAATATATTATTTAATGTAAAATGTTTATATCTAGATTTTTCTAAATTTATTGAAATACTTTTTAGTTTTTCTATTTCCTTATATAACCATAAATCATAATAGTTTTTTTCTAAATAATTTATCATTTCCCCATTTTCTATTTCATTTAAACTCCATTGCATATAAGAAATATTACTTAAAACTTGTTGTCTTTTTTCTTCAATAGGTATATATGGTTGATTTATATTATCTAAATTATGATAACCTAAGTCATAAACCAATGACATTTTATTAAATACAAAAATAGGTATACCTTCTATAACAGCTTCAATAAAAGAATTCGAATTATATGATACTAAACAAAATGTATCCTTAAAAGTATAGTTAATATCTTTATTCTTATCTATTTTTATAAAATCCGGTATATTAATTATAAATTTTGGATTATTTATATTCTTATATAAAGGATGATGTCTAAATACTATTTTTCTATCAGTTTTTTGTTTTAATTCCAGAAATATAGAATTTAACCACTTATTATAATTAATATCTTGTACTTGTGTATCCCAAGGTAATTGTCCAGTAATTAAAATATATTTATCTTCATTATAATTCATTTCATTATATGGTTTTAATTTAATATTTAATTTTTCTAATCTATCAGAAGGGCAATTTATAGGTATGAAATCACTTAATCCAAACATATTATTAATATTTATTGACCTATATTTATTTCTATTAATAAATCCCGTTTCAAAAAATATAACATTTTTATAATTATTTTTAATAGTTAGTCTAAAATTTGTATTACTTTTAAATTTACAATATGAACTCCATAAAATAGAAAAAATATTTTTTTTAATAAATAATTGATTATTATTTTTTTGTATTTTATTATTTTTATTTTGTAATAAGAATTTCTCAATAGAAATAATTGTATTTTTAATATATTCTACTTTAATAAAATTTCTATCATAATATAAGTCATACATTAGTTATATATTAAAATTTATATATAAAAAATTTATATATTTAACTTTAAATTTTTCAAATTACCTTTTAAATGTTCCAAATAATTTACTAAAGGTGTTTCTCTCGCTATATTTAATCCTCTTTGGTCTCCTTTATTTTTAAAATAGTTAGAACCTAAATTAAAGTTTTGAATTTGATATTTTTTTTCAAATCGTATTCTAATAACATCCCATATATGTGAATCTGTTTGTTCTTTTTCTTTATAAATATCATTTGATAAGTACATTCTTCTCATTTCAATTAAATATTTTTCTGTTAATTTATGTTGTAAATCAAATATAATAAATCCGGATTCAGTATGATAATTTATTCTACCCAAATAAGACATCATACAATCCTTTTTTATAAAGTATTTCTCTAAATTAATTAAATCTATAGGTTTTTTAAATATAATATCAGCGTCTAACCAAATCAAATATTTATAATTTTGAAAATTTAATCCTGCATGTACTATTCCAAAAACTTTATAACTAAATCTAACACCATCATATAAAAACTTCTTAACTTTTCTATTTTTATTATTATTTATAAAAGTTTGAAATTCTGTATCACATTTTAAAATATTAAGTGTTTTTATATTTTTATTATTTATAATTAAATCTTCCTCACTATAGATAAGTAAATCAAAGGGCCACGAATATGTTTTTAAAAAACGATGTGCGTATTCTAAATATAATTTTTTATTAAAACTAGTTACACATAATACCTCTGTTTTTTCTCGATAATTCATTTTAAATTTCTCAAAATACGTTAATTCATTTAACCATAAATCTCCGTATTCAACTTTTTCATAACCAGGATGCCAAGGTCCCCCATCCGTATAATGTAACGCTTTATAATCCCCGTCATTATAATAACCAACTAAATAATTATATTTCTTATCTATTTCACCTATTTCGGTAGTCCATTCCATTCTATGTAACCACTTTGGTGTTTGGGTATTTACATTTTCAAGATTTAAATTTTGAATATCAGGATGAGAACAATTAAAAATCATTAAACTAGACCAATTCTTTCTTGGATACCATTCTTGTTTTCTACCGTCCATTTTCTCTTTCGCATTACATTCTGTATATTTATGTTGAACACAATAAACTGCTTTATTATTTATTTCATTTTTCTTAATACATTCCTTAATTAATTCTTCTGGATCACAAAACCATAAGAAATCACTATCACAAAATAAAGACCAACCTTGAAAATTACTTAAATATGGAGCAAGAAATCGTGTATATGTGAATTCAGTTGCTCCTGTATTATCTATTCTTCTAAAAATATTTTTTTGTTCTAAGTCTTTTTTTACTAATTTATGTATAATAATAGTTTTGTTGTATTTTTTAATAGAACGTTCGCAAACATTATAGGCGAGTTCTTGTCCGTAATTAGATGAATCAAAACCAATAAATATTTGGTTCATAATTTACATTTAAAATATATTAATTTATATATAAATAAACATAATATGAATAATAATATGAATATATTAATTACCGGCGTAACCGGACAAGACGGATCTAATATGGTAGATTATTTATTAAGTGCTACTGAATATAATATATATGGGTCTTATAGAAGATTATCTGTATCTAATCATACTAATTTAGAACATATACAAAATGAAAGATTTAAGTTAGTCAATTTAGATATAACAGACCAACAATCAATTATTAATACAGTAAAAAAAATAAAACCAGATTATATTATTAATTTTGCTGCCCAAAGTTTTGTAGCAGATAGTTGGAATATTCCCATTCAAACATTTAAGACTAATACTTTATCAGTTATTTATTTTTTAGAAGCAATAAGAGAATATATACCTAAATGTAGATTTTATTCGGCTGGTTCCAGTGAAGAATTTGGTAATATAGATTATTCACCACAAGATATAAAACACCCCTTAAAACCTAGAAGTATTTACGGAGCTAGTAAATGCGCGGCAAAACATATTGTCAAAGTATATAGAGACAGTTATGATTTATATGCCATACATTGTGTATTATTTAATCACGAGGGATTAAGAAGAGGTAAGGAATTCGTTACAAGGAAGATTACAACTAATATAGCAAGAATAAAATATGAATTAGAGAATAATAAAGAAGTAAAACCTTTTGATTTAGGAAATATATATTCAAAGCGTGATTGGAGTGATTCAGAGGATTTTGTAAGAGCAGTTTGGAAAATGCTAAATCAGGAAACGCCGCAAGAATATATATTAAGTTCTAATGAAACACATTCAGTAAAAGATTTTATAGATATATCCTGTAAATACGCAAATCTTGAAATAAAATGGGAAATAGATGACAAGGAACCACTTAATACTAAATTATATTGCAACAATAAAGTTATATTACAAATAAATAAAGATTATTATAGACCGGCAGAAGTGGAATTATTAATAGGCGATTCTACCGAAACTAGGAAAATAATAGATTGGGAACCGAAATATTCATTTGAAGATTTAGTAAAAAGAATGGTTGAAAATGATATTAAATTATATAAAAATGAAATGAAATGATATTAAATTATATAAAAATGAAATGAAATGATATTAAATTATATAAAAATGAAATGAAATGATATTAAATAAAATTAGATAAAATTACTTTTGAACTATTTCCTAAGTTATTAAAATTCTTTGATATTATATTATCAAAATAGTTAGACCCTTTACTTTCCATCTCATTTATAATTTGTTCTAATTTATCTTTATCTAAATCTCTCCATTTTTCTATTCTTCTAAATACTTTTTGATCTACTAAGTATTCATTTCTTTCTACTTTCCCCATTTTTTTCCATATAACAGGGAAGTCTAAAGTAGGTATTTTAGAATATATTGTTTCATCTCCGGCAGAAGAACTAAACATAATACATAAGGAACATACTTTCATTAATTCTAAACTTTCATTAGGATATATATCACTTACTATAAATTTATCGCCATAAAATTGAGGATCTATTTTATAAGGGTAAATATTATCTTTGGGTCTCGTTTTAACTATGATTTTATAATCAAGTATATGAAGTATTTGGTAAATATTAGATAATTCTTTAGCTTTATAATCTTTCCTAAATTGGATTTTCGGAAATAAAAGTAAACAATATTTTTGTTTATTACTAAGTTTATATTTTTTATATATAGTTTCTATATTAGGGATATTATCAAATTTGGTATTTCCTAAAAATAAATTTTTATGTAAAAATAAATTTTTATTTTCTTCACTAAGTTCTATTTGATTCAAAGATTGTTGATTAGGTAATATTACATAATCCACATATTTAATATAATGTTGATACATCCACCTATAATTCATATGTTCCGTTAGAGATATCCTCTTTGTTTTTGTAAAATCCAATTTATATAATAATGTATCTCTAAAGGCTAATGGAACAGGTGGTCCGTATATATCTCCATCTACCATAAATACTAAACCCTGTATTGATTTAATATTAATTTTTCTGCTATCTATTAGAATAATATTGTATTTTTTCGCATATTTTAATAAAATGGGATAATTGGTTTCAGAGAAAGGATTGGCATATTCTTTATAATTAGAACGAACAATGAAATAATATGTGCTTCTTTTTCTAAGTTCTATAACTAAGGGAATATATAGTTGTAGAAATGTAATAGAAGAGAATAGGAAATAAATAATCATATTAAGAGTATAAAATAAATTATTTATTATATTTTATCTTTAATTTATATTTTATTATATAAAGTTAATAAATGTGTGGTATAATTTGTATTGTCTCTAAATCTTTTGAAGTAATTATAAAAATACAAAAGAGTTAGAATTATTAATAAAATTAAAAAAAGATTATATGAAAATTATAATTTTATCATATCAATATTTTTAAAATGTTTATCAAATTCACTTTTTATTAAATTATATTCTTTTATTTTTTCTTTTAGGTTAGTATTATCGACCTTTTTAGTAATATTTATATTTATATTAGGTAAACCATCGTCTATTTTAACTTCTATTTCCATTAAATCAAACATTTTTTTTAAAAAATCGTATATAGTTCCTTTACAATTATTAATATTATATATTATAGTATTATGTTTCTTTAAAAAATCTAAATGTTTTTCTATATCTTTGTAAAAAGTAGAAAGAACATTATTATAAATATCTAATACATCTTTACAATTAAATCTTTTTAACATACTACCATTATCCCAATTTACCCAATGGTCATATAATGAATATATATTATCTATGATATTTCTTACACCAAATATTAAAATAACTTTATGATTATTTTCTTCTATTTTTTTTATTAAAATCTCAAGTTTTGGATTAAATATAAAAAGAGGATTTTTATAGTAATATATCTTTGTTTTATCTAAATTTAGATAGTCTATATTTAAGGCTTCATTAAATTTAATTTCATATTTATTTAATACAATTATATCAGTATAATTATCTATAAATTTTATTAATTCGGTAGTCATAGTTTTTGCTAATCCAATATTAATAATTATCATATAATATTTATTTATAATTTAAATTGAATATTTATTTTTATAAAAAAATATTATATAATTCATCCTTTGATTTTTCATATAATTCTAAGGGTAATTTATTACAATCTATGTTCATTACTATTTCAGGATGTTTATGAATATAATTAATATAATCAGCAAATTCTTGTTCGTTTTCAGCAATAAAACAATTTGTTTGTTGTTCCAATATGTCAATATTATTAATTTGAAAAGTAACAACTGGGATATTATATGATAATGATTCTAATATTTTAATTTTTTGCCCAGTTCCTGCTATTATTGGACATATAGAAAATAATGTATTTTTATATACATCATCTATATTATCAACAAATCCCATTAATTTTAATTTATTATTATTAGTTTCAACTTTACTTTTTAAACCTCCGTAGATTTCTATTTCAATATCTTCATCAAGTAAAGGCATTATTTTTTCTTCTAATACGTGAAATGCTTGAATATTAAAAATATTATTTGATGCTACAAAAATAATTTTTATTCTATCAGTATGTTGTATTGATTTTGTAATTTGAGCACAATTGAATTTATTTACTAATGTATTTTTAGTTACACATCTTTCAAAAAAATGTGCCTCATTATCATTCAAACATATTATATGATCAAATAAATAAGCATATTTAGATATATAATCCATATTACTATCTATATTTTTATAATAATTATGAATATAGTTATAATAATAACTTATATCTAAATAATTATCTTTATTTTTTATCATTTCATTTAATTTTATATTTAATTTTATATCATCACTTTGATCTAATATAAGTGTTTTTTTAGAAAATAATTTTTCATCATCAAATAATGTATTTAATTTCCAATTTTCAGGAGAATAATGAATTCTAATAATATCATTTATATTTATTAAAGGTTCAATAAATTCTTTTATTTTTTCTTGACTCCAATCAATATTCATTAATTCCACATTAATATTTTTAGAAACAAAAAAATTAATGTTATCATTTCCCCAAATATAATTAACAAATTCGTCTTCTATATTTTCATATGATAATATTGTTATGAAGTATCCGTAATCTATCAGTTCTTTTAATATATTATACGCTAATTTATGAACTCCGCATCTTGAAGGATAAAAACAATGAGGGAAAAAAAATAAGACATTATTATTATGTTTTTTTTTTTTAAACAAATTTATCTTAATATTATTTTGAATAATATACTCAAACTTTTCTTTAGTCCATTTATTGGATGCCCAATTATAAGCATGATTTGCGTTAATTATACAATTATTATAATTTAAATAACAATTTTTAATTGAATTTTGAATATCTTCTATATTTATTATTGGAATTATACCGGCGTTACCCTCATATTCAGCATTACTAAATTTATTACTTATAATAATTTTATTAGACATTTTTATTATATCATTATGAGTTGATATATCTGTTATACATATAGGGATATTTGTTTTAATTGCTTCGCGGGGTCCTAAACTAAATCCTTCTGACGAAGAACAGCATACATATAAGTCTAAACTAGAAAACCAATTATTCTTCTCATCTTCATTCATTGGGTTTTCGGTGAATTCTATTACATTTTTATAGATATTGAATAATTGAAAAAAATTATTCTTATATTTATCATTATACCAAAATGCAAAATGTAATTTAAGTATTATATCTAATCCTTTTTGTTTTAAATTATATACACTTTTAATTAATTTATCTAAATTTTTTCTATCTTTCCAATTTCCTATATGTCCAACTACAAAAGTTGAATTATTATTCCAAAAAGTTTTTTTTCTTGTATATTTAGATACAATTAGATTTGTCACATAAATATTTGATTTTACACCTGATTCTATAAATAATCTTTTAATATTATTTAATGGAACAAAAATCCCTTCATATTTATTTAATAAAACAACCCAATTTAATGGTAATTTATTTGATTCAAACATAGTTAAAATATAATTTTTATGATTAATGTCAAAAAAACGTTCTGCTTTTGGAGGTTCACATAAAATTAAAGTTTGTTTAGATGTTTCTAACTTTTCATTTACTAATTTATTTTGAAAACTATTATTACTTATATATTTTGTAAATGTTTGAAAACTATTGGCAACAGTACTTAACCCGTCACAACTTCCCAAGAAAAAATCAATATATTCTGATTTTGTATTAATACCTAATATTTTTTTATCTGTATAAAATATTTTTTCAATACATAGTTTTAATAATTTTTCATCTTTTATTAATTGCTCAGTTAACCAAATACCTTTTGATTCTTTAACAATATATATATCTCCGTATTTTTTAACATCTTTACATAAATTATTATGTTCTAATGCTCCATATATTTTATATCCATTATAACTTTTCATTTCCTCATCACATATTGTATTCCAAGTAGATTTATGAAGTGTATTTGATTCAATCAATACACATCCTCCAAATGCTGATTTTACTTTTAAATATTCTTGATCTCCAAAGGCTTTTTCAATAATATCTTTAAAATTAGTATACCATAAATATTCTCCCCAGTTATAAGCAAAAGTATCATAATAATAATCAAAAATATATCTATTGTCTTCATAAATAATAATATTTTCTAAATCGTTTGTTTTATATTCTGGATAAGAAACAATTGTAGTTGTATAACTACAAAACATTTTACCATTAGGTAAATTATTTCTTGCTTCTATTAATGGTAAAATTGTTTGTTTATATCTTAATATAATATCTGTATCCAAAAGTAATGACCATTTTGATTTTGATTTAGAACATAATTTTTTACATTTTTCTCTTGCTAATGCTATTTTTTCACAACGATAACCAATTTTCATATAATTATTATTTTTATCATTAATTTTTTCTTCGATATATTTACAATTCTCTTTATTAAATAAATTATAATCAAAATCTTCGTCTTCTAGTAACATTTTAGAATTTAAATTTTCAAATAATAGTTTTAATAAATTTTTAGTATTATCTGCTGAATTATTTTCATAAATATACCATTTACAATTAAAATTATTTTCTAATTCTTTTATTATATCCGGTAATATATATGATACATAATACTCATTATCTTTTAATATAATATATATATCAATTGTCTCACTTTTTAGTTTTATTTCCTTAATTTTAATAACATATTTATAAATTTGTAAAAAATCAAGATGACAAGCATAAAAATCATTCATTTGTCCGTATATTGGGTGTTGGTCTAAACCTTCTATTTTGGTATCTTCAAATTCTAATTCAATAATCTTATCTCTTTTTAAATAATCGGTTTCTCCTGAATAAAAAGGTGAAATTATTTTATTACCTAATATCATATTATCATAAATTGTTAAACCAAATCCTTCTCCGCAATGAGGAGAAATATAAAAATCTAAATATGTATAAAATTTATATAATTCCATTATCTCCAATTCTTCTTCTATTAAATATATATTTTCACATTTGTTAATAATTTCTTTTATTTCTTTCCATAATTGTGTTTCTATTTGACTTATATTTCTTTTATTTCTAATTTTTCTAGTTTTTAAAATTAAAATTTTATTTGATTCATTTTCTAATAATTCAAAAGCCTTAACTAAATTTAGAACATTTTTTCTTATCAAACTACTATTTAAATCAAAACAAAACCCAAATTTTAAGAAAGTTTTATTTTTATTAATAATATGAAATATTTTTTCATTTTTTAATTTATACTTATCTAATAAACCAATATAATTATGTATTAAAGATTTATATTCTATTTTTTCTACCGGGGTTGAAAAATTATCATTAAAAATATTTTTACAAAATTCACTCGGTACATAAATTTTTTTTATATAAGATTCGTATTTTTTAAAAATAAATGGCAATGATTTAAACTCCCAAACCCAAAATATAGAAGGTTTAGTTTTAAATTTAGAAAAATCTATTTCTTCTAATTCAAAAGGTTGTAAACAAATTATTGTTTCTCTACTATTCTGATAAATATTATTATATTCTGATTTATCAAATATTTTTACTGGTATATTTTTATTTTCAAATGTATTTTTTAAAATTAATAAATTTTCAGAAATTGAACAATTGATATCTTTTAAACCAACTAAAAGTATATAATTTTTTAATGTTGTAGTATTACTTTGTAAATTATACTTTTTTGTTATCATATCAAAACAACCTTTTCTCCCTTCCTTCTTACCAAATTTTTTCCAATGATTATAAGCCATTTCTTTTGTTTTTATACCATTTTGTTCTAAATCAGGATATATATCTAAATAAAATTCCCAATCAAAATTTGTATCTACTTTTTCTACTGAAAAATTTGTATCTACTTTTTCTACTGAAAAATTTGTATCTACTTTTTCTTCAACTTTTATTACTTCTTCTAACTCACTTCTATAATTTTTATCTAAATGAAATTTTACTAAATTATCTATAATACTTAAATTCTTATCCAACACAGTTTCTTTGAAATTATCTAAATCAAAATCAATATGTTTTTCCAAGAAGTCATTTAAAGAACCTATTAAATTATTAGAATGATAGTCAGTAATACATATTATTTCTTCTACCTTTTCATATTTTTTATTGAATTTCTTAAATATATCTAAATCGAATTTATCATATTTATTATAAAAATCTTCCTTATTTAATATTGTTTCTCTATTTTCCTTTTCAATTTCTTCTAGATAAAAATAAATAATTTCTTTAATTTCATTATCTTTCATAGTTCTTTTAGAAACGTGTGTTCTAAATAAATCTTTATTAAATAATCCGATTACTTCTATATTTATATCAGGGTTAGTTATAAAGAAATCATAAATTGATTTAATGAAATTTTTATTAGTTTTAATAAAAGTATGGAAAGTTTTAATATTTACAAGTTCTTTATTTAGTTTATTCTTATTGATATCAAAATAGTAAATATAATTATCTTCATAATATTTATTAATTAGTTCTTTATTGATTTTATAGAAGAATTCATTATCATATTTATCATATAATTCGAAAAATGTATTTAAATTAGATATTTGTTTTTCTATATGCCCTTTAATATGCCAATGATATCTTAATTGTAATTCAGTATAATTTTTCAAATCATCGTTAAAAATATAATAAATATTTAAATTAAAATCAGGATAAGCACTGCTGAAATCATTTCGACATAACATAACACCATTTTGTTTTAAATATTGATATTTATTCTCTACAAAATTTATAACTATATTATTTGCTAAATTAGCCAACTTTGGAATAAATACCTTTATAAAATCTATTTCATAAAACATTTTTAATATGTTAATAATTAAAAAAAGAAAAGAATATAAAAATTAAAAATAAACTATAAAAATTTATAAAATAAAAAAAAAATATTAAATATAGTTATAACAACAGGTCTTTGATCCATAATCATTGACTAATACGCCAAAAAATCTCTCAAAACCGTGTGGTAATCCCTCTGAATTATTTTCTTTACTTCCACAATAATCCTTCGGCATTTCATCATATAATGTCTCTAAAATATTTTTAGTAAAATAATATTCTAATATTTCACCTTTTATCCAAAATATAGTTCCGGGTATAAATTCTCCTTGTTTTTTATTTTCTATATCAAAAAAGTTATAATACCTATCTATATATTTTCTTACTTTATTGCTATTTAAATATATATTATTTAGTTTTATTTTCTTATTACCTATCATACCAACTTCTTCATTTTCCATTTGTTCTAAATTATGTTTAATAATTTTATCAGAACCTAATAAAGCGTATAACATACAAAAACGCCAATTGAAATTAGTTTTACTGTGTATTTTTATGATATTTTCATATTGTAATCCCAAATCTATCATTTTTAAATAAGAAGTAAAAAATCCGCCAATATCCATACCTCTATTATCACTAAAAGTCAGATAATAGTTTTTATATATATCAACTTTTTTTAATAATAATAATAAGTCTTGATATTCTTCTTTTTGTATATCTTCTTCGTCATCTAAAGCAATATTTATGTATAAATCAAAATCATATTTTGTAAAATTATAAAATTTCTCTATATATTGGAATATATCTTCCCATACACATATCTTATATAAATGAAGCATAAAGGCATATTTTCTCTTTTCTTTTTTATTTATTAATAAACTTAATTCCTTCGAAATATTATCTATATCATTACTTATATCATTTTCAAGTAAACCATTATCATTTAATAAAATATCTGTTTTATCTTCAAGTAAATTATTTATTTCTTCATTAATAGATTTTTCTTTTTCTTTATCTGTTTCTTCCTCATCTAATAACTCATAATCATTTTTTTCATCTAAATTATTTTCTTCTAATAAATCATTTTTTTCTAATAAATCATTTTCTTTTTTTTCTTCTACTGATACATTTACACCTTCTATTATTTCATTTTTATTAATATTATATAAATCTACTCTTTCTATTTGTTCTATGCTTAAATTATTATTATTAATATAATCATTAACTAAATCATATTTCTTATTTGTTTCATCTATTTTATTATTAAGTTCTTCCATATTTTTGTTAATAATTTTTTTATATTCATAAACTTGTCGAATAGTTAATTCTTTACAGTCATTTACTAACTTATCCATAGTTTCATCTAATTCTTGTTTTTTCAAAAGATAATCCTGATTTGTTAAATTATTGTATGCTAACTTTTCAACTTTATATTGTTCTTCTGATATTAAATTCTCTTCTAAAATATATTTACTAAATGAATTTATTACTATACCATACCAGAATAAACCAGTATTATGAAATTTTATAAAACTAAAATTAAATATTTTTACTAACAAATCTACCATATTTATACCTTCGTCTCGTGATACAAAATTCTTAGTACATATCATAAAATATGGAACATTTATATCATTTATAACTCTTCTTATCTCTAATAAAATTTTATTCCTATTCCCATTACTGAAAAAATTTATATTATTACTTATATTTTTGTCCGTTTCACTTACATTGTCCGTTTCACTTACATTGTCCGTTTCACTTACACTTACAATAGTAATATTTGAATATATGAATTCCTTTTTTATATCTTGGACTTTTATATAATATGTATCTAAACCTAAATCAAATTCAAAAGCTTCAATTCTATTATTAGTGCTTGTATGAAAATTATTATAATTATTTTTAATGCTAAGAAAATCCATTAACTTATTGTAATATATATATCATTTTTTTTAAATCTATACTCATATCTTTTATTTCCATTTTGTTAATACTATTATTTAGTATATTGTATGAAATCTCATTATATTCATTCAAATTAATATGATTGGAACTATTATTATTATTTCTACTTCTTTCTTTATCTATCATACTTAGTAAATTTAAGTTATATATGTCATATTTGAAATCTAAATTATTTTGTGAAAAAACCTTATTTATTGTTATAATTTCTTGTAATTTTAATACTAACATAATACTACTCTTTAATTTAGCACTAAAACTTTCTTCTTTTATTTTATTTACATTTATATCATTTATATTATTAAAATTTATATTTATATAATCTTCCAAATAGTTATTTATATATTCCATAAAAACCTTTCTATTTAGTAAAAATCTTTTTTTAATTTTTTCTAAAATAATAAATAATTTCTTTGTTTTTTCTAAATTTTCTTTTTGTTTAAAATATTCTTCATATTGTGTAAATATTTTTTGATATTCATTATTAAGTAAATTTAATTTACTAATTTCATTTTTATGTTTGGATTCTAAATTTTTTAATAACTTAGTATATTCCAAAATATAAGTATTATTTTCTTTGATAGTATATTCTATACTAATTTTTTCATTATATTTGTCTTTTTTGGTTTTATTTAGTAATTTTTTCAATTCCAATAATTCTTTATTTTCTTCTTTATGAATAACAATTTCAGGTTCTTTATTTTTATATAAATAATTATTATCTTCTAATTTTTGATTTAGTTTATTTAGTTCCTGTTCTAAATTTTCTATTTCAGTTTGATACCTATCTATTACTTTCTGATATCTTTTACGAATAACTATATTCTTCTTTTCATTTTTTTTATTTTCTACTAAATTATCTCTTTTATGTAAAATCGTGATTTGTTTAGATTTAATTTCGTCTATCTTAGTATTTACTTCTTTTATTTCATTTTTAATTTTGACAGACTTAATGATAATTTCGTCATAATATTTATTAGTGATATTATTTTTTAAAGGATTATAATTTTGTTTTTCTATATTTTGTGTAACAATAGTTTGATTATCCAGTTCTCGTATTGAATAATTATATTCTTTTAGTTTGCTAAGTTCACCTTCATTTTCATTAATATTATTTTGGTAATAAGATATATATTTATTTTGGTCTATTATTTGTTTATAAAAATTGTTTATTGCATGAGTTAATTTTCCTTTTTTATCTAAATAATCTTGTATTTTATTTTCATATTTATATGTTTCTATAATTTGTAATAATTCTGTATAATTTTTCTCTAAGTTTTTTATAAAAAAATTATTAGTATCTTTTAATATTACATCTATTGTTACTTCTTTTATTAATGATTTTAATGAATTAATTTCACTTATATATTCTTTTAAATCTAATTTTAATTTATGTTCTAGTGATATAAAATTCTTATGTTGACTATATAATTCTACTAAATTAATATAATTTGGATTATTATAGTTATTCACCTGTAATAAAATATTATTTGTCATAAATTTTATTTTTTTTGGAACTAAATTATTTTCTTCTAATAAATTATTATAATATAAATAGGATTGGTCAGTATATTTAGTTTGAATACTCGAAGAGAGAAAATCATAATTGATATGAAAAAGAAATAAATAATTTTCTTTTATTTTTTTTAATAATGTATAAAACTTTACATCTTCAAATTCTAATATTTTTTTTATAAATTCATCCATAAAATCATTTTTTATACAATTATCTATTGATACTAAATTATATATATTAATTTCATTTATATTTTTATTATGAATTTCCAATTCATTTATATTTTTATTATGAATTTCCAATTCATTTATATTTTTATTATGAAGAAAGGTATAATTAGGTTTATTAATATAGTCTAAATAATCTTTTTTTATCAAATCCTGTTTTATAATTGAAAATATTTGATTTATATTACTAAAATAAGTATGTTTGGATATAGGTTTATAGGAAGTAATTTGATTAATAATTTGTTCTTTTTTTTCTTTTTGGGAAAATAAATGTTTTTTACGATCAGATTGTAAAAATTGGAAGATATCATAAATTTGGTTTTGTAAATCATAACATTTTTGTAACATTATGGTTTAAAAAACAGTTAGATAAAACTTTTAGGAATTTTACTTATACGTAAAAATTCAACTTTAGGAATTTTACTTATACGTAAAAATTAAACTTTATAAATTTTACATATAAGTAAAAAATCAACTTTAAGAATTTAAATCATAAAGAATTTAAATTATAATAAATTTAAATAATAATAAATTTAAATCATAATCAATAATCTCAAATTATAAACACCTTACGGTTTCGTCTATAATTATCATACGGATAATAACAATTATCTTATTAATTATAATTTATTTGACGGAGTTAACAGCATCCTCATTTAACTCCTTTAGATTGTTTACAAACAGTAGAATAGTTAGTAGTAGTAGGCATTTTATACTATTATAAAAATATTTTTTTATTTTAATAAATTATAAATAATTCAGTTTATTCTTTTTGATAATATTATTAAAAATCTTCATCAATCTCATTTATTTTTGATAATCCTAAATAACTATCGCATGCGATTTCTAATTTTTTATTTAAGATTTGATAAAATTTATTATTATTTTCGTAAATTTCCTTTACTTCACTTTTTAAGTTATTAATCCATTTTTCGTGCATTTCATCAAAAAATTTAATAATATAATTTGGATAATCATCATTTTTCATTTTTTTTGAAATATATTCAAATGGAGTGCTATTATCACATTTATTACCCCAATATTTCCCTTTATTTTTAATATCTTTAATATCTATTAAATATTTATATATATCTTTATGATAATCAGAATAATATAAAAACATACATTTTTTTATTTCATTTTTTATATCTTCTTTCAATTCATTATCCCAAACCCAATCTATATTAATAATTCTATTTTCATTTAAAATTAAAATAAATGTATTTATTTTTTTACCTTGAAATTTTTGTATATCCTTATCATTATTTGAATTTGGATTATATATTAAAAATCTTTCCATTAATACTTCTATCATAGTATCCCAAAAATTAAGTTTAGATAAATCAGATTTTAATATAATATGATAAATTTCAGTTTCAGTATTTCCAATTATATTAAACTGTAATTTATTAATATTGAAATCGTTATTATTTGCTTCTAATTTAATATGTTTAAAAATATTCCAATTAATATTATTATTCTTAATTATCAAATTATTTTCAATAATATTATCTACTTTATTTACAGTTTCTAATAATTCTTTTTCCTTACTACTATCAATTTGAAAAAAATGTGTAATATTATATAAATCCGCCGGACTCATATCAGCAAACTTTAAACTACTATATAATTGTATCATATATATCAATATTACTGAATCAAAAACCTTTAATTTTTTAAAATTATTATTTTTAATATATTTTTGTATTTTTATCATTCGTTTTTTAATAATATCTAAATATTCATTATATTTAGGTTTGTCTGATAAATTACATAATGGAAACTCTTTTAGTCCATTTTTACAACATTTTTTTTTACAATATTGATGCTTATTTAAAAAATCATAAAAAAAAATAGGTTTTTTTTCTATAATATTTATAGTAGATAGTTTTTTTAAAACAGTATTTAATTGCGATTTTTTAAAATCCGAGTTTATATCTTTATTATTTACTATATTTAAAATAACTTTATAAAAATACAAGTTATATTTTATACAATGATATCCCCAATCAACTTGTTCTTTATTTTCAGAGTCTTTTATTTTTTCGTTTTTAATTAAGTAATCATTTATATTTATATTAGTATCTAATAATTCAATAATTTTTTTTTTGTCTATTATATCATATATTTTTTCTAATCGAAATGTTTTTTTTAATTTAGGAAAAAATTCTACATACCCTTGTTCTCCAAATCGAGAATGAATATCATCATTATTATTTACTAATCCAAAATAAATTTTATTTTTTGCTCTTGTTAAAGCAACATGTAAATGCGATTCATAAATTAAACTTATATCATTTTTACTTACGCACTTTAGACTATTCTCTGTAGTTCCTAATATAAAAACTACTTCTCTGCCGTCTCCCTTAGAAGTTCTAATAGACATAATACGGGTTGCCTTAATAGAATCTTTAGTATTAATACAGGAACCTTCGGTATGTTTATGTAAATAAACATATTGTGTATATTCATTATGATTATGTTTTTCCCAATATTCATTTGTAATGGAACCCATATTTTTAAACTTTTTAATCCAATATTCTTGTAATTTTGTTTGTAATTCAGAAGCAATAATATTTCCTTTCATTATAGGAAAAAGAAACATAAAATTTTCTGGATAATAATTATTTAAATCTACCTCATTATCTACAAGTTCTATTATTTCACTAACATATTTATTAATTTTTTCATCATCACTATCATTCGCATATATCATAGGAGAATCAATTATTTCAATTGTTTGATAATTAATTTCTTTTAGTTTAGTATCACACTTTATTTCTGGTAAGGAATATTTTTCAAATTTAATTATTTTATTAATTCTATTATACATATCTTTAACTTTTATACGTCTATTATCATTTTTATACTCCATAATATTTATTTTAATATTTGGTAAACCTTCTATTATAATACTTGTTAAGAAATTATCTTCATTTTCCAATGTCTGTAGTTTATCTCCTACTATATTAATGTCGCTATTTGTATCTAACATTAATCTAGTCATAGCATATAAATATTCGTTCTCTAAATCCTGTGCTTCGTCAATCCATATTTCGGTTTGTTTATTTAAATAAAGAATTTGACCAGCATATTTGAAAAAACCATATTCAGAAACTTTAGACATACCATTTTTTTTTATAGTTTTCAAAATTCCAGAAAAAAAATTAATTCCATTCTCTTGCGTGTCTGATAAATTATAACAAAATGAATCTATAGTTCCAATAATAACTATACATTCTCGTTTAGTTTGTTTATGTATATATTTAATAACAAAATGTTTAATCGTATTTTTTTCTGTTTTTTCAATTAAATTTTTTATATGATACTCTTTTCTTTTTATTTGATCTGTTAATTCTTCATAAATTACATTTTTAGCAGAATGTTGTTTAGTAATAATAATAAATGTTTTTTTATCAATATTTTCAGCTATAGATTTCCAAATACCATATGTTTTTCCATTTCCGGCTCCTTGTTGGTGTATAGTTAAATTACATTTAATTACATTTTTACCTTCCCAAAAATCCCATATATTTTCAGGGTTTGTTTTTAAAACTTCAATCACACTATTTATATCTTTATATTCTTTTAATTCAATCATCTTATTCTTTATCTTTTGTAATTCTATCTTAAAAACTTTATTATTTATTTCAAGTAAAATATATTCATATTTTTTAATAAAAGATTTATATTTCCATGATTTATTAAAAATAATCAAATAATTATTTGAAGATAATTTTTCACATATTACATCATCTGTATTACCATCCACTAACCAAATAATTTCTTTGCCAAATTTATCCCAATCATTAAATCTATTTTCAATTTCTTTATTTGAAATATTAGAGTGTTGTATTTCGCAAGTCCTTTTATTATTTAATAATATATCTGCTCTTCTACAAGTATTAGTGTCTATCGAAGAGCAAAAGAATTTAATTTCACGCATTTCTACTGGAAATAAGCCTTCCATTTTATTATGCCAGTCGCCAATCATTATATTAGAAATATTAAATCCTATATTTAAATATTAATAATAATTCAGTTTATTCTTTTTGATAAGATATTGGATATTAGTATTATTATTTATAATTTGAAATAATAAATCCTGTAATGTTTGATTTTCATATTTATATAAACTAATTTTTATATTACTAAGTTTTCTTTGTAATTTACAAATTTTACTAATATATGTTTTATCTATATATACATATATATTTTTATCTTTATTTAGTTCATTATTATAATTTTCTTTATTTTGATTTAGTTGTAATATTAAATTATTTGTTTCTAAATCAGTTGGAATAATATTATTTATACTAATTTCTTTTACTAAATCAAATTTTATACTAAGTTTTTTGTAATATAATTTCATATCATTTAATTTATTACAAGAATATTCTTCTTTTTCTGCTAAGTTTTCTATTTCTAAATTATAATCAATCTCTTTATCACTAATTTGATTTAGTAATATATCTTTTTTAATTAGAAGTTCATTAGATTGTAAATTAAATTTAGAAATAATTTTTAAACTAATATCTTGAGATTGAATAAATTCATTTTCTTCTTCTAACATATAAATACATTCCCTAATATTTTCCTTTTCTAACTTAGTGTATTTACTTATTTTTAGTTTTCTATTATAAATCTTTATTTGGGTAATATTTTCATCAATAATTTTATTATTTTCGGAATTACCAAAATCAATTTCCTTTTGTTGTTGTATAATTATATCACTAAGTTTTAATTCTATTTCTTGGATTTGATTTTCTATTAATTTAGTCTCTTTATCCAACTTTTGTTTTAGCATATTCTTGTCCTTCATACTATTTTTAATAAATGTTTCATAATTTAACTTATATGAATCCATTTTCCTTTTATATTTATCAGTTTTCTTTATATAATATTCCAGTTTAGTATTATATATATGAGATAAATTATAGTAATCATTGATTTTTATTTTCTCTAAATTTAATTTAGCAAAAAGAGTATCAATAGTATTCAAATATTCTATATTCTGTTTTTTATTTTTAATATTATAAAGTTTATATTCTCTTTCTAATTTAAAACTTTTTATTCTATTTTCAGTATCATTTATCTTATTGATAAAATTATTTTTCAAAGTTTTATTATTATACAGTAATGAATTAATATTAAGTTTTATTTTAAGGAATGAATTTATTTTTTCTTTTATCGCAATATTATCACTAATTATTTCCATATTATACAATTATACATTTATAAAGATAATATTTTTTGATTTAGTTCTTCAATTTCCAATAACTCATCTATAGTTAGTAAATTATCTTTTTCTTCTTTTTCCATTTTAGTAATTTCATATTTTAATTCAATTCTTTCTAATATATAATTATTATTTTTTATTTTATCGGTATTTTCTCTTAAAATTTTATTAGCAGTATCTATTTTTTCATTAAGATTCCTTATTTCATAACCAACTGTTTTTTTTATAAAAAGTGGATAAATTGTATCTAATAAGAATTGTTTTAGCATTTTTTTATTTTCAATACATTCCAGTGATTGTTCATTAAGTAATTTTTCCTTCATTATTTTAAAATGTTCTTGATTTGTTATTAATAATAATTTAATATATTCCTTATTATTATTTTTATATATATAATCTATTTTCTCTTCATATTTATATCTATTTTCATCTAATAATATATTTACACTTTTATATTCTATTTGTAAAGAAGTTAAATTATAGGTTAATTCCTCTATTTCCTTCTCTCTTTCTAAAATTAATTGTTGGTTTTTTATTTTATCTTTTGTATTTTTATTATCATTTATATCATTAATATTAACATTTATATTATTTACATTTTGAATAAAATTTATGATTCTAATATCAGTAAGTTCCTTTTTTACAAAAGAAATTTCATTTTCTAATTTAGATCTATTTTTTTTATGTTCATCTATTAAATTTGTATATTCTAAGTTTTTCTTTTTAATATTATCAAAATATTCCTTTTTTTTATCAATATTTACTTCATTTCGTATATACATACGTTGACTTTTGATATAGGAATTAAGAAATGACAAATTTTGCCGGTTAATGTATTCGTTTTCACTATTTACACTTCTCAATTCCAATTCTTTTTTCCTTATTTTTTCTCTTAACTCTTTTTTCTTTTGCCTATTCTCTTTAATTAAAATATGATATTCTTCAATTTTAGAAATATTTTTATTCCTATTAGAAAACCGATATCCAATAGAAGATTTATATGCTTTTAGTTCATATTTAAGTAATTGTTTATTTCTTTTTAGTAATTCTGTAAATTTAATAATTTCAGTTTCATATTTTTTTTTTTTATCTATTAAGCATTTATTTTGTAATTCAAATTGTTTCATAATATCATTTTTCTCTTCAAATATTCTATTTTTTTCTTCTTCTAATTGTTGTAGTAATATTACTTCTTGTTCTAAATGTTCTTTATTATTATCTAATAATTGTTTATTGTAATTATTATCTATTTTATTTATTTTAAAAGGGAAATTTGTTTCAAATAAATCATATTTTTCTTTTTGTTTTAGTAATAATTCATTATTCTTATTTATGGTTTTTTCTGCTTTTTCAGATTGTAGATTTAGTAAAGTTATTTTTTCTTTAATTTGTAAAATTAATTCTTCTTTTTCTAATTTATAAAGTTTAATTTTTTTCTTTCGGGTATCCTGTTTGGATTTTATAATATCTACTCTTTTAAGATATTCTTCTTTTACGTTCATTATAAATAATGGTAGATATATTATTTAAGTATTTATTGTAAATATTTATCGGTTAATTTAGGAAAATTAATTATATCGTTTATTTATAAAATGATTGAAAAATTACTTGATGATTTAAAATTAAGTGGTTTAGGTAGTTTAGGTAGTTTAGGTAGTTTAGGTAGTTTAGGTGGTTTATCAGGATTGGCAGAATTAGATTTATCTAAACTTAATATACCTAAAAATATAATATATCTTATAATTGCGTTTAAATTAATTAATAATTTAGACAAAATTATTCCACAAAAAGCCGGAACGATGCCGAATTTTAAAAATATGTGTCCTATCGGGAAAATGCCTATGCCTATGAAAAGCACTGGTAGTAACAATAGTTTTATGTCACTATTTATTATATTTTTATTAATTGGAGGGGCATTAATTTTGGCAAATAATTTATTAGATAAAATAAATATTTCATTAATGTCTTGTGGAGTTAATTCATTAAGAGATAGTAATATTAAATTACCTACTAATAGAAATATGGATTGGATTACAATGAAAGAAATAACGGGGGATAAGTGTCCATTAATGAAAGAAGGAAAATGTCATTTAAAAAATATGTCTAAATTTATAGAAAAACTTCCAAAAATGAAAAAATGTCCTTTTTTTTCTAATGAATTAGAAGAGAAAATACAAAAATTAATAAAAGAAAAAGATAAAATAGAATTAGAATTATTAAATGAAGAGAAATTATTAAATGAAGAGAAATTATTAAATGAAGAATTATAAAATAAAAATTTTCTAATATAATTATATATGTCGTTAAAACTGGGTATGAATATATTTAAAAAAAAACCGAAGAGAACAAAAAAAATATATTGTTCTCCAAAAAATAGTAATAATAAATATAGTTGTTTTAGCAAGGATTCACTCATAAAGATTGTTAAAAAATGGAATAATACTAATAGAAAAAATAAAATTAAATGGAATGAAAAGAATTCAGTCCCTAAATTATGGGGAAAAATAAATAAAAAACTCAATGATAAATGTTATGGCGAATGGTGTTGGATACAACAGGAATTCGTTAAAAGTATGAATGATAAGGAATTGAAGGAGTCATTTAGACCCAAAACCCCTAAGTCTTGGTATAAGAAAAAAACAGAATGGTTATCTACAATTGATATAGAGAATGTATTAAATCAGTATGAGAAGGTACATGACGATTTTAGTTTTATAGGTGCTGTACCAATTGATTTCGACTATGAATATAGTATGGGTAAGTGTATTATAGATGAATTATGTAAAATTAAATTGAGTAATAATGTTAAGAATAGAAAGAATAAAATAGGTATTGTATTTAATTTAGATAAACACGATGATGATGGAAGTCATTGGATATCAATGTATGTAGATTTATATCAAGATAAAATATTATATTTCGATTCATATGGAGAACCACCGCCCAAAGAAGTTAAAGTTTTAGTTAAAAGATTACAAAAACAAGGAAATGAAATAGGGAGGGAATTAGAATATAAAGAAAATAAAATAAGACACCAATATAAACATTCTGAATGTGGTATATATTGTATAAATTTTATTATATCAATGCTTGAAGGGAAATCATTCGAGGAAATTACAGAAAATAAGGTAAATGACGATACTATAAATTTAAAAAGGGATTTTTTTTATGCTCCAAGTGAATAAAAACTCTTATAAAAAGAAATAGTTTTTAATTTAAAAATAAGTTATTAATTATTATTTATTATATTTAATTATTATAATGAATAATAATACTTTTTTTAGTTCCAAGAACCAAGATTTATTATATAATATATGTCGTGATGAATTAATAAAACAAACAGATTATAATATAGATGATAATAAAAAATATTATAGAACTTTCGGTGAAATTATGGGAATTGTATTTAAACACGCAGATGATACAAATAATTTAACACAATTAAATAAAAGTGTTTTAGGGAAAACTATTCCCTATCTAAAAACAGATATAAATAATAAAAGATTAACTAATGCACCACTATTACCCCCAAATAGTTTAAGAAAAATGACCAAAAATAAATACGAAAATTTAAAGGGTGATATGGCTGAAAATAATGGATTACCTATATCTTTTCGCGGAAGTTCGACTAATACTAGTTATGAAAATGTAAATGTTAATAGTGACTATAAACAATTAATGGATAATAGAAAGGAATATTATAGTAATCAAGAAAAAATGAGCGTTCAGCAAAATATGAGTAATCAAGAGAAAATGAGTAATCAAGAGAAAATGGGTAATCAAGAGAAAATGAACAATCGGCAAAATATGAGCAATAGGCAAATTCCAGTCAATTCCAAAGACGAAGTAAATGAAGACCCAAAAGTATCAATGGAAAGATTAATGAAAGAAAGAGAGGGATTAAGTAATGATAATAATACAGAGGAATATACTTTAGATCCAATGAGTTTAAATAGTGATTTAGTAAATAATGAGATAGGAACAACTGTAGAACATATGAATACATATGATAGCACTAATGACGAAGTAGACCCAATGAAGTTATATCAGCAATATAATAATGAGAGGGAAATACAAGATTCAGAATATAATAAAATCCAAGAAGATAGAAATAATTTTGAACAAGCAAATAAAGGTAATAACGAATATATAAATAATATATTAGATGAAAATAAGGTAAAGGGTATGGTAGAGGAAAATAAATTCCATGATAATTTATCTCTACAAATAAATGAGCAAATGAGTAGGGCAAATTTAGGTGATTTAAAAGGACAATTGGACGATCAATTAGATTTTGCGACACAAAATAAAAAAGCAATTAATCTTCCAACCGCAAATGATCTGGCTATAGCGCAGAATAATAATATTTATGAGAATAATGCGTTATTTGAGGAGTTTAAGAAAAGTTTATTTAATACTCGGAAATATATCAATAGAGAACATTTAATAACAATTAATAGTGGTGATAGAGATTGGTTTAATAATACAACTGAAACACGTTTTTCTTTTCAAGTTAAATTCAATCCGTCTGTAACAAGTACAGACCTTAATGGTACTGAATATGTTGGAAGCACAAGTGCCGGATTACCTCAAGAATATAAGAATGTAACTTCAATAGAAATGATTAGAGTATTAATGGCGGTTGAAAATATTCTATTGCCATTCGATAATCGTATTTCTATTGATTATAAATCATTGCCATATATTGTTCTTAAAATAGATGAAATAGATGGTTTATATTCAGGAACTAATCAAAATATAGATAAGGCGTTTGCTCATTTATTATGGGATAAAGATAATGGGAGTGATATAAATAATATTAATATGCTTCAACAATATTCGAGACAATTTAAAAGAGGTTTTTGTTTAATGGCACCTTTAGGTTTTGAAAAAAAAACATATTATCCATCTCCTCTTTCCTCGTTAAATAGATTAACATTGAACTTATCCACACCTTTAGGACAAAAAATATATAATCACCCAGATGTTTTAAAAATTAAAACTATAAAAATGATAAGTATTCCATTTGAAGGTGCAAGTACTAATTCAATAGTAACCGCAGAAGCACCAACTGCTGATAAAAAATTTAATTTGCCCAATTACCAAGGAGGAATAAGTGTTAGTGCACCACAGAGAATAAGTTTAACTGCGTCGGCTACACTTACACCTACGAATTTTATAATAACAGGGAAAAATAATAAAGGTTCCGTAATTAGCGAGGTTATACCTGGTCCACTTGATACTACAGTATATAGTTCTTTAAGATACGCAAGTATTACGAGTTTTATATCAGACGTAGCCCCTACCGGAGAAAATACTATTTCAGTGGGAAATGAAGGCGTCATTGATTTAGAAATTGGAGACACTAGTGGGTTTCCATATGATGTATCAAAACGTTTAATAGAAATTCAAACATTTACATATTTTAGTAATAAGGTATTTAAAATAGGAGATAATATAAAAATACAGGGTTTCGTAGACGAATCCGATCCTCTTGACACATTTGATATTAATAGTTTTATAAATAGAGAAGAAGGACACTACATTATTAATTTAGAAAAACAAGATAGTAATAAAGCAACTTCTGAAAATGAAGGATTTATTAGTAAATTATATATATCTCCTCCAGGTGAAATAGATTTTTCAGTAGAAACTGAAACTGACCCAACTATTTTAATTAACGAATCTTCCAAAGCAGACGAGGATACTACATTTTTTAATTTTGATGAGACTGCTATTAATTGTAAATTAATAAACCAATCACTCCAATCTAATTACGTTTTCAAAGTAGTTACCAGAGAAGATGATGTTACTAACGTTCTTAGTAACTCCAATATATAAGCTTTTTTAAAAAGCTTAGACCAAAATATAAAAAATCAAAAATATAATAAACGAAGTACAAGCAATAGCAGTAAACGAAGAACAAGCGCTAGCAGTAAACGAAGATCACATAAACTTTATAAAATATTATGACCTTCTAAGTTAGGATATAAACCTTTATTATTCTTTTTAATTGAATTATTTATACTATTTATACTGTTTGTACTATATGTTTTTTCTAAACAGGCTTTCTCTGCTTCTTCTATTTCATTATTTTCTTTTAAAACTGTAGGTAAACTCTGTGTTCTCTTAAAAGAATTAGTAGAAGATTTTGTTGATTTAAGTAATGAAGGATATTTTTTTCTTTCTTTTTTTTTTTCTTTCTTGTAGCAATAAAATATTAATAAAAATAATATTGTTATAATTAATACTACAACAATACCCAAACCAACTGTAATATCTTCGTCTTTATTACCTTTTAATATAGAGGTTAAATTCATATTATTGTATATTGTAGTAATTTTCTTATATAAAATAAAAAAATTTTTAAAGATATATTTTATTTAAGATATATTTTATGCTTCATTTATAATCATTTCATAATTTCTCATTTGAACGGTTTCGCACATTTTATATCGCGGATTGTATCTACATAAACGCCATTGTTTTTGTATTTTTTCTGCTGCTTTCCACTTATTTTTGTCATATAGACTCACTGTTCCGTCTGGATATATTGAATTTATATTATTAGGTATTTCTAGTGTTTCTCCCTTTAAAATTCTATCTAGAAATTGAAATTGTTCTTGTTTCATACCTCCGTCGGTCCACATTAAGTTTTGTGTCGCGTGTCCACAACCCATCCAAAGATTTTGATAACTATATCTTTGAAAAAAGGTTTGCATTATTTTTTCTGGTTCTTTCCCGTTCCTATTTATAATAAACTTTATTACTATAAAATATCTCGAATAACAATCAATACCCATCACAGCAGGTTCTGTTATTTCATCCCAAGATAGAAAATCGATATAGTCTGTTCCACCCTGTCGTCTTTGTATATATTTTTTTGGTAATGTATCAAGATGATCAAAAAACATATTTATCGATTAATTATTAAAAGTTTAATTAATCAATTTTTTTATAAAAATGATATTATATTTAAATCTTAAAAGGTTTTAAAGCTTATACATTTTAACAGTTTTTTTACCTCCTTTTGTAATAATCTCCCCGATAGGATCGCCTGGTCTCTCTGCCTTTGCTGCTTCATATTCATAAATATAATTTCCTTTCTTCGCATATTTTTTACCATTCTTTCCTTCTATAGTGGTAAAACCAATTTTCTTAGTTTGGACTCTTGATTTTCTTTCTTTTTCTTTAATTTCATCTCTAATATTAGCAGTATGACTAAATGAATTTCGTGTTTTAATATCACCGAAATTAACACATTTAATTCCTTTATTAGTTTTTTTATTATCGTTTAAGTTAAGATAACAATCTATAGCACCGTCTTTAATAATACCTAAAACAATATCCATAATATGTCTCTTTCTTTCCGCAATATTATATAATACTTGGTCTGAAGTCTTACCCGTAAAATCATTCATTATAGTTATATCACTTCTTAATTGTGCTTGTGTTGCCTTAGATAAATAAATATAAATATCTACATTTCTCTCTTTCTTAGGTAATTCAATATGTGAATTAGTTCTTACTGCCCTACCTATAACTTGGTCTAATCTTACTGGATTCCAATATGGTTCTACAACATGAAGTTGTCGCACATTTCTAGTATTTAAACCTTCTGCTCCTTGTTTAGTAGTCATAAGGATTTCCAATAATTGTCCTCTTTGATTGGAGGTATTAATTGTTTCTACTTGTCTCCTAAGTTTATCTGGTAAATTATTTATTTTATCATTATATATATTTAAGATAATATCACTCTCTTCGTCGCCAGACCATATAGCATATTTGGGGTTAGTATCGTTTTTAGGGTCAAAATCTAAAACCCAATCTCCTGTCGAATCTTTCTTTACTTTAAAAGGAGAATATCCATTTGCTTTTAATACTAAACTTAATATACCAACACCCTCACACGTTTTATATTCAGTATAAATAAATTTAAGACCTTTTTGGGAACTTCCCCTATCTCTTAGTAATCTTTCAATAATTTTGGCGTATTTAGGGGAATATTTAGATAATTTTTCTGGATTTCCATTATCAAAAGCAAGATATTCGTCTCTATGTTTATCTAATTCTTTTAAAGCACTATAAAGTCTCTTTTCATATTCTTTACTCTTACCTTTAACTTCTCTAATTTTATGAACTAATTCTCCTTTTAATCTTTCTTTTTCTGCGGTTTTCTTTGCTTTAATTATTTTCTCTTCATAATCATTATTAAGTTCAACTATTTTTTGCGATATTTCACTATCATCGTCAAATTCTATATCTTTTAAATCACCTTTAAATGGTCGCTCTATTGTTTCAGGGAAAACAAACTGACACAACATACGAGAGTAAGCACGATATGAAGAATTTACCTTGAAAATATCTCCTTTTACATCTTTATTTTTCTTACCAATTGATAATCCCGGTTTCTTTTTCTCTTTCGAATTACTATCTTTTTCTATCTCACTCTTTCTTACTGCTGCATATTTATTAAACATATAATCACTCATAGGTATTTCCAATATTTCCTTAGTTCTTATATCTGGTACCAAGTCTTGATTAGCACTCGCTACATATGAAACCATACCAATAGTTCTTCTTTTAAATAATTCTTTATCTTTGATATCATTTTTATCTGCGTCATAGAACATATTCATAAATTCTTTATTATCGTCTGGAAAAGTTGTAGTAACTTCACTATTAACATATATAATTTTGTAATTGAGTTTTTCTTTTATATAAGTAGAAACTTGTTCTATGAATTGTGAATCAGAAATATTATTTAATTCACTTCTAACTAAACCATTCTCGTGATTAATAAACCCATATGGATTTCTACTAAATTTAACTTCCTTACTTCTACCATCTATTATCACTTGGTCTATTAACGGATGTTCATATAATTCATCTTCTAATTCGTCCCATTCTATTCTAGTTCTACCTTTACCGGGTTCCAATGTTAAAACATAATTGGTTATATATCCCCTAAGAACATTAAATATTTTCGCAACTTCAAAAGGAATATTTTTCATAGGTGTTCCAGATAAAAAGACAAACCTTACATTTCGAGCATTCATAAATAACTCATTCAATCTGGTTGCCCTCATACTTCCACCACCCGCCATACCATTAATAACATTATGGACTTCGTCAATAACTACTATTTTATCATCGAAATATCTTTCTAACTCCATTTTATCTAATTGTGCTGCGGTTAAACCGTTGGTATGTTTAAATTCATATTTGGAATCAATCATTTTCATAATTTGTAATTTAATTTTCTCTTTATCTTCACCAGAAAAAGAAGAAAAATTATCCTTTTTAGTGAAATCTATAAAGAAAGCACCTTTATTCGCATTAATTGTGGCCCTAGTAATACCAGTTTTTAACGCAAATAAATATGTTGGTCTGTCTTTTGTTGTAGAACATGGAAAAAAAACCCAATGTTGTTCTAATCTAAAATATTCGTCACCCCATTCCATTAATTGTTGAATATAATTTTGTTTAATACTCTTTTGTAATAATACAACCACTTTTCTTTCTTCCTTATTTGATTCTGTTATCTCAATAGAAGCACGCGTTTTACCTACACCCAAACCATGATATAATAGTAAACCTCTATATGGAGAATTAACACTTAAATAATCACGTACTATTTTTTGAGTGGGAAATAAATCTCTTTTTTCAGGTTTTACAGATTTAGGACATTCTTCATCCTCTAAATCACACTGTAATACTTTATTTCTTTCCTTGATTTTATATTTTTTAAATGTTGTATCAAACCACCTAATAAACTTCTTACGATTTGGATTTTCCCAATGAGATATTTTTAAACTATCATTTTCCGGTCTTACATATTTTTCCATACCTATAGGAACATTTACAGGTAACTGATTAAGAGAATCTGGTTCTTTTATACTCTTTTTTATAGTAATTGTTTTCTTTGCTAAAGTATTCTTTTTTACAGAGTTATTTTTTTTTACAGAGTTATTTTTTTTTACAGAGTTATTCTTTTTTACAGTGTTATTTTTTTTTACATTACTCTTTACAGCATTATTCTTTTTTACAGTATTCTTCTTAATACTTATTTTCTTTTCAATAGGACAAAAACCCATTTTAACCATTTTCTTATCTTTGTCTAATTCTGTCGCGCACCATTTTCCTTTTTGACCGGGTACGCATTCTTTATATAATTTCCCTTTATGAATGAAGGGGAATTGACATTCTCCTTCTTTGACTATATTGTGTCCTGTGTAATTTTTCCCTGTTTTATCTATTGTGGAAGCTATAATTTTTTGAGACATATATTAATATATTATAAATTTATTTTGAATTAATTATTATTATTTTTTTTGAAAATTTTCTTTGAATCTTTAGGTAAAATAATCATTTTCCCTAATCTTACACCACCAACTAAATGAAAATGTAAATAATCTATTTCTTGTCCTCCATCTTTATTACAATTTATTACAATTTATTACAATTTGATATTAGTCTACTATATTAAACTGTTTATCTAACTTTTTAGAAGTTAATAATATTTTAGACAAATAGATTGTATCTTCTTCTATATTATTTAGAGAAACTATCTTTTGTTTAGAATAATAAGTACGTCAGGATAAATATCTTCAAACGCGGTAATATATTAGTCTTGATAAACAATATTGGCAGGTGCTTCTTTATCTCTAATTTTTTTAAAAATATTTTTTTCCATTATATTTTTTATTATATTTAATTTTAGATAAATTAAAATAATATAAATTTTTTTTTAATTACTATTATTTTTTTATATTATTATTACTATATATAATGTCTACAACCGCAAATGATATATTTAATTTAAAAATTAATAAATATTATGGTGGTGATACTAAATTTAAAAATGTATTTAGTACAAATGTATTTATACCACGAGAATTAAACTTGGGACATAAAAGTTTTTCATACTTAACGGGGTTTATTAAATTAGTTGAAACATTTAAAAAAATGACTATGTGGAAAGAAGATAACCCTACAGAGAATTGGGGATTAGTTATATTTTGTGATAAAGATTTAGTTACATTTGATGAAGAATATATTGAAACTACCTATGGTTTTCATTGGAATAATACATTAAATAATATTAATATTAAACAAAAATATATTGAAAACGAAAATATTATTATTAAACTATATTCGTTATATAAATTATATATTGATCATATAAAAAATAATGTAGATAAGTATAATTTCGTAAAAATATATACTTATGAAGATACACGTTTAAAAAGTGAAAAAGAGTATTTAGGTTTACCTTCTACATATGGTTCATTTATAAGATTTATACCAATATTTACTGATTACCCCGTTGGTTCTTTACTCAAAAAAGAATTTGCTGATATTGAGAAGGTTTTTTGTATAAATATTAGTCACGCTATAACAAGAAATTTAATGACTTTAGTATCAGAATGGGAAGACAGTAAAAAACATATATGTACTAGTAATTTTGGTTATTACACTTGGGGAATGTATCCTGACAATAAAAAATTTTTTTCAACTATGAAAGTGTTAAAGCCCAGTTCCTTATATAAACCATCATATGCGGATAGAATACCCGCTGGATTATTTGGTGTAGTGAAAGAAGGTATTAATAAACAATATAGTTTATTCAAACAATATTTAAATATTTTAGTTGGCAAATATAAAACAGATAAAACAATATTTGATTATTCTATTGATGAAATTTTACTGAGTAGTATATTTTCGGAAGAATTAGAAGATAAAGATGAAACTAAAAAATTTTTTTTATATAGTAGTGAAGACTTGGATGAAAGCTTGTTCCAGGAAATTAAAGGAAAGACTGGTATAGAAACAATAATGGCTGACAAAATAAATATCATTTTAGCGGATTCTAATTATGATAAATTATTTAATGATTTTGATACATATATTAAAACAAACTCAGATTTGTCTAGTCGAATTGAAATAATAACTATGTCAAAGAGACAAAACAAAAAAAGGTTTAATATTAATATTAACAATTTAGATTATATTTCAGATAAATTAAATATAAAAATAAAAGAATTAATAAAAGTAAAGCCAGATAATGTTCATTATATAGATTTCTTATTTACAATTTTAAAATACGATGATGAAGAAGAAATATATATTTCAGTTGCTAATTCTAATATAATATTACCTTACACAAAACTGTATAATAAAACATTTTTAAAAGATAATTCGGATATAAATATACAATCAAATCATATATATTTATCAAGAGAATTTATGAATTATATAGGTGAACCACTCATAAATTATTTTAAAATTGAAAAAAGAGAAAAAAAATATAATTTTGTTACTTTATTACAAAGTGGATTTGATGAATTAAAACCATTAATATTATATTCAGAAAAATTTCCTTTTGATGGAGTTAATTTTAATTATTATTTAGAATTAATATGTATAGATAAATATAACAATAATACAGAATTAAAAGATTTATTAGATATAATTATTGAACATTATAATAAAGAATTACCTTCTATATACAATTCTATAGGCAATTTGGTTGTTGGAGGTTATAAAAAAAAAAAAACTTCTAAAAAAAAGAAAAGTAATAAAAAGAAAAGTTATAAAAAGAAAAAAAGTTATAAAAAGAAAAAAACTTTAAAAAAGAATAAAAAAACTTTAAAAAAGTAAAATAATATAAAATTGAATTTAAAGATTGAAAATTATTATTAATATAAAATGGAAAACGAAATTATTAAACTAAATCCTTTTAATATAAAAAATAAACTCATTACAAAAGAGGGAGTTAATAAAATATTAAAGGAATATGATATAGAAGAAGAAATACATAATTTAGAGTATTATCAAAGAGCATTCATTCATAAATCCTATATTAAAAAGGAAAATAAAGACGATGTAGAATTAGAGGAAAAACCGGAAGATTGTTTAAATTTACAAGAAACTTCAAATGAGCGTTTAGAATATTTAGGAGACGCCATATTATCCGCAACTGTTGCTAGTTATTTATATGAGAGATTTCCAAATGAAGAAGAAGGATTTATGACTAGAATTAGGACTAAATTAGTGAATGGGGAAATGTTAGGTTCACTTGCGGATAAAATGGATTTAAATGAACATTTAGTTATTTCTAGACACGTAGAGGAGAAATGTAATGGGCGGAATAGTGTAAAAATATTGGAGGATATATTTGAATCGTTTATAGGTGCCATATATTTAGATTTTAATGAAACTGAAGTGGAACACCCTAGGTTAGATTTTTATTCTGGTTTAGGTTTTCAGATATGCCAGGTATTTATTATCAGTATTATTGAAAAATTTGTAGATTTTAGTGATTTAATATTAAATGACTATAATTACAAAGACCAACTTATGCGTTATTTCCAACAAAAATTTAAACATACTCCCAAATATAAAGAAATATTTGTTGAGGGACCTCCAAATAATAGAAGTTTTACAATGTGCGTTATGAAAAATGATAATACAGTTTTAGCATATGGTAAAGAGAAATCTAAGAAAAAGGCTGAACAACTTGCGTCAAAAAATGCATTAATTAATATGGGATTAATTGAAGAATAATTATTTAGCTTTACCCTTCCCTTTATGTGTCGTATAACCACTTTGAATATTACTTTTTGATAATGGTTTCCCAGTTCTTCTATCTAAAACAATTTTTCTATTATTTTCTTCAGTATTAGAACCCGATTCTGTATTTGGAGCTACTGGCTCTGCTGGTCCTGCAGAATTATTTGAATATAAAGAAGAATCATTATTTTCTATACTTGTTATTTTCATTGTATTTTGTTCACTTAATTTACACCATTTAAAGTTATCTAATGTTAAAATTAAATTATTAGGGTGTTTAATATTTACATTTGATAAATTATTAAAAAATTTATTTCCTATAATTTTGTTTTGTAAACTACGAGTGCCTTGTTTAAAACTTTTAGCATTAACAAAACTTCTTTTAAAATCTTTTTCTTTTAAATTAATTAAAAAAGTAGGAACACTATAATATTTTGATTTATGTGCCAAAACACTCAATAATACTACAAAAAAATCATCAATCATACTACCTCTCTCTCCTTTATGTATTTCTACCATATATTTATTTAATAATTCATTTTCATCTTTTGTTAACTCCTTAAAATTTGTCAAAGAGTTTTGATTATGCCTTAAAATAAAAACAAAATAACCTTTTTTTATTAAATTAATAATTAATTCTTTAGTTTTATTAGGTTTAAATATTTTATATCGTAATAAATTTTCTCCATCTATTATTACTATCTTTTTTTTAATACTTTTTTTTGATTTTTCTAAATACATATTCGCTTCCTTTATTAGTTCATTTATCATTCCTTCTCTATTTAACACTGCTAAATCTGCGGAGAAGGTTTTTTTTTTTTCATCTATAATTTCAAAGGCAAAATCACCTAAAAATTTTTTTAAATTATCATTTATATTTTTTAATTTTAATTTATCATTATTTATTAATTTTACACTTTTTTTTTTTACCTTTTTTGATTTAGAAGTTTTTTTTTTGGAAGCGGGACCAACAGAATTATTTACGAATGGGGAAGCAGAAATAGTAGAGTTCTTCTTGATAAATTCTAATATAGTTTTATCATAGTTATAAATTTTATTTTTTAATATTATTTGTATCAACTCATTTTTTATTATTGTAAATTCTTTTTTGTTATTTTTTATTATTGTAGATTCGTTTTTGTCTAATTTTATTATCAAAGTGTTTATTTTGCCTATTGCGTTATATAATTTTTCACTATCTTCAATTATGGCTTTAATATGTAATATTGTTCTATTTAATTTTTTAAAATCCATATACAATAATAATATATTTAAAAATTAAGAAAATAATATATTCTTTTAGAGATTACTTTACCTATTTTTCTTTTTTTCCCTTTTAATTCTATATTTGTAAAAAGATTTTCTCTTTCTTTTTCCAATTCTAAATTGTTATATTCTTGAATTATTTTTTTTATAGAAGAATATTTATCTAATATAGTGTCCACGAATATTTTAGATACACCGGGAATTTGTAATAATATAAATTGATTATATACTTCAGGTGTTAAACATTTCTTTTTAGTTAATATTTTAGTATCTACATAATCCAATGTATCAGATACTTCATTAATTAATTTAGAAACGCATTTCTTATCCTTTAATGTTTTATCTATTAACCTTTCAATAAAATATATAGTTTCATCTATATTCTCAGTTCTATAAATATTTAGACCATCTCTAAACATAGTATTTATAATACTTCCCTGTAATGTTTTCTTATCAACTTTACCGTGTTTCATATCTTTCAATTCCCCTTCTATTAAAAATAAAATATTTTTAGTATCTAAATCTGAATTAAGTAATCTATATTTTTGTTCTTTGTGTCTCCCATCTCTAATTGACGCTGCTAAATCAGCAGCAGTTTTCCTCTCTATTAGTAAGATAATATTATTATCATATTTTAAAATTATATCACCAAGAGTTAGATTTACAATATTACAATATGACTTCTGCTCGAAATATTCCTTTAAACATTTTTCTCGATAATCAATTTCTAATGTAAATTTACCCATATATATTTTAATATATAATTCTTTTATATATTAAAATAAATGATTATATGAAAGAATTTTTTAATTTAATAAATTTATTATACTAATAAATGATTATAAAAGATTTTATTTAATTCAATGTCATACCAGAGACTTCGGTTGATTGTTTATATTCTTCATTTAAATTGTCATATCCTCCTATTTTAGTAACTGGATAGAAAATACCATTTTTACCTTTTGGTTTAAATTGGATTAAGTTAGACCCTCCATTTTTATGAGAACTTTCAAGTGTGCTTTGTTTTTTATATGCCTCTTCTAAACTTAATAATTTTACTATAATTTTAACAGACCCAGATTTAAAAGATATATCAATTTGTTTATTTTCATAATCTAAATTAATCTCTTTTAATCTCATAAAAATAATATATCTTAATCGTGTTTTTATTGTATCAATATCTGGATTCTTTAAATCACTTAATTTCATTCCTTCAATAGTAAAAATAATTTCATCTTTATTTATTTTAGATGTAATTTCTTTATCTATTTTCAAAATTTCTTTTATTGTATCATTTATTTGTTTCAAAAATTCGGTACTTGGCATATTGATTATAAAGAAATCTGTTTTAACTGTATTTTTTGGAGAAGGTGATGGTTTAGTTTCAGGTGACGGTTCTGGAGAAGGTGAAGGTTTTGGAGAAGGTGAAGGTTCCGGTTTTGGAGAAGGTGAAGGTTCCGGTTCGGGAGACGGTGAAGGTTCTGGTTCAGGAGAAGAAACAAAATGTTCTTGTGTTTTATAAGCAAAATTATAAATAATAAATGCTATAATTAATACTATTAAAAATAAGTTTTTAATAATTTTCATTTATTATTTATAAAGATAAAAAAAGTAAGTAACAAATTTATTAAACAATTTTAATATAAGGCGCAAAAATACCACTAACTCCCTCTGGTTCATATTGGACTATATTTTCTGTTCCACCTGGCATATTAAAGGTGGACATAAATTGTTTCCATTCTTCAATATCACTTAATTCTTGTTCTTCTATAGATGTTTCACTTGGTCCTTGAGCATATTCTTCAGGTAAAATTTCTAAAACAATTTTAAGAGAACCGTGTAAAACGAATACTCTTATTCTTTCCTTTGGAATATTATACATTTCACTTTTACTTGATATATATAATTTTTGTAAATGTTTATAATAAATATCAGTCATAACATTTTTAATATGTTCTCTCTTTTCTTTTATTTGTATATGATGATCTAAATTTTTACCATTAATTATAATAGTAAAATAAAATTTAACTTCATCATATGTAAATGTAATTTCGGTACCTACTATTTTTTTCATTTCTGTTTCAATCTTGTCAGTTAAACCTAAACTATTAAAATCAGTTATTTTAAATTTAACTGGTGGTGTAGTATTATCAGAACATTCAGGACTTGGACCTGGACAAATATTAATACAATCATAATAAGTAAGTTTTGCTTCTACAAGTGAGTTTAAAAGGTTTATATATATTGTATTTAAGTTTTTGACATTTTCACGGAAGGTTGATAAATCAATATCATTACAAGTAGAATCAGTACAAGTAGGACCAGGACAGAGAGAATCAGTACAAGTAGGACCAGGACAGAGAGAATCAGTACAAGTAGGACCAGGACAGAGAGAATCAGTATTGGTACATTTGGGAAATCCCCTGTCTTTTAAAAATAACTGATACCATATTGGTTTTACTTTGTTCAAATACATACTATCAAATTTATTTTTGGTTTCTTCAAACATGTTATCTGCTAATTTAAAAATATCTATTTCTATTTGTTTATTATTTGTATCTTTATAAATTCTTAAACCCGCATATTGTTGATGAATTGGTGTTATATCAACATTATCTACTACAAAATAATTAGTAACTTTATAAAAATTTGATGGTTTGTTTAATCTAGTATTTATGTATTGTTTAAAGTTTGAATCAGTATTAATAGAATTAATACTTGCCATATTTGTTATATAAAATGTTCTTAATTTATTTTGTAAATTAGTCTTTATAGTCTCTAAGCTAGTTGCTTCTTTACATTTTGCTTGATTATTTTGAGAATAAAAATTTTCGACAACATTATCACCTATAAAACATTCATCTAACAATTTATTTTCTGTTCCACAATTTTCTCCACTTACCGTTGAGGCCGCTTCTGCTGCTTCTGCTGCGGTTGATGCTTCTGCTGCGGTTGATGCTACTGCTGCGGATGCTTCTGCTTCTTCTGCGGATGCTTCTGCTGACGCTACTGCTGCCGCTATTGCTTCTGCTGCTTCTGCTGCTGCTTCTGCTGCGGTTGATGCTACTGCTGCTTCTGCTTCTGCTGCTGCTTCTACTGCTGCTTCTGCTGCTTCTGCTGCTGCTGTTTTACACTTATATTCATTTCCCTTTTTACTATAAAATTTATTAAATAATTCAATTAAATCTTCTTTATTAATATTAATCTCATTATCTTTAATTTTAATATTTTCTTTTTCCAATTCCCAATCTTCATAATCAAAATTGGGTGGCATCATTTCTTTTAATTTATATGGTTTTGATTCTTTTGAATATTTTATATTTATATTATAAGTATCATTCATATATGTTGGATTCATATATGATGGACTCATATTCATATTTGGTGGACTCATATTCATATTTGGCGGACTCATATTCATATTTGGTGGACTCATATTCATATTTGGCGGACTCATATTCATATTTGGTGGACTCATATTCATATTTGGCGGACTCATATTCATATTTGGTGGATTCATATTTTCCGTAATTGGATAAGTTATTGTAATTGAATCTTTATCATTATTGGTATATTTTTGGCCACCATTTGAAGTATTATTATTATATTCATATTTTCCTTTAAAATTAATAATTTCTTCTTTTTCTTTACAATCAAATAATTTTAACATTATTTCTTCATTTTCATTATTATAATTTCTTCTAATTATTCCAATTTTATCTAAAATTCTATTTTCTTCATCTAGTGTAGAAAATACAATTTGATAATTAATATTTTGATTAAAAAATCCTTCTCTTAACCCCCTTTTATTTTTAATATTAATAAAAATAAGTAATAAAACAACTATTACTAATACTAATAAAATAATATGTTCTTTTTTAATTTTTTTTAACATTATTACTATATATAGATATAATAAATAAAAAATGAAATAATTTTTTATTTATTATTAAAAAAAAAATATGAAAATAATTTAGGTTCTATTTGTATTATCCTTTACATAATCTGCTTCTTCTTTATAAGAGAATTTAGGTAATATAGACCCTACACCGTGAAATTCCATTACATTAGAGTTACCACTGCCTAAATATCCAGCGGGTTCTAAAGCAGAATTGCCTCTTGTTAATTCTGCTTCTGGAATACATACTTGGTTTCTTCTTTGAGGAACGTCCCAATGTTCCGGTGCCAAATAACTATATCCTGGCATACCTAATTTATCTTTATCTGGTGGATTTCTAATATATCCGCCATTCTTGGCATTTTCTCTAGCTTTTTTATTTTCTGCCGCATTATTCGCGGTTTGTATGCCTATACCTATTGCTGTTTGTGTTATATCTCCTGTTTCTGATACATCTCCAGTGGAAATTATATCTCCTGTCTTGGTTTTTATATCATAAGAATGAGTACTTTTATCTTCACCTCCTTTAGTTCCACTTGCTTGTTCGAAACCTTTTTTAAAGGCGTCTGCGAATCTCTCATTATTTCTTGGTGAAGAAGTTTTAATATCTATAACCGGAGAGAAAATATTACTTGTTCCCGTAGGTTTAAACTGGGAAATATTTGGGAGGTTTGGTCTACTGGAATAATCTTCTCCGCCTCCACCACCCATTCCGCCACCCATTCCACCACCCATTCCGCCACCCATATTTCCACCTTTATTATTAGACATTTTCTCTAATATTTCAGTCATTCTTTGATTGGAGATTACAAGAAGTTCTCTCATAAACTTCACGTTATCATTATCTGAACCTTGTTTTCTTTCATAAATCTTTGACATATGTTCAAATAATGAAATATCTCTCATAACTTTTTCTGCGTCATATTCAGAATTAAGAACAGCTTTGTCTGAAATACCTTTATACATAGACAGTATATCTTTAAGAGTTTTCATTATAGAACTTTGCATATTATTATCTTCAATAATAGTTACAAAAACAATAATAGATCCTTTAACTAATTCTATAAAAATATTATCAGGATGAATATTTCTAATAGAAACTATATTATTTTTTATTAATTCCTTTAATTCATTTTTTTTTAAATCAGAAATATTTTGTAAATCTACTCCTTTAATTGTGAACTGAATTTTATTATCAGTATTAACATTCGAATCTTCTATTATAGTATTTGCATTTAAACCTAATAAACTTATTATTTCAGTTTTAAATTCTTCTGTTAATAATGTAGATTGACTATTACCTTTTCCGTTATTTTTAGCATTTCCACTACCTCCACCTCCATCTCCACCTCCACCTCCACCTCCATCTCCACCTCCACCTCCACCTCCATCTCCACCTCCACCTCCACCTCCATCTCCACCTCCATCTCCACCTCCACCTCCATCTCCACCTCCACCTCCACCTCCATCTCCACCTCCACCTCCTTCTCCTTCTTTGTCTTCTTTAGGCGCGGGTCCTGGAGAAGGTCCCCCCCCATCTCCACCTCCACCTCCACCTCC